CTAGAGACTCATACAAAGGAAGGTGAGTGTGTACTTTGCTCCATCGATTTCTGAGGAGACTGGAGTAAGTCTACGTGCTAGTTGAAAGAAGCCCCTAATGTAATATGACTTAGACAAGTCATATTTTAGTCCGAGAAGTCTACTAGTGGAAGTTTGGAGTTGCACCTCTTGTGAGTAGTGAAGAAGTCAGAGTCCCTAGGATTCAGACATATTACACAGGAACCTCTAAAGATGCACTCTCTACAGACTAGGAGCTCTTCACCTCTAGATCCACCTACCATACTCTCTAAGTAGTCTTCCTCAAGCAGGTGTCTCATGAGTTTAAGCTCTGGTACAACCTTCTCGACTTCATCATACACCGTTTTAGACTCTATCATGTTAGACCACCACCTAGGATCAGACAGCTTGGATCCTGTACTGGCTAGTCCCATGATCTTGTCTTTACGCTTTATCATACTACGGAGTACTAGCATCCTCTTATCGTAGGTGACGAATCCTAGGTTCGTACTCTCGTTCTTCTTACAAAGGTATGCAGCTCGACTAGCTACGTAGTGAGGGTCAGACTTAAATACGTCTTCTATAGTCTGACCCTTGTACTTCCCGTACCTCATCTCGTAGTGTGGGTTGAAGCCAATAGTCATACCAAAGCTCTCGAATATCTCCCTACACTCTTCCTCCACTCTGGTATCTGCTCTCATGAAGTTCTGTAATCGTAAAGGTCTGTCGTCGTACCCATTCCACCTTACCTTCTCTGTTAAGTAAAGTCTCCCGTTAGACAAGGAGTACTCCCTATCGCCTATTACTACTCTATTACATGCTCCATCTATAAACTCCAAGTCTATGTCTGGCTTACCTTCTCTAGTATACCTACGAACGCTCACGTCTATCCACTCCATGTCTTTGTGATAGACTAACTTACAGTATAGAGACTAATCTACAGTATAGTAGTATTTGTCTTATGAATAGACTAATTCATAATAGAGTCAGACGAGGTAATCTCCTAGTTCCATGTCTTTACGGGGCTTAAGCTTAGCCACGCACTTGAAGTGTAAAGAGCTGGTGTACTCTTCGCCTAGCTTCAGTCCGCACAGTATGCAGCGTTTCCTGACGTTTAGGAAGTCAATACACCTGTACATGTCCTCTCGTTTCTCCTTCGAATTATGTATAGCTGTAAAGTCGAAACAGTCAAGCTCAGGACACTTAATGCACATTAGGCTCTTCATTTCTACCGACAACTTGGCTCTAGCTTCAGGTGAAGCGTAGCTATTGAAGGTGCCTAGACTCATCCACCATTGTGCGTTAGCTAGCAGACTTCCAGCAGGAGCTGCTTTCATTATGTTGTGTCTGTGAGCATAGATCATATTAAGAGCCACTCTTTCCTTGGTATAAGACACACACGAGTCTCCGTCGTCGCTATAAAAGTACTTTGCGGTCTTAGAGACTATGTAGTTAGGCTCTACCTTCACCACTTCGTCTAGAGTCTTGCCTTTGTAGTTTCCGGTCTGCAGCTTGTAATCTGGATCGTGACCTAACTCTATACCCCTGGCAGAGAAGAGCCAACTAAACTCGTCTTCTATGTCGGAAGAGGGAAGCCTTTCGTGCTCCGCCAGTTGAATCGTGGTAGTGCTTTTCCCGAGGTAACGATAGAGTCTGTTTCCCTCCAGACAATAAAGTAAGCTGCCTACTCGTAGGGCTATTATTTCGTCTGATCCTTGTAGTATCACGAGAGACATGAGTATGCTTTAGACGTCAGTACGAACATTATGGTGAGTAGGTGTAGTCTTCCGATATGAATTAGCTAATTCATACCTATCACTCCTGTCGCTTCCGTAATATTCTCACTCAAGCTAGGTACTTGGCTAAACCTGCCTCTGTCTTAGTCTTAAGTCTCGTGAGACACCTCTCGTGAAACGACGAGTTGCCTCTAGATTCGTTGCCTAACTCTTCCCCACAGCCCAAACAGCGTCTTGTCACATTCAGGAAGTCTCTACACCTATGCATGTCTTCCTCTCTCTTCTCGTCTGAGTAGATAGCGGTGAAGTCCAACTGGTGAGGTAGTGGTTCCTCGAACTTTATCATCTCGAACAGAGCCTCCGCTATCTCCTTCCTAGCTGCTTTAGTGCAGTAGTTCTGGAACGGTCCCAGACTCTCCCACCATTGTGGGTTAGCTAGCTTAGACCCCTCATTCGCTCTCTCCATTATTACTTCCTTATTCGCACAAATCACTATCAAAGCGATGCCTTCGTTCGTGTAAGAGGAAAATATACCCCTTGACTCGGCATGAGAACCAGGAATCCTGAAGTATGAGTTCTCTGCTCTACTCACGATGTAACTAGGTTCTACCTTAGCTACGTCTCGAAGAGTCCAGCCCTTGTATTTTCCGACCTGCAACTTGTAATTGGGGTCGTGACCTACGTTTATACCTCTCTTCTCGAACATGTAGCCGTAGAGATCTTCTATGAGATGGTTAGGGACGGAATCACACTTCCTCAAGTCGAGAGCAAAGTCAGGAGAGAAAGGTTGGTCCTGGTTGTACAGTCTACAGCCTCTTAATCCATATACCCTTAGACCCACGCGAATACCCAATACATCTTCTCTATATATCACTAGACTCATACTCGTTCAGTACTTTGGACGGGAGAAGAGAGTAGATTGAGAGTCAGTTGAGGCTTGTACAATTACCTTACTATTGGTGTAGTCGTATGAATCGGTTGATTCATACCTATCGTTTGTGCGGTGATACAGTTTGTGGACTACAAGAAGGAGTAGTACTCGTAATCTGTGGGTAGTGGGCAGACCTTTGTACAAACTACGTGAGATACATTAGACACGTCTTCGTGAGTTAGCTTCTCTCCACAGAATTGGCATCGCCGTCTGACTCGCAGGAAGTCTATACACCTATTCCTGTCTTCAATTTCTTCTCTCGAGGATGTTATTGCTCTGAACTCGAACCAATTCGGCAGTACCCCGCACTTCATGAATTCGAAGACCTGGGCCATTATCTTCTGCTGACTGACTATCGAAGCTGTACATCTAAAGTCTCCAAGGTCGTCCCACCATTCCTGCTTCGATATCTCACTGAGTGGATCAGCAGCTTTCCTTATCTGTTCTCTATAGGCGTAAAGCACCTTGTACATTATTGTCTGTTTAAGGTGTGTATGGAAGCTGCTGGTACTAAACGATACGTGTATAGAGTCACACTTCTCCACTACATACATAGGATCTATCCTAGATACTTTACTTATAGTCTTTCCCTTGTACCTTCCCGTCTGGAGCTTGTAGTTCGGATCGTGACCTATACTGACTCCTCTAGAAGCAAACATGTCTTTAAATGTGTCTTCCACTAAAGAGTCTGGAAACCTCGATCCAGTTTCCATATTAAAGATGAGGGTAGTGCCTTGTGACTGCGTGGCGCCTCTGAATAGTCTACAGCCTACCAGTATGTAAACTATCTGGCCTACGCAGACGCCTACCGGTTGTCTTTCTGGTCCTAAGTTGATGAGTGACATCGTAACAGTCTTTACACTGTTTCTATCCTATTTAACAAGAGAATGGAGTCTTAGTACTCGTTCATGGTGAGTGACTTGTATATGAATCGCTTAATTCATATAGTCTAACTGTCTAGTCGCTCAGTCGTAGTCTCCATACGAAGTGACGTTCTCGACTATCTCTTCTCCTAGCTCTGAGATGTCTGGAACATTTCTACTGCATAGCTCATGTAGACCCATCTCTTGGTTAGGTACGTTGAAGTCTAGTTTAGTCCCACACGCTACGCAGAGGTTCCTAGTATAGATGAAGTCTGCGCACCTGTCTCTGTCTAGTCGTTCAGTATAAGTCAGAGCTAGCGCTTCCTTGTAGTATAATGGTTCTATGAATCCTTCCAGGTATACTATTTCGTCTATCGCGTCTTCGATACCTAGTTCCCATATGTTGTTTTCCCAAGATGCCATGTGGACTCTAGCTTCCCACCATTCAGGGTTAGCTATCTTAAAGCAGGGGTCTGCTGCCTCTATTAGCTTGTGACGAGAGACCCACAGAGAGCTGAGGTTTACATCATACTTAGTCGGAAAGTAGTAGGAGTCTTCTTCTCTTTCGTCTCCGAAGACTAAGAGTCCAGACAAGTAAACTAAGTACAGAGGCTCGACCTCCGATAGCTTATCTAGAGTAAAGCCTCTGTACTTACCGTTCTTCAAGGTATAGCTAGGGTCATGTCCTATATCGTACTTACTGCTTAGCTCCTTTATCGCTATTTCCTCAGCGTAGTAAGAAGGCTTGTCCCTTATGTCCATTACCTCTAGACTCGAGCCGTCTGTCTCGGTTACATCAGCTTCGTGGAGCCTTACTCCTCTAAGTACGTACCGCTTCCCGTGGAGCTCTATTCCACAGAATTTATCTCTGACTATAATCGGGGTAGATGACGGCATAGGTTTCTAGGCACTTTAGTGTACTAGTACTAAGTATATAGATCGAGTGATCTATATCTTGAATAGGAGTAAGGGTGTAATCAGATACACTGCTTGTGGTAGCGAGATTTTCCACCGTGATACACCTTTGCCCCGCATACTATACAGAGGTTCTTTTGTACAGCGTAGATCCTAGCTTTGTACACTGTCTCAGAGTGGTCTAACGCTATTCTAATGGTAGAGCTTCTATACACCTTAAGGTCGACTCCAGACTGGTCTATCTCGTCTGCTACTTCTCTTATCTTTTCAGTGTGACCTTTCAAGTCCTGACTATCCAGGAACTCGATCCACCAAGCTTTCTGCTCCAAAGTATTCTGTCCACACTTCATGAACTTCTTCATCTTTGACTTCACCTCTACCACCATAGGCCTTACTGTCTCGACTATTCCTATGTCGCTATCGTAGACGAGCTGTCCTAGCCAAGCTATGTAGTGCTTGTCGAAGCTGTGTATCTCGTCCAGAGTCTTCCCCTTGTAGACCCCGAATGGTACCTCGTAGTCTCCAGCTGGTATACACCCCTCTAAGCTGTCTAGTCTACCTGAAGCGAGTAAGTCCTCTTCTACTGCAGGATCAGGTAGGCTAGCCAAGTAAAGTCGGACTAAACCTCCATACCTAGCGCTCCCCTCTACTTCATGTACGCGTCCATTGTGAACTACGTACGTCTTACCCCTTAGTTCAAGTGGAGTGTAGTCGATTGGGTCGTTTACTACGGTGCTCATTACAGCGATTTGTCCAGGTACCTTTGTATATTCGGAGCGAGTACTAATAGAGTAAACTCGAGCTAGTCTACACCTCTCAACTTAAGCCCACCCCAGTCTCCCCACAACCTGTACTGTTCCTTACCAATGAGCGAGACTTTCACTAAATCCTTCGACTATTTCGTGCCACAAGGTTACGACGCTGAGATAGTCAGTTACCACGATACACGCGACTTTAAAGTAGTAGCAGACAAGACTTCAGAGGTAGACGGTAAAATCAAGCACTCCTGCACCATCTCCTGGGAAGTGGAGGATTGTACTCCCCTGCTAGACAAACCTAGTGTGTGGACTCTATTAGATACTACTCCTTATTCACTAGGTGTAAGTGGAGAACAAGTAGACTACAACCGAGAGACTGGAGAGATAGATAGGCTTTGCTTGAGACCTCTCTCCTCCGATAGGACTCTTTACGACTTAATTCAGTCAAAGGGGATACGTATCAACCAGCTGTGGTTAAACGACGATGGAGACGAAGAGTCTACTCCAGACGGGGACTACATAAGGGGTCTTGAGTTCTATGGGATCTCCAACTACGGAGGCTCTTTCGAGGTGACCAGGCCAGAGAGCGTAGTCTCTTTGTTCTGCATGAGGTCGTCAGACGCTGCATGGTATCCTAACGTGACTAGATTGATCTGCGAGGAGTTAGAGCCCGACTTCACACTACCGCGTATAGAATACCTGTCTATCTACGACGCAGTAGCGAACGACCTAGACATTAAGCTCTTCCCTGGACTGAAGTCTATCAACCTAAGAGTTACATTCTCCAACAAGCCTTCCAGACTAAAGAAGCTAGTACTGGAAGACTCTAGCATAGAGTCCATTGAGTGGCCTGGTGGTCGTCTCACTGACTTAAGCGCTGTAGAAGACAGAGACGGCTATCTCACGAGGTTCAAGAACTCCAGCATCTTCGGAAAGTTAGACCTTACTGAAGTGTGTAGACTAGGTATTAGTGAGGTCTACACTATGACTGAAAGGGGAGACAGAGTTGAGTTCAGAGTCAAGGAGACTAGAATAAAGAATCCACGCACCGGAAACTATCGCTAGACAGTTTCAAGCTAATATACTTCAGACGAGGTATATGAAGAGTAGAGTCCAGTTTGTACTCACAGTATTACAAACGTAAAGTCCCGTCAATCAAAATCACCACCATGAGAATCAACTTCTTTCTCTTCTTAGTCTTTGTCGCGGTGTGCACGTGCGACACCTTTACTCACACCGTGGAACCAGGCAATACTGTGAACCAAGACTCTGTAGTCTCTATCTTACCTAACGGGAACGTGGTAGAAGGCTTCAATCGTCCAGGCATGAGCAAGCTCAGTACAGACATAGGCTATACTCACTCATGTCTCCTAGACAGAGCTAACAGCAAGGTAGTCCTAGTCACAGACAAGGGAGACCTCCTGATCGTACAGAACAACGCTCCTGGAGTCAGACCTTCAGAGGGAACTCCATTTAAGGTACAAGCCATAGACCGAGGAGTACTTCAGCTAGAATGTCTCACCTCCAATACCTTCGCAATCCTGTCTGCAGTACGTACTGACGACGATGACCTCCCTTTCTTCAGACTCTACACCGTCAGTGGACTAGACGTCCTAGCTGAGAGTACAGACTACCAGTCTCCCATCGTCATGAAGGAGGGAAGTGGGGACCCTTACTACTTCATAGCTAAGCAAGGAACCAGCGGTCTACTCTTAATAGGGAGTGGAGAGGTGCACTATAAAGCTGACAGGCCAGCTGAAGTCGTGCACTGGAGTCTCAATACTCTAGCCGTACCTCCTACTGCAGTACAGGACGCCCTTCTACTAAACCACTTGGACCTCGGAATCCAGAAGACTCAAAGGACTAGAGTACTAGACTCTTCCAGGATCTTACTTGGGATGTGGTACCCTAATCAAGAGTCATTCAGTCTCACCGTCTTACAGTGGACAGGCTCTGCACTCTTAGCGGGTACTACCTTGGTCGACCCAGTCTGGACAGACTTCGTAGACCTCAAGACTATGGTAGGACTCCCACTGTACGACGACTCAGTAGTAGTAATAGTAGCAGGAGACGACACGTACAGTAGCTTCCTCATCTCGGGACTCACCATTACCGTACAGACTGCAAACGAGCCTGTCTTTCCTACCTTACCTCCTTTCCAGTCAGCCTCAGTAAACGTAGAGCTACAAGACCACATGGACATAGACGGTAGTGACGTAGTCTATACCAATGAAGACCTAACTACTAGAGGTACGATGAACGCGGGACCTCCTTACAACATAGTCTGGGGTACCTCCAGTATAAACAGGGCTTCGACTGGACGCGCAGTCTACCTCTTAGACAGTGGCGTCTACGCTACAGGAGGCTCCACCTCTATAAGCTACTCCTTGACTCCTACTTCCCTAGTAGAGTACATGTACGAAGGACCAGTACCAGCAGGAGTCGCAAGAAGCACCGTAGGTGGAGGAGGCTCAGTCATAGTCACTACTTCAGGCACTCATCCATTTAGTAGCCCCCTAGTGCCTGGACTCCAATACTACGCTAACCCAGACGGTACCATCACGGCTATACCGAACGAGTGCTGCACCATACAGAGTGCGAGTCCCAGACTAATAGGAGTAGCCCAGACCACAGGAGACCTCTTCGTGAACTGGCCTAACTGGGAGTCTAGAATCCAGAGATAGCTCGCTAAGTGAGACGTAACAATACGACATGAATCGCTGAATTCATGTATGACAGATTAACTACACCTAAGTAGTCCAAATGATGGAAGTAAGACTCCAAGCTGAAGAAGGAGTAGAGTACGAAATCTACGCTAACAACGCTAGACAGCCAGTAGAGCCTGGACTCAATACTTACAGGTATGATCACGGTGAACCTTGTACTGAAATCTTTGACCTAGGTATACGTCAGATCCCACCGATGGTCTCCTTCAATTACGTTTACGAGATCTGTCGTGCGGAAAAGAACTATGCCATGCGCTGGTACTATGATTCAACGGGGTCCCTCTACCTCAAGGAAGGTCTACACGGAGTTACTCTGAGAGACTTTGACAGGATTAGTGAGCTCGAGATAGAAGGTCTAATCGTGGACGTGGGTGTAGAGATCGAGCTGGTGAAGCTAGGGATACGAGTAGACGGGATAAAGATGGTCTACATAGTGGGCAAGTGTACATCAGACGTACCTATCTTTGAGGGACTAGATCTGCCTAACCTTACCTACCTATTCCTTCTTGGAGGGTGTAGGAAAGACGTCTACACCATAGCTCACAGGTGTGAAGTCTTGACCGTAAGAGCCTTGACCTTGACAAGAGGACTCATCAAGCTTATGGACAGGGTGGAAGCTAAGATAGTAGACGTGGAAGACGTGGAGGACGTAGACCATGATTACATACTGCGCAAGGTCAAGAAAGTGGGAGACAAGCTCATGCTGAAACAGCGTGAACAGTCTGAACTAGTAGACATAATGGAACGGTCTAGAGTAACGACTGAGAGGTTCAAGTGTGGAGTACTAATAGTAGCACGTGACGACAACATAGTACTAAAGTACGTAGATCCATGCTGGCTTCAACACCTTTACATGACAAGTCCAATCGATTCTATCACCGACTTCAGTATAGATCAAGAGAACGTGGGACACCTTGTCTACCTCAGGACTCTCTCTGCTCCTTCAATAATAGGTGAACTAAACCTACCTGAGCTAGAAGTACTAAGTCTCAACTCAGCGACCGGGTGCTTCCACCAGACCTTCCCGTGCAGCAAGAGTCGGACCTTACAGGAAGTATTGGTTCACGATATAAGCGGGTACGGGGACATCTATAGAGGAGAAACAGAGTGGTTGACAGGAAGTAGATTCTTCGAGAGGTACAAGCCTACTAGGTCTGCCATTTCTCACGTGACTCACGACCGTCCTATGCCTATCTGAAGGGAGGATACCCCTTCAGATAGGCATAGGACGTCCCATGTTCACGCTAAGAAAGATACACGGACAGAAAGGAGTACCAAGAGCGATATAGATTAGTAAATCTATATCTCGTACGGGCAAAGTAATCACAGTAAATGGACCAAGCTACTAAAGACAGAGCCATTGAGTATGAGTTTAGCTACAAGCTACACGAAGACCGAGCTATCAGGTATGAGTTTAGCCACAAGCTACACGAAGAAGTAAACAGGAAAGTAGACAGGACAGCCACACTAGAAGAAGTACGTAAACTTAGAAAAGACCTGAAGCAGTCTAAGGTAGGTCAGACAGAAGAATAGTATATGAGTAGATTGACTCATATGGTTTAGAGGTCAGGGTGTGAGTGCAGCTCCTTTTCTAGGAGAGAGTTTATGAGTCTTACACTCTCCGCGCAGTCGTCGTAGACTATGAACTCTCCACCTAAACTATAGCCTACTTTACAGCCTTGTCCCTTGAGAGACTTGATCTCGTTTTCCAAGTAGGCCTTAGTCTCCTCGGGAAGGTTGACTCGTGTATTCTCACCTGCGAGACAGCGGTCTTGCATGTTCCTACAGCTAATCCTAGTACAGTTACGCTCGACTAGTACATGGCACATTACAGCAGGAGTTTCTAATCTAGGAGGGCTCTTTGATCTTACTATATTGAAGAAGGCAGCTACGTGTTCCATCCAGTCTACGAGTTGGTTGTTTGGTAGCTGGAGGTAAATTAAGTTCATGGGTACACCTTGTCTCTGCTGACCAGCTTAGAGTCTGAATTGAGCCATCTACACTAAACGACTCCAGAGAAAGACCTCACGACGACTCTATACCATTGAACTAGGGCTAAGCTGTAGAGAAGGTAGCAAGTTCTCACATTAGGCTAGGTTAGGTAGACTAGCCCAACGCACTACTTAGTTACTACTACAAGATGAACTCTCTTAGACAAGTCACATTTACTCCTAAACAAGGCGCTGTATACGAAGTGCACTGCAACGGAACCAAGCAATCAGTACAAGAAGGACTTAATACCTTCACTTACTCCCCTACTGGTGAGAAGTGTAAGAAGGTGTTTACTAACCCTAGACCTTCTAAGATAAAGGTAAACACCAGCTCTCATACTCACTCTAGTCTTGAAGCTAAGTTAGAAGGTGGAGCTGCTTACCTGATCACCTCTACCTACGTCTACTTAGGGAAGGAACTCATTGACCTAGACGAACATGATGTAGAAGCTATTAATGAAGCGACAGCTACCTATCTTATAGTGAACTCTTTAGTACCTATCTTGCTTAGAGAAACTGGTATAGACTTCACCAGATTCAAGCGTATCACTATAGTAGGAGAAGGACGCTCTAATCGCATTTCCTTTGAGGGACTACGCTTGAATACTACCCTTGACGCTCTCCAGTTCAGGGGGGTCTATGTCCCTGGACTAGTACTAAGGACTGAACGTATAAAGGTACTAGTACTCAAGGAGGTACTCGTGACTCCTCTCACATTGTGTGAACTAACCCACCCTTCTATCAAGACTTTGTCAGTAGAGGGAGTAAAGTTCAACTTACCCTCCGACTACTCTAGTCCTAAGCAGATAAAGTGTGAAGCTTATGTAGAGTTGGGACTAAAGAGGGGACTAATGTACCACTTGAACCCTACCCACCTCAAGCACCTAGTAGTTAATGAAGCGATAGGAACTCACCGTATCAAGTGCATTAACCAGGAGATGATAAAGGACTTTACTTCCTTGATCAGCCTTGACGTTGACTACTTAGAGGGAGAAGTGTACCTTCCCTCTTTACGCATCCTTCGTGTGAAGACGTCGTGTAGGGATGAGTGGGACCCTAGGGAAATCACCTTCCCATGCAGAGACGAACACAACCTCCAGCACATCATCTTGGTGGAGGGCATTAGTGGATACAGCGGTCTAAACCCTGGTAAAGCTATCGTCGCGTGTGGACTGGATCTATACTACAGGAATAACCTCAGACGCTATATACCTAATGGTAGACTACTGAATACTATCAGACTAGGGAGCAGCATAGAGAAGTTCCAAGACAGTAATGAGAACCCTAGGTTCACCATTAAGAGAATAAGATAGAGCTAAAGTAAAGCTAATATGACTCAGTGGAGTCATATAGACTATAGAGAAGCTAGGAAGGCTTTATGCCACTCTCCACTAAAACTACCTTTTACCTAGGTCACTAATGGACGCAAGAAGCTTATACCCTACCCTAGACCGCCAAATGGAAGAACTAAACAAAGTAGACTCTGAACACGTGAAGAAGGCTCTCTCTGTGGTGACAGAAGAAAGACGCAAGCTTAGAGAGTCTATCCAGGCTGAAGACTCAGACGACACCTTCCTAGACTACGACAGAGAGTGCACTAGACAAATGGTGCTCGCCTCTACAAACTGCGTCTATGGCTCTACTCGTGACGAACCTGTGGTAGGATATGACGAGAAAGCTCACTCCGATTCAATAATGAACTTCTTCTTGAGTGCAGACTTCATAGTCAACCGAGAAAAGGACAAAGAGAAGACTGACCTATCTCTTTCTCACGATGAAATAGAAGAGTGCATAGATAGAGACTATCGTAACCTCAGTCTTAGCGACTTCCTCGACAAGTATTCAGAGGAGCTAAGCAACCCTGAGCTTTCTAGTTCAGACGAAGAGGACATCATGACGTTAAGCGACGACTACTTCTCTGACGAAGCAGAGGTAGACCTAGTAGAGTGGATAGACTCTGACGACGAGAAAGAGGTATAGGAACCTCCATGACTACATATGAGTTAGTGGACTCATATAGACTACACAGCGGGATAAGACTAGAAGTGTAAGCGTAAAGATAAGCAGGAGGGTCTCCGGGCACTACCTTACGCTATGCAATCCCCTAAGCAAATCAAGTTCAGTATCGACTCTACCACCGCTACCTACGTGACCACCCACGAAGACACCTATGTAGTGGCTCCTACAGTAAGCGATTCCACTGGAGTCCTAGACTATTACTCCAGCTTGCCTCGGTGCAAAGCCCTTTTCGACCTACCTAAGATAAAGGGTAGTATTGAAGTAAGCGTGGACGAACCTACTCCCTATGATGTTCAGCTGACAGACTGTCCTCTCATTCACACTTGGAAAACTTCTCAGCACACTATAGCCAGAATACTACCTGGTAAGTCTAAGTACTTGAAGACGACTACTAAGTTAGCCAGACAGGTAGACCTTTCTAACGTGACTATGCTCATGCTGGATAGAGTAGGTAACGTTCCGCTTAACCTCTTGAAGATCAATCGATCTAAGATTACCTGCATACTAGTAGCGGACGATGCAGACTCTCCCACTAGCAGTGTACAGGTTTACAAGGGAATTAAGTTCCCTAACCTCAAGACGCTAAGGATAGTAGGGCAAGGTAGAGGAGACGAGTACCTATTCGCTAAGGGAGTAGAGAACCTAAACCTGGGTACTGCCCACATTACTCCTGAGTACCTAGAGCTAATCAAGCGTATAAACCCTAAGCGTCTAGCTGCCACAAACATAAAGGCCGCTGGGAACTCTAGTACCAAGGACCTAGAGGATGCACTAAGGAGTAGACTAATTCCTGGACCCGACTTAGAGCTCATGGTAAGTCTAATGAGAGGGTGCACTAAACTTCCTGCTGCAGACATACCTTGTAACGACGTCATGGTAAGCTGTAGCGCCATCTCTCTCCTTAACTACATCAGTCCTAGTACTCTAGAGTCTCTGGCTGTAGTGAATGGGAACCACGAGACCGGAGACGTTTACTATAAGGTCAGCGGGGACTCGTTCACTAGGTTCGCCAACCTTAAACGTCTCTCCGTCACAATCTTTAGTGGAGAACTAAAGCAGGACTTAGACTACCTCAACTGCTGTAGGGCTACAGGAGAGTACGAAGAGTGCTTCCCGTCTAGTACAGGAGTCATGACTGGAGCGGTACTCTGTAACAACTATCCAGACGGGTACGGAACGGTAAAGACTATGGAGTCCGTCCTCTACATCCAGGACGACAGAGCGCTCCACCCTAACCTCGCGTTCGACGGGAACCTCTGCGTCAGACATGTCAAGCAAGACCTGTTCATCCCAGACGGAGTAAAGAAGCTCCAGATAGGAACCGATGTCCCTAACCTCACTCTAGTGCGTAAGTCGGCCCAATCCAACATGGACGAGGTAGACTAAACCCTAAACGATCTCCTCATATAGCTCAGCTAAGCTATATACAGTATCTTCAGTACAGTATATCACAAACTCCTCCTGGGTAAGAAGTAGGAGAATACACGAAGTAGCTTGACTAAGCTACTTCGTTAAAGACTTAAGGAGGTAAACGTACTCGAGCTAGTAACGGTACCACTCTCTGGTACTATACCCTAGTGAAACCTATGAGTACTTCTACTATTACCTTTGACGCTCCTTCCACCAACTATGAAGTCTATGTGAACGGAGTCCTTACTCCAGTCGAGACCGGCCCCAATACCTTCAAAGTACAAAGGAGAGGAGACAAGTGCGAACCTGTCTATCCACCCAGTACATACGTACGTCCTAAAGTGGACGGCTTTAGCGTTCCGAACATGAGTCGCGTCCTGGAGAACTCTAGAGACAGGGTAGGTGGAGTAGTCGAGAATAGAGCCTATGTCTACTTGAACCGTGCCCTCAATGACTTAGACCCAGAAGCTCTCAAGGAGATAGTAGTACCTTCTCGTGACGTACTCATCTTAGATACTAAGCTAACCGTACCACTGAATCAACTTAAGATAGACCTTGACGCGATAGAAGAACTAGTCATGACTGGTCCTTTCACAGGCTTCGCTCCTACTCACCCCATCTTTGAGGGGATAGAGCTACCTAACCTAGTCTGTCTCCAGCTTCATCAGACAGCTAGAGGGGACGAGCACCTAGTCGCTAAGGGAGTCAAGAGAGTAGTGGCCTATGGGTTCAACTACTCTGCTGGGCTGCTCAGGCTACTCTCTCAGCTTAACCCTAGAGAACTCAACGTCGAAAACATCTGGACTCCTGGACCCGAGGCTTCAGACATCATTCAGATAAGGGAGCACCTTTCAACTATGTTCGTGGAGGGACCTAGGCTGGATGAAGCCATCGTCACTCTGTCTACTTGTCTGCGCCTTGACTATACTATAGACTGTCGCACGCTCAGAGTAGGGCACGACTCTCTCTGTATACTAGGATACGTTAACCCCTCTACGCTTCGTCACCTCGTCATAGAGAACGAGGACCCGTGCAGTGGAGACATAGTCACGGTGAGGGGAGACTCCCTAAACAGGTTCACTAGACTCAAGAGCCTACACGTGGCCTGGTTGACCGATAGTATAGACCTTCCCAGCCTACGCAAGCTTAGCGTAGGAAGCACAGGTGGAAAAGGTGGAAAGACCAGTACCACTCTCTTCCCTCATGATGGAGACCACCGCCTAAAGGAGATTCACCTCTACTCCCTATACGACTTTAAGGGACTAAACCCACGAGGAGCCAACGTCTACTTCAGTGGGACCGTCGGGGAGACTATAGCTCCAGAGTACTACAGCTTGAGCTACGAGTACATTAACTCCCACACTATAGGCCCCGATACCGCTCTAATGGAGTACAGGTCTCCTGACCCTGTCTTCACTCTAAAGAAGGTCTCGAAAGCAAAGAGCCACAAGAGCATGGTACGCCACCCTGAGTGAGTAAATAAACTCTAATATAGCTTAGCTAAGCTATATATTACTTGACTAGTCTGGGAAGTCGCAAAGACTAGGACTCCACTCCATCCCTCTACCTACTCTCTGCGGCGTCCAGACTAGACTCGCAAGTGTATACCTTAGTAGACGACGCTAGAGGTACTATGACTATGGCTAGACTATCCTCTGACTCTATTAACAAGACTATTACTCTCCTACCAGAAGAAGGTTACACTTACGAAGTACACTTCAATGGAGAGGTAACCAGACTCCGTGGTGAGGAAGGCACCTTTACCTTCACCGAGGACAGTGTAGGAGTAGATACTACTCCCTTCGAGTACAAACACCCTATAGCTCCCTTCGTGAGAACTCCTAACTTCATGGACGCTACCGTGGGACCCATCTTTAGCTTTAACCAAGGCCACCTTTCTATTCGAAGGAGCCTTACCTTAGACGAAGCTAACTACTTCATCGTTAACCGTGTAGGGGAGGTGCAGAGACTTTCTATCTGTACTGACTTCCCTATACCCCTCCACAAGCTAAACATAGACTTTAGTTCACTCACTAAGCTCGACATAATGGAAGTAGGTGGACCGGTCTACGAGGTCTATCGCATCTTCGACTCTCTACCTATTGCAAGGCTAGAGTCTCTCTACATATGTGGAGCCGTAGACTGGGAAGGCTACTACTTCCTTCCTAACGTGGACACGCTTTATATCGATCGCCTCGTCTACGACGAAGAGACAGCTCACGTAATCAATTACCTCTCTCCTAAGTCGGTCCGGATTATACGTATGTGCATGATGGAACCAGCAAAGGTCGAGGCAGAAGCGGAGCTAAGACGCATGTTCGCTCCTGGACCTGCATTGGAAGAAGCAATCAAGAACCTACGTCTCTCTCCCAACTATGATACCAAGATCAAGTGCGAGTCCTTTCACGTGTCTTACCAGAACGATGGACTCGCTCTCTTAGGTCAGCTAGACCCGTCTACTCTCCGTCACCTCTGGATCCACAATTCAGTCGACGGGCAGGACCTCGACTTAAGTCCTTCTGTAGTAACTGGAAAGTCGCTCGCTCACCTCGTGAACTTAGAGTATCTTAACATAGACGAGCTATGGGGAAGTCTAACTAACCCTAAGCTGAAGTCAGTAAAGTGCTCCATTTTCTCTGGGGTAATGACTGACGACGTCTTCCCTGGTAGAGACCTTCACGAAATGAAGCTAGCTACTATAGACGATACCGAGGAGGCTGAGTTCGATCCCTTTACCTTGATAGACTGCACAACTACCGATCTAGTCACAATAGGTAGGCACCCTCGTATCTACATGAAGACCCTCGAAAAGGACATCACTATAGACTTCCCTATAGACCTCTTCATAGTCATGGGTGGACTCATAATAAAGAAGCTACCTAAAGCTAAGAGCGCTAGAACAGTAGTATAAATAAACTAACTCATATGGCTCGGTAGAGCTATATACTCTGCATGGGAAGACCGCTAGAAGTCTGCACTTACTCCCTTTACTACCGCTCCCTACTGCACTAAGACTATGAAAGCCAACTCCCAAACCTCCAGATCAACCCTATCACCTGTAGCACTCGACCTAGACTTAATCGCTAAACTTCCAGTCGAGGAAGAGGAAGTAGACTCACACAACTCTCCTGACGTATCAACTGACTCAGAGGAGGATGACGTAGCTAGTCTATTCGAAGGTCTAGACTTAGGAGGAGAGAACAGCTACCCAGTCAACGAGGAAGTAGCCGAGCGTATGGAGTACCTTCGCAAGCTAATTAGTCCAGACCATCTCGAATTCTTCAATAACTTCGTACGTAGTACTTTAATCGATGGTGCACGTGAGCCTTCACTCTCGAGTCTATTGGAGTGTGAACTATCAAACCAGAGAGCTAGTCCCTTCAGTAGACCTGGTCTCTATCCTTCTAGCCCTTCTACTCCGCCTCGTGAGGAAGTAGAGGACAACGGACCTCAGACTAAACTCTCTGGAGGTTCACTTAGCCTTCGCTTCAGTAGAGGACCCCTAAATACTACTCCACTAGTCTCTTCAGACGAGATAGAGGAAGTAAACAACATCAAGAAGAAGCTAGGGCTCAGAGAAAGTCAAGATGGAATGAAGTGGTGGTGATAATCTGCGAAGGCGTTAGCCACACCCTATATGACTTAGCTAAGTCATATCACTGACTAACACAAGGAGACTACGTAGTCAAAGAACAAACCGCCTCCTCTGACTAAACTAGACATGACAGAACACTTCAACAGTGAAGCAGAACTTAGGAAGGTAAGGAGGGAGATAGTACAGCTACTCAAACTCCAAGTCGATGGAGAGGGAGGTACGATAGAAGTATTAGACAGCGGCATAGGAGGCTATAAAGTAGCGAAGCCGTTAAGTATGCCTTCTCAGTCCACTAGACGTCCAGGGTATGGTATAAACCGTACTCACCTCGGTAAAGCTATGGACGCTGTAATGAAGTGCGCTGCGGAAGAAGCCAAGAGTAACAAGCTCTTTCTGGATGAGCTAGAGAGACTGGACAAAGAGCTCAAGAAAAGAGAAGACTGGTGAGAAGTAAACAGGAGCTACATGACTGAGACAAGTCATGTGAACTACGGGAAGAAAGTAAGACTAGGTACACTCGGTAGAGTAGAGAGAAGTGGACTGGGGCACTATAGTATAGTAAGACTTCCAAAGCACACTAAATGAGCTCCCCTAGACGTAATGAAGACAGACCAAGCAGTCTTAGACTAAGAGAAGACATGGAGCCAATGGCACCAGGTACAAGACTAGGATCTATAGGAGTCCTGGCTAGTACTGACACCGTCATGATTGCTCCTCACCACCTTTTAACAGCACTAGGTCTGATAAGACACGTTGCAGAAGTCGAGCTTCAACGAAGGGCTTCCAACTCAGACAGCTCTTCATTAGAGGAACAACCAGTACCTGAACTATCGGACGAAGAGAGCAGCGAAGGAGTAGACGACCCTTACTCAGGAGGTGAGACCTCTGACACTGAAGAGGCTGACGAAAGCAGCGCTGACGAAGAGCGGACTCCACAGTCAGCTGCGACAGTAGAAACTCTTAGACTCTTGCAAGATCTTCTTCAAGGTTTCAGTCCAAGCAGTGAGGAGTCAGAGGTCCCAGACTCTCAGTACGGCAGCAACCAACCTGTGGAGAGCAGTGAAGGTAGAGGTAGCAGTGCAGTCCGTACCTCTGAACCTAGCTCAGGACCTACCCTAGCTGAGTACATGGACAGCTTAGTAGACGAAGACTCTAGCGAAGAATACTGCCCCTTGACTAAGGTTCAGTATACCTCTCGCGAACTGAGGAATCAAGAAAGACTACTTAATGGGCTCAGACAGCTAGAAGAGAGATACTCAGTAGGAAGATAGTCGTGGCCTAACCACAACCATACAGCTTAAAGAAGCTATATGAACTAGGAAAAGCGTACACCATGGGAAGTAATGGAAGTACAGGTAACCGACACTTAGACGAGATCATGGACTGGGTAGTAGGGAGCTCAACTTCAGAAGACCCGTCTAGCCACAGATCCTTTACTTACGAGGGAGAGCTATTGGACTTGGAGCCAGGCTACGAACGGCGATCCCCAGACGGCACCTGCATTATACTAACTACCGCTAGGTCAGGTAAGTACAAAGGGAACAGCTTCAAGATCCAGTATAGAGAAGACGACCCCTCCGACTACACTATTGAACTAAGAGACTGGATATGAATGGACTCATTCATATGTGACGTACGTACTTAGCTGCACAGTGAGAATGCAATCTACTATTGAACCTGGAGCTAGTGGAGAGACGTCTTAAGCAGTGGATACAGCGTTTAGACGATTTGACGTAGCCTCTGACCGCGTATATTAAGTCGGTATGGTCGTGAGCTAGTATGATCCCAGGAATAAGAGACTCCTTTACGGTACGTGGAGAGGAATCGTAAGCACTTAAGTCAGCCCTCTGATCATACATCATTTGGACCCTAGTATCTCTATCGCTAGACTCAAGTACCTTCCACCACTTTACGCTCCCTATTTCTTTACCTACTGCAGACTCCATGATCTCGTCTCTGTCTACCGTATAGTGAATGTAGGCTACGTCTGTTACGTCGTCTATGTCTATACGCTTTTCGATGTAGTCGAACGTCAAACTATACCCGAGTAGGAACCGAGTATAGGTAGGGTGAGCCATTACTACCTCTGGGACTGTGGACCCAGCATACTTACCGAAGGTCAAGACTACGTCAGACATAGTACGTTTGTGGAGGCGAGCTTCTACCTTAGGAACGCAGGACTCTCGTAACCCTACCTAAAACATATCTCTCGCGGTACAAAGCAGGATGAAAGAAGTCAAGCCTAACTGGTACCACATAGTAGAAAAGGAAGTAGGGTACGATCCAGATGACGAGGTACACTACATCTTCGACTGCGACGACAGCGTCAAAGACCCAAAGAATACTATAGCTAGTATAAAGGACTCCTTCTACATCAAGTCTAACTCTACCCTGGAAATAACTAGCGCAGTCGTCAAGGAGTATGAGACACGAGACCTGAGTCTCATAATGATAGATACACGGGGTAAAGACGTGAACGAGTGCCTCGACTGCCTCCAGTTCCTCTTAAACCCACGCTTCGGTCGAGAGGAAGACGACGAAGACTTCGTACCTGTAATCTTCCTACTCACTAGTAACATACCGCTACCCTTCTTAGTAGAAGACATAGCACTTACATGCCACTTACCTGCTGAAGACGTAGAAAACTAAACCAACCTAAACTGAGCTAAACTTACATTATATGGATAGACTTATCCATATCAAAACTACACCATGTCAGGCTGTAGTGCTCCTCATAATACTACCATCAAGGTCTTTACGTGCTGTCAAGGTTCATCTGGACAAGGACCTCCAGGACCGCAGGGACCACAGGGACCGCAGGGACCCCCTGGAGAAGTAACTATCTCTACTGAGCCTAATAACCAAGTCTCATTACTAGACGACGGGATCTACTCCCAGTTCATAGGAATGCAAGACTGTGAAAGAGTACCTCAGTACCCACTCTTACCTGGAGAAAACATCCTGGACTGGTCTACTGTAGTCTGGCCTCCTACCTCTACTTCCCAGCAGTACACCGTGGGAGGAGTAGACTTAGACTTTCAAGTGACTCAGTCTACTCCTGGCCTGTTCGCTCCCAATACTCCTGTAGACTTCAATCTCTACCAGGGAGATCAACCAGCCATAGTCAATACACTCATAATCAGTGGAGTCCTAGCTAACATGGGGACTACTGAATCTATTAGTACTTTAGCAACCTTTAGTGAACCTGTAGCTAACGTGAATTTCAAGCTCTTCGACGTGGATGGAGAAACAGGTGCTTTCTTTAGACGTGAACGATACGAGATAGTAGGTTTACTCAATGGAAACCCAGTGAGCGCAGTCCTCTCACCTAACGGAGACCAACAAGTTACTGGAGACATAGTAGATGGGGTCAGTCCTTACCCAGCTGACGGACCTGGGTCAGAGAATGGAGTAGTGAACGTACGCTTCCTCACTCCAATAGACCAGTTCAGGATTACCTTCTCCATAGCTCCAGTTCCACCTCCAGTTATTAATCCTGGCTCTACTCCTGGCTACGGTCTCTACAATATAGGGTTTAACAGGTTAGACACGTCTATAGACGGCTATACTGACCCTAGCAGGTACCAGTTTGCCACCTGCCAGAACCTTAGAGACTACATCCCCGACTTACTAGTCTCGGAAGAAGCTACAGACTTTACTCTAGCTATTAACAACGGAGGAAGTCCTGCCCTCACCACCATCTCTAATCTCGCTGATCAACTCAACCTCCAGCCAGCCCTAGAGAACAAGTGGATAGTCAGGGCTAATCAAGTCCAGTCTACTCCAGGCCAAGCTATTCCTCTTGCAGCTACGACGATTCCACTAGACTTCTACGCTGCACCTATTTCCATCTTTAGCCCCTCCGCTCCTATACAAGTCTTGAACAATGAGAACGTCATGTACGTTAGTCCTACTGGAGTCCAAGGTACCTTCATCGGGTACTACTCTATTGCTCTCCAGAAGATAGGAGACGGAGTCGCTAATAGAGTCGGAGCCAGAATTGAACCCGAAGTGGTAGACGCTCTTACATACAGTATAGACTCTCGCATGATAATAGGAGACATAGACGCTAACGACAAGTCTATCCACGTGATAAGTAAGAGCTTTACCTTCACCTCCTCTGCACCGACTCGTCTCTACCTTACTGTCTGGGCAGAAACAGCAGGTCAATGGCAGCTCTACAATGGAGACTCAGCTATTAACGCAGGAAACGACAACTTCCCTCCACCGCTACTCAATGGACAAGGGGGGTCTGCAGACTTAGACTACCCTTGCATGCTACACATTAGCTACTTCGGACCTGAAGACAGAGTCAACCCTCAAGTCTAGTCACCTTACTACTATATAGCTTAGCTAAGCTATATTAGTTTAGGTTCACTTAATCCTATGCCGAACCGGACTCACTTAAAACCCCTGACCTCAATGAGTGCATCAGTCCCTTCTCACAACATAAAGATAGTAGTACCAGTACCATGCTGTCAGCCTCCAGCTCCTACCCCAGTCACCCCTGGAATGCCTAGTATAGGTCCATTTACAGGTCCTACTACCGCTTCAGCACAGCTTAACCGAGTCGTCTTAGTAGACCAAAGTACTGGTGCAGTCAACGTAGTCTTTCCTAGTGGGGTAGACGGAGCCATGATCAGCGTTAAGTCTATTCCTTCAGGTCTATTCAATGGAGACCAAGTAGCCTTGAGTACTACTGGAGGTCAGTTCATCGAGAACCCTGGACTTCCCTCTGACCCTCTCGTTACTACAGCCACTTTCTCAGGTCAGATTCAACGTGAAGCCTATACTTGGGCTTTCTCTGGCAGTACTAATACTTGGTACGTGGTCTCAGACTACGAACCTCCTCAAGCGGTCGTACCACCTTCCCCGAACCATACTATCACTAGAGACTTCGTGGTAGCAGATGGGTACACTGTGGAAGTGGACGACGTCATCTCAGTCCAACACCCTAGCTCCGAGACAGAAGTCACTCCTGGCTTCACCTTACCTGGTAGTACTAGTCTACCTGCCGCCCTTTCAGACCTTTCTCAGTACAGGATCCTTAGAGCTGCGAACATAGTCTTTGGGTTCACCAACCAATACGTAGTACTAGCAGAAGTAAACGCGTCTACCTCTCCTACCTTTGGAGACCCTCTCTACATCGAGGGAGTCACAGCTAATAACGAGGTAATAGACGGAGTAGCCATCAATACTGGCCTCTTTGTACTCCTCTGCAGGGACAAAGTACTAGGTAGCCTATACCTCATAGCCTTCTCTACTGTAGACGGCACCACCAACTTCACAGCTAATCCACAGAGCGCCATCCAGAACTTAGACTATACTGCGCCAAGCATGGACGTAGACCCGGCTTTCCATCGCTCTACCTCCAACAACTATGTAATAGTGGCGTTCGTGGAGACTGCCACCCCTAATCAAGTCACTATGCAACCTATCCTTCCGATCGACAATCCAGCTCCTACACCTCCTGGGTTCACTCCTGCAGCCTCTCAGCTAGTCTTTACCTCAAGTGGAAGTCAAGACATAATTGAACTAGAGCTAGACCCATTTCCAACTCGTAAGAGCAGTCTACTAGTCAAGAATGGAGACGGACTCACTCAGGAACTACTAATCGTATTATTGTCTGGAGTAACCTTTACTGCCTACGCTCCACAACCTGTAGCCTTCAGCAACCCATTGGAGTTCGGACACTTGGGTGGTGTCATAGGTTCGGGTGGTACCCTTATCGTGGCTGAACGCAGTAACAAGTACAAGACCTTCTCAGGCGCTACTGACCTCACCCTTCAAGTGGACGAGGCTCCTGTCTTCTCTATTCCAGGAGCTACAGTAGAGTACCTACAAAGTAGTGTATACGATTCAATATTCAGACCGGTAATCACAGGTATAGTGAACGGGACTAGTTCAGCGATCTGCACAGGTACTAGGTCAGACAACTTCGTAATGGCATGGGGACCTGCTTCTTATGACCTCCTTCCTCCGGTCCAGAATATACTCTACATGAACAGTAGCGTAGCGCTCGCTGCAGTCTACTATGAGGCTCAAGGAAGAAGGGTCTATGGTACCGCTAAGTACAGGATCCCTTATCCTGCCTTAGACGTCGACTCAGCCTTGTTAGAAGGTCCATTCGTCTCTGGTATAGCCTTGACTTCAGGTACAGGAGGTGAGACTATTACTGCTACAGTCTTTGGAGTTCACGAGATGTCCACTGCGGTAGTACCAGGCAGACTATACTACGCCAATACTAACGGAAAGATCTCAGAGACGATTGAAAGAGGACTTAGACAGTTCGGGGCTCCAGTTAAACTAGGTCAAGCAGTCAGTGGTACAGCCATTAACTTCCTCTTACCAGCCGTCCAAGGTCCTACCTTCGTCTAATCCATCGACGGAGCTTCAATATAGCTTAGCTAAGCTATATTAGTTTACTATGAGGTCTGGACCTTATGAAGTTCAAGACCTGTCGTCTCCATAGAGCTTCATATACTCGTTGGAGAAGGCTTCTATGTCTTCCATCCAGAGATCAGCGTCTGTCTTACTCTCTATCTCCTCTAGCTCTGCAGTGAGCTTGTCTATTTCCTTTTGGCACTGACTAATCTCGTCCTCGGAGAAGGCATAGGCTGGTAGCTTCCTGAAGACTGGATACTTAAGCTTTAGCTTCTTCATGTTAGACTGGATGACTGAAAGCTTCACCCTCTTAATCTCCAGACGTCCTTCTACGACCGCCATGACTATCTTCATCCTGTCAGTCTGGTACTCTATTTGCTCTCTTAGCTTGGTCTCTATCTTTTCCTTTCTAGCCTGGTAGTAAGGTAGTCTGAAGTCGTAGAAGTACATTAGGTAGTCGTCGATGAAGCCGTACTCTATAGGAAGGTTAGCCTCGTCTAGAGTGACTATATTAGAGAGCCCTATACTATTGACTAGTCCGAACGTAGCGCAGGCGTCATTCTCCTCAGACCACCCATGCACCTTGAAGGAGTGCTGGTCGTTTACGTCGTAGCAGTCGTAGTCGTCGATGAGCTTTTCTTCTAGAAGTTCAGCTAGCTTGTCCCTTACTACTGAGGGGTTAGTGAAGATGGGGAGCTCTTTGATGTGGAGGACGTCCCCCTCTACCTTCCACTCTCCATGGATCTTTATGTGGTCGCACTTGTCGTCCCTGACGCACTCTACCTCTCCTTTGAACCCTCTGTACCACGGTACCATCTCTATGGTGGAGACGCCCTGGGTAAGGAGCTCCCTGTAGTAGTCGCATACGTCTAGGGGGTGGTAGGCGAGAGAGGTGACACTGCTGCCTGTACCTACTCCCTTTACCCCATTGAAGAGCATAGTAGGGAGTACAGGCAGGAGGGTGGAAGGCTCTATAGTCTTACCGTCCTGAATTTGAGGCTCTACTAAGTCCATGTCTATCTCAAGGAAGACAAAGTCAAAGAGGTCGGCTGCTCCCACGAAGGTATACCTTGGGTGAGCAAACTTCTTACCTAGGGTACCTCTAGCCCCGAACTCACCTATACCCTGTACTAGAGGCACGTTGTTAGCTCCTGTATAGCTCTGAGCCATGTTTACTATAGCTTCGCTCATACTCCCTTCACCGTGGTGGTAGTCGCAGAGTGCACTAGCCGTAGAGGTGAGACCTGCAGTCTTCATGTTCTTTCCCTTCTGGTAGTCTAGGTCCCTACGATTCTTCATCATAGTCCAGACTATCTTTCGCTGTACCTCCTTGAAGCCGTCGTACTTTGGTATACAGCGAGTAAGACTCTCTACCCAGTACTCTCCCAACTCGTACAAGAGGAACTCTGTAATGCTACACCTTCCTTCTACTATAGGTACGTAGGAGTCGTCATACTGTTTGATCATCTCTTTACGGATCGAGCTGCAGTCCTTGGAGAAGCACTTAGTAATCATGTCGGAGGCCTCTTCATCTTCGTAGAAGACTATCTCCTTGTAGTTCTTACGGTCGTCCTTGATGTCCTGCTTAGTAGAGGAACCTAGACCCTTGTAGTACCTGTAGGTGTACCTACTTGGGTCGTTGTTTCTTTCCCACTCCTTGTACTCGGCTAGCGTGTAGAACTTTATAGGGGTCTTCTTCTTACCTCGCACAGGAGTCGCCCTGACTACTGGGGTACGATAGAGTCTAATGAAGTCTATGTGGAAGAGACTAGGGTAGAATAGGTAGAAGTAAAGGATCAGGAGAGCTCCTATGTGCTTTCCGTCAGGGTCAGCGTCCACCGCGAAGACTACCTTACCGTAGCGAAGAGTCTTCCTGTTCTTCTCGATACGATAGTCTAACCCTTCCTTGAGTCCTAGGGCAGCCTTAATGAGCTTGATCTCCTCGTTGTCCTCGAGCATGTAGGAAGGCTGCATAGAGTTAATGAGCTTACCGCGTATACAGAGCTTACCGTAGAGGTCGCTACCTCCCTTCATCATACCTATCTCAGACGTAATACGAGTACCAGCAGAGTCTCCTTCGACGATGAATAGAGTAGTATCCTGGTATCGTTTCTTACGATTACCTGCAAAGTTAGCGTCCTCTAACTTCTTGCTCTTAGCCTTGATGTTCTTCTTGAAGGTACCATCGGAGACTGCCATTCGCTTAGAGGCCTTAACTTCGAAGGCTTCATTTATCTGCTTGATCAGTCTCCACTTCTTTATCTTCTTCAGCTTACTCTCGTCTATCTCTACCTTGAACTCCTTGGGAGAGCAGAGGACTCGTTTACTCTGAGACTCGAAGTTAGGGTTCCTGACTTGAGCGTTGACTATAAGAGTGACGTGAGGAGTAATGTCTCTGATGTAAAGCTTGTAAGACTTAAGCTCGTTACCACTGATGTTACGGCTCTTAGCATTCTTCACCTTAGCTACGTACTCCTCGTTGACCTTCTCCAGTAAGCTGTAGAAGATAAGGTTGAAGCAAGAGTTCACGTGGGTACCTCCTCCTCTAGTCACCATACTGTTGACGAAGCTCAGTACTGTACCATTCTTGGGAGTATCCAGTACCATGATCTCTAGGGACTCGTCTCCTAACCTAATAGCCTTCTTGTAGGCGTCTGGGTAGAACTGCTTTATGAAGTTGTCTGGGTTACAGAAGTCGAAGAGCTCTCCATTGAAGGTAGTAGGAACGTGAGAGGTAAGGGAAGCGAAGGCAGTGAGAGACCTAAACAGGTCTATGTCGTCTTCAGTATACTGCTCCCGATTAAGTCTAGGAAAGTCAGTAGTGTAGGTGACTTTAGTCTTAGGTCCTACGCTCTTCTTTACCTTAGTAATCTTAGGCTCCCCTACGTCCAACATGTTGTTTCGCCAAGTCTGCTTGTACCTGAGGTGAAGTTCAGGGTCTATTATGTCTAGACTGAACTTCGTAGACATGGCACAGACTGCAGAGCCTCCTAGACCATTCTGTCCAGCCCCCATTCTATCCTTCTTGCCGTAGTTAGAGCTAGTCATGAAGCTACCAAAGATAAACTCAGGTACGTACGTACCGTCCTTCATCTGCTGCACTTCAATGTGTCTACCGCTATTTGTAACAGAGATAGTGTGGTAGTCAGCTGTCACGTCTATCTGTCCAGGATCAATACCCAAGAGTTCAGACTCCTTGACGTTGTCGGTAGCGTTAGTGAGGATCTCAATAAAGAGTCTCTCTAAGGCTTCAGGAGTGTCTATTACACGGTTCACTATCGTACCGTCCTCTATCAAGCATACTTCCCTCGGATTAGTGTCAATACTACCAAGGATGACTTGAGGTCTATGAAGGAGATGTTCACGTGGATTCTTCTTGATGTACTTCTTGTCTACTGCTGCTTTACTTCTAGGCATGGCTATTTAGGACTAGGTTTAACACCTTTATAATAAAATGTCGCGTGTATAGGGGTACACGAGACCCAGTAAATAGGAGAAGTGAGGCTGAGACAAGGGGCCGTAGTCTCCTCCCATACTGGAAAGAGCAGCGTCACAGACTAAGCAGTGATAGTGGGAGCATTGTGTACACTAGGGAAGACTGGAATCGGGGGAGTACGTTTACTGCCTCAGCCTCGAAGGATGAACCTTGTCTGTACGTCCTTACGTGAGCCCTCAGGTAAGCTGTCTGGAGACTTGTATAAAAGGGCTATTTTACGGGAAGAGTCGAGAGAAGAGGAAGTGGATGGAGTGAGTGAGAGACAAAGGGAGTAGTCTCCAAAACTAGCCCGTGAGAATAGGAGAACAAGTACATAGATACTTCTACAGATTGAAGTATATAAGGGGAATGAGAGAGTCGTCATAAAGTAGGTTAGTAGGGGGTAAGAGGGTGTAGAGACTTAGACAAAGATTGCACTAGCACTCACCTGCACACTTGTCAGACTCGTTAATCTCTGCACGAAACCTGTACTATAGGTAAACTAAGGGAAAGTAAAATAAGACGTCTCCAAGATGACCTACAGACGCAGACTTTCCACAGGTAGACCGTCTCGTCTCATTCTGACCAAGTATCCCTATTCTAAGATGGGAGAAGCCAAGCTCTTTTCGTCCGACATGATAGAAGGAATCTCTCTTGATCCCGTAAACTCTGGTGGCTGGGTAGGGTTCAGACTTTCGGAGCTATACGAGTACTCAGCTTTACTACCGAAGAGGGAGCCTATCGATGAAGTAATGAAACAAGCAGTAGCCTTTAACGAAGAGATGGACGCGGACGAGGAGTTGCCTCCGTATTCCTACTATACGATGATGATAAACTGTAACATCTTTATCATCCAAGTAAAGTCGAGACCTTAGACTACTTGACTTGCACCAGGAATATATCAGCTAGCTGATACATTAGAAAAATGAGAGCAAGAGTAGTCTTTACTAAGGCTACCGTAGAGCTAGACATAGCTACAGGCGACCAGCTAGTCGCTGCCTACATTTTCCTGAGATACTATACTGAATACATATCTGAGATAAACGGTACCACTCCTTCCAAGTACTTAGAGGAGCTAGCTAGACTGGCCAAGGGAACAGACAGTCTAGTACTACTAAACTCGTCTAGTATAGGTATAGCCATGGAGACCACTAAGTCTTTACCTCCTGAAACTATCAGAGTGATTTCTGTCTCTGACGACGGGAGGTACTCTGTTTGGAAGCTACTAGACGTGAGTAGCTTCTCTAAAGCGCTCTTCATACTGGAATCGAAAGTGCAAAGTCTCTACCGAGTAAACATATACGCGTCAAACGCCATCATTCAGACTCCTAGAGACAGGGACGGCACCTTCGAGATGGCAGACTTCCCCGACATAAACGTGGACTATGTGAGTGGGATGAGAGCGGACAGCGAAGACGACGAGGAGCAGTACTTAGACTACGACGATCGAGACCAGGAAGACCTCGATCCGTTTTGGATCCCTATCATGTCTTGATCGAGGTCTTCCCACCGTTACTACCTACCTGTAAAGAATCGGGGCCAGACTAAAACCTCGGACGCCAGACGTAGTCCACTACAGTACACACGCAAATATGACTAGCTTTAGTCATATGAAGATAAGAGACGCTTCTGAGGAACCTCGCACTAGTCCCGAACATACTAGTGCTAGAGTCTAAACTGAAGTCGGGATGAATCCAGTCTCCACCAAGCTACCTCTCAAGAGAGAAAACTCCTCTATTAAGCGTATGTACACCCATACTCACTCAGACGACTACCTTAGAGAGTCAATCCAGGGTAAACGCGTGACTCAAGTCTACATGGAGTCTACCAATACTAAAGCGAAGCTCTATCCTCATGAATGGGCGGTCCCTAAGTACCAGTCAGACATTAGCGTCTACGACAAGTCAGACGTGGTCCTAGGTACCTTCGGGATGTGTAAACAGAGCTACCTCTACTACAAGGCTACTGCTGAAGAGGTCATAGACTTAGACCAGAGCTTCAAGTGGACGGATAGCGTACTGGTAGAGATAGGGCTAGTAGACGTCCCCCTATTAGTGAAGGCTGACTTTGTTAACGTGTCTATCCGTGTACCCATAGAAGGACTTACCTCTCAGCTAATAGAGAGACTCAAGCACCTTACTATAGATACTCTGTACCTCTATGGCTGCGACAAGCGTAGCGTCTCAAACATGGGTAAGATTAGGTCTCACTTGAACGTCAGGTGCGTAGACATCTCCAATATGTACCCGTACAAGAACTATTACAAGCAGCTAATAGCCAGAATAAGTCAAGCAACCGACCCGACAGAGCTGAGGATCACTTCCAAGTCTATAAGTTCCTACAGGAAGATGATAGAGTCCATGTCCAGAATCTCCATCTTGAGACTACATCTCACGACCTCTCGTGGACTCGATCGACTCCTAATGTGCAGCGTAGAGACTCTCTACCTCAACATAAAGTCTAGGTTCTTAGAGAGGTTCTACGAGCTTCCAGAAGTCTTTCCTGGACTAGAGAAGCTCGTACTAGGTAGGATAGTCAAGGTAAGGATCGCCCTAGACACTGCAGACCTATGCAAGCTACAGTATCTTCACGCTTCAGGCTACGGATCTATCAACCTCAACTCTAAACTCAAGCTCCTCTCCTATTCTCTTGAGAATAAACCTACGGCTCTTTCAGTCTCAGTAGATCCGTGTATGGTTAAGGCCTTTGACGAGGACATAGTCTATTCATTCCTGTTTAGAGAGTAGTACTGAGCTATGAATAAGATACAGATAGCTTTATCTATATCTACCACCCAAGAAACTCATCTCAAGCATACCAAGAGGTGATAAAAAGACATTCCTAAAACGAAATGGGCGTCTCCAATCTATACAGTGTCTACGCAAAGAACTCGAAGGTAAAGAGCCCTCCAAAGAACGTAGGCTCCCTCTTCATAGACTTGAACGCTATCATCCATGACATAGCTGCAATAGTAACAGGAGGTAAGGTAAAGAAGGTCACAGCTAAACAGGCCCATCGAGGTGCAGCGCCAGAGAAAGACAGAGAGATCATAGACGCGGTACTAGCTAAGATAGCTGAGCTTAAGGACAAGTTCAAGCCTACCGACGTCTTCTATATCGCAGTAGACGGACTCCCTCCTATGGCTAAAATAATTCATCAGACCGCTGGTAGAGCTAAGGGGACTGGTAGTCGTAACGGCTTCGATACTGTAGCTATTAGTCCAGGGACAGACTTCATGTTCAAACTCAACAACAAGATAGCAGATAACGTACGTAATAGAGTCTACTCTTCAGGAGACTGTAAGGTTTACTTCTCGTCTCATACTCAGCCAGGAGAAGGTGAGCACAAGATCAGTAAGTACATGAACAGCGTCCCATCCACTGGTCCCATCATAATAGTCAGTCCAGACGCAGACATGTACTTCATAAGTCTAATCTCTAAGAGTGAGAACATATATGTCTACAAGGAGAATACCAAGACTATCAAGGTAGGATCAGGTAGGTCAGCTTACTATGAGAACGTAGTGGAAGAAGTCTGCATCAGCATAGAGGACCTAAAGAGTAAGATCCACCACAACAGGTACGCTGACATGACTTTACTCGGTACACTCTTGGGTAACGACTTCATTCCTCCTTGTACCTCCATGATGGACACTAAGGAGACCATAGAACGTATCGAGAGAGCCATAGAGATCTCGGACCAAATCGTCCAGATATACGAAGGGGAAGACGGAGAAAGAGAGTTCACAGTAGACCCCTACAACTTCTACATAGCTCTCACAGTAGTCGTGGGAAAGGGCTCTCCAGAGATGAGAGAGTTCAAGGAAGAACTAGAGGAGACTATCGAAGACGTCAACTCCCAGATAGGGAAGGTAGAAAGAAAGGCTGCACGTAAAGGTAAGGAGCCAGACACTAAGGAGCTTAAGTCTGAGCTTAAGAGGTTGAAGAGACAAGTGAAGAAGATAGGTAAGTTCTTAGACGAGCCTAAGGAAGGAGAGATGATGAGGATAGCTAGACGTAACCTAGACCCTAAAGCTGTACCATTCAGAGGTCTCAAGAAGCTACCTGAAGACTTACTGGAGGAGAAGATTTCAGACGCAGAAGCCAACAAGTTCTACTCCAGATGGTACGGAGGTGAGCTCCTGAACTTAAACGACTCGATCCTCCAGCTGGTAGACAACATCATAGACATAAAGGACAAGACCTTTTCTATCACACCGGACCAGCTCTCGGTAATGGTGCACCAGTACGTACTAGGGATGTACTGGACTCTTAGGTACTACATTACTGCAGGAGACGTAGACGAACTTTGGTACTATGGATACGCTAGAGGAGTCTTTGGTGGAGACATCCTTGACGCCATGTACAAGTTTATGAACTTCGATCATAGAGTGGGTCTACCTAACAAGGGCACAGAAATGAGTATACTTCACCAACTCTGCTTCATCATACCAGAAGCTTCAGAGTCTATAATGCCCTCCGAACTTAGAGAACAGGTCTTTGGTGAGAAGTCCTACCTTAGGTACTATAAGAAGATTAAGCTCAGAGAAGAATCGGACGGTAGGGACAAGAGCAACAAGTACATGGACAAGAGCTATACCTACAAGCATAAGCCTGTACCTCCACCTTTAGAGATAGTGCACGCTATAGTCTCTTCGTTACCGGACTATGTCATCAAGAGGTACCTACCTACTGGAGTAGTGAAGCCCTCCGCTAAAGCAGCTTCCAGAGTGAACTTAGACAATGCAGTCGTCAAGATACCTAAGCGTAAGGGTATTATCAAGCGTAAGAAGGTCATAGGTAAAGAAGAGCTCATAGACAAGAACTTCGTTCCTATAAATAAGGAAGCCAGGATAAGTAACGTCTCTATGACTAAGAAGGGAGCAAAACGACTCCAAGTCAACGACAAGCTCAAGTACATACGCAAGGAGGAGAAGAAAGCAGAAGCCTTGGAACATAGGGTCAAGTCTCGAAAGGGAAAGAGCGAACCAGTCGTAGAGGAGTCTGAAAGCGACTCAGAGGAAGTCAAGCCTACTAAGACCCTTAAGAGAAAGACTACTAAGACCAAGAAAAGTAAACCAGTCGTGGAAGAGTCGAGTGAGGAGTCTGATGAACCTGACGAACCTGACGTAGTAGAGATAGAGCTAAGTGAGGAGTCTGATGAACCTGACGAACCAGAAGTAGTAGAGATAGAGCTGAGTGAAGACTCTGACGAGCCTGAAGAGGTTAAGCCTACTAAGAAGAGTAAACCAGTCGTAGAAGAGTCCGACGAGTCTGATGAACCAGTCATAGAAGAGTCAAGTGAAGAGTCGGACTTACTGAATCTAGACGCACTAGAAGAAGAGACAGACTCCAGTGAGTAAGCCTCTACTAATCTAATATAACTAAGACTAGTTATATTTAATGTAGTTAGCTAGGGGGCAAGATGAAGAAGGAAAGCTTTTCCATCGCAGTCCTGAACTCCGATATGGAGAAGCCGCTAATGTTAGACCGGTTCAGCTCTACTCCAGATATTACACTGAACAATACACAGCTAAAGTCTACCGACTTGTTTAGGTTGTAATGTTCTCTGAAGCAGGCAAAGATGAAGTCTAATTGACCAGAGACACTGTCTATTCGAAGCTTTAACCTCATCATACGTCTAGAAGATTCCAAGTCCTCGACTGAAGGCTTAATAGGGCACCTGTAGTCCATAGTGTAAGGTTTAAGAGATACCTTTCCTAGCTTACCGCTAGTAAGGATGTCATAGGCAGATGGTCTAGAATAGGGATCGTATGTAGTCATCCACTTACCTAGCTCGTATACCTTCCTCCACTCTTCCCCTACTTTCTTAATTCTCTTGTTAAAGGTTCCCTTTGTCTCCTCCTTCTCACCTAAGTCTATACTGTATGACTGACCTGTATACGCTGCCCAGTCGTTTATAGATTTTACCGTACTCTTGTGGTGAAATAGTCTGCACCCCCCTATACACATTTCTAGAGCCATTACTCCTAGTGACCATATGTCCACCTTGGGACTAGCTACTGTACTCTTGTCGAAGAGTTCAGGAGCCCTGTATATCTCTGTACATATGATGTCATCAGAATAGAGATTACCCTTGACAGGCTGTCTGATTAGTGAGATACCAAAGTCACATATTACTGCGTCTTTACCCTTGATCAAGATGTTCTCGGGCTTCAGGTCTCCATGAATAATACACCTTTCATCTAGGGCTCTAAGTCCTTGCAGTATACACGTAATTAAGTGGAGAGCTTCGTCTGGATTAATCTCTTTTACGGAGTAGAGGTCCTTCTCGTACCTCTCCTGTACCATCACTAGGTCTGTAGTAATTTCGTCGTAGTAAGCGTGGTAGCACTTCAAGATGTTAGGATGGGTCATAGACAGAGTAATGAGAGGCTCGATAAGGGATGGTAAGTCGTCGTCACTTTGCTTGCACCTCTTTACTACTGTGGGGATCTTAAGGTTCGTCTCGCACGGATGTACAGTGCCATAGTAACCGTTGGACATGATCTCTCCTTCCTTCTGGATCTCGAACATATTAAAGCTTCCTTTAATATATGAGTATGTAGACTTTTAGAGCCCTTATGAGCTAGTCTATGCTGTCAACATTAGTCTGTTCACTATACATCTCTTCTCTTGGATTATGTCCTCAAGATAGCTGTTTTCTATCTCTAGGAGCTCCTTGTCGTCGACGTGATAGTCACGAAACTCTCCGTCTATCAAGATCTTGTACTCCGCGTCGCTTAGAGTTACTATGAGGTTAGTAGCCATCATGTCGTTAGGGCTCATAGAGTGTTTGATAGTGTTAACCACAGTACTATTCTTGGTCTCGAGACGCCGTCTAATGTTGAGTTCCATATTACTGGCTGCACTATCCTTCTTTCCTGCTACTATTCCGTATATCATAATGACTATAGCGTCGCTCATGGTTCCTGCCCTATATATTCTACCTAAGGACTGTATAGTGTCGAGGATACTGACTCCAGGAGATAAGAGCATTACTCTAGGTCTGGTAGAGTGCTGGTCGTCTAAAGTTACTCCCACGCTACCTACCTTAGTCATCAGGAGTACCCTATGTATACTGTTAGGAGACTGAAACATCGCTATCTTCTTGTCTCTCTCTTTAGCGGTAGTATCTCCGTACATGATGAGAGGATTGAATATGGCGAGGTAGGCTGCTAGTATACTTAGGTTCTCCAGAAAGTTGACTACGATTACTATCTTGTAGCTGGAGTCTGGGTCCTTAGCTCTTTGTTCTTCAGAAGTAGGCTTCTCTAGGTACATGAAGGCTGTACTGACGAAATTAGGCAGCTTCATCCTCTCTATCTTAGCTAATAGCTGCTGGAAGGTGGCTTTACTGTTCACTTTAACACCCTTACGACCTTCCAATTCGCCTATAGCTCTATTATTCAGTTCATCCAGAGAGTTCTCGTATTCCTTATCCTTGATGGGGCAGAAGACGTTTATGACTCTTTGACTTATACCTGCCTTCTTCACAGCAGGCATACGTGTAGCTATAGACGGTATGACGTAGAGCCTGAGGAATTGGTAGCAGTACTCATAGTCTCCCACTATGTCCCCGTCTATATAGGCGTCTAAGTTACGTATCAGAGGTCCATATACTCCGTCTTCTTCGTTCAGTCTGTCTAAGAACTCTTGAAGCTCTATACGGTTAGAGCGAGCAGCTTCTGCTTTCTCAGGTCTAGCTCGTCTGGTCATGTCTATTTCTGGGTTATCTGCGATGTTGAGAGAGACGAACCCTAGCATGTAGAGAATAGGTATACACTGGTATGGCATATCGATAGGAGTAGCAGACATCATAGTAGCTCTACTAGGTCCACCCATCGCAGTGAGTAATCTGAGTAGTTCAGCTATGTTCTGGGTACAAGAAGCACTGCTATTCTTGATATTCTGGAACTCGTCAAACACGAATAGGGTACCCTTCTTGATGCAAGGAGTAAACTTCCTTAAGAATTCTTCTTTGCTAGTGTTGGAGGCTGTATTGTAGGTCCAGATTTTTCTCACACTCTCTGTACCCTTCTTACTCTTGTGCTTGACGCTAGCGATATTAATTCCATAATGAGCTAGCTCTCTATTCCAGACTTCTATCATAGATCTAGGAGCAAAGACTATAATGTCTAGACCTAGCTGTTGGGCTAACCACATAGCGCAGAAAGTCTTACCGGTACCTACCGGACTAAAGTTCAGGTGTATCATGTTGCTCAACAGCACAGAGAGTGCTGTCTGGAAGTCTAGTACTTGGTGGGGCATAGGCTCGACACTGCGAGGATAGGATCTATTAGAGGAAGTAGTAGTTCTCATACCTTTTATGGCGACAAATATATCGGTCTGGCGGGTGCAGGATTTTGTTTTTTACCCCCTCGGTACTTTATCTTACTAAAAACAGATTACTTCGAGTTTAATCCTAGAAAAACCAGTTCGATCTAACTAAAACACTTAGAATGACTACACAAGCAAAGACACAAGGAGCAAAAGCACTTCTCGCCGAATTCATCGGTAGTGCTGCATTAGTAGGTGGTTGTGCCTACATCTTAAGAAAGTATTCAGACACATTGAACGGAATCATCGTCTCATCTTTGGTTTGCGGAGCTATCGTCGCAGCCGTCATCTACACATTAGATAAATACAGTGGTGGTCATGCTAATCCTATGGTTTCTTTAGGGTTTGCAGCTTCAGGACGTATGTCTTGGGGATTAGCAGCAGGATACATCATTGCACAATTACTGGGAGGTGTAGTCGCTCTCATCGCAGCTGCATACTTCACAGGAGGCTTCGACGAATTAGAAGAATTCAATGCAGGTAGTCTCTTTGACGCAGACAACATCAAGTTAGTCATTGTCTCCGCACTCATGACCATGATCTTTGTCGGAGGCTTCTTATTAGTCACCGGTAATCCTTACATTGCATCTGCAGGTGGTCTCGCTATCGGATTAATCTTTGCTATCACTATGCTCTTAGGATATACCTATGCAGGAGATACTCTCGTTCCAACCTACGCTCTCTTCTCCAGAGGAGGTAACTGGGCAGGTAAAGCATACGTCATCTTAGGAGGAGTCATCGGTAGTTTGATCGCTGCACTCGTATGGAGAGTATTCAACGCTAAACCATGGAGAAAACTCATGAGAGACGACTGTGGTAATGCTGTGAAAGACGCTTGTGGAAACAAGATGTATGAAGTATGCCACGAACGTGTAGACAAATGCGGCAACGTCATCATGGATGACTGTGGTAAACCTAGCACCTACACTACCATCGACATAGACTACAAAAAGATGGATCAACGTCAACGTAACGTCCCTACTAGTGCTTTCCAATACTTCCAACAAAAGACAGGTTTAGGAGCTGAAGCAGTAGGAACCATGGCACACGACGGTATCAAACGTGGACTTAACCACATGATGTAAGACTCTGAAGTAAGATAGACTCAGGACTTCCTAACCCTATATACATTAGACATGTATATGCTCTTTCCTAGACTACCTACGTCTTCGACCTGCCAAGAGCTCTTTCTTGTACACGTACAGGTTCTTAGTTCCCATACTCAGATTACAGGTCCTACAGCAGCACCTTAAGTTAGGTAGCTCGTTAGAACCTCCTAGAGAATAGGCTACTACGTGTGAGCAGTGCCACCCCTTCTTGTCTACGTGCCAGTCTTTATAAATCCTAATACTGCAGCAGTAGCATTTACCTACTGACTTACTCCCAAAGTAGTGAGCCCATACCTTCTCTCGAGTAGCCTTCCAACCTGGAATGTGTCTCTTCTCTTTCTCTCCTTTAGTACCAGAAGTCTTAGACTTAGTCTGACGAGGAGGTACCGTCTGCTGACTTCCAAATATAGTATCAAATATAGAGGCTATGCCATTGAACAAAGCTCCTAGCATAGTAGTTTTACCGTGAGCACTTAAGCTCTTAGATATAAGTGGATCCACTTATATTGTAGAGGACAGCGAGGTCTATAGTTCAGTAGTCTAACAGCAGAGGTCTTTCTTCTTTACTACATAGACGATCAAAGCTACTACGACGACAATGATGACTAGTAATGCTAACCACCAAAGAGGGTTACTGTTTGATACTAGTTCAGCAAGATCACCATTGAAGAGGACTTCTTCATCGCTGTCGTCGATAGAACGTACTGCAAAGACTAAGTCATCACCATAGGTTCTCATGAAGTCCTTCAACTTACTCTTGAATTTATCGATAGGAGCTTCAATGTGTAAGCAAACACGTCTTTCTCCTGTACTCTTGTTTTCGTAGACGTCCATCTTTGTGACCATGCACTCGAAAGGTTGACATAGTTTAGAACCTGGTTTAATGAGACTTCCTATACACTTTGAGCTACATGGTTCAGAAGACTTACACCCTATTAAGACTGCACCAGCGCTGAAAGGTACAATATCCTTCTCAGCGATGTTAACGTGTTTGTAAATAATGTTCATGACTTCTCTGTAGTCGTCGCTGCTTACGGGAAAGTTTCTAGCACAGTCGCAAATCCAAGATAAGGCTTCACCAGCTTCTTTACTGAGCTGAGAGATTCTGACGTGATAGCTACCTCTCAAAATGTCGAGACATCTCTTTATCTCTTTCTTGTTGTAAGTGTACTCGTCTGAGCTCATCTCAGTCGAAGTAGACAAATTGGTAGAGCGAGGACTTTCTTCTGAAGAACTATAAAAGACCCTTCTCTTAGGACTGTACGCACCTGTTTCTGTATCTGCCATTGTTGTTTTAAAGTAATGAATTCCTTAGATAGATTGATCTCTAGTTTTAATAGTATAAGAGAAAAATGTACTCCAGAAAGAGATAATTCACAAGACATAAGTACGGAGACTGCCGAGATGCAGTTCTTACTGGCTGAATATCTAGAAGAGGAAGGTATGGAGATGTCTCCGTTCTCAGATGACGGCTACGTTGAGGAGTACTCTGGTAAGATAGTCGCCATGACTAGGTCTAATGCTGACAATGAAGCTATGGATCCTATCAATACTCATTTACTTGAGATGTACAATGAGGGGGACGTATACACAGCTTTAGCCTTGTATATTAAGGTGAGTGAAGTGTGTAACCCATCGCTCACTCCGTTCTGTAATAGTAAGCTTTCCCTGCTTACTAACCAGGACTTTTGCACAATAGCTGTACGAGCGTTTCCACCTTGCTCAGTCAGGGCTACCTTGTGGACCGCTAGAAAAAAGGGTCACCTCTTGGAGACTGATACAAGGACTAAGACAGCCACTGTCATCCTCAACATGAGCTACAGGTTCTACTATTTAGTGGGCTTTTTGGCTACGAAGCTAGACACCGATACTAAAGCTAAAGCCGACATGTGCTCTGATATGTCTGCACTTCTCCTACCTGTCGACAAGGTAAATCCATCTAACCTCACAGCCATATTGAAGTGTAGCTACGGAGACTCGGAGTCAGAGTCAGAAAGTAGTACAGAGTATTCTTCCGACTAATACGACTAGTCTCCATATGAATAGGCTTATTCATATAAGATTTATGTCCCACAAGGAGTACACTCAGAGCCACTATTGCAGCAGCAGGCTGTACTTCCTACTACTGTGTTTAGATTAGCCGCACACCCAGAAAAGCAGTTAGGAGTGCCTGTATAAGAGTCTTCGCACCCGCACCCGTCTGTACACTTAGAGGCGGCTACACTGTCAGGACCATACAGACAGCTAGCTAGTCCAGATGGATCTGTAGCGCTAGTATAACAAGGATTAAACTGAGAAGAGTTATTCTCGCACCTCCAGTTATCTGAGCACCATATCTTTCTATTGTAGGTACACTGGTTATACCTACTGTATTCGTACATCATGTAGGTAAGAGCTGCTAAAGTAGCGACTACCGTGACTACAATGAGTACAGCGTACACCTTAGCTTTAGTGTCTGCTTTCATTTTGCTATAGTCCCTTACTTAGAGATTCTTAAAATGGCTTACTATGTTGTTAAGCATGCTGGCCCCCGGACGTCTAAGCTGTTAGAGTCTAGGCGACGAGTACTTCAGACGGTAGATGGGGTCTTTACCGTTTATACCGACAGGCCTCACGAGATCGAAGGCAGATTTACTATCAAGAAGATCTGCAGCTACGACGACCTCTTGACCTATGTAGGACCTGAAGTGGCGCACGTTTACCCTACTTCACCTGTAGTTTACCTGGGAGTACTGGAGACTCAGTACGGTTTTATTCACATAAGCGGAGACTCTTGCATTACGTACTGTGGGAAGTGGGACTCAGCTCCTACACCGTTTATCAATTCTATCGCAGCAGTAGTGGAAGTCTGTAAGCAGATACTGGACAAGGAGTTCACTATAGCTGTGGAAGACAGCTCTTTAGCTCGTCTATTTAATACTATGACTAAAGACTACTCTGATCTGGAAGGCGAATACAAAGACTTGATAGACGAGTTCACAAGACTGACTAGAGGGAAGAAAGTCAAAGTCATCAATACCTTCTCTAGCTACATGAACCTCCTAGCAAGACTAGAAGCAAAAAAAGGTACAGACTACTCCTACTCTCTCCAACCTTACTACGACAGGTTTGGGGCTAGATGAGTCCATGGACTCATCTGTTGTTTTACTCGTACAGAGGGTATGAACCATCGGTAGAATTGTGTCCGAAGAGCATAGCTTCCATGTGAACTACTGTCTGGAGAGGGCTCTCTCTAAGTCCATCGATTATAGTAGGAGTTACTTTAGTGCAGACGTTATTGACGCAAGCGTTTACTGAACCTAATATGTCGGCGATAGCGATAGGAGTACCCGTGTAGGCGCTCTTTACTTCAGCTACTATGTGAGCGAACCTGTGTAGGAAGTCATTCTCAGTATTGTCGTCGTTCATTATTAGTTCAACGGTGTCGTCGTCAGGACAGTATACTACCTTTCTGATATTCTCGTTACAGATACCTTCTACGATCAGTAGGGTTTGATCTGGAGCAGCAAAGACCCCGCCTAGGCCGGTTTGAGAAGCGTCTTCAGCTGTAGTGTAAGCTGATATGTTCCAGCTTATACGGCTAGACTTACAGTTGGAGTTCCCTAGACTGAATGAAATGTAGGAAGAGAGGTAGTCGAGGTCTATAGGATTCTCCGAGTTCAAGAGGACTCCACCTGTAGCGACGTTGTCTAGAGGGATAGCCAGTACAGTACGGTAAAACGCAGGAAGCATCTTGCAGCAGGATCTACCTGAAAGTCTGTGGTGAAGTTTCAAGTACATGTACGGGTGACACTTCCACCTTATCTTTACTCCGGTAGCCGCTATGTCTCCCGCAGTAATATTGTAGGTGTCTCCTTGGTAGTCGGTAGACACGATCGATGAGTGCACTTCACATGGACTGCATATGTGGTTGATTTCTGGTCTACTACTGATACCCGAAGTCTTAGGGTAGAAGAGGTTACGATTAGTACAGTCTCCACACCTACTTAGGAAAGCATAGACGCAGTTCAGGATAGAAGGTCCACCGTTAGTCACGTTGGCTGTGACGTTAAGCTTGTAGACTGTAGCTAGTCGTCCTACTACTGTATTCTCAGCTGGGGTATTGCACCTCTTGAGGGTATTACGATCCACGAAGGAGCTCCACTTATTCCCGTCACCAATGAACCAAGGACCTACTCTGGGAATGTAGTAGGCTGCTATCATGTCTCCTAGGACTCCTGAACCTATGTAGTAGCTACGAGTGTCCAATACCTTATCACAAATTCTGTGTCTCACGTTTATACACGTGAGATAGTCTAGTATAGTCTTTATCTCACGTAACGCAAAGCCTGGGTGTCTAATGTTAGTATTGTGAGACCTGCTAGGTCCTTGTGTAAGGAAGAAGATTACAGGACTTCCAGCTTCGTAGAGGTTTATTGTTTCCGCTGCTGCAGCTAGAGTGTTACCTATGACTAGATAGTTGTATCCTGGGTTGATTCCACAGTTAGAACTGAAGATGTCCGATGGTCTACTCATGTTCTTTTTGTTGAAAGGATTAGCTATTTGAATTATATAGCTCCTCAGAACTATATGCTAAGATAGCAGGACGCTGTCTGTACTTTCTATATTTAGTCGTTATGCTACGCACCTGAAGGTAGTACCTAAGCTTCCTCTAACGTTGAAACCCTTGACTGAAACGTAGTTAGGGTCAGGATTGTCGGTAGGTATGGAGATGTCTTCGGGTACGTTAGCGACGAAGTCCACTATGTTAGACTCTTCTTCGTCGCTCTCTTCTAGGTCGATACCTCCTATCTTGAGAGTAAAGACTTTACCCTTGTACCCGTCCCCTACTCTATTCCAGTTGTAGTTCATGTACAGAGGTTTCATCATTTCCTGTCTAGTACACAGAGCTCTGATTTCCATGGAGTTCAAAGCAGCGGCCGAATCCATCCCGTCTTCCAAAAGAGCTAAGTACTCAGCTACTCTACAGCTAAGAGGCTCTCCACATTGACAGCAAAGGGGTAACCAATACCTTCTATCTACAGCTCTAATACGCTCTCTGATAGTTTGTCTGTCTGGTATGTTGGACTTCTTACTTACTTTCTTTCCTGACATGGTACTGGGGTCGTTTTATGAAACCTAGGTTTCATAAGTATCGGTTGTGCCTTAGTCGATTAGGGTCCTACCTATTTCTATTTTACTCTGAGGTTACGTGGTATCTTACCTAACCAGTTGTTTATCCTTGGAGGTGGAGCGAAGGCTGGACTCTTGACGTCGAAAGAGACCTCTTTAGTCTTGTCGCGTATGCTTACTTTCTTCACTACGTCGTAGTTAAGGGAGGCTTCTTCTATCTTCTCAGATTCTACTCCCTCTATCACTGATGAAATGTCCAAGACTCCAGTATCTCTACTACGTCTAGGTACTCTGTATATTTCGTCCTTTATCTTTACTCTGTACTTGACTCCCTCTACCTCTATTTCGTGCTTACCGTCTACGCTGACTTGTACCATAGCGTTCTTGTGGGTACCTATCCTCATCATGGTACCTGTGAGGATACCCGGTATGATGTTGTCGGTAGATTCTTCCGAGAGAGTCATGGACGAACGGATTAGCTTATCCCCTGCCGCTCTAGCTGTGGCTATAGAAATTACTCCTACTGAGTCGTTTAGAGAGTTAGGCCCTATTGGTTTAGGTACTCCTGTACGAGTTACAGCGTCTATGACCAAGTCTGCATGCTCTCCGAAGTGAAGCTTAGCGTCTACTATACCTCTAAGAGTCTCGGTCAAGAACTTCCTGGTAGCTTCTATTCCTAGTACTCTGTAGATTCCTCTCACGTCATTAGTAACAGTGAGAGATGGGTCGATGTAGTCTTCACACATGACCGATTCAAAGGCAGATCCGTAGGTCATAGCATAAGCGTATCCTACGTCTGACGGAGCCTTGACTACTTTCTTCCTTAAGTCGGAGTCGGAAGTAACCTCTACCTGGAAGTCTGACAGGAACTCGGCTTTCCTTACTTGAGACTTGGTGAGTAGCTTAGCCTTCCTCATTATGGTTAGTATGTCGTCTATACTCACGTATTCACTATCTGTAGTAAGTGTCCAGGTGTTGCTCTTGGCTCCCTTCTTGACGTCTACTAGTTTAGAGATGTGTTCGGTCATGACTTCTACATCGGTGACGTACTCCGCGTGGTCGTCCTTGTCTGTCTTCTTGAAGTAGCCAGAGATTACTTGATCCTTGATTCCCTCTAGTACATAGCTTAGCAAGTAGTCCATCTCGCTTCTTGCAGGAGCTATGTTACCCCTAAAGGTCTTCTTGATGTGGTCTTTGGTGGCTATTTCAATGAAGCCATCTTGTATAGACCCGAAGAAGGTATAAGTAGAGTTGGAGGATAGAGCTGATACTAGCGCGTCTAGAGTGACGCCGAACATCAACATCTTCTTCACGTTAAGGTAGAGCCTGAGTATTCCCATTTCGGCAGGAGTCCTCTTGTCGTCTGCGTAAGTAGGGTAGTAGACTGCCCAGTAAGGCTTATTACGAAAGGACCACCAAGGTAGATCGTCACGTTTACCAGAGGACAAGGAGTACACGATGTGCTTAGTGATCATGTGACCTACTTTAACAGTTATCCAAGTCCTGATGATGTCGAAGACCTCTCTTCTATCCATAGTCTTATTCAAGAAGTGAACGGTCATGTTGCGGTCTTTCCTCGCAGTATTAGCATTAAAGATGGAAGTCAAGACTCCTGTACTAATTGCTGAGGTCTTGACTGAACCAGAGTGGTGGAACCCACTCAATGCTTCTTGAGTTACTCTAGATACTACGGCACTAATTGATGTAGTCCCGGAGGCTCCAGGCGGCTCTATTGACCTGTAGCAAATGTTACTTATACGTATTCTCAGTTCGTCTATCATAGACGGAGCCAGCTCAACGAAAGAGAGCTGTCTTCTGGTCTCTTCGACTATGTTCTCGTACCTGTATTGATTCACGTACTTGTCATGAGATTGAGGAACTGGCATTTGTTCCGTCACATAGATCAACTCTTCATCAGTAAGTCGTCTAGGCTTATCGAGGTAGTCGACGCCTCTTAATCCAGGTAGTGTAGTCCAATCAGCCATGATATTTTTTGAGGTAGAGAATACAGCTAAAACTAATGACCGGTTTCGACGCTGACCCAGACAAAACGTTTCCAGTTGAGATAAGTGGGACCTTGAAAGATAGCCTAAAGGATTTCGTTATCTTGATGAATTCTCCATCTAGCTTGTGTATTAGCCCTGAAGAGCTTACCTACGACAGTTCTAAAGGTCTACTCAGGTGTAAGGTGCTAGCTAGACGTAACGCTTATTCCGGTGAGTACATACCGAGTGACGTGGGATACCTACCCGACTTTAAGTCTGGAGAGACCATTGGAGATTCTACGTCAGGAAGAGTAGAGTTTGGAGGTGCCGAGATGACTCAGATAAACGAGATAGCTAACTGGTACCATGAGAGAGGTATCAGTACAGGAATAAGTGACGTCACGTCTTTCATAGTTCAGGATGGAGTCGTGAAGTTCGCTGGTGTAAGTAAGTGTCGACTAGACAGCTTGGACCTCTCTAGCGATCGCGATGGAATAGTAGATCTCTTAGAGAGAGCGAACACAGAGTCTATAGAGGACAGTAGCTTTGTAGCCAAGCTACCAGTAGCCCGTTATAAAGGGGCTAGCGAAGACTTCTACAAGGGATTACCTAGAGACGCCATGAAGAGTATGCTCTTCATAATAGAGAGCATTAGAGAAAAAGGGACCATACCCAATAAGTACTGCTACTTCATCAGGGTCTACCATACTCTCTGTAGACTAGTCAAAGCTAACCCTCAAGTGACTGACTTCTTAGGCTTTGCCGAGCTAGCTTACAAGGCTTCATACCTTACTTCACTTTGTTTGTACACAGACGTGCTAGGCGTCTCCTCAGACCTCCCTTCTATCTCCATGAGTAAGATAGCTAAGTCTATTACTCTAGACGACATCAAGTGTGTACCGCTAGTCTGCTTACCTACCGACACTTCCGATTCAAACATAGGTGACGTGGTGGAAGCTTCTACTACTTTACCTCCTAGGTCTTAATCCTACTAAACGATATGAGTCAGTTCACTCATATCTATCTGAAGACGTAGTTGGTACCATTGATGTGGTCTATAGTACGTCCACTGCTGTCTGGGTCTAGAGTATAAAGAGTACCTCCATTGTCGTATGTAGCCCACTTAAACGAAGAAGTAGTTCCTATCGGTAGGGTAGTGTAGAGAGTATTGTTAAACCTAGAGTAGAATCTAAGGTTAGGTGCCTCTACTCGTTCTGTCACGACTCCTAATTCCGTCACTAAAGTTCCTGCGTCCACACTTTGCATCCACAAGGAGTCATCGGTACCTGATATGTGTATGATCCTAGAAGGCAGGTAGTCGTTCATAGGGCTGACTGACCATACTAGCCCATCTGGACTTTCCAATACCTTACCACTCAAGGTCAACAAGTAGAAGGTAGTGGCATTGTAAGTCATGTAGGAAGACCTTTCTACGTTGACAGTATCGCTGCCCACTTGTACTGTGACTGGGTTAACTAACCAGGCTAAGGTTCCTCCTACTACTCCACCTCCCATGAAGTTAGAGATCTCTGGATCATACCTAGGTGGACCTATAGGAGACACGTCAGAAGATCCTCCATACGTAGGCATTGGATCACAGCAAGTACGTCTGCACCCTCCGCCTACTCTATCGCAGCTTGTCTCGGACGAATCTGAGACCTCTTCTATCTCTATTCGGCTCTGTCTTGGTCTCACTATGGACCTCTGATTGACTCTTCTATTGGGAGGCCTGCCCAGTCTGGGTGCAGGTTCGACGTATACGGTTTGTGAAGTGTTGGATGTGACTACAGCTACGACTATTATTACAGCTATAGCTATTCCTAGAGCTACAAGTATCGCAACCTCTCCTCTTTCCATTTATCTTCCCTCGAAAAAGGGAAATGTCAGAAGATTCCTACGAAGAGAAGATAGCACAGACCTATGACAGGGTTAACGTCGATGAGGAGTCCTTTAGCGACCCGCCTACAGACAGTGAAGAGGAACAAGAGGAGTCGTACGACGAGTCCACATCATACGACGAAGACGAGTTCGAGGAGTACATAGACGAGCTCCCTAACATCTTAGTAGACCTAGGATTCAAGGACCCAGACATCATTCAGATACTGGGCGACCTCAGGTCTTACTTGGATGGAGAAATACAGGACGTGTCCGACGAGTACCTCGAGATGTTAGAGAACCTTTACAATACCATATTTGAGTTCGCGGGAGAAAACGTAGGCCGTTTCATCTATGATGCCATAGAGAATACTAGAGACCTTCCTCTCTCCATGATGAAGAGTGCATACGACTACATAGTTAAGAAGCAGCTTGAAGAGGTCTTTGTAGATAATCGTGGAAGGTTCGATAAAGACATAGCCAGGATAAGGAAGGGTAAGTCTATACCCGATTTACCTGCTGGTAGTGATTACGACATTGGATTCCTTCGAAAGATGTCCCAAATGTTACCGCTAGACAGGACAGAGTTTAGTTCCGACATCCTCAACATCATGTACATCTTCAGTGAGGAAGATCCGGACGACGAGGAAGACATTTCTGACTATGCTCAGAGTATGATCTCTGCTATAGACGCTATGTTCACTACTCGTGGCTACAGTCCTAAGAGAGTAGCTTCTATGTTAAGGTTCAGCGACTACAACGAGTTAAGGTTTACCGTCCTCAGGACTGCAGGACTTCCTACTGTACTAGTCCACCCTAACGTGAACCATGGCAGTAAAGGAGACGCCAAGGCACTAGTTCACATAGGAGAGATAGTGGTAGCTGACAGCTCCATAAAAGAGGTAATACTGATCTCTAAGAAGCCTCCTACTCCTCATGCTGTAAAGGGACTAGCTATACTAGTAAACGGCAAAGGTAAGTCTGTCCCATGGTCCTATATTCCTCACCGTACAGTCTTAGCTCGTCCTATAGCTCACGGTTCCTATGATGAACACGTAGTCTTGGACAAAGATACTGCAGACGAGCTCATCCGTATATATGGAGTAGACGGTCTACCCACCTACCGTAAAGACGACCCAATCTGTTCCTACTTAGGATTCAGAGTAGGTCAAGTAATAATGATCAAACGTACTAACCGTGTGAAGGATGGAAACAACATCTCGGTACACCCAGGTCCCCCAGGGTATAGACTTGTTAAAGAGGTCTAGTCATATGAATGAGTCTCATTCATATATTATTCATGCCGTAGTGCTCCCTGAATTCGGCTTCAGTGAACAAAGGAAGTCCCCTGTCTAGTGCTGTACTGTACTTTCTGCTTCCCTCTCCTCCTTCCTTGTACACGAGGATAGTCACTTTCTTGACCATAGTAGGGTGGACAGAGCCCCCTCTATTCTCTATTTCTTCCTCCAGTGCCTTGTTGGTGAATCCGGTGAAGCATACGATCTCACCCGACAGGTCTCCCTCTGATGACGTAGGATTATTCAGTACTACATAGTCTGAGATAGAGATGTACCAGTCCATAAACCCAGAGAGTGAGTCGCTCATTACCTTAGCTCTATGTTCACCGAATCCCTCTATCTCCGATATTACCATCTTCCACGCTTCATCATCGAACTCTGCACTGTTGTAAAGCTCCATGAAGTCTGGGATAGATGAATAGAACGCGTCGAGTAAGTTAGTACTTATTCCCTCGAACCCTCCATAGACGTTCATTAGTAGTGGTGTAGAGATAGACTTGAACCTTTCCTCTACCTTCTTTATCTCAGACGTCTTGAGTACTCCCTCAGTATCGTATTGAAGTACGTCAGAGATGTCGTCGAAGCCTATCTCTATTAGCTCCTTGCACTTTGCGGTCCTAATCTTTTCTATTCCTAGCAGCTCGAACTGTCTGCTCAGGCGTTTGACTAGGACTACAGAGTTAGAGGAGTCGGTACACCCTAAGTGGACTTCGCTGATCCATTCTGCGTCTTCTGGTACCTCAAAGTCTTCACTCGGTTCATAGACGCAGGCGATAAAGGGGATCACGTCTCCCGCTCTAATGACTCCTATTTCAGCTCCCACTCCCAGACCTCTGTTAATTAGCATACTAGCGTTGTGACCAGTAGCTCTAGAGACCTTCACCTTACGTCCTGACTCCACGTCTTTGAAGACTATAGTCTCGAAGACTACAGTAGGTATGTACTTACGGGTACGAGACGCGTTCCACTCTATTTGAGTTACAGTGGTCGGAATGGGGTCGCCATTGACTTTGAACGCTCTACTGTGCTTAGGATTACGTCCAGGGTTAGAGTCGCGCTCCTTTATCAGGCTCAGTACTATACCGTCGCAGGAGTACTTACCATTCATTGCTGTCTCTATGTTAGTCAACATGTCTGAGATGCGAGGCTTTACTCGAGTAGTAGGAGGAACCTTGAACCCCACCTCCTTAAGGTACTCGAGCTCCTCCACTACGTTCATCCTCTTATCTAGTACCTCGAAGGCTATGAAGTCTATGTACTTCTCCAGTCCTTCGCTCTCTAGTCTATTACAGATGGAGGCTACCATCTTGAGTGCGGAGGAGAAGGAGTCGGGATGACGTCTCGAGTACCTCTTGTAGGCTTTCTTAGAGATTATGAGCTCTCCTCTTATCGCATGTTCACACTCAGGTAGCTTCATACGTTTCAAGAGGTGAGAGATGTCTAGCCCGTTGGACCCGTCTCCTCTAGTATAGAGGTGTCCGTCGTAGTAGACCCCTGAGACCCCATCGTACTTAGGCTGTGACAAGATCTCTTTGCATCCACCTCCTTGTTTCCTGATCCACCTGTCTATCTCTTCCTGTGTATACATCTTGTCTAGACTACCTATCCAGTAAGACAGTGGAACTCGTCTCCCGTCCTTAGTCTTAGGTAGAGTAGTTGTCCCGCTGAGGGAAGTCCAGGTCTTAGAGTAAGCGTCGAAAGTCTTGTCATCTACTATAGGTTCACCAGCTTCATAGGCCTCTGTAAGCTTGACGATTAGCTCTTCAAGTACCGACTCGTTGCCGTCCTCGTATTCTGAGATTAAGCTTTCTACTTCAAGTCTTAGCTCTTCCATTGATCTAGCTTTACTTTGTTAAAGTGTGAATATACATACGCTTGATGTATATGGTTAATGTGTGGATAGACCGCTTTATGATGAGCAGGCTGTACAGGTGTCTCCGTCGCACATCATAGGTAAAGACGCCTTTGACTCGGACCCAGGCTCTTCTACTTCAGCTTGGTCTGGTAGCTTTATTCTAGAGCTGCGGTCCTTCTCCCCTTCTGCCTTAAGTCCAGACCTAGAGTAGTAGGCGATCGTCTTAGCTCTTGAGTACATGCTTTTCACGATAAAGGAGCACTGATCTTGTACGGTATTGACAGAGTTGAAGGAGGAGAAGGATTGACTGTGACTGATGTAGGGTGAACGTTCCTTCATGAGTCGAATGAGGACAGACTGGTCTATCTCGAAGGCGGTAGCGTACTTCTTCTGGAGCCTTTCCAAGAAGGGTCTGTGCTCCTCAGAGACTCCTAGTTCTGAGATCATGAAGTCGCAAAGATACTGTACCGATCCTTCTCTTACTGCTATGTGTCTAGTGATCCTGTCGTCCCAGAGCCCCTTAGAGACTAGATCCCTCTCTAGCTCTTGGTTAAAGACTAGGTAGGTTCCGCTGAGAGTTACTCGTCCATAGAAGTTGGTCTGGGGTATTTCTGTTCCTTCACTAAGTCCTCTACACTGAGAGGAGGTGGCGGTAGGCATGATAGCCGTGAGTAGACTATTGCGAGTACCATATCTGATGACTGCATAGGATAAGTCTTCCCAAGTAGACGCGTAGCGACTTGGAGACTCACCTGCTGAACGTATAGAGAATCCGTCTGTTTGACCCCAGACTGAGGGGTGTACAGGTACTATCTTGTCCAAGTCTAGCTTGAACTTAGTTTCTTTGTCTACCCCTTCTGGGAAGATGAACTTGCTATTGGCTAGGTGCTCAGACTCTTCGTTCCAGAGGTCGAAGTCGAACTTACCCAAGGCGAGTGGAGTCTGTCTAAAGGACTCGTGTGCCCCATACTTAGCGGCTAGTCTGACTGACTCAAGCATAGCGTTCCAGTATATACAGGCAAAGACTATCTTGTTAAGCTCGTAGACTTCCTCGCTACCTATTATTAAGTCTAGTCTGTAGATCATGTCTGCGAAGCCCATGACTCCCAAACCTATCGCTTTATCTAGCTTATTAATGACTGTGACAGCGTTAGACATGATAGTCTTGAACATGTGGCCTTCTAGTGGATCTTTAGTGATCTCTATGGAGTTGTTAATGTTACGTACTGCAGTGTGTACACTAGAAGCTAATGTTTCAAAGTCTACACAGTCCTTAAAGTCTCCAGCGTAACGTTTTGTTACTAGAGAAGCCAAGTTGATGGAGCTAAGATTGCAGACGGCTATTAGCCTCTTTTCTTCTTTGCCTACCTTTACCTTGGGGATCCTCATCATCATCTCTACACAGAGGTTACTGTGTACCCTGTCTGGAGTACCTGACATCCTGTGCATACTCCTGAAGGAAGCTGCGTCGAAGTTAAGGACGAAAGGTGCACCTGAATTAACTCTACAAGACGCTATCTCGTTTAGCAACCGGCGAGCTGAGATGGTCTTTCTACAGTCTTCTGGAACGTCCAAAGACATCTCCAACTGAACGTAGGCCCTGTTGAAGTCATCCATGAATAGGTTGTCTAAGTGTGAAGTATACTTAGCGCAGAAGAGAGTAATGTCCTTATTGTCCATAGCACGTCTGAAGAAGAGATAGGAGGTCCACACTGCTGTAGACGCAGAGTGGTAGGTACGTTCATGGTCGCTCTGTGACTTTACTGAGCTGCCAATGAACTTCAGTACTTCAAGGTTATACCAGTTACAGAAGAGAGTACCTGCAGCCTTACGATAGCTACGTCTTATCTGATTGAATGAAGCGTCGTAAAGCTTACCCCATCCAGTCTGACCACAGCTTTGGCCTCCTGTAGAGAGGTCTGAGGTTCTGAGAGCAGACATGTTTATCCCTATACCCCCGCCTGCAGCAGAGAACTTACTGAACGCGAGCTGAGTCTCGAATATACTGTCGAGATTGTCGTCTACTTTCAGGAGGAAACAGCTGCACTCAGTACCCTTTAGCTTACCACCGTTGAAGATGACTGGAGATGGTGGAGTAATGTTCCCGTTAATGAGAGACTTGTAGCAGTTAACTACCGAATCTACTCCGTCTCGCATGGCAAAGTAACAAGATACTCTCATCCAGCACTGTTCAATGTTCTCCACAAGGTCTGTAGTAGGTAAGGAGGTAAGGTAAGCTTTGTTAAAGGTGTCTGCTGACATCCATTGGATCTCTGTTACCTTGAAGTCAGCCATTACAGTGTCAAGCTCCTTAGCATGTTTCATCATGAAGGTAGCTACTCCAGGATCTAATATAGTCTTGAAGGTTGAGACGTACTTCGCTATGGAAGAAGGACTGGTACTACGTATGTAATCGTACAACATCTTACCGGCCCTGTAAGAACCACGGCTAGTTACGTCTGATTTAGCGAGAGATAAAGCTTCGGAGAATGGACTGACTGCTGGCATAGTCTTCTTTTTGAGCGGGGCCCGAAACTAATTAGTTTCTGTCTGCTGAAGGGTAGAGTAACATGACGGTTGGCTGGGTAGTAGCTACAGTATCATTCACACTGACGTGTTCCCAAGATAAATAGCTCAGTACTTCATCCATGTGACTATGAAGTTTTCTCACTCTAAAACTTCATGCTTCGCAGACAGAACAGAGACAGCAAGGTGCTAATAGCTACTATAGACCGTTCCCTCTCCAACAAGGTGTGTAGGATCCTATCCGAATATGACATACCTTACCGCATCATCAACCCCCTTTTAGGCTTGGGGTTCTGTCATGTCAAAGAATACACTCACGTCGTCTACGGTAACAGTAGGCCGCTATCGGGAGACTCCAGACCTGTACCAGACGAAATTAAGAGTCTAAAGCTTCCGGTGCTTTACTGTGGTGAGTACATGAACTCTTACCTACGAGACTTACAGGAAGGGGAAAGTGAGAGTGACAGCTCCACAGGTATCTATACGGACTTCGAGAGGACCACTCACGAATCTGGCAGACTAGTCCACTTTAAAGCAGACTTGGTCACGGGTATCCTCTTCATCGACCACATAACGTTCGAACCAGTCTTTAAGGAGTTCGTGGGAGAAGACAGTACCGGTGGTCTCCAGAGAGTGCACAGATAAAGTAGGAACGTTTCTCTCTTCCAACTGAAGGTCCCCTTAAGCGGCCAAGTCGAGACGAATCCTCGAAAGGTGTACAGTTCACCTATACGAATCTAGTTGATTCATATTCTAAAAGTAGCGATGTCTTCACAGGAAGCGGGAGGATCAAGCACTAGCAATGCAACTCTAATAGTCTCAGTCATAGTATGTGTGGTGATAGTAGTAGGAGTACTAGCTGTAGGTATATACTATAACAGTCAATACAATAAGTGTGCATCGTCAGAGAGCCCTTTCTGCCTTACTATTACTTGTCCAGCAGACTCTCCTAGTTCTACGTGTGGAGGGTACGCTAAGAGAGACTCGGAAAAGGATGGGTACGTTTACTGCTCCTACGCTCCTAACCAACTCGTCAAAGAAATAGGAACATAATGAAGTATGACTAAGATGAAGTCATACTGTATACTCGTCTTACAATAGAGACCTCCTCTATTTCACTACAAGATGCTCATTAAAGACCAAGTCCTCCCTTCCTCCTCTACCTTAATCCTTTCCTCTATCAACGAGACCCACATACTAAGTCACGAGACAGAAGAAAGGATAGCAAAGTATGATGTACACGTAGCCATCTTCAATAGGATTAACTACGGAGTCTTCGACCCATTTTGTGCTCCAGCTCCTATAAATAGGTATGGCTATCCTCTCATGGTAGAGTTTATCTTGAACCAGTACCACCCTCCTGCCCTCTCTAACTGTAAACCTACTAGGTGCTTTCACGGAGACAAGAGCTTACACGAAAGCAATCTCTTGCAGATAGATTACATGAGAAGTAGTACTAAGCCTTTCTGCTACTTTAGCAGTGAGACTTCCTTCTGTCTGGAGTCTGCCAAGCTACTCCCTAAGGACATCTTATTCGAGGACGTTGTCTCTCCTAAATCTACGAAAGGCCGTATTGACTTCAAGAGAGGTACCTTTAATACGGTAGGGCTCCTTACCCTAGGAGACTTCTATGGTGCAATGACACTAATCGTCCGCCACCTAGAAAACATCTCTGGTAAATGCACCTCAGGTAGTAGTAGACGTTTCAGGAGCCTCAACCACCTCCTAAGCTACAAGGTCAAGCTGAGCCCTAGCTTACCTCGCTTTCACAATAGAAAATGGATAGACTACGTCTTTGATAGGCTGTACCACGCGGCTCTAGCTACCTCTTGCCCCCACTATAAGACTATGGTGAGTACCTTGACCTTTCCAGAAGTACTGCACATAACTGACGCAGCTAGACTAGACCTCAAGAGTAAGCTAGTAACCTACTAGAAGGTCAAGCTGCTACATATACCTGAACTTAGGTATATACTCACAGACAGTACGGTTAGTGTATCCCTTTATCAACCCGTACTAACGGTACGCTAACCCGTACTAACTGTAAGTAAATGAACACAGAAATGGACCAGAAGCTGCTAGACTTTACTCTTAGTATAGTCGGGACTAACGTAGTCTCTGTACACCAGTTTGACAAGGACTCGAACTGTATAGAGACCAGTATACCCACTAATGGCTCTGTCCAAGCGCTAATGAACGGGCTACAATACCTTAACGATGAAGACGTATACAAGCACTTGTCTATGAGGTTCGGAGAATCCTACTGTGGTGAGATCAGTGAAGTCATAACTGAGGTCATAGTGGGCACTGAGTGCGAGCTAATAGAGTCTAGAAGTTCCAATGTCGTGTCTCTAGTCTTCGAATCTAGCAAGAAACCCGTAGACGTAAGTAGGATCAACACTCACAATAGCTCCCTACACGTGACGATGGAAGGCTCTTTCCGCACAGTGCAGCTTCCACCTAAGACTATTCACTACGTACTAAAGGGCTTACATATTACTGAAGACGTTGTAAATCGAATAAACTCGAGCTGTGTAGGGTCTGTCAGGATAGGAGAAGGCTGCACCTTCGCTAAAATGAGCAGTGCAATCAGAGTAATGAACGTTTACTGCGACACGGTAGTACCCCTCAAAAACATTTCTCCGATGTACTCTTTGTCGATAGGAGGTGATGTAGACTCAGAATACGTCAAACAAGCATGTGAAGCCTATACCGTGACTAATCTCCGTTTGAAAGTCAGAGGTCCAAAGCTCTCTTCTGTAATAGTTCACTCGGTAGCATTCCAGTGTACCAGCTTAGAGATAGAAACAGACTCTACCCTGGATATTAGTACTATCTCTTTACCTAATGTAGTGAACCTACGAATAAATAGTAGGACTAAGGGTACACTAAAGACGTCTTCGATACCTAAGCTGCAGACTTTATACCTGGGACGTCTTGTAAACCTTAATGGGTTCATAATAGACTCTTACATCAATACTCTCTACGTCATAGATCCAGACTTGGGAAAGAAGGTCGTGACCACGCACGCACCCTCCTTCACCTTCATAGACAGTGTAGGCAAGCTTTACATGTTTAAACAGACCATCCTCTGATACTCATTAAAAGATGAATATCTGTAAGACTAGCGACGTGACTAGAGGTAGAGATGTAGGGTCTCAGTATTGGTACAATGAGCCCTCTACTTCACTACGTAGCGCCCTAGAGACAGTATTGGAACCGTACAGCTACTTTAGCGACCTTCACATCAAGTTTAGGCTCCCCTCCAAGCCCGAGACTATTACCTTTAAAGACGGCAAAGAGGAGCTAGAGACATTCTTCAACTGGAAGCCCGACAGTCTTTACATAGGATTTACTAGACTGCACAGGAGGTACTTCAAGGAAGTATTCAGGTGTAGAGGTGAGTTCGACTTAGGTCTCATCACTGCAGACATAGTGCACGTAGACACCGATACTAGCTCTAAGCTCTTAGGTCTATGTTACGTACCCTCTTTGCTCTGTCTAGTCGTGAAAGACAAAGTCTCTCGTATACCAGCCATTAGGTGCGCTAACCTAGAGCGACTAGAACTCAGAGAAATAGGGAACCTGTGCATGTGTAACCTTTCTTCGACAGTCTGTAAACATCTAAGGTCTCTGTGTATCGTAGACTCCAACTTTGTGGCTTTTGGAGACGTCAAGCTTTTGACGTCTCTAGAGTACCTAGAGTTCCATGGAGAGACTGTGGAGGGATGGTACAGTCTGTTCAAACACCTCATCCTTTCTGAACTATACATAAGCGTCCAGACTCCTATGATGGGTCTGACGCTACCCATCAACTGCCGAACCCTCATCTCTCCCACTCCCTATACTATCCCTTCCGTGTACGACAGGAATAGTATAGCAGTACTGAAACTCACTATTAAGCATGGACTAGTCCTTCCACTGGCAGACTTACTAGGTAGCTCTACCACACTTCACATCATATACACTGGGAGCCTGGACCAGTTCATGTTCGAGTACTGCGATGTGGTCTATGAAGGAATAGAGGAGCTAGGTATAATAGTAGTAGGGGAGTATGAAGTTCCTAGCTACCGACTCCTGTCTAAGTCGTTTCCTAACCTGAAGACTTTAAGGGTCGAGCTCCCCGGTATTAGACTATCTGAATTACCTGAACTAGAAAGGCTAGAGGTGACGGGTACTAGAGATCTTAGACCTATAGTAGTAGACGTGGACTTGGAAGAGCTTACCATTTCTACCATAGATAGGGTGGTGGACTTTCAACGTGTACCCAGATGTATCAACGTGCACGTACAATCTGCCTCTAACAGGAGAGACCGCTCTATTTTCCGTATATTTAGCAGGCCTGAAGAGTCACAATAAAACACGATGTACGTACGTGAGATCAAACGTTTCGATCCAGAGATGGACGGCATGGATAGGGTCTGTAAGGACACGTTCAAGTTCAGGGACTATCTAGTCAAGAATAGAGACAAGAAGACCACCTTCTTGACCACCTCGCTTTCCAGTAAGTTCAGTACTGTCACAAAGAAAGATGGCTTCATCACAGGCATGACTATGAAGAAGAAGAACGTGGACTCCTTCGACCTCTTTCACGAATCTAACTACCACTTCGAGATGGAAGCTACTACCTACAAGGGGACTGGACGTCTACAGACTCACAGAGAGCGAAACTCTGTCACCTACCATTTTATAGCAGACAAGTGGCTTGGACTAGTCAGTGGTAAAAGGATAGACTTCACTTTCGAAGCCACACCAGACGAAGAGGTCGAAGCCCTAGACTTTGAGATAGCGGTAGGTCAGTTGGAACCTTCTAGCCACGAGACTTTGGATACAGAAGCTTGGAACGTAAAGTTCAAGGCCTTCCGTATAGACGGACTAGTGACTTTGATTGAGTTCGTGGGTGAGGAAGAAGAGACCATCTCTCTCTGTACAGTAGACGGAAGTCGGATGGGTAGTAAAGGGTTCAAGAACGTAGCAGAACGTCTAGCTGTAACCGTTCCAGTACCTGTACCCGGCACCCCAACCTTGAAAGACTTCCGTAAGGCAGCTGTCAGGTTCGGCAGGAGAAGGGGAGACAGTAAAGACGCTTATAGTATTTGGAACGCAGGCTATGGCTTCTTGTGTGGGAGTACTCAAGACCACTATGTATCTAGTGAGGCCGTACCTGACATTAATAGAGGTAGCGCCGGGAACTTTAGTACCCTCATCACCAGGTGTAACGTAGAAGTAAACAATGAGGGACAAAAGATAGTCATGGAAGAACTGTGCGACAAGAACTATGGTACTATAGAGCGTAAGATCAAGGGAGTCTACAGCGACCTTACTTTCTACAGAGACAAGTACATAGACGAAGTAAACATGTCAGCAGACCACAAGCAGTACAAGACTACAAAGATGATGTTGGCTACAGACGTAGGGATTAAGTATCTTACCATCATGTCTACTATGTCGGGCAAGGCTTACGCTACTATATCCTATAATGGAAGTACTGATCCTAAGAGTCTGTACTCTGGGTATGAATTCCTTAATTCTAACATCACGGACGACGGACGAGAAGCGCTAGACTGGAACTATTCAGACTCAGTAATGTCTTATGGAGACGACATAGATAGACTAACGGAAGACTTAGTAAGCTTAGAAACTAGCGACGACTCTCCCTACGTCTCAAAGATCTCTCACTTCACAGACAATTACTACGTCAACAAAGACTCTTCAGACGAGAATGGTCTTTTAGACGCGGTAGTCAACTCCCTCAGAGACTTCACAGAACTAACCGTCTCCGAAGCAGCAGCGATCAGAGCTGACATAAAGGTGAACCTTTGCGGAATGCTAGATAAGCCTCTCCGCAAACAAGACGGACTCACTCCTTGGGAGCTAGGAGGTAACGGTTACAACGTCGAAAAGTACCTACTTCATAACGGCAGAGGACCTACCTCCTTCAAGCACAACATATGTTCATCCAAAGACGCAATGCTGGACGACAAAGGTACTCTATACTCCCTAGCCGTCATGATCGACCACCACATAGTAGTCTTCAAGAAGAAAGGTGTGTGGAAGCATAGGATCTACCCTTGCGCTACACCTGGAGCTAAGAGTATAATCTTGATTCAAGTAAACGGGCTCTACTACTCCCTTTATGCGTTAGTCGACGGAGAGTACCACTCTATGTTCAGGGTAGATGAGAAAATAGAAGCAGTCTCCGCACGTAAATTCAGGGCTAAGTTCAGGAACATGGGGTCCCAAGAACGAAAGAACATGCTTGAAGTCTTCAAAGAGTCAGACCCACTCCGCAACCTACTAAGGTACAAGATAATGGTCAGCGACGAATAGATAGTACACTTGCTTCACAATAACTATGTCACAACATAGAAGTATAAATCGGGCGATTTATACTACAGCGAAAGGAACTCATGGAACAGACTCTCGAATGGGTAGAGCTCCTCGCTGGAGGTAATAATAGCTGGATGTGTCTACACAAGCTACACATTCTTATGCTACTAGACGAGACTGGTCGTATATACGATAAGATGTTGGAGACTAAGGTAGACTGCAAGCTACAAGCCTACATTACTCCAGCCATCATGAAGTGTAGTGACTCCTGTATAGTAGACGAGGTAGAGTCGATACTTTCTGACCTTTTCCTGTACAGGTTCGGAATACGAGAGACTGCAGGAAGTGCTTCTTTCCTACTCAGACTAGGACTAGATCCTGTAGAGCTTTACTCCAAGTTTAAGAGTGTAGTCTTCTTCTATCTTAGGGACATAGAGGTTCGCTTCTCCAAGGTAGACAAGGTACCCAGTCTCAATAAGGAAATAGTAGACCTGGTACTCAAGAATACCAGAGTGGACGTTAGTACCCTGGCTAAGTACGACATGATAAAGACCATTAGAGAAGAGGCTAACCACGTGGACAAAGACACCCTTACCTACGCTTACATGTGCGCTAAGAGCCTAATGAAGAACTCAGACCCTATAGCCTCAGACGAAATAACAGAAGTACTCATACCCACTACTCTAGTACCTAAGTACAGCTACACTTCGGAAGAGTTGGAGTACATCAAGGCGTATACTGAAGAAGCAGTAGCTGCTGGCCTACTACCTAGAGACCACCCTTCTGTAGCAGTAGTAAGACGAGACTATTTAAAGTCTAGACTGCCGGGCTACAACCTCATAGTAAGGTACAAAAGGTGCACGATCAATCACTGAATTAAAACAGACAGAGCTGAAAGGAGCTATGTCAGACAACGTCAACTATATACACCTAGTCAAGAACCTCTACTTAATAGAGACTGTGGGAGACGGTAACTGTATGTACCATAGTATACTAAACGCTATAGACAAGACCTATAGAGAGAGTGGAGACGACGCTTACAAGTCTGCAGAGTCGGAAGTCTTCAGGAAGATGATAAAGGACAAGCTCTTTAGTACAGACTGGAATCACCCTCCCTATACTGTATGGGAGACGTCTGGACGTGGAAGCCTTCTCACCAACTTCGTGGAGACGATGGGGGCTGGCTTTGACCCTGAGGAGACCCTGAAGTTCATGGAGAAAGGCTTTTGCGACCAGCCATACTACATCTTCTACATCATAGCTAACGTAATAGAGAGGAACATAGTAGTATTGATGAAGAACAAAGGAGCTAAGTGGACGACCGACAAGTACCTGAGCACTAAGCCTGTGAGCAGGTGTATCATAGTATACATGGATGAGTATGCCTCTAGCAAGAAGGGAGACGAAGTAAGACGTTACTACCACTATTCAACTGTAGCCATAGAGCACGAGGGTAAGCTGTCTCTTGACATAGGGCTTAGTGACGAAGACATAATTCACGAGCCATACGATCCCGACCACACCAAGTTAATCCTCACTACTGCAGATTTTGAATGGCTATTCTTCCTGAGAGAGTACTCTACTTCAGTGCCTGAGATAAATGAGCTACTGTATAAGTACAGGTAAAGTCGAGGGTTCGTCTGGACGGGACCTGGGAGTCCTTGACTCCTGAACCGCATATACATCACAGTATGTATATTTGAGTAAGTCGAGAAGAGACAAACTACACAACTACGGCGTATTTAATTTTACGAAACATCTAAAGTCTAGAGTATGCCAAGGCACGGGATGAGCAAGTTCTTCGAGTGGGCAGACGACCTGTCTGGTGCCACCCACGTTCACGACGGTGAAACTGTCATAGTTCCAAGAGAGGAGTTCACGGGAATGATGACGGAGTACTGTGACGCCATCTACAAAGACGTGCCTTATACCGCAGACTATGTTGAGTTAAGTAAGTCTAGCTTCTGTCCTCTGGTGGTAGACGTGAAGATGACGTTTAGAGACATAGCAGACGACGAGGATCCCTTTAACGACAGGTTCATCATGATGGTCACGTCCTGCTGTCAGCAGACTATAGTAGACGTCTATACTACCTCGCAGAACCAGGACGAACTAAACGCTGTAGTACTGAGGACGTATCCTACGATCATGACTAAGGAGACTACATCCCATATTCGGATATGGTTTCCCTACGCTGTGACAGGCGACACTCGCTCTCTGGTGGACTATCAGGTAGAGCTGGTAAAGAACCTACGTCAGCATAACATCATGACGTCACTGGAGTACCTTCCCCTTGGTAACTTAGACGATAGCGTGAGCATCATGAAGAAGAAGTATCCTATGTACCTTTCTCAAGAAGAGGATGGTCCTCTTTACTACTACTATACTCTACTCGCCATGGAACCAGTAGCTACTTCCAGTCTGTCTGAAGACGTACCCATTACAGACTACACGATAGAACTGGGAGACATCTTCTCATACACTACTCACTCTCTCATTGACGAGATGGATGAAATAGACGACGCAGCTTACTACCTCCCTGTGATACTGAGTCCCAGCTACTACAACAATACCATGAAGTTCAACTACATAGAGAAGGGGGTAGCTTCCTCGTTGAAGTACCACAAGCTATACCAGCTTCCGTCTGACGTCTCGATGGAACGAGTAGAGAGTAATTCCTACATAAGGGCGATGGCGAAGAACTTCCTTAACATGATAGGGGACCATCGCTACTACTCCCAGACTAACTGGGAGGACGTGGGGATGTGTATTTATAATTCGTATAATGGAGAGATGGACGGTCTAACCCTGTGGATAGAATGTAGCGAGAAGGCCTATAAGAATGGAAGACCTGAGTTCATAGACATCCTGTCGAGGGCGATGGGAGGACTTTCCTACTCAATGGAGTCTATGTACCTTACCTTCCGACACAACAATCACCTTACCTACAAGACTCTGGCTTGGTTCGCGTCTAAGGACTCTCCCGAAAGGTACTCCTGGTGGCACCACAACTGGATCTGCTCAGCTCTAGCCATGTGCCTGCCTAACCGTGAGGACACCCTTGTGGCTCAGCTAATCTATAGAGTCTTCTGGCTAGACGTAATGTACTCCAATAAGATGTGGTACATGTTTATGAACGGCTTCTGGCGCAAGTGTCCGGATGGAGACAAAGTCAGACGAGAGATCTCGTGTGTCATGGTAGACATACTGGAGAAGAAGAAGGTAGAGCTATCTAACGACGCTCCCAGGGCCAACGCGACCGACAAGGCGAAGATAAACACCATGTTAGAAGACATCTGCAAGCTCACTTCTTCCTTTCTGAACGTAGCCTGTAAGTCTAAGTATATGAAGGAGCTCAAGCCCTATCTAGAGGTAGACGACCTCGCTAACAAGACCGACACTAACGTCTACGTACTTGGACTCCTGAACGGTATACTGGACCTTAAGGGAGACGCCCCTATTCACAGAAGTGCCAAGCCAGAAGACTACGTAACTAAGTGTACTGGAGTACTGTACCGTGAGTATAGCTGGAAAGACAGGGGAGTAGAATTCGTGATGGACTGGCTCAGGAAGATGTTCCCAAACAACGAGACTCTGGAGTACTTCCTGAAGATCTGTGCCTACATACTGGTGGGTACAAACCCCCATAGACTCCTGATCATCATTCTGGGAGTCATGGGATCAGAAGGTAAGTCGGTACTGGCTAGAGCGCTTAAGGACGTACTAGGAGACTACGCCATCTCACTACCTTCTTCCGCATACAAACAAGATAGTAAGAGAGGTGGTGCATGTCCTGAATTAGCTAGAGCTAAAGGCTGCAGAGCTGTAATCACTAGTGAAGTAACTGAAGAATCAGAGAAGCTCAGAGACGATGTAGCCAAGGCGATCGCTGGTCAAGACATCATGTTCCAACGTGGACTATACCAAGATGGTGGAGACATGGTACCTACTTTCATGTCTATCTTCCTCAGTAACGTAGAGATAGAGTTTAATCGTATGGACTCTGCGATGAAGGACAGAATAGTACTCTTCAACTTGAAGACTCGATTCTTCAGTCTACACTCTAACGATCCTAATAGAGTCTGTCCTAAGGATCCAGAAGAACAAAGACGTCGTCGTATCTATCCTAGAGACAACAAGTTCCCAGACAAGATAGCGGCTCACGCTTCCCACTTCCTATGGATCATCTCCCAGTACCATTGCTTGGTAGTAAATGAAGGTCTAGCTATGCCCAAGGAAGTCATGGACGACACTAACGAGTACACTGAAAGTCAAGACTACTACTCTGCATTCAAGAAGCTTTACATTGAAGCAGACGTAGACGCTTACTTACCTACTGGAGACTTAATAGACACCTTCAATACCTGGTTCCGCATTGAGTATCCATATGAAGCTAGACCTCCTAGACCTAAACACATCATAAACAACATCAGTACGTTCCTAGGTAGAGTAACAGGAGACGGGTGGGAAGGCTACACCCTCAAGAAGGGGTACGAAGACGACTCAGACGACGGCTACTAAACTGGGCGCTGCATCCATCAGAAACTTCAACTACAAATACACATAGAGATATGTATATTGAATACTGTACGATCCAAAGCGCGAAGACTAAGCTTAGGAACGCCAATATGTCTTTCTTTTTAGCCACCACTAAGCCACTCGACTTTACCATTTCAGTACTAGACTCCACAGGGGAGTACGTCCAAATGGGAACAGAATTAGTGGGTACTGGAACAAGCTCACCAAGTATCACTGAAACAGAAGCTTATAGCACAGGTCTCACCAAACTACTCTGGGCTAAACCAGTAAATCCACTCTTGTGGAGGAATGGACCGATGGGACCTCCCGGGAGCCTAGGTGTTAAGGGTCCTAGCTACTGTCTTAACTGCAGAACTTACGGGTGTGCAATCATGAAGAGCGACTTACGCGGTAAAGACTTGTACTTCTATCAAGTGGAAGTACCTGAGTCTTTACATGGTAATGGTCGCCTAGCTCCTCTACCAGGAAAAGAAGTCCGTCCATCTCCAGGTAGGGCCCTCGCTTCCCGTAACTGCGCTTGTGGTATAAACGAAGATGGGAGGCTAATAGTAGGTATCGTAAATTTCGAGTCGACTCGTGAAATACCAGTCTTCGATAATGTATACGATAACCTCAGGACTCTCGAGGTCGAACTCAATTGGGACCTGTACGACAAGTGCGGTAAACTCGACTTGATATTCACCAGGAGGAGCCAGGCTAAGTCAGCTAGAAAATAGACTTACACGACACCGATCGATATGTATCAGCCGATACACATGAGACACAACTCCCGAGTTAACTAGACCGGAAGAATGGACAAATCGCTTGGCCTATATCACATGGCTTTCATCATAGCTACTACTAACCCCCTTGACTTCAGCGTCTATATAGTAAATCAAGACGGAGAGTATGTAACGGCAGAGACTAAAGAACTAGGTGACGGATCCATGGCAAAGACTGTACTCGAATCTAACAAAGATAGACTACTGGAGCTACTTCAAGATATAAGGAGCAGTCATTATTTTATGACACCCGACACGCTTCCTGTATTACCAGGACAGTCTCCTCCAAGAGGGGCTCCTGGCATCATGGGTCCTCCTGGCGACCCGGGACCTCTCGGTGACAGGTACTGCTTCTCCTGCGGTGAAATGAGGACTAAAGAGATCCTTACGGTAATACACAGTGAAAACGCAGCCGGGAAGTATCTGTACGAGGTCACGGTACCTAGCTCCATATACGAGAATGGGACCTTTACACCAGACATGTCGGAGTGTGGTCACCCTACTACCTCAGACTGCCCCTGTAGCATAGACGAGAACGGAGAGATGTACATAGGTGGTAGGATAAGATCAGGTGCCGAAAAGGAGATCCACCTGTTCAACAACTCCTTCGATAACTTGGTTCACCTAGAAGCTGTACTAGAGTGGACAAGAGAAGGGAAGAAGGGTTCGTTCAGGACAGTATTTACTCAGAAGTCGAGGGCTAAGTCAGCCAGGAAATAGGTCTACTCAAGTAGTGAACCACACCGATATACATCAGACGAGGTATATGAGAGACTTTATTCACACCTAAACTATTCATCCTCCCGTAGAAACTAGATGAGCTCAGTACACTCTTATTACGCCAACATACTAAGACGTAAGTGCAGGGGTACGTTCCCTTACCTTAGTCTTACCATGGAGGAGAAACGAGAGATCTTTGGCTGGTTAATGGAAGACGAGAACTACAGTGCAGACATGGAAGACCAAGTTTATGACTGCTGCGGTCTACCTGCAGACTATCAGGGCTTTACCGTCTACATCAGAGACACTGCTAACTACAAGTGCTCCCTCTTAGCAGACAGCTATAACGACGTGGAAATGCTAAAGACCGAGAGTCCAGGAAAGAGTAACCACATAACTCCACTCCAAGCGTGGAACAACGACAGAGTCATGCACCAAGTCTATACTCACTTAGTCGCCGAGAAGAAAGACTTGACCCCTCAAAACATTAGACAAGCCATGTATATGAGGAATACTAAGGCGGCACCCTCGGGTACTGAACTAGTCATACGCCAGACTTCCTCTATGAGAGTAGGCTGGATGATAGGAGTAGCCTCTTACTTACTAGGTGAGACTAAAGGTAAAGCTTGGTTAGATCCTTCCGCAGGTTGGGGAGACAGACTCATAGCCTCTATAGTCATGGGAATGGAGTACAGAGGCTATGACCCTAATACTAACCTTAGACTGGGTCACTCCTCTATCCTTTCAGACTTTTCCAAGGACGGAGTAAAGAGAGAAGTCAAGTATGAATGCTTCGAGGATAGTCAACCCTGCGAAGACTACGACTACGAACCTCACTATGACATCGTCATGACCTCTCCACCCTACTTCAAGCAGGAAATATACTCCAAGGCTAAGACTCAGTCTACAAGTAGATACACAGAGTATGATACTTGGTTTGAATGCTTCCTAGTACCTCTCCTAGAGATTTCAGCAGCTTCAGTAAAGCCTGGAGGGTACATCTGTATAAACATCAACGACTACAAGGACATAGTCATATGTAAACCGATGGTCGAAAGGATGGAGTCTATACCGGGTATAACCTATATGGGAGTACTCTTCCTCAGTAATAAGCTGGCAAACCAGACCTTCAGACCAGTCTACGTGTGGAAACGTGAAGAGGAAGACCAATAGACATATGAATCGAGTAAATTCATATTAGCGTGAAGACTCACATGTAGTGTTTGATCTTGTGGTAGAGTGCGTCGGTAAAGCTGTGTAAGTAGATACAGCTTCTCATTGAACCATCATTGTCTTCAAATAGGTCTTCAGCACAGTGATGTAAGTGTTTGTGGAGAGACTTTTGATACATGTTACCTTTCTTGTGGGTAGGCATACACATGTGACCTGCTCTGGAAAGTCTAGAGCAGAGGAAGAGAATGATAGAGCTAATAGGTTCTCGTCTATGAACGAGGAGACAATGCTCCCCTCCCAATTCGTCGACTACCTTAATACGAATGATATCCATCTTAGGGCAATCACAGACGTCGTACATTAAGTCGTAAGCTTGAGGTAAGCTGTAGCGACAGTAGAGAGAGCACTCCTTACGTTGACACTTATTGTATTCACTGCAAGCATGAGTAGGAATTTGTGAGACGAAGTCAGAAGACCCGAAGGTATGTTTAAGGCTGGAAGAAGCTTTATGTGAGGCAGCTCCTAGTCCTGTAGCGATACCGATAGGTACTATGCCGAAAGGTAAAGCTCCAGCAATTCCTGTAGCTCCTACAATCGAACTGGTAGCCTGTGAAATGCCCATACTCTTAGCGAAGGTTTGTGCAGGCTTAAGGATTCTACTCTGCATGCTTCTGCTGTTAGTCATTGTACCATTAGTCATTGTACCATTAGTCATAGGAGACATACTTCCACTATTCATAGAAGCTCTAGTAGGAGACATAGTACCATTATTAGTCATTGTACCGTTAGACATAGGAGACATACTTCCACTATTCATGGTGTTAGTATAGGATGAACCTGACATAGAAGCTCTAGTAGGAGACATTGTACCGTTAGACATAGTACGATTACTACCCATACTTCCTCCGTTCATAGAAGCTCTAGTAGGAGACATTGTACCGTTAGACATAGTACGATTACTACCCATACTTCCTCCGTTCATAGAAGCTCTAGTAGGAGACATTGTACGATTACTACCCATACTTCCTCCGTTCATAGAAGCTCTAGTAGGAGACATTGTACTATTACTGACATTACTTTTTACGGATTGACCAGGGAAGTCTTGATACTCGTTCTCATCGTAGAGACTCACGATTTCTATGTCTTCAGGGTACTCACTATCGTCTCTTACTGTGAGACTAGGAGCTTCGTTATCTAAATTGCCGGCCTTGAATGATCCAAGTGATAGACTACGGGTTCTTGTTGATCTTGATGGCTTACTAGCTGGAGCTATCATACTTCCACGTGATTTGAGTGCAGATGGAGTAGATGGATACATAGTTCCTCTGCTTGGGAGTTTTCTGACTGATGTTCCAAAGGTACTAGGTCTAGTAGGCATAGATGGTCTTGTGACTCCTTCAGCTGGAAGGGAGGAGGATTGAGGTCTTAATGTTCCTGTTGAGTTGTACATTTTGACTGCCGTTTTTATGTACTTGTCATATAACTTCTCCAAGTTATATTTGTTATTCTTCTATCTTGAGAGCTGGAGGGGCACCAGAATCGTAGTCCTCTTCTCTCACGTACCCCATTTTAACGAAGATCTTATAGAGTTCTTCCATGTCTATCCTTATGTCGTACGATTCTAGTACCTCAGATAGGTTGTCGTTCCATGTAGGCTCGAAGTCCAGTACCCTAGTAGCTACAGAGTCAAAGTCTGTGACGTCTTCCCAGTTTCTATAGGCGAATAGTCGCTTACAGGCTTCCTCGTTCAGGCATTCTGTGTTTATCCTCTCAGGGAAGTTAGCTATGCATTCATGATCTCTGATTAACTTCATCGCCTTCACTGGACCTATTAGTCTAATTCTCTCGTTATAGTCGCAGCCTAATGTTATACACAGTTCTAACAGCTCTCCACTATCTAGTTCTAGTAGCTCTAGTAGTTTTGTCTTGATAAGGCACGTGAATGTCATGGTACGTCTACTCTTTGTAGGCTTAGCTTCCTTGATCAAGACTGGACAGCCCAATATCAGATCGCTGTCCCTACTGTATATACCCTCTACATACTTACCATACCAACCTAGCTCTTCGCACCCACAAAGAGACGTACAGAGTTGATCGGCCTCCATGAGAGACTTCATGGAAGGTATACCTAGAGCCGAGATGATCTCCTCATAAATTTCAGAGATACCTCTGTCTATCAAATTGTTAGACTTCATAGCGGCGGTAAGTTTGTTGCATCTGTCTGTACTGCTTCCGTACTCCTCTATCTCTTTTCTTAGGGAGTCTATCTTGAGCTGTCTTTTCTGAGCCTCTTCTGCTCTCTTACTTCTAGTATCCTTCTTCTCTTCAGGTGGAGGTCCATCCCAGACGAGTACAGGTACTATTCCGGCACGTAGCCAGTTCTTCAAGTTCTTCACACTGACTTGTACCCAGAAAGGGAGTATCTCGTCTGGAGTGGGGTCCCTTTCTAATACTTCGTCTCCCATTTCGCCTATCACGTAGCCCATAGCTTCGTAGTAGCAGACGTACATGAAGTTACCCATGTCTATAGCTATACGTTTACCCTTAAACATCTTAGAGCTATAGGACTCTACGGGATCCCATTGAGACATGTCTATCTCGATGTAGCTATCCTCACTGTCCTCTTCACTCTCCTCTTCCTCTGCTGCTCTCTTTGCACGTTTAGCCCTTAGCTTCTCTATCCGTCTACGCTCTTCCTCGATCAATTCTTGTCTGAGCTCTTCCAGCTCTCTCTTAATTACTTTACTGAAGTCTCTTATTCCCATCCTCTAGTAGCGTTCTTTCTGTGACTATTTAACTCTTATTATACTACCAGTGCGGTACGATATAGATCGTTAGATCTCTATCCTTCGAAGAGTTCACCATAGAGGTACTCTAAGTCCTTGGGTAAGTTACTCTTGAAGTAGTCGCCGAACCTGACTATCTTCTCAGTAGTCTTGATTTTCTTCTCTTTACCTACAGTCTTGTGGGAGACGCTGTATACTTTCTCCTTTATGTTCAAGTAGTACTTGTTATTCTTGAGTCTGGGTATGTGGTGAGGCTTACATATTACTACTACCTTAGTGTCTCTAGTAAGGAGTTTAGGGTCTATAGTACTTAGCTTCCTATACTCTATCTTTATGTTGTGCTTCACAGGTATGTCTAAGCCTACTCTCTCCCATTCTAGAGTTGGGTTGTCGTCTGAGACTGCTTTAAAGAGTACCACTGCTTTATCAGTAGTCTCGTCTGCGTTCACTTGCATAGGAGTCCCCACGTTGAGGATCTTGTCCTTCAAGAATTCGTAATCGTGTATGTGACCAGTCACTACTAAGTTACAGCTTTCTGGGATGTAGTCCCCTGTTGTGCTTACTCTATTCTTAGACAGTCTGATCCCCTTGAACTCTTGGTGAGCAAATACTATCTGGTACTTAGATAGTTCATACTCCTCTAGTATCTCATTAAACCTACCAGTTGGGAAGTAAGGTACCGCAAGGTAGTCCTGTCCCTTATAGCTGAACTCTACGGGTTCGTCTACTACTACCACCTTGTCACTTATCTTGTAGGCCTCAAAGCCGTGGTCTTTAGGCGGGTAGCACTTGTTGTTGGGAATGTCGTGATTACCTATGAGTAAGTATATCTTATCTGTATAGGTACTAAGCTCGTTGATAAATGAACAGGCTCTACCGTGTATAGTAGCGTACATCTTGTTAAAGGTGTGTAGTGTGTCTCCCAAAAGAACTATGAAGTCTGGACGTCTAGTCTTTACTAGCTTAATAATCTCCTCACATAAGAGGTTAGAACGTCTCACGTTGTCTGGACCTCCCTTGAAATGGAGGTCTCCGATAGCCATGAAGTCATTAAAGTCTCCTTCGTACATCTTTTCTACTTAGGAAGCTAGATTATAAGTTAGGTTCGGTTTACCTCTGTCACTTCCACTAACCTCTGCTGTGGTAAGCAGCTTGTCTAATGTACATGGTTTATGTACATTGTGAGGAGTTCACTTGTTACCTCCGTATTTTCTACCTATATCTTTGACCCAGTTGCTCTCGTACTTCTTTAGCTTTCGTTTACCCATCGTCTTCTTATACGGAATTACGTGTGTAGTCTTCGACTTGTCTACCTTAACCTTGTAGTCGACGTAGTAGGTACCAGTCTCCTCGTCCCACACGAGACCCTTTATGTCGTAGATGGCCGAGTCTCGTATGACTACCGTGAGTGCCTTACGTCTAATACCATTATTTATGATGCCCATTAGGCTTTCCTTCTCAGATTCATCCATTCCTGCGAACATACTGATTATGTCTACGTACCTCTCGAGTAGATTGTGTTTAGTCACGTCGTTACAGAGAGACCATTCTTTGATGACCATGTACCTATCTTTACACCTAGAGGTTGTCTTATTGTTGATGTAGCAGTTCTTGGATAGGAACTTCATGGCAGAAGAGACCATGGACTTAGTATCGTCAGTATTGAAAGATACCTCGTCTCGTTCCTTACCCCAGAAGGATAGAGTACCACTGTCGTAGAAGCATTTAGCAGGCATTTTACCCCTAGCCATTTCGTCAAATCGCTGTCTCCAGTAGTCGTCCGATATAAAGTTGGCGCAGGCTTCCCACTCTTTATGAACGACTTCTTTCCCCAGTCTAACTCCTTTGGCCATGGTAAAATCTTTTGTTTTATCATAATTATGCGGAGGTTAGTAAGTTGTTTACGAATTCCTGGCGTCTATCTATCTCGTCTTGAGTCAGCTGAGTAATGTCTCCAGTAGGATAGAAAGCGTTTAGCGATGGATCGGGTGCTATGTTATCCTTACTGAATATAAAGGTATTATTACGATATGTCTCGAACAGGACGACGAAATAGGCTGCTACTAGTACAGCGAGGATTATGGCAGTTATTACTATGGCGTTCTTAGTACTCTTACTAACCTCGTCCGGATTCTGACTCATTCTTCAGTACTTTTGATAGGCTGGACTTCCGTACTGTAGTCATCTTCTTGTGATTTCTTAGCGGAGTGTCTAGCTAGTAGTACTATTATTATGACTACTACTATGAATATGGCTAGACCTATCGCTGTGTAAATTAGAATCTTAGACGAGACAGTGGAGGTACAGGTGTAGGTATTGTTTTGTAGCGTACAGTTGTCTCCGTTCGCACAGGGACCAAAGCAGTTGTCGTCTCCACAGTACATTCCCGAGTCGCAGTACATGTAGGCTTTAGCGTCCTTACACTGTTGAGGGTCGGTCCATGCTGGCATTAGACCACTCGTTTGTGTGAGGTCTTGAATAGCCTCTCGTCTTCCGCTTATGTTGACCCCCTGATTGTTATTGCAGTCTCTCCAATAGTTAGTAGGTAAGAGGTAGGCACGATCCAATACCATAGTCTCTCCACTACTATTGTCGTAGACTGACACCTCTCGCTGTGTACCGTTTATGTTAGCGTAGAAGGTATACATAGACATAGACAGCAGACCGTCTGTGAACTGAGCACGCTCTGACTCGAGAATCAAGTTAGCACCTACCTGAGATTCTCCTAGTGTGACAATACCTGTATCACTATCATATGAAGTACCGACTCCAGCGTTCCAGAAGGTATCATATAGGCTTACTATCGTGTCTCCATTATCGTTAGGTACCATAGTGAACTGGAACGCTGAAGCTTGTCTAATAGAAACTGAGTCGACAGAGGTCCATTCGTACATGAAGTCCCTATTCCTAGTCAAGAAGGAGTAGCCGTATTCAGGAGTCCCCCAACATATGGCAAACGAGATCGTCGGGTATATCTTTCCGATAGGAAATGGTTGTGACATTCTTTTAGTATAGTATTCACCGGTTCAGTAGAAGTATGATCTATCTGATATAAATAGGATTTATATCTAGACTAGTCGTCCATAGCACTAGCTATCGCTAACCTTTCCTCTGAACTCTCAAGGCGCTCGCTCCAGTCTCCTGGGATCTCATCGAGAGTATAGCACTTTATCTCTGAGTCAAAGTGAGCTGCTACTCCTACGATACCTTTTGTATCGATCTTTACTGAGTCCAGCACGTCTCTAAGTGGACAGTAGATACCACAGGAAGGCTTTACGTCCATGATTAGTTCATCCATGCCAGGAGACTCGTGAACTGCTACTAGAGTTAGGGGATACTTATGCAGCTTACGTACAAATATGTGGAGTCCATTCACGTTTATGTCGTAGGAGTCATTGTCTATAGGTTTGAGAGAGTTCACGTACTGCTCACTAGCTACTTGTATGTAGTGCTTGTACTTGTAGATAGTAGCGACTAATACTACTAAGAAGAGAGCTGACATAAAGAAGAGAGCTCCAAAGACTATTGCTATGGTACCCGCTAACCTACAGTCGCATTCTAGAGTATCGTGACGTAAGCTTATTTCCTGGAGCAGTCCGTCTGACATACCTTTGATAATACTTTTCTGTACAGTGTAGTGGAAGTTTAAGTAAGATATGTCGACCGACATGTCTAATATTACTTCTTGAAGAGACGATCGATGGGTACCCACCTTATTTCGTCTGTAGACTTGAACTTAGTTGCCTCTTCGGTACAATAAGTCTTCGAGTCTATTTCTTCGTTCACACCGTTCAAGAGGAGAGGGTCTGGCTTCTCAAGGAGGTAGCTACCGGTGTCTAGACAGTTCAGGATCTTAAGGATGTCTATAGCAGCTTCTTTCTCTTCGGGAGAGTAGCGTAGTGTATACTTCAAGAAGGTATACGCGCACCTGATGTCGCAGAAAAGACGCTCACAGTCGACTATGTGTAAAGTGTAGGTACTCCCGTCCTTGTTCCCTATATTGTAGGAAGTTAGCTTAAGAGGTACTCCGACAGGATTCTTCCCTACTATCTGGTAGCAGTTGTTACATGGTTTCGTAGTGGGTAACTCTATGCTATCCTTAGTGAAGTATCCACAGAAGATCCTGTTCTCTCCACTTATCTTCTCTTTAGCCGTTACTATGTCTACGTCTACCTTATTACACCTCTTGAGCTTACCCGATAGTACTTTGTTGACTAACTTGAGGTCTACATGCTTGACGAAGATACCGGTACTCATGGAGCCGACGATAATTTTGTCTTTCTCATCTTTTTAAAGTAAGAGGATGGAGCCAGAGATAGAAGTCTACACCGGTCCTATGTTTTCAGGAAAGACCTCTTCCATATGTAGTGCCCTCAACACATTATCTCAATTCTCAGAGAAATGCGTCCTAGTAAGACCGTCTATAGACAGTAGAGTCTATCTTTCTCACTCTAACATCATTAGGGCTTCAGAAGAAGACTTTGGGTTCGAGACAGTCAGTGTAGATAAGTTAGGAGACCTAGACGTGTCTGGCTATGATTTTATCGCCGTAGACGAGGGCCAATTCTTTGAAGATCTTAAGACGGTAGTAGACTGGAGGTCTCAGGGAAAGAAGGTCTTCGTAGCTTGTCTTAGTTCAGACTTTAGACGTGAGATATTTCCTCGTGTAGCCGACATCATACCTCATGTCACGCTCCATCAACTCAAAGCAGTGTGTATACATTGTAGAGACGAAGGAAGACACGACTTCATTACCGCTACATACACTAAGCGTATATTTGGAGACGACAATCAAATAGCGATAGGTGGAGCTGAATCGTACGAAGCTAGATGTCCAGTCCACTTCTGATATGACTAACTTTAGTCATATACTTAATCTCTGTACTTACCTGCCTGTTCAGTAACGACGAAGTCTAACTTCTGTTCCTGTGTAGGCATAAAAGTCTTGTACCATAGAGTATTGCCACCTATTACTAGGCCTTTAAGACCATGTTCAGCTACCATTTCGGCTGTGACAGTCTTGGGAGGCTCTGCATTCTCATTACCTTCCTCTTCTTCACGAGCCTTCTTTGCTTGTTCTATGGTCTGACTGATCATCTTCTCACGTTCTTCTTTCACCAAGTTGAACTCTTCCTCAGTGATTACGTAGAGGTGCCGTTCCGGAGAAAGGTAGTCGGTAACGTTAGACCAGATGTAGTGACCGTTATCAGACTTTAGCAGCATTACGTTAGGTCTATCCGATATATAGTCACAAACGAAGAGTACTGTTAGCTTACCTAGTTCTTCAGGTCTTAACATGGCTTTTTCCTAAGGTAGACCTAAGTCTTAGGAAAAGACTCGACTATGGGAAACGTAGCAGAAGGACTCAACTCCGCAGAAGGTCAAAACATGATGAACACTATGATGTCTCAAATGCAAGGACAAATGGGTGAACAGGTAGCTGGAGCTATCTCATCAGCCGACGGATGGTTGAACGCAGTCAGATGGAGCTACGAAGAAACTACTTCTAAGGGTCTACCAGAAGAACGAGTCACTACTAAAGTGGTAGAAGTTCAACTAGGAGCTTTACTCACTAAGAAAGCGGTAGATACAGTTAAAGAACTTAGAAACAGTAGTACTTCAGGTACATGCTGCATCGAACCTCGCAACTCTGGGTCACCTAACCCAGTCCGAGTCTCTTTTACCAAGGAAGAAGCCTTAACGGACTTGAGAACTGACTTGGACATGATCTTATCTAGAGACAATGGAACTATCACTAGAGGGGTAGCAGACGCTCAAACTCGTAGAGCTTCTCTCATGTTAGGTCTTGGATACCATGAGTGTGAATTAAGCGATGAGGAATTGAGTGGCTTGATGGATAGAGTCACATCAATCTTATCAGACGGAGAAGACAAAGAGCTTAGCTCCACATGGGGTATGTTCGTCGAATCATACTCTCAAGGTGCTACAGTAGACGGACGTGGTCCTTCCGATTATAGCTGCACCGTATCAGACCTTGAACGTAACTTAGCAATGGAAGAAGACGACGGAGTAGACATCACTGACGAAGTCTTAGACTTGGAATAATCATATGTATAAACGTATACATATAGTCTGTAAAACCGAGAATGGACAGCTGGCTCAACGCATTGAGGGTCTCTAGTACCACTACTACTCCTGAACGAACAAGTACAGTAGTGCAAGAAGTTCAATTCGGGACTACTCTAGTCTCATACTTAGAGGACTTTATTAAGGAAGTCTACCCTAGCGATCCACTTAGCTCGTCTACTGAAGGTAGCATATCTCCAGAAAGCTGGGGTATAGTACCTGCTGGTGGAACTACTGAACCTACTGAAGATAGTAGACCAGAGAATACAGCTACTGAATCTGCTGAAGAGAGGACGGACGGTTTAATCGAGAAGATATCTGGAGTAGCAAGAGATGCCATGACTTCTCCTTCAAAGAGTCAGACTTCATTGAACAAGCTTGGAAAGGCTACTGAAGAGACAATAGCTTTCGCTGAGAGTAAAGTTGACAAGATGACATTTACAGACGACGCAGCAAACTACGCTATGAATGGCGCCCAACAAGTCTTGAACAACATGAGAGGAAGTGGACAAGGTATAGACTCTGTAATTGATACAGTGACTGGTAAACTAAACACTATTTGGGATGAAAGCGAAGGTACTACTCCTAATGAGCGTATAAATCACACGTTAGACTCTCTCTTGAAGGAAGTGGACATGTCTAGGATTGGTCCTGAAAATGCAAAGATGGTGGGAGAAGTCTTCGGCAAGTTCAAGAGCTTGAGTACTAAAGACTAATGTCTTAGTACGCCTAGTAAACCAGTAGGTTATATGAATGGAATTATTCATATTGAAGTATAGTGGGTTGGTGAACCAGTACGCCTAGTACCCTAGAAGACTAAGTCTTTAGTGGTGATGTCGTTTCCGTCTTGTCTTACTGCTATTGCAGGACCATTGATTTGGATGCCCGCTAGCTTAGAGGCTGGCTTGTTCTTCTTCTTGTTTACGTTACAGTAGTTGAAGATTATGTCTGCACCTTCTTTGTTAGTCCTAGAATGGTAGATGACTTCATCGTGTCCAGTCTTAGACTTGAGGATAGTATGGGTAGGTCTAGTTCCTCCTTGTAATAGTTTTACCTTCTGATTCTCGAATAGGACGTAGCTAGGTAAGCTAATGGTCTTCTTCTTGAACATGTTACACATAGGAGCTAGGGCTGCCTTGGCTGCTTGTCTTTCCTGTGGGTTAAGTCCAGGTAGTCCGTTTACTGCAGCGTCTATGTCTATATCCTCACCTTCATCCATCTTGGCAGAGAGACTTTCTACTAGCTGTTCAATGGCTGACTTGTTTTGATCTACGTACTCGCCAGCTACCTTGCTTACTTGAGGAAGTTGTTTAGGATCAATGGACCCTCTAGCCATCTCTAATGCAGTCTTTTGCGCTTGCTCTTTGACTCTTTCAGCTGACATGGCGTTGTGCTGTTTAGTCTCTAGTATATTTATGGTTAGATAAATATGTCTTAGGTACTAGACCTAGAGAGGCGTAGCTCTGCAGTCTCCACTATCTTCTTATACTTCCTCCTTACTACTGTCTCTTTGAGGTTTCTTTTCTCACATATGTCAGTCACGTCTATCTGGGACATGATGTCTATACTATCACAGTAATACAAGAAGATGGCTACGTACATGATGTCTATACGCGTACTGAATATTTCCTTACAGCAAGCGGCTAGCTCGTCGATAGTAAGCTCCATAGCCATCATGTGAGTGTCTGGGTCGTCTAGGTATTCTCTTACTAGACGCTCCACTTTAGTCACCAATTCTTCAGTCATGTTACCTACTGGAGTCTTTATGTGCTCGTTGAACTTGACTGAGGCTGAGACTTCTTTCTTAGTGAGGTTCAGTTGAGACGCTACATCTTTACAGTCTACCTTTGTAGAGTGTTCACGAGTCACGTGGCAGACCAAGTAGTATATGAGCATGTTAGTCCTTCTTTCTCTCAGTACTCCTATTGTATGTGTGTCTCGTCTTATCGCTACTATCTTATCCTTGATGTTACGGTCCAGTGTCTCGTCTATCTCCCTTCCTCTAATGTCTCTCAAGATGATCTTGTCGACCTTGGAAGTAAAGGAGTCTATGGAGGCGAGTCTCTCCTTCGGCATTAGTTAACGGTTTATAGCACTACTGTGCCATAATTAATGTTTGTTGTAGGTTCCCCAGTTAATACTAGGGAAAGGCTCTCTCTAGCCTATTCAATAGCCCTCGCTATCTTCCTCACTACTCTCATAGTCCCAAGATAGATTGGTTGTAGCTGGAGGTACACTGCTAGCAGGTTCATCCTCTTCTTCAGCCCTTCTCTTTGCTAGCTCTCTAGCCTCCTCGATCTCGTTCTTTCTTACTAGGCCTAAGAGCTCCTTCCTGACAGTATAAGCTGAGTTAATGTCCATAGAGTTAACCCACTTCTCGAAGAAGGAGAAGAGGTCCACAAGACCCATGTCTAAATCAGGATTAGCTCGTTTGATAGGATCAGTATACTCCTTGAACCATTGGTAAACCTTATACCTTCTGTCCTTAGTGTAAGATCTATCCTCCATCTCTGTTTCGTCGAGCTTCTCGTAGCGTTCCATCTCGAACAAGAACAAGGTAGCATGTTTAGCGAGTACATCAGCTGTTTCAGCTTTGATAGCTTCTATTACTCCACCTTCCCTGATCTTTATGTCCTTGAATTGGTAGTACTTGTGAGGTGGTAAGCAGAGTAAGAACTGCAAGAAGACTAACTTCTCGATCACAGCCCTATAGTTGTCCGGGTTATCTTTCTTGATAGCGTTCAACATGTCGTCTGGGTCGTCTTGATAGTCTTCAGCTGTATACCAAGCTCTGACGTCTCCGTCTTCGTCTTGTATACGTTCCATACACTCGTCCAAGATCTCTGGTTTGAGGTTAGAGATCCTGAAGTTAGCTGCATAGCTAGTGAACTTATCCTTTATAGTAATCTCGAACTGAGCGAAGTTGTGTATCATACTTCTGTAAGCGTCAGGGTAAGGAGAGACTAAAGGTCTCATGTACCCACCCATAGCTATTACTCTAATAGGTTTCAACCCTTTATCTACCTTGAATATGTGGAGAGTCTCTCCAAAGTTCTGCATGAATAGAGGATTGGTAGGATCATAGGTACCATCATTGATATAGTTCTGTACTTCAATGTCGTCAGGTACCTCTTGGTAACCACAAAGTAAGTGTTGTCTAGCTTCTCTTCCATTAAGTGAAGGTAATCTAACTGTACCAGTAGGTGCGATATATCCGCTAGGACCTACCTTATCTACTGGTAAGCTAGTGTGTTCGAAGATACCAGGTACAGCACCATACTTGTCGAACCAAGAAGTAGTCTTTTCTCCTACGTAGACCATGTAAGGTTTAGAGATACGTCTCTTACTACAGAAGGAGTTCTCAGGTCTAATCAACAAGAAGTAGTATACTGTACTGCTGAACTTACCAGGAACGAAGAGTTTCTTAGCCTTTAGTCCACTTACTTCAGTAAATAAGCTTAAGTAGGTCTTACTATCGCCAGCACTCATACCAGATACTGAGGTGTGAGTATTAATGGATAGTCCACCGTCCTTGTTAGCTGTTACTACTAAGAGAGTATTACCTTCGATATAAGGTTTAATCTCCCCATCGATCTTCATCTTCTCTAAGCCAGGTTTATCGCTTCCGTTGTTCATCTCCAACTTAAGATAGTTACCGTCTAGTTGAAGTTCACCTACCGGTAAAGAGATTGGAGTATACCCAAAGGTAGTGATTACTACACGATCGTTTTCGTCGATCAACCATCCTCTGATAGGTCCAGCAGCAGGATTAATAGGTTTGTTATTCCTATTGTACTTGTTGTAGTGGATCTTTCTTAAGGTTACGGTCTTACCGCCTACATCGAGGTCTATAGTCTTGATGACAGACCAAGATCCAGCCAAAGAGGTGACAAGCTTATCTTGTGATGTTAGTTTGCCAGCTTTGGATGCTTTGATAGATTGTTTAGTAAAGGTCTTAGTACTCATTTGGGGGTGATAGTGTGGATTGGACTAATGTTTTATATACCAGTTACTGGTATATATAAATACCTTCCGCGTACAGTGATATAGCAGTGGGTTATATGTTTTCTCTTCCAGTCTCATAGAGTTCGTGAAGGTGTGGACCTTGAAGACACCTCTCTCGCTTCATGATAGTAGTGATGAAGTCTCTTACTCTGTACAGTTCCTTATCTTCCTTGTCGCACAGTTCCTTTAGTGAATCGCTCTCGAACGGAGGTATGAGTATTCTATTGTACTCGTTACAGCTAGTGGCCACCTTGTTGTCGTCTATTATGACTAGCTGTTCTAAGTTCTTTAGTCCCAGTATATCCTTGACTACACTGAGCTGTTTACGGTAGTCGGAGATAGGACCTTCCAAGTCGTCTCTAGTGAGTATGAGGTCAGGAGCTTTACCTCTGGAGAAGAGTACCTGTACCATCTTCTCCACATAATCTCTGGTGCCTGCACTCCATACTACAAAATAGTCGAAAGTCTGTTGTCCCCACTTTATGAAGTCGTGAGCTCCCTGTCTTATTAGACCGTATATGATGATAGGTTGTGAGGAAAGCTTCTCTGGCTGTACTACCTGTTTGTACAGTCTGTCTCGGATCTTCTGACATAGTCCTCTCACGTCTTGGTCGGAAATAGAGTCGTCTCCGAAAGTATGTACTAACGTTTCGTCTATGTCCACTACTAGTACTCTCGTCATTTTTCTCTATATTAAACTCTCTCGGTTTAATATGCGTAGTTACAGACGTTCGTAACGTGTACAGGGAGTCTTTCCCTGATGTAGTCGTCTATGTCGTCTATCCCGATGTAATGAGGCACGGTGATTAAAGTTACTCCGTTCTCTTCACACAGCTTATTCTTAAGCGCGTCTCTTTCCTTCTGTCTCTCTAAGTCGTGTATAGTCTTGTGGAACTTAGGTACGAATTCTAAGTGCTGTCTACCATTGTACTCGACTCCCAACCTGAGACATTCGTTGTAGCAGTCTATCTCTAGCCTATACCCTGTAGTATTGACGAGCCAGTCTAGGTCTCGTGTACTAGGGAAGGGTACTCCATAGTGGCGTTCCAAGAAGCACCTGCACTTGTTCTCAGGAGGACTCTTACCCTTGTATCTGGGTTGAGAATAGTCGCACAATCCTTCTCCTATGTCTGCAGACTTTACTTCTTTGATCTTCGCGGAAGGAGAGGTGATCGGTTCAACTGTCTCCAAAGTGAGTCCCTTCCTCTTGCAGACGAAGAGAGTAACGAAGATAGCTACTATTACTGCAGCAATATACACGCCATACTTGTGTATATCCATCTTTGCTTTTTATACTCCTGGACATCTAATTTTCATACTCTCCAACATAGGAGCTAGGTTCTGTCCTAGATTCTCTATGTTCCTAGCTACACTGATGCAAAGGTGTAATGTATTTATACAGGCTACATAGGTCTCCTCGTCTACCGCGGAGTCCATCGACCTCTTGGCCTCTAGCATTTCACGACAGAGTCCCTCTTTAAACGCGTCACAGTAGTAGCTTATTTCTTTAGCTTGTTCACACTTCTCTTCCAAGGTAAGGGACATGTCGTAGACGCACGAGATCAACATCTCGTCGTACCTGTTCATCCAGCTTTCTTCTGAGAGTCTTTCAGGAGATACTAAAGGGTAGACGACAGGACATCGAGCAGGTGAGTCTGATGAGTCGTCATAAAGAGTGACGTAGGTAGGTTCGCTGAGAAAGTCAGGTCTGACCTTCATTACAGCTATAGTATTATGGGATTCTTCGACCGCACCGTCACATGACGGTACTATGACATCATAAGTTCCTTTAAGAGACGCTGACGGTCCATTACCTTTTATCTCTCTCAACCTGATCCAAGGATTACTAGGTTTGACGTCAGTGTAAGTATAGCATACTCTACCGCTAGAATGTCGTACTTTAATAAAGTATATACCAGAGTTCTCCGTACACCTGAGGATCTCAAATGTGTCTGGAATGTTACCTTTCAGGTGGTGTCTGACGATATTGTATAGTTCCATCGAGCTGTTTTTACGTGAGTTACTTTAGACTTAGGTGTGTATATACTTCGAGCTGAAGTGTATGTTAATTTAAGTCAGAGACTAGACGCACGCTTAGAGTGAAGGCCAGAATCTGCCTACTGAAGCTGGATTGACTCTTTGTGGTAAGAAAGGACCATCTCCACCAATTACTGAGTTACCAGGGTAAAGTTGAGTAGCTGGGAAGACAGTCATGTCTAATTGGTTAGCGAAACCATCCCAGTTTCTACCAACGAATGCCCAAGGGAAGGCTACTGCAGCTGGAGTATCTGTGAGGGTTATTTCTTCAGTATGTACTTCTGTATTGTTGTCGGTACCGTCTAATGGTACTGAGACGTATGTAATTGTTACTCTGTCTCCTACGGAAGCGGTGAGTTTCAAGAATGAACTGAGGTTGTGTTCACAAGCTCTTTGTCCGAGGTTGTATTGACAGCCTCCAGTAATACCGATTTGAGTAATGATGTCTCCAGGTTTAATGTCAGTACCTAAGAGAGGTGAGACTCCGATAGGGTTAGGAGCAGAGATGTTTTCGTTGGTGATAATGCCTTCTACGTCAGCTGTTCCAGGGATGAGTGGAGCTGTACTTACTCCTCCTAAGATGAATCTAGATCCACCAGCTTGACCGTTTGTGTTGTCAGGATTGAGACCCGCTACACCTAATAGTCTGAGACCAGTGATAGCCTTGATCTTAGGTCCGTTACCTACAAAGGCACCATTTACTGCGGTAGTGTTTAAAGCTGGGTAAGGTGAAGCTCCTGAAGTGTAGTCTTCAAGGAATTCATAGCCACCTTCATTGACTTCATAACCGATACCTATGTAAGCTTGTCTAAAGGCGGTGTATTGAAGACCTTGGTATTTATAGATGAGCACGTCGCGTGGTTTATCTTTACCTCCACATGATTGTGAGTGGATGATGGCTGAGACAACACGTTGAAGGGTTTCGAAGTTAGGACCAATAAAGAGGTCGCTTCTTTGTGCATCGGAGTAGAGGAAGTCTCCAGTGTATGAACCTGAGATCATACCTAAGACTTTACCTTCGCTGTTAATGACTGCTTGTCCGTAGAGTGTTTGAGGGAGGTCAGCTGCTACTAAGAGAGATTCGGGTAAGAAGAGACCTGATCCGTCTGTAAAGAAGGAGTTGACTACTTGACCTTTGAAGCAGACTGGTGGTCCACCGTGGAATCCCCATCTTCCACCGTTGTTAGTGATGATGGAGCTTGGGATCCCTACTTCACTACATGGTTCAGGGAACATATTACAGATAGACTTTGCGGTAAGACCAAGGTGGAGGTATTCGTGGAAAGGATATGATTTGACGCAGCTGTCGTTGAAGCAGTTAAAGACGTACTTACATCCGTTTCCGGTACTTTCGATACCTAAGATTGATCCAGTACCGTAGTTCCATCCGCTATTTTCAGGTGCTAATTGAAGTACTGCGATATCGTCTGATCCTGATGCTCCGATAAGGACCGCTTTCTTTTGCATTGAGAGGAGATCGTCAGCCATACCGTTGACTGTTACAGTAATAGATGAAGCAGGAAGAGGTAAGTTTCTCATGACTCCATCAGGAGGAGCAGCGTTGTATGCATAAGCAGGTAACGCACCTGATGAGAGGGATGGAGGTGCCAATACTGTTTGAGCAGTAGTGATGACGTATCCATCTCTAATGAGGAAACCATTGCTGATTCTTACTGCTGTAGTATTAAGTATAGCTTCGTCTCCTGTTTGTAAGAAAGGTGTGGAAGCGATGACTTGGACTGATGCCTTTGTGTACTTTTGGTATGGGAAGCCGTTTTGCATTGTGTGTTTTAGTATAGAAACGTAGGAAAAAATAATCAGCAGAAAAGATGACCATCTACGGGGGGTTCGTGTCCAATGTTCATAGTCATTGTGTGTACGACATAAGTATAGACGGAATCGACAAGATTCCAGGTGTCCAAGGTACCACTTACGTCTACGACTCGGTTGATCTAGACACTATGGAGGTAGTAGGTACGTATGAAGCAGTTAGTTTTCCTTGCAGGATAGCACGTCTAAAGGTACGAGGAGGGGATGAGAGACGTCACCCCAAATCTTTAGTCAGAGCCGCTACCTACAGCGTTTCTACTCTGTTCGCTAACCACGACAACAAGGTAAAGGTAAGAATAAACAAGATAGACGACTCTGGTAGATTAATAGTAGACATATATTGTGGGAAGGAAAGTGTCTCTAAGTACTTAGCGGAGTCCTTTCCCACTATGTACTCTTTATCTTAATAGATGTATCAGCTGATACATCTGCTCTTTTGTTAGGAGTCGCTATACGTTAGTAGTAGACTTTGTACCTTACTAACGTATAGCACTGAGAGATCACCTCGGGTATATCTGACCCCTTCATATCTGTTATATCTACTACCTTTTCAATGAAAGGATAGAGTACGAGAAGATAGTCCTTCCCGCTAGAATGGAGCTCCTCTATAAGGTCTTTAGGTACCCCCTTACCTTCCCTCTTCTTGACCTTACCTAGTCTAGCCTTTATGACGGTAATCGCGGTAGTCTCGTCATTCTTGATCGAAGCTCTTATCATGTCGTCTATAGTGCCCATTAGACTGTGGAGCATACTGCTTCCAGCCTTCTCTTGGGTATGATGTGGGTCTATAGGAGTTATGTAGGTCATTTGTACTGGACACTTCTTAGATATGAGTTGATCCGCGAACTGGTTAAGTGGTGAGGCAGAGGAGACTCCCCCATCTTGATACTCGTACCCGTTAATGTTGATAGCTGGCACGATAAGAGGTATAGAGGCGGAAGCCTGACAATACATGTAGAAGTCCTTACACTCTTCAGAGGGTTCATCTCTTACTCTGAAGTTAGTGGGAACCTTGTTACACAGGTTCTCAGGCTTCTCTAGAGTCTTGTTGTATACACCTACCCAGATCTCAGTCTTCTCCTTTATACAGTCTATGTAGGAACAGAAGAAGTCCTTCGCTCCGTCTCCGCTGTCGTAGAGAGTCCCTTTGAGCATTACCCCCATGTATCTAAACATAGTATTGGTAGAATGTGTCTTAAGTAGGAAAGAGGAATCGATCCTGGAGGCTAGCCTAGACATCATATAGGGATCCCATCTTGCTCCCTCTGCAACATGTACAGCTACGTTACCTCCCGATGAGCACAGGCAAACGTCTGGTCTGTATCCCATGTTGGCTAAGTGCTGATTGGACGCGATCTGGTGTACGAAAGATCCACCAGAGACTGGACACACTAAGACTTTCATCTTTTGATGTATATACATTTACTTATGTATATTGGGGGTGTAGTCATTACTCTCGTTTATAATACAGGTTTACTCTGAGCTACTTTCAGACTCGTCGGACTCTTCGTCTGCTGGTTCTTCCTTAGGCTCGCTCTTCTCAGACTCTTCCTTAGCTTCACTAGGTTCGCTCTTTTCAGACTCTTCCTTAGGTTCACTAGGTTCTTCCTTAGGAGGTTCATCGTTACTAGACTCGTCTGAGCTAGAGTCTTCTACTTCCTTCTTAGGTGAAGGCTTAGGTTCTTCTTTAGGTTCACTCTTCTCAGACTCTTCCTTAGGAGGTTCATCGTTACTAGACTCGTCTGAGCTAGAGTCTTCCTTAGGCTTAGGTGCAAGTTTAGTAGCCTTCTTAGGTGTAGGCTTGATTGCTTTCTCTGATGGTTCCTCAGAGGATTCGTCTGAACTAGAGTCTTCTACTACCTTCTTAGGTGAAGGCTTGACTGGTCTCTTAGGTACAGGTTTAACTGACTTCTTAGCTGGTTTAACTGGTTCCTCAGAGGATTCGTCTGAGCTAGAGTCTTCTACTACCTTCTTAGCTGGTTTAACTGGTTCCTCAGAGGATTCATCGGAGCTAGAGTCTTCCTCTACAGCTTTACGTTTATTGGTACGTTTAGGAGGTGCTGTCTTCTTAGGTACAGGCTTGACTGACTTCTTAGCTGGCTTAACTGGCTCCTCAGAGGATTCGTCGGAGCTAGAGTCTTCTACTACCTTCTTAGATGCTTTCTTAGGTACAGGCTTAGCTGACTTCTTGTTTGACTTAGAGGGTTTCTTGACTGGTTCCTCAGAGGATTCGTCTGAGCTGGCGTCGCTGTCTTCTGAGTCTTCGCCCAAGACTTTCTTGTTGTAGTCTTCCATGTACGGAGGAAGGCCTGATTCAGTCTTGGAGCGTACACCCATGAATTGGGAGAAGCCTAGCTTTGTTAGCTCGTCTTTGTCCTTCTTATTCAGACAACGAATAGTTCCATCTTTGTTCATCACACCTACTGGTAAGGTTGAACGTATAGGAAATACGAACCTGGTACCAGCAAGGAGTCTCATAGTATTACACTTCTTGATCGACTCAAAGTCTGGATCTGCTGATTTAGACTTCAAGCCGCGTTTAGCTTCCTTCTTTGTACCAGGATTAGCTACTCTAGCTGTTTTACCCGGTTTACCCCTTCTACCTGAGAGGAGTCCTAGAAGGTGCTCTTTGCGTCCAGCGTTTCCTATACACTTAGAACAACCTATCCCCTCCAACTCATCTGTACCATAGTCTGGCTTTGAGACTGGAGCGCCACAGTAGAGACCTTTATCGTCACCTAGTTTGAGTGTATACTTACACATACCAGGTTCCCAATCGTCTGGGTGGACTCTGGTAGAAGGACCGCTAGGTTTCTTCTTACCTCGACCTCCACCAGCTGAAGAGTCAAACACGAGCTTGAGGTTAGCGTTAACTACACATAGAGCTTCGTAGATCTCAGTGACAGAAGGATCTTCGAGAGGATTCAATGATATGAACTTCGGCATGTTCTTCTCTACTTCAGGTTTAGACTTGACCGCCTTGGTCTTACTACTCTTAGAAGTAGACTTAGCTTTAATCATTGTGCGAACCATTATACTCGGGCTGTAGGTAGATGGATTTGGACTGTTTCGAAACTAAATTAAGTTTCCGAGTGTTTTGACGAGTGTATTATGAGTAGACTTACTCTTAATTGTGCGATCTAGGGGAAGAGTCACACACGTCTATCAACGACTTACAGTAGTCTGTCAAGTTGAATTGATGTATCTCTTCGTCGCTTATGTCACATTCGTGGAGAATGCAGGCTCTAATAATCCTACCGAACTGCTTCTCCATGATAGACAGCTCTTCTCTTACAGCACTGACTCCTTCATCCTTCACTGAAATAGTATGGGGTATGAACTCGACTGAACCCGGTATTCCAAGATAGTTACATATACGCATCATAGATGGTCTAGCTTGGGGAACCTCTCCCATCATGGTGAAGATCAGTTCTTTCCAATCCTTTCCGTCGCTACCCATTATCTTCTTCTCTACTGCCATATTTATAGCGTTGTTGAGGTGTGTGGAGCTGAGAGGTCTGGGAAAGGGATCTCCCACCAACATCTCGGAAATGACTATACCTAGGGAATATATGTCGTCTCCGAACGATTTAGTAGTCACTGGAGGCTTATACATGGTAGAGCCGTATTCACTTAGGCTGTACCCTGGATATCCACTCAGGCCAAAGTCTATCAACCTTATATTTTCCTTTCTGTCTATGAGTATATTCTCTAGCTTGATGTCTCCGTGTATCACCCCACACTTACCATGTATGTCAGCTACAGCTTGGATAATCTTTACTACTATTTTTACCCTAGACTTGTAGCCCTTACGCCTACTCAACAACCAGTTTCTCAGATTAACTCCCGAGACTGGCATGACTATACTGTAGGTATTCTCTTCCTTATTCTTGGAAATCTCGATAATGTCGACTACAGAATCTATTTGTCTCATATAGCTAAGGAAATAGCTCTCCCTAATAAAGACTTTGAAGTCAGACCCCTTGAAGATCTTCTCGCAGTTATTGCTACCTAGGCTTACTACTCTACCATAAGATCCTTCGCCTATTAGCGTCATGTTTTAACTTGGAATATTTCTAAGGGTAGAAATATTAGTATAGGAGTCCACAGAACCCATGATCATCTAGCATCTCTTTTATAGCCTGTTCTAAGTGCAGTACGTCTACTCCGTGAGGATAAAATGTCCTTAAGCTAGTAGTAGTTGAGCAGTGAGTAAATAAACAGCACCCTATCACTGCTCCAGCTGTTATGTAGAGGTCTTCTTTGTCTCCTACTTTGTGATTAGATACGTAGCTAGCCGCTGCACAGTAGACTATGTTCCTTCGCCCCATCTTGTGTTTGTCTGCGATAGAGTCGAAGAGCTTTCTTGTACGTCCTTCTTTATACGTCTTCTTCCTAGGCTTCTTGACTTTGGCAGCCCCTACGACTCCGAAGTACTGACACAGTTCAGCTGCAGTAGGTCTGACTGTGGGGTCTGAGTGTACCATCTTCGCCAGGAGCTCTTTGTGTTGGGAAGAGGACTCCAAGCAGACTTTGTGAACGTCGGGGTACACTCCCTGCGTCTTGTTTATGCCTCCTGCTCTGGTAATCCTATATCCTGTAAAGAGCTCTAGTAATACCAGTCCCAAGGAATATATGTCCTGAGAGAACTTCTTTATAGGGTCTGGACCCCTGTAAAGCCAGTTCCCTTTTTCTGATCTACAGTAGCCTTCTACAGAAGCGTTACCGAAGTCAGCTATAGCTATGTCTATACCCTTAGAAGTGTCGATTAAGATGTTGTCAGGCTTGATGTCCCCATGTACTATTTTGCAGCAGTGTATCCCCGCTACTATTCTGCAGAGCTGCTTGACAATCTCTTCTTTCTGGTGCTTAGACGCTTCAGGGATGAAGCTACGTAAGTCTTTCTCGTAAAGTTCCATCTTTATGGTGAGGTCGGATAGATCAGTCTTAAGTATAGTGACTACTCCCTCACACCCTCTCAGCCTCCATAGACAGGTAGCCTCTCTAACGAAGGAAACCTCGGAAACGAGAGTCTTCATCGCCACATAGGATTTACTGACGGTACCGTACGCACCCTCTCCAATAGTTCTGCCTTGCATTTTTGGTTATTACACAAGTAGGTCTCTCGATTATATAAGTGGGCTCACTCATATAGAAGTTTGTAGGTTAGCTATTCTGGGCTCTCTTAGGAGCTTTCTTGAGTCCTATGTCTATTACAGGTAAGATATCGTTGACAAAGGGGAAGGCTACTCTGACGTTGATACCACGGTCTAAGTATAGTCCGAAGTTCTTCTCTGCGAGCCTTATACGTGCTTCACGCGATCCTAGGTTGTCTGCCTTCTCGTGAGAAACATAGGAGTATGTGCTTCCTTCGTCATCATAGCTATAGGATACTGAACTTACTGTGGCTCCCGATACCTTGGGGAGTGAGATAGTATCCTTTATAGTGCTGCTCACTGCGAGATTCAAGGGGCGATCGGGGTAGCTCTCTACAGTCAGCTCCTCTACTGTACTCGAGACAGACATCGCTACCAGTTTAGGGAACCTCCTACAGTCCACCCTTATTTGAGGGTACTTTTCCCTCACAGACAGAAGTACGACGTTGGGATACTCTATTCCTTCGTCTTTAGTCTTGGGAATGGACAGGTGAGCTATCTTAGGTGCTAATCGTCCCAAGCACTCTCTAACCTCCCTCCTCATGACTAGTGGTACGTGGTCGAGCTCTAGGTACCTCGTCCTGTTTAAAGACTTGAGCTCGTCAAGGTTCAGGTACTTCTCTACATAAGCTAAGTGGAAGTCTGAACAAGTTAAGGCTCGTATAGGAATAGTCTTCAGGTCGGTACCTCTGTCCTTAGCCTCTTCGTATATGGACCTAACCCCTTCTTCGGTAGAACAAACCATCTGCACCGACAGATGGTTTATCACTGTACCCTGTTGGATGAAGTAGTCGAGCATCAAGAGAGCCTCCACTGACCTCTCACCTCCGAGTAAAACGACTACCTTATTAATGCGTCTTAGTTCCTCGGAGACTCCAAACGTGAAGATAGAGTCTGTGTAGTCGAAGTAGTCTGGCAGGATAGACTGGTCCGGTATACTGGTGACGTAGTCTTTAACTCGACCCATCGGAGTAGTGATGACACGATTAGGAGGACCTTCATCTGTTCCATCTATACGATTCGAGAAGGTGGATAGAAGATAGACTGTACCGTCTCCATTCAAGTACCTCTTAGAGACTGTACAAATACACCCATCGAAGGGTCTAGAAGGGATCTCAATCTCAGTCATAAGTGTATACATAGCCATAGTACTCCAGAAGTAGAAGGTATAAGCAGCCTTTTGCAGTTCTTTGTCGAGTCATATAGATGGCTCCATCTATATCTTGTTCATTTAGTGGACGAAGGGCACCCCTTAGTCATGATACGTTTAGTTACCTCTACGGTAGTCCAAATACTAGGGAGTGCGTGGTCCGCGAGGCAATTGTAGACTATCTTTCTTACTCCTCCCAGTACAGCGTTAGTGACGTCAGCTTGTCTTATCTTACCGTCTACTATGAGAGTATTGAGGTTGTGGTTGCTGAACCGACTTAGTATACGTATGTTCCCGTCAGGAGTTCGGGTCCTTAGTGTAGTGACGTTTGATCCCTTTAGGTCTACGACTTGTCCAGGAGCAGGGTCTATACACAGGTACCTGAGTGCTGGGAACCTATTAGTGTTCATCTCGAAGTTGTTAGATACGCAGACTAGCTTAGTAAGTCGAGGGAAGACCACCTTAGGTATGACCCGAGGGTCACAGGTGAGCTCTTCACAGTTCGTTAGCTTTGCTAAGTCTTTCATTCTGAAGCCGTCCACATAGACGGTAGAACTTTGGTATCGTCTTACTCTGTTAAAGTCTACTAGCTTTGATACTTCACCTAGGATACACATGTCCATCCAGAGCATGTCGAAGACTGCTCCCTTACTCACCATAAGCTTGATTATGGCCTCACTCTGTTGGCTTAGGGCTGGACCCTTTACCTTTAGACAAAGCCTCTTGATACTGAAGTGATGACGCTCGCACGCCTCAATCAGGTTTAAGAAAGCGCTGTAGTGAGAGGCTACTTCCGGTACCGAGAGACAGACTCTCTCTATGACCTTACCAGTATAGTAACTGTACGGCACGTCATCTTCAGCGGTGTAGCCAGTATCGAAGAGAAGGTGACACCCTTTATTAGAGATGCGTAAGTTTAGCTCTCGGAGGAGTCGTCTAAAGGACTCTGACCTCCTCTCCGCAAAGCTAGAAGTAAGGGCTAGGTCGCTCTCAGGGAGGGTAAACGAGTACTTACTTAGGCTGGGTTCTGACTCTAGTGGCCCTTCTACTGTGGCAGGCACTATGGCACGTCGGAGGTCGAAGGAGACGCTAGGGTAGTAGTCGTGGGGTAGGTTGAGGTGGAAATTCATCTGCGCTAGATAGTGCTCCTAGCTCTGTACTGAATTAGTTCAACCGTGCGACAATCTACTAGACACTGTGGGAGAAAGCCTTTAGCTACTAGACCAGGCGACCACATGGACAGAGCCACTGGACTACCTATCATGGATCCAGCTTACTACAACTGGTACAAGCCTATAGCCGACGACAAGAGGAGAGCACTCACTGGCTTCCACGTCTTCCGAAACGGAGATTTCATGAGCGACGTGCACTACAAGCCAGAGGTATTCAAGGAAACTGGAGAGTACTCTTCTCCAGACATAATCCAGGCTTGCGGGAACATGTGGTGGAGAGGAGAAATAGTCACCTTCAAAGACTTCGGTTGGGTGAGTATAAAGAGAATAAGGTACGTCCTCCACCGGGATGAAGTCGTGAAGGGGTCAAGTCCAGACCAGCTCTTCAGTACTCTGCCGGCAGTAATAGAGGGTAACGGTAAGATGAGGTGGTACAGCTATGGAGTCTTGACTAGGGGAGACGACCTTCCTTCCGTAATTCACGTCGTCAAAGGTAGAATAATAGAAGCCAGGTGGTACAAGGACGGTCGTCTCCACAGAGACTCTGACCTTCCCGCAGTCTTGAACTTTAGGTGGCTGTACGCAGAGTGGTACTACCACGGAGCCAGCCACAGGACCTGTGGACCTTCTGTCGTCAGACGTAAGCTAGCAGAAGACGGAAAGAGACCTCCCGAGTCGACTCCAGAAACCTGGCCTACTCCAGACTGTACAGACCTTTACTCACACTTTATGTCCATATTAGAAGACTACGTGGACCCAGCAGACGTAAGTTTCGCGTGGTCCTGCCATGGCTGCTACTACGAGTACGACCTTCCTTCGCCTGTCGCGACTACAAAGACTAGGAGCTACAAGATAAACGGAGTATACAGACGCTTTAGAGTGACTACTCACAGGATAGTCTCCAGACACGTACTCCGCAGGTCTAAAAAAGGACTTAGTGGGTCTTCATTCCTCCACAGGATAGACGGACCGGCGCTAGAGTATACCTACCTAGGAGACGAGCCTATAGACATACCTAAACGACTCACGGATACCTGGGTAGTGGCAGGGCGCAAAGGCTGGGGTACCGTGTACAAGGAGGTAGCTGGACGGAGCCGAGTAAAGAGTGCAGCTAGTACTCTCTGAGCTAATATGAATAGACTAATTCATATACGTTTATACTGCTAGAGTGACGGTACCTGGCTGACCAGCTTGAGCTCCACTAGACTTAGGCTTCTTAGCGAAGGCCAAGGCTACAGAGACTAAAGCTACCACTATCACGACTACTACTACGGCCACTATTATACTGACTAGGGAGTTAAAGAAGGTAGCGAACATACCTTCGTCCAGGATGTCCTGTTCAGCTTCCGCTGCTCCTTGATTGTAGGTAGTGAGCTTCATCATGTTGTTCATGGTGCAGTTGGAGCTAGTGTCGCTAGACAAGCTGACTCCCAGAAAGTCTCCACCTATCTGTTCGTTAGTGACGTAGACGTACTGACCTGCCGTGGAAGTAGTAGTACTGGACTGACACACCGCTTCATTGATCTGGTATATGTCGTTAGTCACAGACTGGTAGACGGTCTCCTTGTCCATGTTGAAGAGGTAGTTCCCGAAGAGAGAGAAGATGTCAGTCTCTGAAGTATCAGTCTGCTCAGCTGAAGCTTGGAGTATAGTACTCACATTAGCTTCCATACTAGACACCATTAGACAGGAAGCATCAGTATTAGTAGCGTACTCTATTCCTGTGAAGTCTCCTCCTATGGTCCCATCGCTCACTATGACTACACTAGTACCTATGTCGCTAGTCGTCTCAGCTACGCAGTACTGCTGGTTAGTCTGGACTATATTATTAAAGAACTCTTGATTGAGCTGCTGGTTAGTCTTAGAAATTAGTCCTCCCATAATCCCTCTTTCATTGTACTATATGTCTCGACTAAGACATATGTTTAAGAGAGGTTAGTACGGCCTACTTCACAGATCATAGTAGGAGTATAGATAGAATAGAACCTGAACCCTTCCAGGTTCTCCATGAAGTCTTCGTACCTTATCTCTAGTCCAGGCACCACGTCTATACGACCTCTATTGCTGAATTGGGACGGGACTCCACTCGCACGTCTTGCTTCCATGACCTCGTCGTACCAGTACCTCGAGAGTCCTACTCCAAGTACCTCCACAGACTCAGGCATGGTAGCCAAAGCCTTAGAGCCCCTCACTTTAGAGAGTAAAGCTATACGGAGGTACCTGACGCTGTCTCTAGGAAAGGTGCTCAAGTCTAGGTCGTGTAAAGTTTCTAGGTGGTAGAGGTTAGGTAACATGGCCAGTGCTTGATTACGTCTGTAGCCCTTAAGAGGCTTCTGAAACCTCTTCACCCCCACGGTGACTATGTTCTTTAGGTAGTCAGAGCTAAGAGACTTACATACGGAAGAGAGGATCCAGTCGTCGTCTACTGCGATAGCCGTTAGGTTCGGGAAGACAAAGGCTCCGTCTTCAGTCAGTCCTCCCTTGTACTTACCGTTAAAGCAAAGAGATACTACGCTGTCTCTATCCACTGAGTCTAGAGCGTACGACAGAGAGTAACGGTTAACGGTGAGGTGAGAAACCTTACACCTTACTTCAGGCTTTATACGTCTGTGAGACTTAGGGAAGTCTAGTCTCAGACTATCTAGCTCACGTCCAGAAAGGAAGTTCCTGAGTCTACCACTTCCATCAGTAACAGTAAGCGAAAGGACTGGACTACTCATTCCGACCTTAGTACCTCTAGGTAGCTCATCTCCCGCGTCTATATCGTATATGTTAGGGAAGGTAGCACCTTTCAAGATCTCTAACCTTTCTTCGTTCGTGAGGTTAGCGAAGTAGACTGAACCTATACGAGAAGCTCTGGGCATAGACTCTGTAAGGGAGGAGTCATCTGGTACTACTAGCTGCCGAAAGGGAGCGTCTCTTAGTCTACTGACGTCTGTGAGCCAAGCTATACCTATCACATAAGGACCTTCTTCCACAGCTTCAATCGAGCACCTAGAGACCTCCTGTCCTACCTTGACGTAGACATGAACCTCATCGTCAAAGACCTCTCTGGGAACTAGGAACCACCTGAGGATACCTTCTCTTCTCTTCATCATTTGTTTGACCTTGCGACGAGCCTCCATCTCGATAAGGTCGATAGAGAGCGTATCGTTAAGTTCCTCCTCAGCGTAAGTAATAGAGTCGTCTAAGAAGTCTGCAGTATTCTGGAGTAGGAGAGGAGACTTGAGCATTCTTTCTACATCAGCGTCGTCCATAGGTGGCATCTCTTGAAGGATCGCAAGGATCTGCTCACGTCTCTCAGTCACGTCCTGAGGAGGAATTACTCTGTCAGGAAAGAGCCTAGAGTAGACTTGAGGTAAAGCTAGTGAATAAGGCGTAACAAACGGCCTGCCTGCGACTTGGGGTACTGATTCTTCTTGTCCCATTTTAATGGGGAACAAAGTAAACGTCTATACTAGTAGGGTACTAATATAAAATGAGCTACAGCAGACGAACTATGACATCCTTAGATGACCCTATTACTTACGCTGAAGAACTGACACTTACGAGAGAAGACACAATCTTAGAGGACGAATCAGAGAGTTCAAGCTCCGAAAGTGAAAAGGAAGAAGAACCAGAGACTTTCAGCTCTGAAGAAGAAGAACCTGAACGTAGACGTCCAGTAGCTACTCCAGACCGTAGGAACAGAATGGAACCTAGAGAAAGAAGGGGTAGAGTGGAACCTAGAGGTAGAAGGAACGAAGGTGGACTTGTAAGGCATGGGAGACGTGGCCTTGGTACGATCCAAGGAGGTAACCGAGACGGCGATCAACCTGTACTTCAGAGAAGAGAAGGCTGTGATGACAGTGGTTATCGTGACGTCTTCGCAAGACTTTACGAGAAGATTCAAGGTGACTCTAATAGTGTAAACGGGGATGAGGAACCGCAGAATCCAAACAGAGTTTTCTGCACTTCAGAAGGAGATGATGTGCTTGAATGTCAAATGATCATTAACGACACAATAGTAGAACCATCTGTAGATGCGTCTGAAACGAAAGGCCAGACTATCTATCACATGTTCCAATTCGACAAAGACAATGGGTACGTGATCCATTTTGACTCTACTAAGGACTCTCATTGGAGGGGCTACAAGGGCAGTTCAATCATCAAGGATGAGATTGGGATGTTAACTATGCCTACGTATGGTAGTGAAATTGCCAAGTTTGTTGATATAAAGTTCACTCACCTCGAAAAGCTTAAAGTGGTCAACTACTTTCCTCTTTACCGCAACAATGGTATCCTTTCTAAGGTCAATTCTCGTTCCATAACTACGCTATGTACTAATGTGGTAGACAAACAATCTCTCAGATTCATGCGTCGCAACAGGGTAGAAGTCCTGCGCGTAAGGCCTCTGAATTTCACCTTAACAGACCCAGGTATCGGACCTGGTATACCTTTCACTGATTCCTACTACATAAGTAACAAAGTAGAACTAAGAAAGGCTAAGCTAAAGCTCAAAGAATTGCATGCACCGCTTGAGCTTGTAGACAAATTGATGCTCAACTTAGACGAGTCCTCGATTTCACTACTTCACGTATCTCCAAAGAATGGTGATGGTATAATTTCTACTAGATTTCCCGACTTGAAGGCACTCATGGTCCATTCTTCCACTACTGCTGTTAGCTTGTTCGAGAAGTCTCGACACTTATTCGAAAACCTAGAACACATCAGTATTATGTCTGTGGACTCTAGTGTTCCTCAGCTGACTGGACTCATCAAAGCTACAGGAATCAAGTCTCTTGAGCTAAGTAACTTCCATTATGTTATGAGACGAAGCAATCCTACCGAAGTGGGGCAATTACTCCGTGGAATAAAGGAATTCAGAATCAGCGGAAACATCTACGGTAAAGAACGCCTCTGCGAGTATTACTATGATGCATTCGAAGGTTTAGAGACACTCATTCTAGGAGGAACCAAGTTTTATCCAAAGGTAGAAGATCAACCGGACTATAGGTCGGATCCACATGAAGAAGTAGCCATTGTACCTATCTTCCCAGTGAAAAACATTGTCTTGGATAGCTTTGTACCTCCGTGGGACACATTCAAAAGTAACAGAGTATGTATCTACGACAAAGATACTCCTAGAATAGTCTACAGTACACGTCGACGTATGAGACATAAGAGTGCCAAGTTCTGACTATGTACAATTCTACTGAGAGTTGGCTCTGACAGATTAATCGCAATATAGGTAAGTTCACCTATATTATATAGTTAAGCTAACGCTATAGTTAAGCTAACGCAGTACTATACTTCGCATACACATTATTCGAACTATCTTCTGTGGTGTAGTTTGGTGGTCCTACTATAAAATGAGTAGCAGTAAACCTACACGTAAGTTCAATCGTAGAGTGAGATGGGAGTCCGTAGCTTCTGACTCCGAATCATCCTCCGAAGAGTCAGAGTTCAAACAAGAGAGTTCAGATGACGACACTGGACCTGTCTTAGACCTGGGAACTCTTAACCTAGAAGAAGGTACCTTTACTAAGGACGAGAGCAGCGAAAGCACCTCAGAGAGTGAGTCTGAAGAAGACTACGAGTTCTATCGTGGTGACGACTCTTTGATTCCTGAAGACAGTGAAGACAGCGAAGAGGAAGAACCTACAAAGCCTAGACCTGGCTGTACAGCTATAGAACACAGAGATATAGTTAGAGAGCTCTACGAAGAAGAAGCTACAGTAGAAGACTCTGACAAAGTCTTTGTAGTAGGTAGTATGAATGAGAACCACGACATCTATGCTATAGAGAAAGGTGAAAGAGTAGAAACCCTGTCACTCGCTGACAAGGTCGAAGGAGACAAGCAATACTTCTTAGCCTCATTCCAGTTGGAAATGGATAGGCTAAGAAAGAAGATAGACTTCAAAGACGAGCCAAGGGGCGAGAGTAGGGAACGTATCAACCTGAGAGGAGTAGGAATTTGGAAGATCACAGACCCTTACATGTTAAAGGAAGAGCTGGAGCTTAAACGTCGTAAAGTCCGGAACTTCAAGGATCTTAAGATAGTAGAGTACTTCCCAGAAAGAAAATATGGAGACACTAAAGCTCTTTCCTCACTCCTCGTTCCTAACGTTCACACCCTTATTACCAATCTAATCAATAGAGAGACTGTACTATTCATGAGTATGAACAACGTAAGAAAGCTCATCTTCAAAGGTACTAGTCTGTATGCGAGAGAACAGTACATAGATCCCAATTTGGTGATGAGAGATGGATTAAGAATCGAAGAGCTCCACACCGACCCAAGGTATCTTACTAGACTCTCCAAGTACATGAACCCCGATTATCTTACCTTCCTAAGCTTGACTTCACAGTTGGACGCCAGAATAGACATCAGCTTCCCCAATCTTACTTCACTCATGATTGCTTTCCCTGGACACATCAACGGAATATTGCATAGCGCACCTCAGTTGATAAGTGGACTAAAGCACCTTAGCGTGAAAGTAGGCAGAAAGTCTATCGGTCCTATAACTGATTTCGTCCAGACTAGCAGCATAACATCTCTCGAGCTTTACGACACAAACGTCCTCTTCAGCGATGAAGGAAGAAACCTTTCTGAGGTAAAGAGCCTACTAGCAAGAATAAAGGAGCTCAGAATCAGCGGACCCCTTACCCAGATAGATAACCTCTGCACTTACTATTACGAGGCGTTCGAAGGCTTAGAGACCCTCATCTTAGGGAATACCAAGTACTTTGTTACCTCGCTAGAAGGCCTCTCCTACGACTCAGGAGAGTACATGGACGTAGCTAACGTACCCAACCTGCCTGTACAAAACATAATCATCGACGTCTTCAGCGACCACATGGGCGAATATGAAGATAAGTTCATGATTTACGACGAGGACAGTCCCAGAATAGTCTGCAGTAAGTACCAACGTATCAGACGTAAGAGTGCTAGATTTGGGAGTGCTAGATAAAGACAGGAGAGCCTAGACTTAATATAGGTAAGTAAACCTATATATGAAAGACTACACAAGGGTGCAACCACTAGACTTTGTACCCAATACTTCCAGTACTACTCTACTCGCTTAACTACTATGGACGCCTCAAAGATTGCTATATTTGTACCAGAAGGTACCGACTTCTACTGTAAGATTGAAGTCAGGGGACGCACCTTTTACCCCTCCTCTTGTACTTCCCTTACTCTTAAACAGGTGACAGACAGGATAGACGACTTACAGCAGGCGATTCCTGACGAAGGAGGAGAGAAAGAGGTGACAGACTTACTCATTCGAGAGCTAACTGACCTAAGCCTCCTCCTTGAACGTGGACCTAGTAATACTACTGGTCTAGTGGTGCACTTTTACACCTTCGATTACGACCCTCTCCTTCACCCTATCGACCTAGACCTTAGGTATGGAGCGAACCGTATTGAGGAGGAGCCAGACCAAGAGTACGTGGAACGTATCGTCTGTGTGCACACTCCTCTTCAGATAGAGGTCTCCTTGACAGAGTTCGAGAGAAAGATCATCGAAGACGGAGTCTACAGCATTAGGACTCACGACCCCTCTCTAATCTCAAATAAGATAGAGTACGTTTACTACGACGGTAGCACGATCACAGACTCGCTACTAGAGTATGAGGGAAAGCTAACGGTTCAAGCTTCTCTCTTTGTCCGTGACCCCTTCAAGGTGAAGAGACGTCTCAAGGTAGATACTATAGTCTATTCACACCTCACAGAGTTCGTAGAAGACGCTAGCTGGCTAGTGGACTACTCCTCAGTTAGAGAAATAGTGATACGTTCGGTTCACGTCTCTGTGTACGGCAAGATACTTCAGATAATGAAGCTAGCTACTAACCTAGAAGCTTTGACTATACGTCCTGACGCTCTCCGCTACTTCAAAGGACACACCTTTCCTACAATAACATCTCTTAAGCTCACTACTACCGAAGGCTTCCGTAACTTCATAAGTAGCGGCTCTCCCTCAATCCAGACTATCTTTCCCAACGCCTACCACGTGAAGTGCAGCTGTGAAGGCTTCTTTAATCCTCCTAAGTGGGTCAAGGAAGCCACTCTAATCATGAATAGGACTCTTCCCTCTGTCCCCGCCTATCCCAGGATAAACTCGTATCACTTGGAAGACTTAACCTGCCTGGACAACGGAGATTACGACTTCACGATAAAGGCTCCCAAGACTACTCTAGTACCTTACTCTAGACTTGGGACTCCAGTGAGCTGCAGCCTCGTACTAGCTCAGTCTAACGTGCGCAAGCCTGCGATACCGGGGCTTCAACCGGTAGTCTCCTTTGTGAACCGGGACCAAAAGTCTGCCCGCAGCGACAAGCTCATGACTTAGAGCACTCTCTTTACACTATATAGGTTAGTCAACCTATATGACGACCGAACAAAGTCTCGCACCTAGATATATATGTGGGACTCGCTAAAGTACTACTCTACCCACCCTACCCTATGTGTGATATTAAGCTAGCTATCCTTAGACCTTACGACTCTGAATACTCCTGTACTATTCAGGTAGACGGTGACGTCTTGACTCCACGTACTGCAGAAACCTTTACTCTTTCCCAAGTGAAGAAGATGTGGAAGGAGAAGCTGAACTCCTCTGAAGCTAAAGGACTAACCAGCGAAGAGAGAAACGCCATCTTCCAGGAAGCCTTAGACTACTCTACCCTATTGGAGAGACTAGGCGCCCTACCTAAGTCTGCTAGTCTCACGGTTTACACCTTTGACTACGACCCTCGTCTCTTCCCTATCGCTCTATACGAAGACGACCTAGCTGACTTAGACTTCTACCTCGAAGACTCTGAGAGAGCTGAGAGGATAGTCTACGTAGAGAGTATCTTTGACTTTGACGACGAGCTCACCATCTCTCTAGAGAAGGGACTCTTCCCTAACCTCAAGAGGCTAGAGTCTACTATGGTGTGCGTCTCTCAGCACTCACCTAAGTCTATTCACCTCTGGGATCCTTTAGTCTATGACGAACCAGTAGAATACCATGGTGAAGTACACATTGCACTCCCTCGTAGAGCCTACATCAAGCCTCCGTTCGCTAACGTACCTAACGTAGTCTACGTCCACTACCCCTCCTCTGGGTGCGTAATGTTAAAGGACCTAATCCCTAACGTTAACTACGGCACGATACGTAAGGTCTCTCTCGTCTGTCGTCACGACAGTATGCTTGCTGCAGCAGTAGCTGAGCTAATGCAGATGCCTAACCTTCACGAGGTCTCAATGTACCCTCACACCATAGACCAGCTCTTCGTCCAAGGTATAAGACTAGCTCAAGTCAAGCGCTTGACTATACCGGAAGAAGTGGACGTCGTCAAGGGGATAGACTGGCACAGAGCTAAGTCCCTCTTCCCTAACCTTACTGAGTTCAGCTTCAATGGACGTACCTACATCAACCTGGACGAGTCCATCGCTCACTTGGAGCTTAGCAACCCTCACTCCCCTCTCTTTCCTGAAGGAGTAAAGACCTTCCACGTTTCTAAGGTGAAGACTCTGTACCAAATCAATACTGCAGGAGAGGACCTATTCATCCCTCAGCTTACTCTAGTACCTTCCGACAGGTCTGGACGCACTATTACGTGTGGACTCCATCTTAGTCAGCGCTTCCAAAGCCCACCTACCGACCTACTACCTGTAGCTAGGTTCGAGGTACTAAGTGAAGAGTCAGACTCAGAGGAAGTAGAGTCTACTTAAGTCCGTAGAAGATAAAGCTATATAAGTCAGTCGACTTATATGAATCGTTCATCCAGTCCTGGTAAGAGAGACTGAAGCCTTTATACTATGAGAGACTAAGGAAGGCAAGACTAAGTCTATACGCGTTACGCTACTTGGTACTAGACTCAAGTCTACCTCCTTGAAGTCTAGAGACGAGACGTAGGTAAACGTGAGGCTCCGAGGGGTCAAGTAAGCACAGCTTTTAAGTAGGGCTAGAGGGTCTGAGCTAAAGAGTAGTATAGTCTCCACGTCTCTCCTGAGTACCTGACCTATGCCCTCCAGCCTCTCCAGTCCGTTACCGAGGTCCTCTACGTCTAGTACCTTTAGGTCTGGAGCTTGGATCCTAGACTCAGGAATAGGTTTACAGTCTACTACTAGAGTACGTAATGAGCTCATTACGGGTACCTTGTCCAGTAGATAGAGGAAGGAGAGGGAAGCCTTGTGCAGGTGGCTGAAGTCGACTCCTCTGAGTAGTCTAGCTCCTTTAGCCCTAGTCTGACCTACCGTCTCTACCGACTTAAGGGAAGGTAGGTGGACTAGACTCATACATACATCTATCGTGTCTAGGGAGCAAGAAAGGGACTCTACCTTGAGCTTCCTACGGGTGGGATTAGACAATGTACCCCTTACTCCCCAAACCTCCAGAGTAGAAAGAGAGGACGGTAGCTCCCTATAGACCTCCTGCACTAGCTCTGCTACTACCACTACCCTAAGGTGTATGGCTCGGCTGAGTCCTAGTAAGGTAGACCTAGAGGGAGTAGACTTTAGCTGGAGTACTCTTATCCTCGGATAAAGCTGAGCTAAGGTAAGATGGTCCTTACGAGTCTTATCTCTGTAGGTAGACCTACACTCTCTATCGTCCACTACTACCTCTAGTACTCTGTCGTCTTTACGTGGAGTGCAGACTGTACAGGCGTGAGAGCAGGTATAGGCCAGAGGATAGGGTGCAGTAGAGGAGAGGTCGTAGACCCTGATAGAAGTACTACCTGAACTAGAAAGGTGAATAGGCTCCACAAGTACGTCTGAATCGGTCAAGAAGACGTTAGAGACGGTACACGAGTCTGTCTCCAGGATAGGAAGGGTGAAGTAGCGCGAGACTGGCATCCTTGTTGTGGTAAAGTAGAGACAGATATTAGGAGACTAATGCATACTACCTCGAGACAATACGAGACAATATAGATTAGCTAATCTATATAGAGGAGTGAGGGAAGCTTACTTGACCTTCTTAGACACATACACAGTAATGTAAGTCACGTACGGTTTGCCCTCTATGACCAGCTTTATTCTAGCTCTCCTCACAAAGAGTCCGTCTACTAGCTCGTTCTCTAGAGGCTCTAGGTTTATGACTAGCTCGTTTCTCACCACAAAGAGATCAGGAGAAACGTAGTTCATACCGCTTAACTCCAGTTGAGGCGAAGCAAGTCCGGGTAACAAGACTATCTTAGTCTTAGGGTACAGTCCTTTCAACACATTCATGTCGCGTACTCCGTAGCCGCTAAACCCGAGTCGAGGTACAAAGAGAACCAAGTTGTCGAAGTTCTTTTCCACACTACTATACCTTACAGGAAGTCTGTTGGAGATGAACCTCTTGATATTAGGAAACACTACCTCTCTGACGTAGGTAGTCGCCATGTTTCTCCTATACGAGTCAGACCCTTCACTATTAACAGGCACACCTACACTACTAGTAGAGAAGTCAGCGTCGAGAGTATCTAGCCTAGTCAAGTCTACACAGAATTGAAGAGAGTCTATGTACTCTGAGCACTTCACTTTAAGAGCGTCTACGCGTGTCTTGCGTGAAGACCTTATTACCTTGTAGACCCCCTCGAAGGCGTTGTAGACAGAGTCGAAGTAAAGCTCAGTAAAGTCTTCCCACGTGACAGGAGCGATAGCGTATCCACTCTTCAAAGTGGTGAACTCCTCTGCAGTGATAGAGAGGTACTCGATACTCTCACACCTAGCGATAAGGTAATACATTAGAGAGCAAGGCTTGCAGTCGTATACTAGCCTATCAATCTGGGCACCACGGAAAGTGTCAGCACACGCTACCGTCATACTCTTGACTATGATGGTACGTACTTTACTCCACCATTTAGTGCGGGCCAAACTATTGAGGAACCTTTCACTGAATCTAGGATCGTTCACAGGATCGACTACTAGTTCACACAGCGGTTTGGCTAAGTCGGGGGTGACGTTAAAGCCTATCTGGAAGAGACTGGTATTGAAGCCCCTAGATTCAGCGCCACTGAAAGCAGGATCGTAAGGATCAGTAGTCTTTACCTCACGGAACTCCTCCTCTGCAGCAAGGAGGGAGTTTCTGTGGATACAGCTTAAGCCTGCGTCAAAAGAATACTCCTCGAGGAAGTCTGAGAAGCTAGAACAGGACATCTCCGGGTGAAGAAAACGTACCGGGATACTGATACATTCGGAAGCAGGGGTAGTAAGGGTAATAGACATTATAACAACTAAAGCGGGAAGGATAGTGCTAGTAGACTGGTGCGATAGGTCTAGAGTTGTGGAACCTTTCACAGTAGCTCGTGTAGGCTATTCCATGTACAAAACGTGGTCCACTCCTCTATTCACTACTTAGAGCCCTTGGCGTTTACCTATTATCCGATAGGTAATCTGACTACACCTGAGGGTAATACTAATGGAAGAAATCGATCTCCTTATACCAGACGTGAAGTGCACAGCTATCACTGCAGAAATAGAGTACGAAGGAAAGACAGAGCCGTTAGAGCTAGAGGAATTCATCGACGACGACGGGTACTGTTTTCTAGTGAGTAAGATACCCGTACCGCCTCAACAACTGAGTAGACACTACACCTGGAAGTGCGAGCAAGACCATCCGGAACGCATCACTACTCTGTATACGGAGGGAGTGAGCTATAAGGATGAGCTTCACCTATCTAGGTATCCCAACCTAGACACTCTAGTCTTGATCGAGCGAACCAACATCCAGTACGGTCACATCTTAAAGATAATAGGTAAGGTTCGTCTCTTAGTACTAAAGCAAGCCTGGGAACCTCGGGTCCTCGAGGACATAGAATACGAGAAGGTAAAGACTGTATGGGAAGGGGCCAGGTGCGTACCAAAGGTGGATCACTTTGTCTTGAAGTGGCCGATCTGGAGAGACTTCTGGGAGCTGCCAGAGGTACGCTGCATGACTAAACTGACCTTGCTCCACCACGTCTATAGGCTCAAGGGAGATGTTCACCATTTCGTGTTTGATCTACTCACTGAACTAAGGTACCTCAAGCTCAAGGTCTCTAGGCAGAAAGAGATAGACCTAGTACTGGACAACGACCTTTCTCGAATAAAGACGCTGAAGATAGAAGTATTACTCACCTACAGAGACGGAGTAGAGTACATAATCAACCTCTCTCGAGTTACCTCGCTAGAAGTACTCTGCGTCAGGAGCGGTAGACCCTGTAAGTTCGACATAGTGAACGCTCCACCCTCCCTTAAGGTCATAAAGGGAGACTGCCAATACATCGAGAAGCTACCTCCTTCTGTCTCTACCATAGTAGTGCAGAAGATTCCCTCTCACTGGATAAACCATGTGATGGAACCGTGGGTAGGTTTACTGATGTACTACTCTCCTAACCTGAAGACTGTAGAGATAGCGTACTGTAAGGATGAAGAGCGATACATGGAGGTACCATCCAAGGGACTCTATGTACTCAGACTACATGTAGAACGCGTGAACGACTCAGAGCCGAGTGAAGAAGAATAAGTAATATAGATTGGGTTAATCTATATGAGTAAGGTACCTATGAGATATGACAGTCGACTTCCCTTATAGTCGGGACCGAGTGAACTAGAGATGACCTATACAACAGAAGCTTTCCTCTTTAATCCTCACAGACTCTTTGTCGACGCTAAGATAGAATACCTCGGGAAGACCTACGAGTGCGAAGTGGAAGAGGTACCTCCCGAACCAGACGAACCTGTAATCAAAGACCTCATAGTCTGTAACGTACCAGTCAATCCAGGGTACTCGTATGTCGTCAACCCAACGTTAAAGAAAGAACGTACTCAAGGGTTCAGGGACAAGAGAGTCGCCAGAAGACTAACCTTAGACGGAAGGTCTCCAAAGGAGATGGACGACGTGATAGACTTGTCTGGTTACACTAATCTTAAGCGTATCATCCTAGGACAAGGATGGTCCGATAATTCTCGTGCCAAGATAGTAGGAGCTAAGTGTAAGTACCTCGTAGTTCACGAATCTCCAGACGAAGTCTATAACGACATAGGTCTCGAAACTCTGAAGAGTATAGACTACAAGTACTTCAGCTTTGATAGGGAGTCGGAAGAGCCTTTAAACCCACCTCCTGGCTACTTACGTCTCTATGAATCAGACCTAGAGAGTCTACCTGAGGACAGGCGAGACGACGTGAAGGTCCTTGACGTACTCCTTAGTGGAAACAGGAAGGACGTAGACCTCTCTATTCTTCCCAACTTGGAGAAGCTAGATGTGGCTATAGCAAGTGGGCATTGGGAGGGTTTACCCAGACTACTAAACCAGGCGCTGAATGGGGTAAGGTCTCTCAAGATCACGGAGTGTGCAGTCGGTGGACCTAGGGAAACTAAAGAGATAGACCTTTCCTGTCTACCTAACTTGGAGAAGTTCGAGTTCAATAGCTACATAAGCTGTGTCAAGTTGGTGAACGCTCCTCCCTCTCTTAGACAAGTCTCAGGAGACCCAAATTGCTTGACTGAGCTACCGTCTTCAGTAACTAAGCTAAAGGTGGGAGGACTAAGCCTCACTAACAAACTTGACTCGTGCGCTTTTGCAATGAGCAAGACTGAAGACCATAACGTCAACACTATAGTAATGAGGGTACGCATGAACATCCTTAAGCTAAACGTAGACAATGGGTGCACTATCACTATACGGATGACTAACCCCTGGAAGACTACCAAATCGGGACGTAAGTAAACGTCTACTAGATATAGGTTAGCTGAACCTATATTACTTTAAAGACAGGAGACGTGTACTCTACACCTTAACCTTCTCTCTTGCTTCAACTAAGATGTCACTACTCGTAATCGTAGAGACACGCGCTGAAGAAGGGTGGGACATATGCGCCAGCATAACTCAGGGAGACGAAGTAAGGTTATGTAAGGTAGGAGCGACTCGGACAGAACTCGTTACTTCATACACTATAAACACCGGTGTGACAGAAGAACCAGGAATAGTGAGCTCCACCTATGTCAAGTCTACCGAGACACAAGACCAAGTTTATCGTCTAATTCTAGAAGACTCGGAGTTGAATAGTGGAGAGGTAGTAGACCTGTCTCACTATACTAACCTCAGAATCCTCAGCGTGTTCAACACCAAGGACTGTAGGGTAGGAGGTAAGCTAAGGGGAGCTCGACTTGAAAAGCTGTGGATAGACCACGTGGAAGAAGGGGCTGACCTATCTGGTATAGAGTACGAGAAGTTCGGATGCTACATCTTTCCAGGAGCTGAGAGAATGCCAACTCGCATTCACGCACATTGGGGTATGAAACTTGGCTACAATCCTGAGTCACATTCTCTGGTAGAGGAAGTAGTGGTCACGATGAGGCCAGGTTCATCCACTTACCTGAGGGAGATAGCCAAGCTACCTAACCTACTGTCTCTGCATGTAACCATAGCTCCGAGCTACTTGAGGAGCTGCACCAAAGGATCACCTAGTTGGAACGTACACTTACCCAACGTGAAGTACTTATACATAAATCACTCCTCAAGAGACGGAAGTAACGTGGAGCTATACTTGGGACAGTATACTGGACTGGAGACCTTAGAGCTAGCCTATTTCAAGTCAAAGACTATTACTCTAGTGGACCCTCCACCCACTTTATTCAGGATTAAGGGAGGATTCAGCTCCCTGACCTCAATACCTGATTCTGTCACTACTATTTGTGGAGAAAAGATGGAAAAGGCAGGAGAGCTAGCTACTGAAGTCTTAATCTTAGTACAGACAGGACAAGCACCTAACGTCTCTAGAGTAGAAGTGGAGGACGAAAGGTTCCCCGGACACACTCTTTTCGCAGTAGACTTCAGGAGAGTCTGGAGTAAAGCTAAGTCCGCCCGCAAGTGAACCTAGGTACGTAGACTTCCTATATAGATAAAGCTATCTATATTGTAACAGTAAAGTAAGTTTACTCGACGTAGGAAGTAGTCTAGTCACTCGCACTGGTCACCTTAGCTGCCCATCCTACCCCAACTACAGATGAGCTATTTCGTTCGAGACACCTTCTACAACCCTAACAACTACACCTTAGAGGCTAAGGTATCCTACGCGGGTAAAGAGTACCCATGTAAGGTAGAGGAGCCGTGGAACCTATGCGACCCCGACTCTCTTCCTGAGGAAAGTAAGGATCCAGCTTTGATAGACGTCTACACTATCTCCTGCGAAGTACCCGACAGAGAAGCTCCGTATGAAATAGAGTATCCTATATTTGAGGAAGGTAGACTAGTCGAGGTCTCTGATCCTCAAACTGTAAAGAGTATATACACCAGCGAGAGGTATAGTGAAGACTTTCCTACTGAGGTAGACCTTTCCCAGTTCACCAACTTAAAGCACTTCACCCACTTCGTGGATGGAAACAGGAAGCTGAACTACAAGTTTACCAACGTGAAGTGTAGGAAGCTTGATATGACTGGTCAGCCTGGACTCGAGGACTACGACGGCATAGAGTATGAAACGCTCTCTGTTCCTGACGCTGATCGACACCCCGACAACTTCCCACCTATACACATGTTGACTGTGGGGAAGAGCTTCAAGTACATACCTAAGAAGCTTGACTCTATCCGCGAACTCCGCTTCTATTCTGTGTCAGAGGACTTACTGAAGAGTGGAGACCTGACCAAGCTACCTAGCTTGGAGAAGTTACACATGGATGTAGGAGACCTAAAGATAGTAGAGGGACTACTCAGTATCAGCTTACCCAACATAAAGTCTCTATCCATAAGTGGACTAGGAGAAGGGACTGAAGACGTCACTATTGACCTCGTTAACCTACCTAACCTCGAAAGGTTCTTCTTGCGGAGTACAGGGAGAAAGATAAGAATGGTGAACGTACCCGACTCTCTTATTGAGTTCAGAGGAGATCTAGACAGTCTGACTAGTTTACCTACATCAGTAGTAGTACTCAAGACATTAAAGTCTATGCACTATCCCAGGTCTGGACAGTTGATGAAGTGCTCTGACCTCATACAGAGGAGTCCAGGCTGTAACGTCAGAACTATACGTATGAGCAATTACGTGGGAGATGTCTTTCTTAAGCTGACTACTCACTTGACCACTCCTTGGAAAAAGGTAAAGTCAGCACGTAAGTAAGTCCTAGGTACGTAGTCTACAACTACACCATATGAATCTAAACGATTTATATAGACTAAGTAAAGTATGTCAAGTAAGCGAATCAAACCCCAACCTACCCCTAACTACTTCACGTTTAGGGTACCTAAGAACCTTGAGAATACGAGACCCTACCTCCTCTTCAACAATAAGAAGTACAATCCCCTCTCACTCAGTAGAGTCAACAACCTGGTTAGCGTATTCTTTGAGTCTCTAGAGAATGTAGGAGCTTTACCCACCTATCCTACCGCAGTAAGATGGCTCAAGGACAGTGAGCTAAGCAGGGTCACCCAGGCTACTACTTCCACTCAGGTAGTCGTGAGTCACCTAGTGGCTGGACGTCTGCCTAACCTCAAACGGCTTTACCTCTGCGGAGTAAAGGCTTCACAGCTAGACCTCTACTGCGAGAGCGTAGTCCTGGAAGAGGGAGCTGACAGAGAGCTCCTGGACGGGGTCAAGTGGGACAAGCTTTACGTCACCCTCACTGACTGGACTAATGGGTACGAGAGCTTACACCCTACTCACGTCATCTTTAAGTGCTGTACCGTCTTTGATCCCAGCTCTATTCAGGTGGAAAGACTCAGGACTGCCTACTTCTGGAACTGTAGTACTTCAGTCCTGAGAGACGTAGCTAGAGTAGAGTCACTGCGCAGCGTGAAGGTCTTCGGAGACATAGACGCGATTCAGTCAGTAGCCTTTACCTACGTAGAGTCTTTAGCCTTGATGAATAAGGGAGGGGAAGTAGTAGACCTCACTACTCTACCTAGTCTGGTAGTACTAAAGATAATGTACATACCAGACCGACCAATGGAACTAGTCAACCCACCCGAGACCCTCAAACGAATAGAATCTCACAGTAGCTACCCCTTTACTAGCATACCTGATAGCGTCGTAGACCTCACTATCCACTCACTATTCACCGCTGAAGTACCGGAAGTAGAGGGCTCTAACGTCACTAAGCTAGAGATACACCGCTGTAACATCTCTCACGGCCACCCTACTTCAGAAACTATGAGACTAGTACTACTATGAACAAACTCCACTGAACATATGGATAACTCAATCCATATTCGAGTCGCTACACTAGACTGTAGAAGTAAAAGACAAGAATGGGAGAGCCTCTCATGGTCAACAACATAGGGGCTATACCCACACGCGCCAGGGACAACAGTATGGAGTCTCGAGTAAACATCCACCTACTGAGTCAAGACCCGAAACAGCTCTTCACTCCCCAATTAGACCCTCTCTTGACTCTCTTAAACTGCTACAGGTGGATCAAACTAGACACTAACAAGTATACTCACGACGTGTACATAAAACTAGACGGTAAAGTGTATAGGCCAGACCGACACATAGACGCCACCATAGAGAATGAACCAATAAGAATCTACTTCTGGGATGGGAGACAAGAGTGGATAGAGAAGTCAGACTTAAACATTTCCAAGGCCTACTTCAAGATCCTGAGGGACCAGCCTAACTCTGAGTTCGCAGGATTAAAGGCTAGACTCCTGGACTACGCGACTTCACTCTCCTTCGCTAACAATTTTGAGTCCAGTAGACCTGAAGACACTAGGAGGTACTTCGAAATCCTGGGTTCAGGTCAGATAACTCACATACACGCACTATACCCTGGACCCTACCTGGAAGCACTGGACCCTACCAGGAGCGTTCGATCCATCTTTAGTGTAGGTATGGACTACTCACTCTACCAGTTCATAAAGGCTAGACAAATAGAGTCCCTTTGGGTGACAGGGGTGCCGAATGAAGTGGCTATGGGAGTCTGTGGGATAGTAAATAGGATAGGGCAAAAGTATAAGTTAAAGAACCTCACGTGTTTTGACGATTCCCTACCTCACTTACTGAAGGTCTTTGACGCCAGGAGTATAGTCAACCTTAGACTCAATGGAGTCATCAGTAGAGAGACGGTTAAAGAAGTACTCAAGATGAAAGGGCTAAGGGCTCTTAGCGTGTGGGACATGGAGGACTGGGCTGACCTAGAACTCATAGGTAAGAAGCTTAAACTAGAGGAGCTGTACTTGGGTACTGGTGAGGAATCACTAATCGAGAAGCTGACTAGTCTGGTGAAAGTCTCCTTTCCTCACCTGAAAAAGCTGGGAATAGACCACGTCACTAGGACGCTGAAGAGAGAATTCTTACCAGAAAACGTAGAGACACTAGCAGTGGCTGCTAGCCAGGCCTACTATGATGAGAAGATCTCGCTAGGCGATCACAGCGCCATCCACTCTATACCTACAGTAGAACTATCTTCATGGTACCCGTATACTCACTCAGTCTACTTACCTTCTGAAAGAATGGAACTAGATGGGAGCAGACTAGGTCTTACTATCCACTGCAACGAAGTACTATCTCACAACGGCTACCTAGCCAGCTTATCTCACGTGAATGGCAAGTATACTCCCAAAATCTACTCCACCATCATGCCTAAACCTAAGGCTAAGGGAGCACACAAGGTAGTACGCTAGTATCCTAATACGCTAGTACCCTAGTGGAGAGAATGATATGAATGAAGTATTCATATACTCTATTACGCTAGTATCCCAGTATCTCAGTACGCTGGTGTACTATGTTCTATCTATCGGAAACAACTCGTAACACTACACTGTCATCGTAAACGGTGTCAACTCGCCGCAAAGAAAACAGGACAGGATGAGCGAACAGAGGTTAAACAATATACACGCAGAGATGGCAGTGAATAAATTACTACACCCAGGTCCCAACAACTATGGTGAATATGATACTAGTACCTTCAAGGAAGGAATCTTCGAGTCAGGTAAGGGTGTGTACAGCTGGAAATGGATGGAACCTGGCTTTACTCATGAATGTTACATTGCCGTGGGAGGAAAGAACTACTATCCAGGCTCCAGTCGCGAACTAGACGTGAACGGAAAGAAGGTAGTAGTGTATCTCTGGGAACATAATGAAGAATGGGACCTCCTACCTACTGGTGTAGTAGACGAAAAGTATACTAAGTTGATAAAGAGGATACCTAACGCCGAAGATGTAGAGGAGATAGCTCAGCTGGCTCGATTCCTAAAGCGGTACACTAACTCCGATACCCTGCTGTTCGATCCTAATTCTACCGAAGATCTAGACCTGCTCTGTGAAGTATTGGAGGCGGGTAAGATAAGACGATTGATATGGGACAAGCCTGGTAAGCTCATAAACAGGTTACCCATCGTACCTAGTGTCAGGGTGTTAATGGTCAAGTCTTTGGACGAAGAGGTCTTTGACTATATCTATGCATCAAACATCGAAGAACTAGCAGTGAATGGAGGAGAGGTAAAGACTAATATGAGTGGGGTAAGCATCCTCCCACGACCTGGCAAGAAGCTTAGACTAAAAACACTGATCTGTTGGGAGCTAGATGAACTTCACAAGATCATGCATTGCGTAGAACCTAGTGAAATAAGAAACCTGTATGTAGACCAACTGTCTTACGATACGCCCTTCCTTGATGTTCTACAAGCTAACGTCAAGACTCTAATGGTAAGAAATACTATGCCACCGGACAGCGATGAAGAGCGTATAACATTAGGCTTTACTAACCTAGACCACCTTACCTTAGGAGACGGCTTTGGCATTACCTCAGGTACCGAGCACAGCTATCAGCTGAAAAAGAGTATAAAGACTATGAGTAAAGGATTACCTAATCTACAGAGTCTTCATATACCTTACTTAAAGAATCTCTCGTCAGGGGTGAAGGGCGTACCTAAGCTTGAGATAGGTTCAGTGTGGTCGTCTGACTGGAATTTCGCTTCCGGAGCCTTGACTAAGGAGAAGTTCATGAAGTATGCCAAGAACTTTGGAGAGATTGTCATCGAAAAGGCAAGTCTACCTTTCATCTACAGCCATGGGAACATTCCCCGTCACTGGAACATGATGAATCCAGCTGAAGGAGTTACTGTCTATGATCACTTCTTCATCGGAAACGGTAGAGAATACTACGATGAGGGTACAGCTAAGCTCACCTCTATCCTGACACCTTCTACTAGAGCTAAAGGAGCCCACAAGGTAGTACGCTAGTATCCTAGTACGCTAGTATCCTAGTACGCTAGCGCAAGAACTAATATGAATAGAGTATTCATATACAGTAGTACGCTGATGTTCTGATAAACCAGTAAACATGGGGTAGTCTTTTCGTTTGGCACACTAAAAACAAGATGACTAACTACGATCTAGGTCTTGATGCATACATAGATAGGGCTGTGAATGAGTTTCTGTATGGACCTCAAGAACTGTATGGGAGACCTAACACGTCAGTCTTTCAGGAAGGAATCTTCAAGACAAAAAGAGGAGCCTACAGCTGGATTAAAGATAGACCTGGCTTCTCCCATGAATGCTACATCACAGTAGGAGGAAGAGATTACCATCCAGACATGAAGTATGAGCTGGATGTGAACGGTCAACTTGTAATACTTTACCTGTGGGACTTCAAAGAGGAATGGAAGTCCCTACCTACTAAGACGTTCGATTCAGATTATTACAACTTGCTGCACTACCTCAATAATTCAACCAGAGATGAACAGAGAGAAGACTTGCGTAGACGGATGAAGGAGTATGATGATGTGGACACCGTTGTTTTTGGACCGCTCGACAAGTCCCAAATAGATGAGTACTACAGACGAATAAAGAATAAACACGTAAGTAGACTTGTCTGGGACACTTCTACTGAATTCATTTCAGCGTCACCCATGTCTTCTCGCATCAAGAGTCTTATGGTAGATGAGATTAGCGAAGAATCGTTTGACTACATCTACACGTCTGAAGTAGAAGAACTGACTATAGGTGGCGAGGAACTATACGATCTTGCGCGTAATATTCCCATGATGCCTAGGCCAGGACGCAGACTCGAGCTCAGGACTCTCGTCTGTCAAGACAATGATACGTTCAATAAGGTCATGTATCATCTAGAACCAAGTGAGCTAAGGAGTCTGTATGTGAGGAAAGTAACAAGAGATACTCCTTTCCTAAAGACTCTACAAAATAACATCGAGACTCTCTGCGTAACTAATGCAATGGAGTATGGAAGTGAGGAAATGGAAGCGGTATTGGGGTTCAAGAACCTTAAGCACCTTATCCTCGGGAGCAAACGTAATTACGATGTAGATGACTATATAGATAACTACAACAAATGTCTGAACAAGCTGTGTAAGGGGCTGCCTAGACTCGAAACTGTCGGTGTGTCAGGTATAGGAATTCTCAATTCCGATGCCAAAGCAGCTGGTGTACCTAGACTAGGAGTCGACAGATACCTGGCGTCGGATGCTGACAAAATTAAGAACAACCCTAAAGTGAAGGAGTATCTCGAGAGCTTCGAGGAAGTAATACTCGATAAGTGTTACCTCCCCTTCAAGTATAATAAAGGATACGACGCAGGAAGACACCACATGATGAGTGAGCTTCAAGGTATCACCATCTACGACCACTTTAACATCGGAAACGACAGAGAATACTACGACAAGAATACAGCTAAACTTACCTCTATCCTACTTCCTATGACTGGAGTCAAAGGAGCACACAAGGTAGTACGCTAGTGAATGAGTATGAATTAGTCAATTTATACTCCGGTAAACGTAGCGACTCAGACGCTAACTACAAGTCTATGATATAGATAGTATATCTATATCTCCAGTACGCTAGTATCCCAGTCCAACTATATAAGAACTGTTACTCATCTTGTAAGTCCCCAGAATAATACATCTCTCGAGATCACTAAAAGAAGGCACTCGTATTATGGATTACCAACATAGTTCCGATGGACGCAGAGTGAACAACTACATCAAGAAACACTACAGTGACCTCTTTGGGAAGAGTAACGACCCTGACAAAAACCTTACCAATACCTGCAGGTGGATAGTCCTAAATCCTACTACTCACGACCACCACTGTCACTTCGAGATAAACGGAAAGCCTTACTTCCCAGACTCTACTACAGACATAGAGTACGGTGAAGACAAGGTGATCAGACTTTACTGCTGGAAAGGTCGTACAGAATGGATGAACAATCCAGACTTAGTCCTTAAGCCTCACAGCTATTTCAAGGCCCTCGAGAAGTCTGGTAGTAAAGGTAGGTCTTACCACAATGCTGAAGGTAGAACGATAATGAAAGCTCACAGGTATAGTTCTAGGATAAACCTACCATTCTTGACTGAGCATGAAGACTCCTCTAGTTTCATGGAAGTAGCCACTGAACCCCTACCTTATCTCGAAACCATCTGTATCTTCGAGCCTAGGAAAGAGCCATACTTGAGTATATACGATCCTAACCTCCAGCTGGAAAGACTCACAGTGGTGAATCTCTACGCGAGTACTCTAGAGTTCATCAAGGCTAGAAAGCTAAAGTACCTAGAGGTGTCTACTCAACACGAGATAGAAGCTAAGCCTAGTCCTACTTATACTAAGCTGAGAATACCTGAACTAAGATGTAACTACGTCAGGCTAGAAGAACTAATTCACATAGTAGATCCTGAGCACATTACTACATTAGGTCTCGACGCAGTAGGCAAAGAACGAGACATAGACTGGTCTAAGTTCACTAGTCTCTCTTGTCTCAAGGTTCACTCCTGTACGAACTTGGAGACTCTACGTTCTATCCTCCGCAAGGTAAAGGTGGAAGAGTTCCACTTCGGGAACTCGGATGAAATAGAATTCAAGGACTTCTACTTGGAGCTTCGAGACCTTCTTCCCGACCTACGCGTACTTGGGCTAGAGTACTTAGACATGACTAGTCTAGACCCTACAGTACCTTATCTAGAGGGTCTAGAACGTCTCCATATCAAGACTAACTCCGACGAAATAAAGGTCCCGGAAAGGCAGAGAGACCTAGAGGCTCAAATAGACATGCCTGAAGTAGTGGAAGTCACTAACAACTTCTCTCAGGCATTTAACGGAGAAGAGTACTCATTTGATAACGAACTTCAGAGGATAAGTATAGACAGACAAGGTCACACTATCTTCACTCGTCAAGTCTTCGGATTGAAGGGATATGGAAATCTAAACAGAAGCAGCAGTAAGTACAGTCCTATCCTTCACTCCTTCTTGGCTAAGACTAGAGCTAAGAGTGCACGTAAGGTAGTACGCTAATGGACCAGTATATTAGTACGCTAGTATGAATCAGTCGATTCATACACCAGTAAATATAGTACACTAGTAAACGTAGTACACTAGTGCTCCAGTAAAACGGTCGAAATGTCACGATGTTACTTACCCCCACTTTCTACTATCTATGATCCAGACAGAGCTAGTGTCATAGACCACATAGTAGCAGAGTCAGACGAGGAATGGCCAGTGATGAAGCCTGGATTCTTTGATACAGACTTGGGAGTGTGTAGATGGATTAGGTTCAACTTGGAAGTTCTTACTCACAGCTGTTACTTCACAGTTAACGGTGTAGAGTACTACCCAGACAAGACTATAGAGCTAAATACTGACGGATTTGGGCATACCCTAGTACTCTACCTGTGGAACTACCACCCAGACTGGGAAAGGATTCCAGTAGCAGTATTAGACAGAGAAATACTAGACTCTAGACTGCGCTCCAAGAAGTCTAGGATGATAAACGACGTGTCTGCTAAGCGGGAAATAAAGGAGTCTAGGGAACGAGGGATCAGAGAGAAGTTGGACTCTACACGTGCGGTAATAGACGTAGAGATTTACAGTACTGAAGAGATGGCCGCAGTCTTGAATGGAGTCCTAGACCCAGTAAACAGTAGAGTCTCCACGCTAGTGTACTCTGGAGACCCTAGGTACTTAGCTAACTGGAGAGGACCTCAAGTGAAAGAGCTGGAGGTAGACTCATTGACTCAAGAGGTACTAGACTTCGCACAGAAAGTAAGATTAGACTCTCTCAAGCTAGTACTAAGCTACTCTGACTCTATAGTCCATCACAGGAAACGAGGAGACCTAGAAGGGAAGACCAAACTCAGAGAAGGTAAGTACATTAGGCACGTACTACCTAAACCCTCCAAGAAGCTTAGTCTAAGACGTCTAAGCTGTCACATGTCTCACCTCTTCAACATACTAAGCCACATCAAGGTAGAAGACCTAGAAGAACTGACGATCATTGATCCCCTACGCTCTTTCTTCGAGATAGAGAGTCTCAGACCTACGCTAAAGAAGCTCACGCTAATGGGTAAAGACAGGCTACTGAGTTTTCCGTATGGCAATATCGATCGTCTGGCCGACTTCGAGAAGCTAGAGTACTTAGGCTTTCACAAGTACGATACTGAACTAATCATAGAGTTCACTCAGATGGTGCACAAGCTCACTTCTCTCACTACTCTATCCGTGGACTACATGAACGACTTCATAGTGAACATGGACAAGGGAAGTATTTACCGTATGGAGGTCTGGAGGATGGCATACGACGAAGTAGTAGTAGATGACCCCACTAGACCTGGAGCAGAGCTTACCTTTGCACAGTATAGAGACACTTCCTTCCCTCAAGGCATAGATGAACTAGTCTTGGATTCGACAGCCAGAGGAACCGATTGCTACTCTAATCAGGCTGAAAGGATGGAACCTAGGACAGGTCGTGTGATATATGATAGACAGAGACTCGTGGACGTAATGCCTTACTGCGGTTCATGGATGCCCCAGCTTGTCTCTGAACTCTTACTTAAAGCTCAGACTAGGGTAAAGGGAGCTCATACAATGGTATGAGACGACTATATGAGTAGCTCTACTCATATAAAAGATGGACGACCACAATATCTACAATAACTGGAAGATAGTTTACCAGTATATCTACGGTAGCGACACAGTAGAATCTCGAGCTAAGGAAGGAGTATATGAGACGAATAGGGAAGGTATTTACAGATGGATAACGTTCGACTCATCGCTCTATACTCACAGCTGCTACTTGACGATAGGAGAGGACTCCTACCCTCCCGACAGACACGTAGATCTAGTCTCCTGGAACGACATTACTCTCAGGATATACCTCTGGGACTACGACCCTAAGTGGAAAACCTATCCCCACAAGATCATAGACTCAAGAGTACTAGACGATAATCAACCTTACACTGAGGCTATACGTCAGGCTAACCTAGAGGAGCACAAGTACTCTGACTCAGCCATAATCGTCACAGAACCTGACTACAGTATAGTTCCAGACCACACTGGAACCCAGATGTACTTTACTGGAGCTAGTCTAGGAGCAATCTATGACGTGGTGGAGAACTTGGGAAAGCTACGGAACCTCGAAGTCTGGGGACCCGCTACCTACCTTTCTAGCTTCCCTATCGTGAGTCTCGAATACCTAGTAGTTGGCAGGATAACTCAGGAAGTATTAGACGTGATTAAGCTGTGGGGAGTCAAAGACCTCCACCTTGCTAGTGAAAAAGTAGACATGCTCCCTAGGCCTGGAGTGAAGCCAGTACTCAGGAGCTTGATCGTTCCTAGACTAGGGAACTTAGCCAGCTTCCTAGACCTCTCCAAGCTCGAGAAGCTAGGTCTGGGAGGGACTGGCTTAAGGAAGGATTTGACTGTCAGCTCACTGTATACGACCGTGAAGGACCTGGAAGTAAAGACTGTACCTAACTCTAAAGTGGTAAAGAAGTTCACCAACCTAGAGCGTCTATCCATCGTAGTCTCGTTTGAACTTAGACTAGGAGCTGGAGCAGGGAACAAGAACGCTATAAAGAAGAAGAAACAAGAGACAGCCAACGTTAGACGGATCATAAACGAGTCTAAGCTAAAGTCCCTACACATCGAGAACTTCGAGATGATGGAGAGACTGAAACCTACTGGTATCGATACCTTCTCGTACAATGAAATGCCTGTAGACAGCGTCACCTATAATCGACTCAACTTTAACATACCCAAACGTACGAGGAGTCTGTTTAGTGAGTTCGACACAGTAGTACTCAATGGACTAGAGACGAGCCTCTTCGTTCCAACTTCAATTCACATGGAAGAAGCCATACCTAGGTTACCAGGACGAGTAGTCTTTGACTGCGAGAAACTACTGACAGAGAGGGAGTATCACGACTCCAATACTCCCAGACTAGTCTCAGACCTATTACCTAGAAGTAAAGCTAAGAATGCACGTAAGGTAGTACGATAGTAAACATGGTATATTATCGTATGAATTAGTCAATTCATACTGTTATATTGTGAGGATCGTGTTTCCACGAACGTATCATGCTAGTGCCTCCTGTAGTCTATGGAGGAGCTACGTAGGTAGTGGTAAGACTGACTGTGACTCCAGTAGGTTGTCCGTCTACTACTACTTCTCCAGTCCAGCTGTAGCTTCCTGGAAGGTCTTGTTGAACGGTAAAGGATCCGGTAGCTGTTTGTCCTGCTGCAATGGTAGCAGCGCTAAATCTCATCACGGTACCACTAGGAAGGTTCACGATGGCAAAGTTAGAGATAGGAGTGTAGGCTGAAGTGTTTACAGGTTGTGGAAGGTCTAGAGTGACATTACTGAGGTCAGTAGAGCCTGTATTACTTACAGAGACTGCTACAGTGGCTACTTGGTCTCCAGGTACACTAGGTTGGCTGATAGAGGCGAGTACAGATGGAGTAGGAGCTGGTGCTGGTGAAGGTACTAGTGTAGTTATGTTGTACCTTTGCCCTCCACATATTGCATAGACGTTTAATGAAGGTGCGCTGGCTGAAGCTGTAGTAGTACTGAATGTAGTGACTTGTGAGTCGACTCCTCCGCACAATACTGTGATACTACCTGCGCTACCACTACCTACAGGCTCTAAGAGAAGAGTAACTCCTCTGAAGAGAGGACTAAAGTAGGATTGGGATTGAGAGACTCTAATGGAGTAAGAATGTTGGAAGTTAGAGCCTATTGGAGTAGTAGTTACTCCTTCGAGGGTCACGTTTATGTTAGGACAGCACCTGTCTCCACATGGTGGGCAGTAGGATGGTCCACAGGAGTTAGGGAAGCAGTATCCACACCCATCGTTTCTACAGCCTCCACAAGGTCCACAGTTAGGTTGATGTAAGCACGGAGTAGGGAAGCCAAAGGCTGGTGCAGGTCCACACCTTTCTACTATCTCTACCTCAGTACGTTCACTGCAGTCACTTTCTGAACGATGGTGGTGGTGTCTGCGCGGTCTATACCTGTCTGACTCGCTATAGGCAGAGTATACAGGCTGTCTTGGCTTGTGTCTATGGTGTCTCTTGGAAGATTTAGGGCAGCAAGGTAAGTCTTTTCCCATAGTCGGTTTTAGTACGGAAAGACTCCCTTGCTCCGAAAATACTAGAACTTCTATCTGGGGAGTAAAAGTTCGTGTAGTGTCAAAACAGTCGGTATGAAGATAACCTGGATTAGAGGAGGTAAGGCCGTCCTAGCGAAGATAGACGGTATACAAGATACTACTTGGCATACTAGGATAAAGGAGACTAAAGCGGACTTTACTTCTGTCTTAGTAGCATGGGAAGCAGTAGGAGTACTGAAGTATAAGCGTCAGTACAAGAACAATAAGGGTCAGATCGGACGACTCTTCTGCTCCTTCAAGTCTAGGAAGCACCTTTACGACTTCATGCGTGGCGTTCCACCTAGAAGCCGATGCTTTCACGAGGTGATACCGGGAGCTAGACCCCAAAAGTTCTACATGGACATAGACGTAGGCCACGCAGACATGGATAGGGGTCCTGCAGTACTCGAGGAAGCCAGACAGTGTCTAATGACCGTCTTTGAGCAGAGGGGTATAGAGCTAAAGGAGTCTGACGTGAAGACTTATACTAGTCACGGTGACACTAAGTTTAGCGCTCACCTGGTAGTACAGGGCTACATGTCCCAGAACAGGAAGGAGAACTACTACACCTGCTATTCTACTATTCAACTCATGAGCGGTCAAAATAGGGGCTACATAGACTTAGCCATCTATAACGACCTAAGGAGTCTTCGAATATACAGGTCTCACAAGGCTGGCTCACCTCGGATAAAGATCTGCGAAGGAGAAGAGGACACCTATGAAGCGCTCTTAGATAGTCTGGTCACCTACACTGACCAGTGCATAGCCTTAGACTGCGTGGCTCCAGAGGAATTTACAAGGACTAGAGAGGCTCCAGAGATACCAGAAGGAGACGTGCAGGAGTACGTGGAAATGGTAGAGGCTAGGTATGGAGACGTATTTGAGTACAGAGACTGTAAGGACGGCTACATTAACTTTAAGCGTCTAGCCCCCTCTATGTGCGAAGCGTGTGGTAGGGAGCATGAAGCAGAGAATCCCAGAGTCTACATAGACGAAGATGGGAGCCTAGTCTTTGACTGTAGACGCGGACCTCGAAAGACCGTGCTTAAGTCTAACGTGAGAGGTACTAGCTGTACAGCGGCTATGCTGGAGATCTATGGTAACGAGGTAGGGGAAGGCTTCACCCCTATCCTTCTGGACGACGATGAGGAGGAAGAAGAGGTAAAGTCAGAAAGCGTTCCGGTCGTCAAGAAAGTACTCACTAGCTATGGACTAGTCAAGATACAGGACGAACCAGTCTCCAAGCAGGAAAGGCTAGAAGCAATGCGGAAGAATCATAGACGAATGAAGCCTAAACCTTCAAAGCATCTATACGTACCCGCTACCGAACTACTCTAAGCGTAAACACAGACTGATATAGATAGAGAATCTATATCAACTTAAGACGTCTATTCAGACTCAGCGGTGAGACCAGGAAAGAACAGGTCTCTTCTTACGTAAAGGATTACTATGGCTGTAATAATGAAGATGATCATGATGGAGGCCATTAGTCTCATGGCTGTATTGTCGTACCCCTTCTTCATTACCGTACCAGGACAGTAAGGGTGGCAGTCGGGGTCTTGCTCCCACCTCTTCCCGTTCTTACACCCCTCTTCGTTCCCCACACAGGAATCCATTTTAGTACTTCCTCCCAGTGATATAAAGTACATTTAACAAAGAGAAGAGGTATGCCGAGGGCTAAGTCCACGGCTCCAAAGATCCCTCGAAGCTATACCTACCACCACAAGGGACCCACAGAAGGTCGTAACTACCTGTTGACTATGGATCCAGGTCCAGAGAATACAGGAGTCCGGCTGGAAAGGTTCAACGTAAAGCGTAACCGTGTCAGGACTATCCTGAGTGCGACAGTAGGGTTCCGAGAAGCAAAGGACCTTAAAACTATGACCCTAGCCACTCTGACTAACTTAGCTGAGTTCCTAGACTCCCTGGAGAAGTACATCGTCAAGTGCCATGGGATAGTAATCGAGAAGCAGGTAAAGGCCAATACTCCAGCCAGAGTCCTAGAAGGGATGATGTTGGGGTACCTACTGGGTAAGTATGGAGATGAAGCTCCCAGTCTCCTTACTGTAGACTCTAGGTTTAAGGGTTCCTTCTTACCTAAACCAGCCTGGGTAAAGGGTCCCAAGCTTAAGCCATGGTCTGAGGACCTAGGTTACCACCTGATAATAATGTACGGAGAGGACCCAGACGAAGTAGTGGGAGACCTACACGATAGTAGCGACAAGAGAGACGACAGGACGGACTGCATCCTCATGTCAGAATGCTACAGACAAGCTGTCCTGGGAATGATTTCGTTTGTACCTGAGAGTATAGTATGGGTCAGACTAAAGCAGAATAGAAAGGTCTACACTGGACCGATCTCATGATATGAATGAGCTCATTCATATAGTTCACAGTTAGGTTAAAGGTGGGTTAGAGGTAGTCGGAGACTGAATAGGTAATGCTGTCGTACTCGAAAGGTACCGTTGAGACTCTGACCTCCTTGTCTCGTAGGTACCTGATCACGTCCCTACTGCGATCGTCTACTGCTACTCTCTCCACCATCTTTAGGTACTTTATGTAGTCGTCTAGGTCTCTAGGGTACATGTCCTTCAAGACTAGAGACTGGAGGTTGGGAGTCATCTTGGGAAGGTAAGGGATGAGCTTAGGAAGGTAGACCTGTACCTCCTGTACGCTAGGTAGTCTGATCTTACGGAGTCTGTCTAGGTGGGAAGGTACTGAACTTATTATGTTAGTCTTATTCAAGTTGGTAGTCTCCTTGTAAAGGTTCACTGCACGCCCAGCTATGGTCTCTAGAGAGTCCTCTACTGAGACTATGTGGTCGTTCCTGAAGGTGTACCCGTAGCTCTCTATACCCCTCTTCATTATCCTGAGCTCTTTGACTGTTTCGAGGTCGAAGAAGGAAGAGTTGTGGCCTATGTGAGACGTAGGTACTACAAGGCTAGAGACCTCGGCTACGTGTTTAGGGAGACGTACAGACGTGCGCATAGAGACGTACTCTAGCTCCTCTACCTTGCACCTTTCGAGTAGTGAGACCACGTCGTTAGCTAAGTCTACTACCTTCAGAGTGTGTAGACGGGTGAGTCTGACTGCGTCTAGACGAGGAGCGTAGAGACTGCCTAAACAGAGTAAAGCTGACACGTTCTTGAAGTAAGCGTCCTCTATGAGTACGGTCTCTTGGTGCTCCTTTACCTTGAAGGTCTCGTCTGAGCGTACTATGATGGTCTCCACACTAAGGGGATCCCTTACTCTTTCCAGCTCCCTCATAATGCACTTACGACAGAAGAGTGGACAGACATAGATGGTAGACCCCCTAGGTTTCTTACGTAGCTTACAGTACACATAGACTTCACGCACTAAGATGAGGTCTACTAGCTCGCTCCAGTAGTGAGGCTCTATGCCGTAGGTTAGTCTGTCTAGGTCTCCAGTAAAGAGGACGTAGCCTGCAGGCTGAGTGCCCTTAGCTCCTATGTATACTCGTCTTACGTCTTGTACCCTGTGTACGCTTACTCGGTGATCAAAGGACGGAGCGTCCATTACAGGTACAGAGGGAGCCTTCGCTTTCCCACGTCTGGTAAGGCTCAAAGAAGTGTATAGGTCTGTAAGGGCTTGGGCTCCCTTAGTCTGGAGATAGCGAGGATACTTCGGACTGGTTCCTGCGTTCCATCCAGTCTTCCTTAGCTTGTTGGTGAGAGTCCTAGTGTCTACTATCCACTCTGACTGAGTTTGTCCCATGATGTTGTCGGAGTCCTGCTCTATGACCACTCTGTTCCCGTCTAGAGTGTAGGTTATGGTGTCTCCGTCCTTCCTGTTTCCCATAGTAAAGCTCACGGAGTCTTCATTCCCCGCTGCCTTCTTCAGCTTAGTTCCGTCTATGGTGACGATCGCTAGCTTGACAAACGGACTGTCCTCTGTGAGCTTGTTGATTAGAGAGACTAGTAGGTCTAACTTCTCGGGAGACGAGTAGAAGAAGCTAAGGCTGAGGTCCATGACTACCATGTTGAAGTCATGAACGGTGAGTGCTTCCAAGATTAGGTCAGTCTGCTCTACGGCTAGGTTAAGTACTTCTATGTTGTCGAGCTCGTAGGTCTTGATCCTCTCTATACACTCTGAGTAGTTAGTAGGGTCAGGCTCCAGTCCGACTATCCTTTCCGCGTTAAGCTTCTTATAGAGGGATAGGTCGGCTCCTCTACCTATTCCGATGTCTAGGATCCTAGGCGGTGCGTTCAGAGACTTAGAGACTGACTCTATGATAGACCTAGACATAGCTCGGACGTTTAACCTAGAGGTGTAGTCGGTGAGCCCTCTGATGTCTCGCTCTGTCGGACCTACCTTAGCTTCCCGTAGTACACTCTTTACTACCTTAGCTCCATTAGGCATGGTACGGTCTGGTCTGTCTCTGAGGTAGCGGAGTCCATACTCCGTGATGAGCCACTCGGAGACCTGTCCTCTTTGTGCCATAGTCTTACCTTCCGGTGCATACCTTACTGAGGATTGGAGGGTGACGTCTTCGCTGGGCTCTAGGAGTCCACCGCTACCTTGGTGCCATAGAGGAGCTCCGTCGTAGTCTCGATAGACCAAGTCTACAGTCATGTAGCGTTTAGGTTTCCACTTGAGAGTCCTGGAGTAAGCTCCTCCAGTAGACGGGGTAAGTATGAGACCATCTATTTCTATATCCATCAGTCGGTCTATAGGTACTGTGCTCTCTTCTACTTCCTCTGAGTCTTCACTCTCACTCTCGGAGAGGTCTGAGTCTCCAGACCAAGTCGTCAAGAAGTCAGGTGGAAAAGTAGAGAGCACCCTGCTCATGACTTCATACACAGTCTCTTCGGAGTCTACCTTGGAAGGCAGGGTGACAGATTTCTTAGAAGTAATGTATACACCCAGCTTACTTAGCCTCTCTCCATACCCCGATACGTACCCTTGTCTATACTCGTACCTCTTAGGGTAAGGCAGTTTAACACAGGACCTACCCTTCAAGGCATAGATGTCGAACAGATGAAAGACTCCGTTCACTACCTCTGAATCAAAGAGGGCTTCGTTCCCTTTAGTGTTATAGAACTCTCTGGAGATAAGTCTGACGTGACGTCCCAGCTCCCACATCCCTGTCTCGTTTATGAAGAGTCTACACCTGACCCCGTCAAACTTTTGAGTAAGCTGCCAGCCCAAAATCCCACCCTCGACACTCAAGTCTTGTCTCGTCAAGTCTACTGGTCTAGGGTAAGAGGAGGCCTCTAGTATCCACTTAGGATTCTTCTGCATTAGTTTAGCCACGGTAAAAATCGCAGAGGTGTACTCGGAGTGTCGAAAGAGTAATCCGTCCCTCGCACTGAGTATGTTGATGACGTTGTCGCAGAGAGAGTCCACTAGGAAGTTAAAGCAGTAAATCCTTCCTTCATAGACGTATATACCGTCTGATGGAGCGTTACAGGTGTAAGACCTCTCTATGAGTACCTCTCTAGGCTTCACGAGAGCTATAGACCATTCCTTCTCGCTGCTGACCTGGTCGTGGCAAATACCGAAGCTTTCTTCTATCCGATCTATCTGTATCTCGGAAAGGTCCTCAATTCTGTCTATTTCCGCGTCTTCAAACAAGGAGAATGGACGAGGCCTGTTCAAGGAAATCTCTACACCTAGTGTCACCCCATGCTTGTCACGAGCAGACCTTATCAGATCTTCTACACTGTCCTCTGGACCAAAATCGTAATCTCTGAAAGACATTTTAATGTTGGAGTCCCACGATTAAAAAATGGATACCGTACACTCTGGTAAGTTCAGAGGTAACTGTGAATGGTTATCTGAGTTTGTCCGCTCTAAGCTAGACAAGATCAAGCAGATGTCTGACGTAGAGCAGGAAAGAAGAGACTACATAGTCTCTAAGATAAACAGGGCTTCACAGACCATAGAGAAGTCTAAGGGGTGCCAGCTAATCGAGACACTTAGAGGTAAGACTCTAGAGAAGTGGATAGATACCTTTGAAATAGAGGACGATGAGGCTGTAGAGAAGCTTGACCACTTCTCTCCCTCTGAAGAGCTTACTGATGTAGTACGCTTACTCCTTGACCACGACATCTTTGTAGGAGAAGAGATAGAATGGATCGTTGGATCGTTCAGGTCTTTCATAAAGTTTTCTATCCTTCACTACCACTCTCTCTTCTTGAAAGGCAAAGAGACAGGTACCCTATTCAACGATAGTCGTACCTACGTGACCGACATAGAAAGTCTAATGAAAGCTTACACTGCCTTTGAGGACTCCAGGCCTAAGAAACCTACTAGCTAAACCCACCAAGCCAACCCTGTACAGTATATGTGTAGACTCACACATATTGAAAAGAACAAGAGCATGGAACCTTCTCTTGTAGTAGCCATAATTTGTATAGTCGTATTGGTAGTGGCTCTAGTTTTAGTCTTGACCTCTAGTCTGAGACAGGGAGACAAGCCTCAGTGCTCTAGTGTAGCCCTTTCTTCTCTCCCAGACCTAGTCACAGTAGGTACCCCTTGTAGAGTCTATGGTCAGCTTACGGAGCTGTGGTACATGGAAGTAAACGGCTCTACCTATGTAGTGGGACCTACACAGACTCCTCTTCAGTCTATCTGCGAAGACGACCAAGAGTGCGAAGCTGTAGTCACTTCCTCGTCATGTCAGGGTATTATTCCAGTGGCTAAACTAGGGATTGACAGGTACTATCCGTTAGTGGACGGGTGCCAGCTGTGTGACGACTGTGTATGAATCCCTCTGATTCATACGTAATATACTATAGGTCTCCTGTCTTACCTTGTAGCTTTGACTCCCTTAGTCAGTCTACCCCTAACCGGTCTCAAGTCTATAGCCATACTGAAGGTCGACTTGTGGTAGTTCTGGAGCGATACTCTCTCTATTTCTATCCTGAGCTTAGTCGCTCCCATCTTGTTAAGGTCGAGAAAAGCGTGCCAAGGTCTGTCTGGTCCATACCAGTAAGACTTAACCCTGACTATCGAGACGTAGGGAGAGATGTCGATACCGTCAGGTATAGAAGACATTAAGTCTGGTCCATTTTCAACCACAGAAGCCCAATGATCCTTATCGAGAGAGAAGACCACGCCCTGAGACTTAAGCTCTTTTATGCTAGCTACGTGTTCAGGAAGGACGTAGTTCAAGGTTACTTCCTGTATCAGGTGAAGAGGCAGTCCCGCATCCAAGAACCTGACTGCGTCTCCTATGTCTAGGATCACCTCAACCTTGTGGTTTACTATGTTTTCTACGAGCTCCACTAAGTCGTCTTGACTTAGCTCGTCTCCTTCCTGTATGTTCAGCTTGAAGAGGTCGAGACAGCTAAAGTCTACTAGCTTGTGTGGGTGAGAATAGTATGCCTCTAGTGTAAGAGTACGGCACTTTATCGGTTGCTTCGGTACACAGAACCTTCCGAAGCGCTCTATCCTTAGGTGGTTAAAGATAGTTCCTTCTTCAGAACGTTCAGATAGCTGGTCTATGAGACCTGCGGTGAAGTTTCCGCTACAAAGGTCAACACTACCGAATAGAACAGAAGTGTGGTAGTACCTGGGAAGGTTTACTTTATCTTCCTCACTCTCTACGGCGTTGTGAAGTATAGTCTTTAAGCTCCTATAGTCAGCTGCAGTGAGGTTGTGGAAGTTAAAATACCTAGAACAGTTATCTAAGGTGAGCACTGAGGTCCTTCGTACAGACCTGTTAAAAGCTACATCAGCGAGGCTACCTGTCCTAGAGAAGGTTTCTTCGTCTCTGAGATTAAGAGGTATACAGAGGTGGTTAGTGCGACCTCTTTCGTCTCTACCATCGAATACCTTGGAACCTTTCAAGGTTTCTATACTGACTTGTGCTTCTGTTCCTCTAGGGAAGAATATTTCAACTACGTTACTACTAGACATACTTATAGTGCGGTAGCGACCTCCCCTAACTTGGCTAAGTGCGGAATGACTTCAGACCTTCGATAGTAGGTTTATTGGGGAGTACTTCCCACATCAAAAGTAGTCTATCATGTCAGACGTAACGGTAATAGACGGGATGAGCAGTCAAGACAAACTTACCTGCGTAATAATAGGGATCATAGTAGGTATAGTCCTCACTCTAGCCATAGTAATGATGCTTTATAGTACTAGGAGCTCTATCTTCTACTACTGTCCTAGGTCAATCAGAGGGTGTGGGAGGAACGACTACATTCAGACTTTAGAGGAGGCTAGAATACTGGGGTACTCGGATAGTGAGGTGACTATAGTAAAGGATAACAAGCTATACTACAAGAAGCAAACCAAGAAAGGCTGTAACTGTATAAACGAACACCCTCTAGTTCACATAGAGTACCCTCAGGTCTGCACCTCTTCTAGTACAGGATTAGTCTACGAGTTCGACCACATGAAGAATAGTAGCGTAGCAATCTATAAGGATCAGTATGGAGACTGTCACGAGTTCGGGAAGGACTGCATGATGATAGGAGGTGAGTACGCTACTCCTTCTAGTAACTGAACTGAGGGCACCTCACTCTAGTCTCCTAAAGTAGGGGAGTCAATATGAATCAGCTGATTCATATAGTTGTGTTGGCTTAGTCAGCCTTTGGATAGGTCACTTCTACCTCTAGTGTAGCCACTACACCCTTGCGTATGACACGCTCTAGCACCACTCTACTCACCCTAGAAGGTAGGAGGTCAGTCACAGAGACATAGTCTACTCCTTCATAGGAAGCTATGTGGTCTTTACCAAGTACCACCTCATCAGCATAGTAAGCTACTCCATGTGTCACCACAGTGGACCTAGTGTGTCTAAGGAGGAATAAGATCTCTTCATCCCCTTCAAAGCCAGCTGGTACCACTACACGCTTTATTCCTGTCATAGTGTAGCCGCTGTTGTGAGCAGCAAGGAACCCATTAGGTCCTAGAGTAATGCACTCTAAGTCCCTAAAGTGGTCCACTACACGGTCTTCTGGGAGAGGGTGTGTGTCAATGAGATCACAGTCTGTGAAGACCACATGGATAGCATTAGGAGCTATTTTAGCAAGACTACCCATGTCTACATAAGGTATAGTAAGGTCAGTGACAGCAGTAAGAGGAAAGCTCTCTTGTACTCCATCCACATACCCTATACACAAGGTATCAAACCATTCACACTCTGCTAACGCGAGGTGGACTTCTTCGTTGAAGTAGTCCAAGGTGATAGACTCTACATAGGAGTGAAGAGCCATAATCAAGAGTGCAGTTCTGGCCACGCAGTGAGGTCCATTTTCAATGTGTAAGCTTCTATAGTAGAGCTCTTCACCACGGAAGAGGTGGACAACGTGGATGAACTGGTTGTCATCAAGCATGTTAAGGTCAACTCTAAGTACATCACAGGAATAGTCATCCCTAGTAGTAGGAAGTAAGAGCTCACCTTCTCTATCTATAGTAATAGTAAAGGTAGATCTAGTAGTCCAGTCACTAGAACTTACTACAGCTACCTCCTTAGTTCCAGGAGTAGAGATCACAGTATTGTAAAGGTTTCTACTAGCTGCCTCCATAAGAGGGAGAGTAGAGAAGTTATTGGTCGCCCAATCTCGTTTACTGTGCACAGGAAGAGGAGTACTAGTTCTATCAGTATCCACATCTCTAGGAGGGAGGGAAAGAACAGCATCATCAGGAACAAAGAAGACAGTAGTAGGGAGGGAAGTATTAGAACTCATAATAACTAGACTTGGTATCATAGTGCACTAGGCTATCCCTCAATAGTCTAGGGAGTGCAGGAGGATACACCACCTTTCCACTAGTCTCCTGTACAGTTCAACTAGACCTTACTACTAGATCTTTCCACTGGAGCAGTCTACTGTGGAGACTAAAGCCGCCATTTGATCTAGCTCTCCTTTCATCCACCAAGTTCTACCTTAAATGGGTGTCTACTTCGTATATAGGTCATGCGTACCTATATCATAGTTGGTTTAACTGGACGTCTAGTCTCTTCACTTCCTAGCTGACTTAGGTCCTGGCTTGCAGTCTCCCTTCACGTAGACCTTGAACTTGACTATAGAGCTTACTCCTTCCACGTCTGTACACGGAGTGGGAAACTCACAGCTTATGGTCTTTAGTCTCTCGGAGTCTATCCCCCAAAGTTCGACGGAAGGATGATGCTCACCTTTCAGCCGCTTATTGATATGATCCATCGAGTACTTTATGTGGTCTATACGTTCTATACCTGTAGTATTAGCCAAAGACCTGATGTGTTGTTCTCTAGACCTGAAGTAGGCTCGCGAGACCACAGTCTTGTCTCCTATGTCTCCGTGACTTAGGGCGAAAGTGGAAGCGAATACTGTGGAGACGTTTCCTTCCTTCCCCATCTCTGCTAACTTCTCGTAGGTGGAATAGTAGACTCGGAGATCTGGCACGTCCTTAATCAAGTCGATAGACCGGTCGTCTAAACTCCCAGGGTCTCCTATCACAAGAGTTTCTAGGGTACTGAAGTCTATGATCTTAGCTACCTCCTTAACGTAAGCTGACCGTACCGTCAGTTTTCTAGTCTTGACTCTGAGAGGATGAATACCTTCACACTGTATAGAGACAGGCAGAGAAAACTGGATGCTATCTATTCTCTCGACTTCAGAAAGATAGTTAAGATGGTATTCACATAGTCTATCGAACTTGAACCTAGTAATTCCGAGAGAGGTACTGTTGGTGAATAGGTGTGGTTTGAGCGACGGTACACATTCGTCCTCTCTATGATAATAGAGAGTGTTGAGGTTCGGATAGTCCTCGGTCTTCATTCTCTTAGTGAAGAAGGGATCGGAGTCTCCTCTGCAGTTAATTAGTCTTCGACCAGCGAAGTCAGGAGAGATTAGCGCTGAGATAGAGCTAGGGTCAGTCTCTGGGAGCCGGTCGACGTATACTACCTTCCAGTGGTCCTGTAGGTAGGGAGAGATGTCTATAGTGTACACTATGTACTCCGATTCTTCTGCTAGGAAGTGACCTATTCCTGACCCCTCCTTCCAGTACGTAGTCTGATCATAGGGAACAAAGATGAAGTCTTCAATGGTGGTCTCCTTGTTCCCTGAGCACTTGATAGTGAAGCGAGGAGTAGAGGAAGCTGGTAAGCATACAGTTACGAGTCTTTCGGTTGACATAAGACGAGCTAGCAAGGGTAGTAGCTTCGGGAGTCTCTAGTATGAAGCCTGAATACGGCATATAGGTGTACTTACCTATATGGGAGGTAGTTGAAGAGAGTCGAGACTTTACTTCCTGGCTGACTTAGGCTTAGGTTTAGCGTCTCCGTCTGGATAGACCTTGAGCTTGACTGTACTAGGCGGTTCACCCTCTGCAGTTTTTGCGTAAAGTTTACACCCCATGGAGACTAGACTAGTGAGGTTCTCGTGGACGATTAGTGTAACTGGAAAGACCTCTCTAGTCTCTATGGTCCGGTTTAGACCAGCGACGTAGTTGAAGTACTGGATTCTTGAGGTACCAGCCGCTTCAAACCTGTGCTGGGCCTGGTTTCCCATGAAGGGAGTCTCTACTACTACCTTTATTCCTGGAGCTATGTCTTCTGGAGTATATTGTTGTACGAAGACAGTAGAGACGTTGTGGTCCATGCCCGCGTCCCTCATCGTGTCGTACATGTTCCCTGGCACCCTGACTTCCGGTATGTCCTTTACGAGTCTAAATTCCTCCTCACTAAATCCGTAACAGCTGAGTAGGTGAAGGACCTCTACGCTGCTAAAGTCCACCAAGTCTTCCAAGTGCCTTATGGTCTCGCCATGTACGACTAGCTTTCTTACCTTGAGACGCTTCCATCCAGATTCACCTTCCATACTACTACAGATTCCAAGCTCGATCCTCAAGACATCCACGGTCTCTACTCGGTGTAGGTAGGTGAGGATGTCTCGGTCTAGGTACCTAATGTCGAACCTACTAATAGACGTAGGAAGGTGTCCCATACGTCTATTACTAGTTGACTTCCTCATTGAGGTGAACTGGTTACTAGTACCGACTACGCCCTGAGCTGGACCATTTATACTCCTGTAGTAAAGAGTAGTGAGGTTAGGTACGTCTCGTATAGGACGTCCGAGGTCGTACGAGACGAAAGAGTCCAATTCACCACTGAACATAGGAGCCACGACTGCAGAGATCGAGTCCTTGTTAGAGTCATCTATCTGGTCTGCGTAAGCTATCTTCCAGTAGTCTTGAATGTGGCGGTCTAAGTCTACTACGTAAACGGTGTAGTCTGGTTCCTTCAGTGTAATAGAGTCTTCGAGACGCCGAGGAAGTGCGAAGCCTTCAGCCTTCAGCTTTTCATAAGTAGCTTCGATCTTAGCCCATTCAACTATACCGTCAGGCTCCACGCTTAGCTCACCTCCTCCAGGGCACTTAACGGTGAACCGAGGAGACTTGTGAGATTGTACCATCACTATTACAGGTAGCTTAGCTTTAAACTCTTTGATCGCGAGCATGAGCGTTTGACTAGTGCACTGGAAACGACTATCAGTCCGAGTACAGTTAGCTCACGTATATAGGTTGGCTAACCTATATGGTAGATGGGAGTATGGTTTGTCTCACTCTTCTTGTTGCATGGTTATCTTCAGCTTAGAGACTGCGTGTACAGACTCTCCCTCGAAGATAGGTACAGTAACGTGTACGTACTTCAGGTCTTCAAGACAGTCTGTCGCGATAGAGAGAGGAGACCCTATGGTGTCGGGGTTTATGAGTTGGAGGTTGGGAGAGTACTTAGCGGTAGTAGCCTGGCACGGAAGAGGAATGTATGTGGTGTGGTAGAAGATGTCCATGAAGTTGTCTCTACACACATTGAGCTTACCTGGCATGATCCCGTCAGCACCGTACACATCCACGACGTTGTCACACTTCCACCCTAACTCCAATAGCTCATTGTAGGAAGTCTCGTTTATCTTGAGACTGCAGCTAGTGTCCGCGAGTAAAAGTACCTCACTGTGAAGCTTCATGTACCAAAGGTCTCTGATGTCTAGTATCTCTATACTATCGAAGTCTATTACGTTGACTAGATTGTCTAGATGCTTGGAGTAAGTGATTAGCTTGAAGACCTTGAGCTTCTTCTCTATAGCCTTGAGTCTAGGGTTACTGTCGCTGTCGAGTATACTTAGTACTTCTATGTGCTTAGCTGCCTGAAGCATAGGTATACACTCGTCCATGAACTCTTCGAAGTAGAAGTGAGTGACCCGGGGAGCCCTGAGGTCCTTACAGCACGTCATAAATTCTCCCCATAGACCAGCTGAAGCTCGGTTCATGTAGACCTTAGTCAGTTGAGGGTAAGCTCCATTCTCTATGTCAAAGGTCATAGCCTTATAGACAGCGTCTGGGGCTTTTGGGAAAGGGAGTAACACGACCCTCACTTCCCTAGCTAAAGCAGGAGAGCTACAAGGTTTACTCAAGACTAGGGAAGCCCTATCCATGTAGTCGGTCAGGTCTAGGAAGTGAATCTTGTGTCCACTGAAGTTGTAGCCCCGTTCAATGCTAGTAAAGAGTCTGTAAGCTTCCCTAAATAGAGTGCATTCAGACTTAATAGAGTCTAGGTCGTTAGCGTCTACTACCCACTTAGCTTCTACGATCTCGTTTACTCGGTTCCCTCCTACTTCAAATACAGGAGAGACAGAGTTAGGGACTAAGAGAGCTACTATGGCTGGGTATGGAGCGGCTGCGGTGCGTCTTCTCGAAACGGACATGGATTGTGGGAGACGGAGGCCGGAGATTGAGCTTCAAGTACCGAACTCTACCGCTCTAACGTACTGAGCACTTCACTGAGTTAAAGTGAACTGACTTTCTAGAGTACCTCCCGTGAAGCTGTACTGCTAGACTCAACGGTGTGGAAGAAGATAGTATGGGGTCGAAAGGTAGAGTACTTGCACTCGCGCGACTATAGGCACTCTCCTCTGTCACTATGCCTATTGACTCCTTACTATGTCTAGCTCCTACCTTTCTAATTCAATCCTTATCCCAGTCAAGACTGGACTTACTCCTCACGTCTCACTCGAGATGAACGGACAAAGCGTTCACGTGAACCTCGCACCTCTTTCTGATGGAGGGATGAAGGGCCACTCTACAATGCGTCCCAGTACCTTTGTCGAGAGGACAGCAGTAGAGTTCTTGAGTACCCTGGATCCTAAAGTCACTATGTACCTTGCGTCTTGGACTATACCTACCCTAGACGTTTGCTCCTGCACTTCAAGCGACATTAACGAAGGTCGTTTCGAGCTCGCAGGAGTAAGCAAGATACGTTACTTGACCCTCGACTTAGACAGGGACTCCATGATTGAAGTCTGTGAACTAGCTAGGAGTGGACGTTTCTCTCACCTTAGAGAGCTTACATTGAAAGGTCACCCGTCCCACTGTGAAGACCCCAAGGCTCTCTATCTCTCTGTATTGGAAGCGTTCCAACAGTACTCTGAGCTAGACCTTCTAGACCTCAGCATACTCTATCACAAAGCTATAGGACTCATTAACTCTATGAGACCTAAGCGTCTAGCGATCAGGTCTAGCCAGTCCTACTACTCTGACATACCTAGTACAGTAGTAGGAAGTAAGGGGCTCTATGTACCAGCACGTTCAGACCACCCTTACCTTAACGTAAGACACGTAGAGGCTGACCTAGAGTACCTAGTCGACATAATGGCTCACGTAAACGAGGACTACCTCAGGGACTTCAAGGTGCTTTACTCAGATACTGGATCCAACTGCACTCCAGAAAGCTTACTAGAGTCACAAGAGCTAAGAGCCTACATCATAGGTCTCACTAAGCGTGGTAAGAACGTGACTGTCTCTAGTGGAGTCTTTAACATGCTCACTAAGCACGAGTCCTACCTCTTCTCCCATACTAAACCGGACGATCCTGAGCAGAGGACCGAGCTATTCTACTACCCTATCTCTGATACTAAGTTCAAGAAGATAATTCACAACGGCATACACCCCATCGATACTGACACCCTCGACCAGCTCCTAAACATGGGCACAGAAGTAGAGTCTAGGGAGCTTGGCTTGACAGGCAGTACACTCCACTTCAGTAGACACGCTGCAGTAATGGGTAAGGAATACATCCTCTGCAACAAGGAAGCCCTCAATGTGAGACTCAATGGGGTGGAGATAGAGCAGTTCGTGGAAGATGGAAGAGGCCTTCTTACCGTGGAATTAAGGTCTGACTAAAGCCCCTCTCTTATATAGATTAGCCAATCTATATCCGCACTCCTTCACTATTTACGCAGGCTTACCTAGTAAAGACTCCCATGTCCGTAGTTAGCCATCTACTATACGTCTTCTTACCTGAACACTACATTGCGAGACCTAAACTCTGGATAAAGGACTTAGAGATACCGTGTCGGTTCATCAACATCAAGCAGAACTCACGTTGTACTGCTAAGTCTCTCGTCAACGATAGGTGGTACGACCTCCACGGCATACCTACAGAATCCTACTTAGACGTCTTAGACTCTATCACTACCAGAGAGCTAGGATCTCCTGGCTTGAAGGGGTACCAGGTCTGCATCGTAGAGCTTAAGTTCATGGACATAGACCCTAACGTGGAGCTCTCAATAGGGGACATCTGCAGGTACAGCGGAAGTCTAGAGCACATAGCAGGAGTAGTACTGGACAAAAAGACCAAGATAGATCAGTTAGACTTCTTCCTCAGGGGACTATCCTACCACCTCTACCCCTCTCTTTACCACTTCACACAGACTGAGCTCTCTCCTCACCACATCACTCGCATCCTGGAGTCAGGCTACTCTGGCTTTACCCACTTCAGGTTTAGCGTGTTCGGAATACTACAGGTACAGCTCCTAGCCCAGTCTGAAACCGTGAAGAGAGTAGAGGTAGACATAGGAGCTTGGATATACATGCCTGACGGAATGGACGAGCTCATGATAAAAGGCCTAGACGGGGAACGTACTGAACTGAGCCGTTCCTTCTACGGTATGAGAATACAGGAGCTAGTAATAGACTCTCTTGGTGCAGTAAAGGAGCTCGCCTGGTTCATCTCTAACGTAAAGATAGACAGGCTACTAGTGAAGTCAGACGACGAGCTAGTGGAGCTGGACGATCGCCTATTAAAGGTACTAGAGCCAGTCGCCCATCAGATCCTACCTTACAATACGCTAAAGAGGATATATGGAGACCACTGCTACGGTATAGTCACAGACGAACACACTAAAGAGCTAGACATAGAGTGTACCGAGGTATGGTCCGGTATGCACTACGAGGACGAGTCCGAAAGGTGCAGTAAGACTACTCACTTCTGGGACGAGGTAGAGGTGGGTCTCCACAGCCCTGGATTCTACGTGGACACGTTCCGAGAGGACCACAAGAGCCTCAAGCAGCTGAACTACGAGTACAAGGTAGAGGGTACCGCACCTTACGTCACGCGCAGGTACGACCTAAGGATAGACCTGGTATAGACTTTACTAGACTGACTCCAGATATAGGTAAGATGGACCTATATCAGAACGCTACACCTACCGAGGTAAAGACGGGTAGCTACTGCACTATGACCTACACCCCGATGTCAGACAAGCCTACCTTCTTCTCTATACTCATTAAAGGAGCCGCTCTCCCTAACTTCTACCTTGAAGCTCAGGGGAACAAGTTCTGCTGTAAGTGGATCGCTCACTCCCTCACCACAGGAGAGACCTTCGAGTCCGTCCTTAAGAGTAAACAGCTTCCTGAGATAATGGAGAAGCTACTTGCTGAAGTCAATACCTTCCCCGAAGACTATACCTTCTACGTAGTCGAAGTGAGTCGCTCTAACCTACCTCCTTTACCTATCAGCGTAAGGGACAAGTTCCTTGGCTCCATCCGAAACAGAGCGCTCGTGAAGGAGATAATAGTGGCTGCACAGCCGAACATAGCCTCCTTGATAGATAAGCTAGATAGGACCGCAGACGACGGCTTCAGTAGCTTCGACTCTCTAAGAGTAACCAGAGAATTCCAGTACGAGCTACTACCTACTCTCTGTAAGTACCTCTCTAAGCGACAGAACCTAGTCAACCTCAGCTTCGACATGATCAACGCTAGAGACCTAGCTCTCTTACAAAGCTTGTGTCAGCTTAAGGTCTTGGAGGTACGTACTTTCCAATACGATCCCCTTAACCATGTAGACTGTAAGGAGCTCTTCGTAGACGTACTTAAGTGCGCTTCTATCCACGTCCTAGACTTACTTAGAGTACTAGACCCTGTTAAGGTGTCAGAAGTTCACATAACAGACCCTAACCCTGAACTATACTGGTGTACTCACTCGTTCATGGATAAGGAAAGACTACGCGAGCTCCTAGACAAGGTGACGGTAGTGAGAGCGTCTCCCAAATTCTTGAGTACCTACCTAGGCGTTACAGAGTCTTGGAAGACTAGGACCGTCTGCACCAGCCCTACTTCACGCGGGATAAACTTCAGTTACGAAGGAGTAATACACAAGCTTCCTCTACCTACTACTCTAGATCCTCTACACGAGAGTAGCGTCACTCATATAGAGATAAGACCTACCGGTGACACAAGTACTCCACAAGGCGTCGTATGTCACCCTCACCTCAAAGAGCTAAGGTACAAGTGCGTCTCTAAACACCGCGAGGAGTACGGAGCAGAGGAGTACGACTTAGTGGTAGACTTCAGAATAGACTAGAGACCCTAAACAACTCCACAATATAAGTTAGCTAACTTATATGCTTACACCTTTACTGTCTAATCACTACTGGTCCAGACGAGGCCGATACAAGACTATACAAGACTATACACTCTGACTAGATATGAAAGAGCACCTAAAGTACTACCCGTACCCTAATGTCAGACGTACCTAGCTTCTACTGTATTCAGCTTTCAGACTCCCTAGTCCCATCTATCAGCCTAAAGGCTAATGGAATAGCCTTGTTCTGTAGGTGGTTCTCTTACTCACGTTCCACTAAGTCCGTGGAAACTTCAGGTCTCCACAGTAATCACCTACGCAAGGTAATCGATGAGATGGTTCCCTTCCTAGACGAGTTCGTCGAAGAAGGCTTCACCATGTACGTAGTAGAGATCAATGGCTCTAGCCTCCCTTCTCTCCTACTCTCCGTGACAGACATAGACGCTGGACGCGTACAGAACCGCAGTCTAGTAAAGCGAGTCCAAATAACTAACCAACGCTACCCTTCTTGTATCGAGAACGAGCTAGAGAGACTCCGTACTCATGATTATCACTACTTGAGGGAGCTAGAGTTTGGACCTGGCTTGATTCACCCTCTATTCCATACACGTCCAGACGCCCTATCTAAGCTAAAGAACCTCACTCACCTGAGCTTCGATCTACTCGATGGAGACTTGCTAGGAACAATAAGCAGCTTAGTGAACCTTAAGAGCTTGGAGGTGCGTACCTTTAAGCGTCCGACTAAAGCGATAGACGGGTACAAGTGTAAGGACTTAAGTCTCTCCATACTTAAGTGTACCTCTATTCACTTAGTGGACCTACTACACTACTTCGACGTCACCAAGATAGAGAAGGTTCACGTGCTAGACCCTGAACCTAACAAGTACTGGTGTAAGCCTAGCGACTACACCAAGGAAGAGCTAGTAGACCTCCTGAACCAAGTGCCTATAGTACGTACTACGAAGAAGTTCGCGGACGAGCACCACTATCACTTCAGGCCAGACGAGCTAGTCATAGATCCTACTACTAAAGGCTACATAGCTACCGGACTCCACAAGAAGGTAATCTACTCACCAGAGTCTGGTCAAGAAATGGCTCCCTACACTGGGACTGGAGCTACTCACTTCTATCTAGATGGCAAGGAGAACTTCAAGCATACGTACATACTAAGAGCGGACAAGGAGTACTCTGTAAGGTCCTTAGGAACAGTATCTGGCTACTTCAAGCTCAGAAAGATCAAGTGTAGGTTCACAGCTGGCTCCCCTAACATTAATGCTACAGGAGTCTTCTACTTAGTCATGGATATCAAGCAAAGAGATCCGGTAGACGACCTCCAAGAAGTCGATTGACTATCAAAGCTTGCGATGCTCAAGGCGCTCACTGCCTCCTCCATATAAGTTAGCTAACTTATATACTATATACTAAGTTCAGTAGTACCTCACATCACTGAAGGATAGGAGGATCACTTTGTAGTACTACAACTATGGTGTATCTTAACTACTTACTTACTAGCTTCCCAGGAGAGTCAGACCCTCTCATTACTTTCTCTACTGAAGACGGAACTATTGACCCTCCCTATACCTCTGTTTACATAGACGAACAAGGGAACCAGACTGTGAAGGTTAACGACCTAGCACCTCAGCTCCTCGAAGAGCTTCTAGTTCAAGCTGAAGGACTAGAGGATTATCCTCGTACCTTCTACCTCATTGAGATGGGACCTAGTAAACAGAAAGGTCTCGACTCTAGACTCAGGGTAGACGGCTCTAGGCTTTCGAACGAGAAGGACATCTCATATATCGATGTGTGGGCTAACGTAGACAGAGAAGACTGCGTAGAGGTTAACGAGCGATTAGTAAGCGGGTACTATCCCAGCCTATACGCCTGGAACAACAGTAGTAAGGGCTGTATGCACGGTATAGAGGTACCTTCCCTTCATCGTCTTGAAATAGTATATCTGTACAACGACGACCTTCGTACTATAGCAGCTTGTGAAAGGATAGAGTGTCTAGAAATCGCATCTATCTTTGGACGTCTCCCTATTGACGCGAAGGTAAGCGTAGAAATAGATACTCTACGCTGTTCATTGGAAGTATTCGCTGACCTATGTGGCATCTTGGACTTTGGTAAGATAAGGCGAGTAGAACTGTCAGCTGGCCTTACAGAATCCTGTCCTCGGGCTTTCAATGTCCTTTATCCTATTCTCATGGGTGTACCTGTGTTAGCTATGAGAGACTCCTTGCTATACTACATACACTCAAGAGATAGGTCTATGGACCTGATAGAACATCCTCACCTCGAGATAACTACAGCCAACGTTTCTCAGTTCGGCATGAAAGCTTACTCGAACTACATAGACTTTTACGAGGGTAAGTACAACTGTGTTACTACTCGTGACGACCGCTTAAACCAATTCGAACCGGAGATAGAGCTGCGCGATAAAGTAAGCTTCCTGGAGCTTACCTTCAACAAGCTTCACGAGTTCAAGAGTGTAGTAAAGGCACCTACTACTGAAGGGAGTGGAGACGAGGATAAAGAGGCAGAAGTCTACTGTTTGAAGGGTAGACACGTCCAGACGAAGGGTAGCCTTAAAAAGGTAGTCTGTCTACACCCTAGGGGTCGAGTGACTATAGACTTTGATCCGTACGTCAACGCTAAGTCAGCCAAGTCAATGGTAAGGTAAGTCGTCAGGCCTAACTAACATATAGGTAAGTGAACCTATATAGGAACGAGGATAGAGTCGTGTAGCTCTTAGTCTACCCTTTACCCGTACTATTTCCCGGACTCTATCATATACTAAGTTTAGCAGTGCTTCACATCTCTGGAGGATAGAAGGATCACTCTGTAATACTATAGCCATGATTCACCCAGAATACTTCCTCATCAGTACCACCACTCCAGGAGAGCCCTTGATTACGACCACCGTACGAGACAAGGTCAGCGCTCCTCTTTACTCCTCAGTCTACGTAGACGAGCAGGGTCTCACTGATGTATTAAGCGACGAGCTAGGACCTCAACTGCTAAATACACTCCTCTGTGTGGCTTCCGACGATAGACGTAGGTGTCGCACTTACTACCTTATAGAGGTCAAGTCGGACGATCCAGAGGGGTTTGGTATAGAGGCTCAACCCTACACTCTCCAAACTCAGCTAGTCCCCACCTCTGAAACCATTGCAGTCTACAACTACCATACTGAGAAGGAGCATGACGACTTTCACAAGCTAGTGTCGAGTGGATACTTCACTGACCCTTACTCCATGTGTTTATCAATCGATGGCTGGTTAAATGGAATAGTACTTCCGTCTATCCGTGACATTAGTCTGTCAAAGCTAGTGGCGTCGGACCTCCCCACCATAGCTAGCTGTGAACGCTTGTCTAACCTTTTCCTCGGTCTGAGAATAGACCACGATGTGGAAGCTTCCGATACCTATGTAGACGTGGACATAGACGTGCTCAGGTGTAACCTAAGCTGGGTGTACAAAGTCGTTAACACCTTCAATCCTGACAGGATAGGTAGACTAGAGCTTTATTCCAACAGACTGGAATTCAAGGATACTATAGAGGCATACAAGAAGGCTAATGATTTTGTCCTTCGTGTCGGTACCCTAGTGGTGGATCCATCATTGCTAGACTTCCTCTTCACGAAGATAGAGGACTTTCACCACCCCAACATAGAGGTCAAAACTAATAGCAGTCTAACATACCAGGACAGGGGTACGATAGACCAGTACAAGGACAAGATCAGTAGAGTCTCTCTCGACCATCGCGTGATCCGTCCAAAGTTCACGGACCCACCTATTGACAGACGTATACACACCCTCTACACCGACCTTACTACCCACAAGATAATAAGGACCTCTCCTTCGATAGGCCTGCTTCATCTGGATAGCGTGGGAGAAATCAAGAAGGTCGTGGCGACAATCTCCAGAGGTCAACTAGTAATAGACTTTAATCCGACTAGTAAGGCTAAGTCAGCAAGGAAGTGAGCTGTGACCGTACAGCAAACCTAAGACTAGAGTCTACTATCATATAGGTAAGTGAACCTATATAGAGACGTCAAGCTGTACCTCTAGTAGTCGAGTTAGTACTGAGTCTGTAGTACCGTTTTGTGGACGTCTAGTGGAAGAGTTATGACTCGTATCTAGTCTAGCCTACTCCATTAACCATAGGAGACACTTTCTCTAGTATCACATCTCCAGAAGAGGTAAAGGTTAGACTACGATACTATACCCATGAGTTCCTTCAGATACTTCCTTATTAGCTTCCCTACTGACACCAATCCCCTAATCACTAATGTATACCGGGATGACGTCATCAATGCAACCTACTCTTCAATCTATGTAGACGCAGAAGGTAACCGTAGCGTAATGGAGGATAGACTAGGCCCTGACCTTCTCAAGCTCCTTGAGGAAGCGACAGACCGTACTATAGACTTTCCTCGTACCTTCTACCTCATCCAGTGTAATCCAGAAGACCTCAAACACAAGCAGTTCTGTACTCCCGACACTTCTTCTGCTGAACTTGACTCGAACTCAGAGGGCATTATAGTCTACGCTGCTCAGGACTCTCAAAAGTGTACTGAGTTTCACGAGAGTGTGTGCGCGGGGTTCTTCGAAGACCTTAACCTCTTAATCTGCAAGAGGGACGGCTGGTTGAACGGTGTAAGAGTTCCTTCAGTTAGGTTTCTAGTCCTCACAAACCTAGAAGCGTCTGACCTACCCACTATAGCAAGCTGCGATAGGCTCATCTATCTTGAGATTACCAAACGTGTAAACCGAGACATAGTAAAGTCTGACACCTACATAGACGTAGAGATAAATACACTCAGGTGCGACTATGTAGACCTGATCCTGCTCAGTAAGGTCCTCAATCTAGACAGAGTAAGTAGGATACAGCTCACCTCTCGCGATGAAGCGAACATAAGAACAGAGATTAAAGAGGCCTATGAGCTTATCTCTACGATTCCTATGCTACAGCTTTCTGCTGGTCTTCTTAACCTCTTCGCTGTATGTGTAAGAGACTTCTCACATCCCTGCATAGAGGTGGAGTTCAGGGCCGCACAGGAACGTAAAGACAAAGAGATACTAGAGCGACACAAGGACCTAATCACGTCTATCTCCTTTAGTCCTCTATGTGATACTGCGGCTAAGCACCTAAGTATTGAAGAGAATGTCCAAGTCTTCGATACCTCGGTCTCTAATCATGGCGTTTTGTCCCTAAACCCCCTAGTGACCCGAGTCCACCTCTACACTAAGGGAGAGATCAAGAAAGTACACGCCAACTGTTCAAGAGGGGGTATAATCATAGACTTCGATCCACCTAATAAGGCTAAATCAGCCAGAAAGGTAGTAGAAATAGAGTGAGTCTACACCACTAAACCTCCCATATAAGTTAGTCAACTTATATATTACACCTAACCTGTATAGGGGACATCAAGATCGACACAATCCAGACAAGATGATCCCTCAGTTGCGCTATTCTATCCTCCTACTCGAACCTCACTACGAGCCAAAGATCGTGGTCAGCTTCTCAGGGATCTGTCTACAGGTGAACTGTGCAATCGTACAGAAAGGTAATGGATCGTACAAGGTCCTACGTAGCGATAGTGAGACCTTAGACTCCTACATTGAGTCTAAGATTCACGAAGTCAGGTACTCTCCTACCAATAGTCGCCTATTCTATTTCTTGGAGATAGACCTGAACGAGATAGTAGACGTTCCGCTTCACGTCCCTCATGAACTGCTTCCTTCTATCGATACACCAGACCTAGTGGAGACTATCTGCATGTCTGCACTTACTTTTAGACAACTGGATAGTCTCCAGGAGTCTGTAGACCACATCAACAGCAAGATGTTCAAGGGATTGAGGAAGATAGTCTTTCCCAACATAGGAGATTCATCCTACGTAGAAGACTTAGAGAGACAGTTAGACTTAAGTATCGCGGACCACGTGCACTTCAGGTACTTGAGAAGCATCCACGTGCCCATGCTCAAGCATTCCACAATAGGTATATTAGAAATAGACGAGTTCGAAGACACTGGGTTCCCCAAGTTAGTACTGAAGTCTGCTACGATAGGAGTCTTGCGGTGCTCCAAGGTAGACCTGATTCACATCTTTAAGTTCATAGACCCCTCTTGTGTACAGAGACTAGAGGTAGTCAAGCCTAACAGGAGGAAGGTACTGACCCGGCCTTACCGAGAAATAGGAAGGATATGTGCGAGGTTCGAGGACAAATTGTTACCGTCAAGCATAGGGGGATGTAGAGACATAGTAGTTAAAAGTCACGCTAGCTCTCCTGGGCTAGAAAAAGTTTACGACTTCGACAGTGTACTCTGGTTAGGAAGCTCTATTTCATCAGGAGACTTGAATGGAAAGTATGTAACGGACATCTTACTGGAGAATCTTGAAGATCCTGTATGGAACAAGGTAGACGACGAGACTAAGACTCTATGCGACTTATCCTACTGTAGATACCTAAAGACTCTTTGCATAAAGTTCACTATAGACTCACCTCTAATAGACTCACCTCTATTAGAGGGACTTGAAGTAGATGGTGAATTGTCTTTATGCTTTGACAAGTCTGAGAGGGCTAAATCTGCCAGAAAGGTAGTGGAAATGGAGTGAGATCGTCGAATCTCTCATATAAGTTAGCTAACTTATATACTAGTCACATTCAGTCTACCTTTCCTGGGGGAACTTTGGTATCTTTTCGTATCACGGGTAGATAGTATACCTACGCTAGGTTACTATACCCATGAGTTCCCTAAGATACCTCTTCATCAGCTTCCCAGGAGACGCCGACCCTCTAATCACGTCCACCTTCGAGGGAGAAACGTCCCCCTCATTCTACTCCTCGATCTATGTAGATAAAGAAGGTAGGTATACCGAGAAAGTAGACGAGTTAGGACCTCAGTTCCTAAATACCTTGAGAGTAATGGTATCGGATTTTGCTATACGCAATCGCACCTACTACCTTATTAGGTATGGAAAGGAGGGAGTTTCATTGAAGACTGTGATAGCTCATGAGTCCTCCCCTGACGAGAAGATATGTCTTGACACTACTCACCTCTCTCTGGGATCATTCTTTGACGAAGAAAAAGCTTCCGCGTTTCACGATAGGATAGTAGCTAAGCAGCTCTTTCCTAACCTTTACTCCCTGAACGTCAGGAACTATAAGTGGTTAAATGGGCTAGTCTTCCCGTCAGTCCGTGTCGTTAGCCTGGAGATACTAGCTCTTTCCGACATTCCCACTATACTAGAGTGCGATAGACTCGAGGAGTTAGAGATCAGGGTAGGAATAGACGACGACGATTTGGAGAAGGCAGGAGTTCACATAGACATGGACATAGACATCCTTAAGTGCGACTATAGAGTGTTCGTCAGGCTAAGTAAGTTCATTAACCTCGACAGAGTAGGTAGGTTGAAGCTCGGACGTCCCCGAATCATTGGTAAGGAGGGGCTACTGGAGGCGGCGGAGCTCAGTCGCTACATTCCGGTACTAGAGATTGGACTCCCTGTTCTTAAGTTCATCTCCGAGAAAGTACCTGAGTTTTACCACCCCAATCTAGAGTTACTACTAGAGCTTCCTCGCCTTAATGCTTGTCTACCTGTACTTGAAGCTGGCAAAGACTTTCTCAGTACCATTTCTTACGGGGTACCCACTGAATACTACCCAGAGAAATCTATCATGGGATCTTACGTCCAGGTATTCTACTTTGACATCGAGAGACAGCCTTATTCATCTCACCTTGCCTCGACTAACGCGATCCACCCTAGCTTGGAAGGAGACTTGAAGAAGGTAGTCTGCAGACACCCTAGAGGTCATGTGACCATTTACTTTGATCCACCTAGCAGGGCTAAGTCCGCTAGAAAGGTAGTAGAGCTAGAGTAAGACTAAGTCAGCTAGGACGGTAGTGGAGCTAGAGTAAGACTGAACCTCCCATATAGGTAAGTAAACCTATATATGTACTACTACCATGCTTAATCGACCAGTGCAGTCAGCGTGTAAAGGCTACTACTCTAGTCAAATTGATCCTTGACCAGAGCAGTAGTGTTTACTAATGTCTTCATCCACCCACTATCCTACCGTGCTAATCCACAAGAGCCTTACTCCCCAAATCTACATTGAGAAGGGGTACCTCCGTATTGACTGCCAGTACGCGTCTGTAGAGGTAGAGGACGGGAAGACTAAAGTACTCCACTGCACCTCACCAGTCCTTAGACAGATAGTAGGTGAGCGCATAGAAGAGTCTGTCTCCAAAGAAACTGGGAACAGAGCAGACGGATACGTACTTTACTGTGTAGAGGTAGACTGTAGCGACCTACCTGAGAGTTCCTATTCCTATACTATCGATACTATCCACAAGCTATACCCTCGTGACGTGACTAAGCTTTACCTTGACGCACCTGCAGAGTCCAAGGAAGTCATCGACTTAGTCAGCGACATTAATTCTGGTCGCTACTCTAGACTGACTGAGATAGTCTTCACTGGTACTCATACTGTGGAGACCATTGCAGAGCTAGAGGTACGACTAGACATGAGTCGTTTCAAGAGAGTCACCATGGAACAGGCTTCTAGCTTGCACCTTTACTTCCTACTCAAGAAGGTGGAGCACCTAGACTACCTCGAAGTAGGAGAGCTAGGCGATCCCTTCGCTCCAGCCGACCCGCTCGACGGTAAGAGAGTAGGGTACCTTAAGTGCCCTTACTCCGCTGTCACTACTCTAGTGACTGAAGGTGCTGACATAAGGGAGATAGACGTAGACTACTACCCTACTCCTCGAGACGACGTGAGCGCTCGAGACTTCATCACGGAGTGTAGGGAGATAGGAGAGGCACTAAAGCTAGTACCTAGACGCAGAGTAGACTGGGACCTCTCCTGTGTGTCCCTATTTCCATTCGGCATAGTTCCTGAAGTAGTCAAGGTAGCTGCACTACACGAGGTGCCTGAGGGAATAGACTTTCAGGAAGTAGTAGGGGTAGGCTCCGACCCTTTCCAGACGACCTCCCACATTCACTCTAGAGTAGAAAGAGACATTCACGAGCTGTACCACTACTGCTGGACTGAAGAGGTGAAAGGCAGTACCAAAGAGACTAGGGTACTAGGTAAGATAGAAGCTAGCGACTACCTACGTGAGATAAGGTACCGCTGCTACGGCTCCACACAGGACCCACTCAAGGAAAGACAGGAGTACGACCTAGTCTTCAAGTTCAAGTAAAGGTAGCGAGAGTACTGGTACACCTCTAAGTGAACCATATAGGTAAGTAGACCTATATACTAGAAGAATAGACTCCGATCATATACTAGCTTCAGCTGTCAGATCGGTAAAGACAGTCAGGTCTCTAGTGTATTGATTTATTCATCATCCATATCCTCTCGATATTTGGAGACGTAGGGACTGAACAAATACAGACCATGGACCCATCTGAACTTTCTGGCTCCTATCATAGAGGGGCAATCTTTATCTCAAGCTACGATAGACCTCCTCGGTTCAAGCTAAAGAAAGATGGGATGAGAGTACCCCCAGAGGAACTAGACGTAGTAGCTATACCTGGTACTGCCCTAATAGAGTCTACTCCAGTACCAGGAGTGACGGAACTAGACTTTATCTTGGTGAGTAGGTCACTCAATATATTACAGATAATAGAGAGGCGAGATATGGTATACCTAGTCCGTCTTAGGAATGTCACTTTTAGCCAGCCTACTACAATGTCTGCCCCCAAAATCTTGTCGATAGGACACGTACCATCTCACGTTGACTCCGTTGTACTATGTCTGGGTGGTTATGCCTACGATAGAAATCTCATGTCTATCCTCAACTCCGCACCTAATCTGAACAGACTCCTCATACACAATCCTGTAAGTTCAGAACTGCTTCCAGGCCTGAACTTAGAGAAAATCCGCACAGTGTCCTTTGACACGTCTAAGGGACTAGGTAGCTTAAGCGGCGCCAGCTTCGATTGCATAACTATTAACCACGCGGCAGAAGACATAACTGTACCCTCTGACTACAAGAAGATAGTCACACGTAAGCTTTTGTGTAGGGTTTCTGGAATGCATCATTTGCGTAAGGTAATAGACTTCGACAGTATAGAGAAGCTTAGGTTACTTCCTGGAACTCCCTACTCATGCCACACTAGCAGTTATCTTTCTGAAGTATTAGAGGGGCCTGAAGAAGTAACAGTGACTGCACAAGTGCTGTGTAGACTTCAGGTCATACCTTCTAACGTTACCTCTGTATACCCAGTCAAGGATTCTAGAGGATTGAGAGTAGTCTCCCGCAGCAGAATGCCACCCAGAGATAAGATATCAGGGTCGTTCTTGGAGAAACTAAAGACGAACAAGAGAGACGGCTTCCGCAGTCGCTTCCATTGGATGAAGCTACATAGAGATACTATGCCTAGGTTAGACAGTCTAAGGGTTGCTTATACATTTTACGAAGACGACACGAGTCGCAGCACGGAGTACACCTTCTCGTTGAACTTTGACTCCAAACCTAGTCACAAGATCAAGGGAGCGCAAACTGCCTCCAGGTGGTAGTCCTACCTTCCAGAACAGGTGGAAGCATAGCAGATAACAACTAAACTGACGAGAGTACTAATACACCCCCAGGTAAACCATATAGGTAAGTAGACCTATATACGAGGAGAAGGAGAGAGTAAAAGTAGTAGACCCCAGCTCTCCCCATACTAGACCAGGGAGGATAGACTATCTCTACTAGAAGAACGCCTGTATACACGACTATGCAGCTAGGGGTGTAGGTGGGAGGGGGCGGAGTCTGCCCGTACCCCATAGACTAGAGAGGCTACTGATCCTCTCCTAGAAGCTAACCGTAGCCTCCAGTATACTAGACCTAACCTTAGAGTATAGAGAAGGTAGAATAGGGGGTAGACTGCGATAGCTCCCTACCCTGTACAGGGAGAGGATCATCAAGGTGCCCTTCTACCCCATATTACTTCAGGCTTCATGTTTACTCACTACAATTTCCGAGTGAGTAAATGTAGTTAAGCTTCAAAAGTTCCCTGGACCCCTAAAAAATGAAGTCTCTCCACCAAGCGCTCCTGCAGCTAGACGACCTTACCCCTTACTTTACTCTACATGGATTAGACTATGGCAGTGGTCTAACGCAGCTCACTCTTACCTCTACTGCACCGTTCCTGACTCTCTGATAAAGTCATCACCACACTGACGGCACTCTAACTGTACTTAGAAGGTGCACTTACTACCTTATCTGTACCCTAGTTTGTGCACTATTGCAGCCATGTCCCAGACTACCCCCACTAACACTACCTATTCAGACGTAAACCACAGAGGATTTATTGTGGTGACAGACTATGGCATTGAGCCTCTAGTAACCCTAAAGAAGGATGGAGTACTGGTACCCCCAGAGGAACTAGACGTCGTCTCTATGCCTACTAGCTACCTTAAGTCTGGAGAGGACTATCCAGGCGTTACTCAGTTCGAACGTGAGAACATAGCAAGTAGTGGGCACAAGATAATAAAGTACGCAGAGGGAGAAGTAGCCTACCTCATACAGCTAAGGAACGTGAAGTGGAGTTACTATACCCGTATGGCTTCTAACGAGATCAAAGAGAAGGGACACGTGCCTCCTCATGTCACCTCTGTAGTATTTCAAGGAGACGAGTGTAACGATCCACGGTTCATCTCTATGCTGAACTCCTCCAACGAGAACCTCACGGAGTATCGTGTAGTTCATTCGAGACGTGGAGAGTTCAAGCTACCTGGTCTAGACTTCAGTAAGGTAAGGTCATTAGAGATGGATCCTGGGATTAAAGATTATTCTATGCTTAGTGGAGTAAGTCTAGATAAGCTGTCCGTGAACGGCAAACATATTAACGGAAAGCCACTAGACAAGACGTATGTGAAGTCCAAGATACGGAAGCTGACCTGCTCTTTAGAATCGATACCATACTTACGCAAGGTAGTGGACTTTGAGAGTATAGAGAAGCTTAGAGTCTCTTGCACCAACGTACCTCTGAAATACACCAGCAAGGACTTGACTAGTCTTATAGAAGGACCTCAAGACGTTAGACTACCTGCAACTATGATAGAGCGACTAGAAACTTTACCGTCTAACGTCACCTCTATGACTCCTTTCTGTACCACGAGTATAGACACGAGGGGTCTGAAGGTAGTATCGAAGGGTACTTTACATGACGGATCTCTAGTAAACCACCGCTTCGTGGGCATTTATCTGAGACGAACTAAGCACAAGAACGACGAAGTTAGCTGCTTCGAGTGCCTGAGACTAAGCACTCATACCCAGAAGATAGACAGGTTCAAGGCCAAATATACTGAACTAAGTGGAGATAGGTCCCACACTATAGGAGTATACCACGTCACCCTGGACTTTAAACGTGTACGATCCAAGGTCAAGGGTGCGCACAGTTCAGCTTCCTAGACTTCGGTACAGCGCCTGAACTACCTCATATAGATTAGTCAATCTATATTGTTCACTAGAGTTCACTAGTGTCCTTCTACCTTTACTGTATGTAAAATGAGTCTTCAAGTTTACGTGTTTCGAGGTGAGAGACAAGGGGACATAGACCTTCCTTACGACTTTACTGAGGTGCCTAAGCTTAAGGGACGTACTCCAGACGAAGCCATGGTTACGGTACTGGGAAACCTTCAGGAGTCTACTCAGTCTGGCTACGTACTCTTTATGAAGGATAGTACTATCTTTCCAAGTTCCTTAGAGAGCGTCAATCGAACCATAGGGCAGATAGAACAGTTCAATAGTACAGGAAACCACAAGCGTAGGATAGGAGCGTGCATGCTTGCTTCCTGTGGCGTACTAGTGAATAAAGAGGTTTCGGTAGGTCCTGAGCTGTCCTTGGTCTCTAGTCTTACCTGTAGTCAAGCCTTCATTATGAGTCCTGAGCTACTTAATTCTAAGTCCATACGCTCTATCATTACTAAGGAGAACTGGATTACAGCTTTAGTCAATACCCTACTCACTGACTCTAAGATGGTGGTCTGTAGGGCTTTACGAGACCAGCTACTCTTCGATGTATCCCTAGGTAGTTCAGACGTAGAGGTAATGAATCGAGCTAACGTCTACAATCTACCTGTGAGGAAGTATGACAGAGACGCCCTAATCTTCAAGTTCGCTATTATCCTGATCATAATCATTATTACAGCTTGGTCAGCTTATCAAGTACGCCGCAGATTTTATACTAACCCAGACGCTGCTAGTGTGAAAAGAGATGACAGCAGTATACCCAACTAAATACATCTTGGTAGTAGTAACCAGAAAGGGCTGTCCAGCTTGTATGCACTTGGGTAGAACCTGGGAGACTACTGTCAAATTCATCAGGAATGAATTTAGCGGTACACTTCTAGACATAAAGAGACTAGACATAAGTGAAGCTAGTACCCCCTCCTTCTTACGCAGTCCAGGGTTTGTGAAGATGTTCCCTTACTTCATGATCTTTAGGAGAGCAGACTACGACGGGTGCGTCTCCACTGGTAAGCCTAATCCAGACTTAACTAATGTCTACTACGACCACTCCAAGACTAATACTTTACCTAGACCAGACGACCTGATGGGATGGATCAAGACTAGTCTACACGCACCTTCCGGTAGCTACCAGACTATCGAGTCCAGTAACCAGATAATCTTCTATCCAGTCAAATGAATCGGCTTGATTCATTTATACCCAACTATACTTAACTACGTCTAGCAGCTGTCTTCTCGAGTAGGTCTACGATCTCATTCTTTAGTTCAGTATCGAGTACAGGGTTACCTATGATGATTTGGAATACGAAGTTAGCTAGTACCGCAGCTTTAGTCTCTGCCATCCCATCTTCAATGAAAGCTTGAGTAAGTTCCTGGCGGTAGGAGAAGTCTTCTTTTCTCTCTTGAATACCTCGGTGTATGTGTATAGGCTTCAAGATGGTGGATGAAGTCTTAGACTTGACTGGAGCTTTAGACGGCCTCTTGACAGTCTTGGTCTTAGGCTTCTTGACTAGCTTAGCCTTAGGTTTCTTAGTGGTCTTTGACTTCTTAGTTGGCTTTGGTTCATCCTCGCTCTCGTCACTACTTTCACTTTCATCGCTACCCTCGCTGTCTGAGCTGAGCTCTACCTCCACTACTTTGAGCTCTTTTTCCTTGATAATGGTAGCCTCGCCTTGACTGTCGTAACCAGAATCTTCCATTACTTCATCAGAGTATTCATATATGTCTTCGTCGTCTTCATCTTCACGGGAAGATTCGTACTCCTCTGAACCCTCGGAGCTCTCTTCAGTAAAGTCTATCTCTACTAAGACTTCACCGCTCACGTCTTCATCTCCAGATGTGGAAGTATCACCTTTACTGCTTTTAGACATACTGAGATCGTTTTTAACGCTGAAATCTTCCTCTTTAAATAATCAGTTGTTACCGCTTAAAACAAAGGGATGAGCGATAAAGATAAGACTACATCGTTGGCACAGTTCCACCCATTTATCAACTCAGGAGCTTTAGGATTCATGGCCTATTACTTTTACAAGAGAGACGCAGCTTTGACCGAGAAACTCATAGCGATGGAAGCCAGGCTACAAGAAGTAGAAATGGGGCAAAAGGGTAGCGGTAAACGAGTAGAGGGGTTCGGTCGCCAGCTAGTAGCCATGGCTAAAGAGTCCAGGTCTGCAGATGCACAGTTTGAGAACTTAGTTAACTTGATGCGAGATAAAGATATGTTAGACGACAGAGAGGTCAGATCTGTTACTCCTGGTAAGAAGGCTAGGACTGTAAGTCCTATGGGATCAAGCGACAGACTTCACCAACTACTAGGTGACTCTTAATATAACTTGTCCAAGTTATATGTTTGTCATACCTTAGCAGGTAGAGTAATAGTTCTGATCATGTCTTCGGACAGGTAGTTTCCTAGCTCCTTAGATTCGCACCATATGGCATCAGACGACTCGAATGTGAGTCTAGGCTTTACTTCGTCTTTTATCTCGGCCATGTAGTGATAGTTCAGTACGTACCTACCGCCACAGACTCTTTCTTCGTCTCGAATGGTAGTATCGTCTACAGTTTTAGCTAAGATACGGATACCTACTTCTTCAAATAGCTCCCTTAGGGCAGCCTCTTTACCCGTCTCTCCACTCTTCATCCTACCTCCTGGCCAAGCCCACTTTAGAGGACAGTTCTTGGAGTACAACTTTACAGCCATCTTGATCTTAGGTAGCTTCCGAAAGAACTGAGTCCTGTTCTCTACTACCTTAGCTCTCAAGCACTCTACAGTATACAGGTTAGTATTCATCATTCTTAAGTTATCTGCTTCTTCACGGGTTAACTTAGGAGCCAGTCTTACTAAGTCAGCTACCGCGAAGTTACCTCTTAGTATAGTAAGATATTCCTTACTATCTGACCTCCTGATTATGAGGTATCTACCTGTCGTCTTGCATCTCAGTATTACTCTATACGACGTACTACAAGACTTTGTATATGGGAAGTTCACTAGTGTTCTAGCTGTCTTAACCATCCTTAATCTACCTGTTTAACATAGCAAAAGGTCCCTTTAAGTACCAGTTACATGAGTTCCACTAAGTTGTACAAGAGTATAGATAACGACTTCATTACCTCGTTTAAGGAGTTGGTCAGGCTAACCATGAACCTTATGGAGAGAATAAAGCCGCACGACTATGCTGTGGGAGAAGCTATCAAAGAGCTAGTACCCTTCAACTATGTACTCGAGATGTTGAGCCGCAAGATGATCACAGTCGATGACATCAAAGTATCATTCAATCAGATGTACTACAATAACGCTAACCTCTTCAGTAGCGTAAGACAGAAGACAGACTACATGGATATCATCAGACGTATTCCACCTAAAGCTTACATACCTACCCCTAACGAAGCTGACACTACTCATGCTGGTATGATTCCAATTGGTACTATCATGAGTCATCTAGTAGGAGGCATGCAGACTGCAGAAGAGGTGAGACTCAGAGACAACTACATCATGACTTTCTTCAGGTGTATATTCACTGCTACTAATGACGAGCGTCAAAGACGTTTCTCTGGCCTAATCATCAACAAGTTGGAAGCTAGGTTTGGATTCCCTACTAAGACTGTCATTCCAGCTGAGACCGATGATGAGACTATTAGTGACTGTGTCATGAAGTTCGCTAGTGCAACAGGTCTCAACATCCAGGATACTAGTATGGGAGAGGAAGCAGTCTTAGCTGTCAAGGAAATAGTCTCCAATTTCATGGGAGAGGACGGAAAGAGTATAGACACTGACCGTTTCGTTAAAGATGGTCAGGTAGACTTCGAGGGTATCATCGCGTGTACCGGAGGAAGGTTCCCAGATGAACTCAAGAATAGAGTACGTAAGACTGCAGACGCTATGGTAGGTGGTTACATTAATAAGAGTTAGATTACTCAGTCTATCGCCATATAAGTCCAGTGACTTATATATTATATCTTACATAGTAGGCTTACTTTCTACTCTTTCTGCTTCTCTTAGTCTTCTTAGGAGGTGGAGGTGGTAACTCTTCACTGCTAGACTCGTACTCTTCCTCTTCTTCCTCTTCACTAGGTTCAGGAGTAGGGTCTCTAGGTATTGGAGTCTGAGCACGTTTAGGAGCTCTAGACTTAGTAGCAGTCTTAGTAGTCTTAGGTGCTTTCTTAGCAGGTTTAGGTGGAGGAGGTTGGTAGCTGTGATCGTCCTCTCCTTCTTCATCCTCTTCCTCACTGTCGTCTGCATAGATAGCTGACTCACCTTCAGCAAGTGTCTCACCGTAGTGCTTCATCATTGCTATTGTTTCGTCTGTACCGTCAGGCTCAGATTGACTTATCAAGGTTACTCTAGTCACACGATAAGATATCTTGTTGCTGTGATCTGAACGATCTGGAATACGTATACCGCTGATACTGAAGGCTATGATTACTTCATACTTCTTAGCTTTGAAGATCTCGTCCAAGTGAGCGTTAGGCTTGAACACCTTCATGGAACCTGATTTAGTTCTACAGTAGATGTCTGTGTGGTAGAACTTCTTCTCTTTAGCAGTGTACCCTTCCTTGAGGTCGAAGCCTAGTCCTTGGTTACCGTCCTTGTCAAAGAAGACGAAGCCATTGAACTTATCGTCTCCACCTCTTCCAGGTACCTCCTTGTTCATATAGTCTTTGTCTCCATCTATTACACTATAGAGGTGCGACTTGACTTTACCTAAGAGGTCTCTACATTTGACACCTTCAGCCTTCTTAGTAGAGACAGCAAGACTGTAAGAGGTGAACGCACCGTCTTTGTCATCGTACCTATTAAAGTAGACAGGTATTTTGCATGTAGCTAAAGGAGGAGGATCTATGACTGGATAGAAGGTGAACATTCCAGTAGCGTCCTTCTTCCTTTGAGGGACCTTAGCGATCTTGAATACCTTGGCTATGTTCTCCTCACGTAACTCTATGTTCTTGTTGTAGTAGATAGTAGGTATGTGATTTTCCTCTTCCTCTTCTCCAGGAGTTGAAGCTTCCTTAGCAGGCTTAGAAGTAGGGCGTTTAGCCGCTGTTACCATAGAGCGTTTAGCTGGGGTAGCTAGAGTCTCCTCGTCTTCAGGTTCCTGTGCAGGAGTTGGAGCTTCCTTAGCAGGCTTAGGAGTAGGGCGTTTAGCCGCTGTTACCATAGAGCGTTTAGCTGGAGTCTCTACTGCTTCCGGTTGTTCACTGAGTTCAATGTCGTTCTTAGTTGAGGTCATTAGGTTCGTCGGGTTCGTTAAAGTAGTCGGGGTCGTTGATTTGGACTGGTGAAGGTTTTATTTTCTATATCACATGCTTATGTGGTATAATGGTTGTCTACAGGTCTAGGTTTATAGAGTGCTCTAGTTGGGTGCTGAAGTCGTCGTGTATAGAGACTAGCTTAATACCAGAGGGAAGCTCCTTGAATAGTTTCACTATCCGCTTCTTGATCCTCTGCTCTACTGAACTTAGTGTTTCATCTATCATGAGGATAGAGGGTCCTGTGTTCTTGAACTTGTGTAGGGCTATAGTGAGAGCCAGACTTACTCTGTCTTGTTCTCCACCTGAGAGAGACCTGATCGAGCTGTACTCCTTCCCCTTGTGGATGATGTTGAAGCCTACCGAGTTCTTCTCATTGCCGTTAGCTAGTGTCCTGCTAAGTCTGAGCTCTACGCTAATAGGTTCCTTGAAGATCCTGTCGCAGATAGATGTCATTTCTACGTTTATAGAGTCTATTATGTTGGAGAGACTAGTGTACTCGCACTCTTTGTGTATCTCCAGGAGTCTGCCAAGGTCGTCTATCCTTCCCTCAAGCTCTACTTCCTTGTTCTTGTACTTCGTATACTTCTCGTGAAGAGGTACTATCTTCTTGTACTTACCCACCTTTACCTTGATCCGTTTAGCTTCCTCTATGTCTTTATCTACTTCACTAGTAGGTCTACAGACAGGAGCTTCTAGTTCCTTGCTCAGTACTCCATTGATCCTGTCCAGCTTGGTCCTGTACTTGTGTACTTTGTCAGAGTGAAGCTTGAGACTAGCTACTAGCTCCTTGATTCGTTTAGAGCCCATTGATACTAGGTCTTGAGGTACCTCCCCTATCTGGGCTAGTTCCCTCTCATACTCTCTTATCTTAGCTCTAGTCTTTGCGTTGTTAGCTACGTCCTTGTATTCGTACTCGGGTTTCTCTACCTTTTCTATCTTCAGTCTCTTCCTGTAGCGGTCTATAGTACTAGCCCTAGACTTTACTTCCTTGAGAGACAGGATGGCTGACTCGTCTACCTCTTCTAAGACAGACTGACCTATCTGCTTCCTTAGAGACCTAAGCTCAGTCTCTAGTCTGGTCTGGTCTCGCTCCCGCTTGAGTCCAGCCTTGTCTATCGCTACGTTAGTCTCCGAAGCTTTCTTGTTAGCTCTCTTAGTATCGGAAAGCTCGTCCTGTAAGGTCTCTAAGTCAGCCTCTAACGCGCTAACGTCTACCTCTTTAGTAGAGAGCTCCATGTTAGAGTCTATGTGGAAGGGAGTCTGACAGGACGGACACCTGTACTTCCTTGACTTCTTGACGAGGGCTAGACTAGACTTCAGTGCTGAAATAGCAGATACCTTCTCTCCTATGTCTTCCAGCTGTACCTTCTCTCCCACCTCTCTAGACTTTACTTCTTCTAGCTGAGACTCGAGCTCAGTAGCTTGAGAGATCAGACTGTTGACCTGCTTCCTACTTGACATGACCCTGTGGACGTCTAGTTCAGAGTTCAGCTTCTCTATCTCTTCCCTCAACTCTACTTCAGTACGGTCCTCTAAGTCCTTGTACTTACTAATCGAGTCAAGATACGCAGAGTACTCACGAGTCTGAGTGTATAGAAGCTCTACTTCATCTTCGTCTAGTTCAGGTACGTCTGGTACTAGACTGGTCTCTAGCTTCTTCAATATAGGTGCACAAGTCTCTAGTCTTTCTAGCTTGAGACCGTACTTCTCTAAGTCGTCGCTAGAGTAGTCCAGTCCCGTATCTATTTCTCCTAGCTCCGCTAGCTCTTCTAGTATCTTACGTCTAGCCTCCTTGGACCTTTCTACTTCCTGGAGGTGAGCTTCGTAGACTGCTAGCTCCTTCATTCCTCTTTCCCTCTCTGACTTCAGGTCCTCGTAGCTCTTGTAGAGGAAGTGCTCCTCGTCGGTGAGCTCCAGCTTGAGTATCCTTTTCCACTTGCGGTCTACAGTCTTGAGACATGAAAGCTTAGCTCTTGCCTTGGATTGAGCAGAGTAAAGCTCTTTGTCAGCCTTCTCTATTTCCTCCTTGATCTTGGCCTGGTACTCCTTAGGGTCTTCACCTTTAAAAGCCATCCATGAAAGTATAGCTAGCTTCTCTTTCTCCGATACCTCCAGTAACTTACATAGCTTACCCTGAGAGATGTAGGAGCTAGACATCCAGTAGGTTCGTTCACCAAATAGTTCCACTATGTACTCCTCTGCCTCGTTCGCAGTTACTTCGACGTTTCCACGTATTACAGTGAACCTGGCAGGAGAGTTCTTACGGTTGATCCACAGGTCACCTATAGTGAGTGAGACGGAGGTAGGACCGTCGTGGTCTTTGTTCTTAACGTCTTTGAGCTTACCATAGAGTAACCAAAGTAAAGCCTCGAAGACAGTACTCTTCCCAGCACCAGAGTTACCGGAGATGTGCGTACAGCCGTCAAGGGCTATGTCTAGCCTAAGTTCTTCCCAGCACCTAAAGTTCTCTATCTCTAAAGTCGCAGCCATCTAGTCTACTTTTGCGATACCTCTGTACGTATTTCGTAAAGGTCTTGAGTACGACTAGTCTATACCTCCACTCAACTAAAATGGCTTCAAGTAGTACGCAAACCGTTTCGGAACAGACTAAGACAGAGAAGAAGGAGACTAGGTCTCACTTGTCTCTCAAGATGTACCTATTGGGTATCGCCACTATCATAGTACCTCTCCTGGTCTTCTACGTAATAGCTGCATTGGTAGCGCCTGTAAGGAGTGGTTGGAATTCGCTCTTTATTATAGACTAGTCGACCTTGGTACACTCGGTATAGATAGGGACCATCTATACCACACTATATCCCCCAGTTAACGGAACCTATTCCTATAATGATTACTCCTACTTACATCGTAACAAACCAAGCGGTAGACCTCGCCTTCTACTTAATAGACAAGAACGGAGGTCTCTACCCCTTACCCTACACAGGTCAAGTAGAAGAAGTCTGTACTAAGGACTCTCGTAAACGTACCGAACTTGTTCCCGTGGACAGAAATATAGTACAAGTGCATACTATTCCAGAGGAAGAAGGCTGGATACTACTCCCAGAGCTAGAGGACGCGGGACAGTTTGACTCAGAGGACGAAGACTGGGTACTACTCCCAGAAAAGAACCTCCAAGTACCTCAGGCTGAACAAGTAGTGTACGAGTTTTGGATTACTACTAGGGAGAACGAAAGCTTGGATAGCCTTCTCACATTCTCTAGTAAAGGACTAGACGATAGTGGAATAAAGACCTCCATCTTTCACGGTACTCGGAACACCATCGGAGGCTTCGTGGAGGACTCCAACCACATAGTGCGCATGCATTACTTTGACGTAAAGAAAGGACTTGTAGAGGTCCTAATTCTCATTGAAGTAATGGTAAGATAAGAGCCCACTCTCTACATATAGATTGACTAATCTATATACATTGGTACCCCTACACCAGCACTTCCACACGTTTAGGAGCTACTTTGAACAGCCTCTTGAGTACGTGTTTAGGGAGACTGGCGAAGCCTGCAGATACTCCCACGAAGTCTAGCTCAGTGTCTATTACTACGTTACAAGAGGAAGGATCCTCGCACATTAGATAAAGTACGTTCAAGTGAGGAATGAGCGAGGTAGTAAGGGCTACTGTCTTGCACTCTACGGTGAGTACCCTTACTCTAGTATAGCAGAGGCCATTAGCCACTATGAGATCGGAGGACCTAAGGGTCAGTACATAAGGCAGGCAAAACGCGTGACCAGAGACTAGCTCTCCTCCCTCTCTAGTAGTAGTTATGCTGAGAGTTTCAAGGTTAGGGTACCTAGAAAGGTCGGGTAAATGATCTAACGTAGGAACTCGTACAGAAAGTTCACGAAGGTACTCTTCTTGTACCTTAGAGAGACAGTTCCCGATGATGTCGGGATTAACGTCTAGTAAGTCCAGACTATGTAACGCTGACTTAGTCTCTTCCTCTTTATCGGGTATCGGGACTTCATCTCTCTCGTCTATCAAGACTATCTCGTTTTCCAAGTCTACTACCTCTGACTCCAAAAACTCTCTCACGCTATAGATAGAGACAGCTCTACTAGAGGTACTGACAGGAGTATAGACCTTCTTGAGTACTCTCTGGATCGTGTATACTTCATCCTCGTCTAGAAGGGGAAGGTGTATGTCTTTGATTAAACAGCGACTCTCTTCTGCTTTCGAGTTCCTCTTACCAGACACGATGGCTGTATTGAGGTTGGTGAGTACAACGTGATACTCTGAGTATTCAGCTATAGACTTCGTTTCTACACTGGTCGTTCCAGAGGTGGTAGAAATAGAGATGTCCACTTGAGCGTACCCATTATTGTAGACAGACAGCTTGTAGTACCGACTGTTGATCCTCTTTGTGGTAGCTACCAAGTCTTCAACTACTGCTCTCTTAGTCACAGGGACGTGCTGGTTCAGCTTGTTACTCTCGGATAACGTAGTCTCCAGAGGGAACCTATGCTTAAAGAACTCGTAGAGGGATAGAGGGCTAGACAAGGTATGACTGTACGACATAGTCTACTGACGTACGAGCAACTACTTTGGAGACTAGCCACTGTACCTTTCGATCAATATTTGAGTAATAAATAGTAACCGTCTCACCAACGCTTCCCAAACGTTCCAGCAACTGGGACAAAAAGGTGGAACCCTATTGAGTACAACGAGCACCGAACGATAACAGCATGTCAGATCCTAACAGTGAAATAGCTCCTAGAATACTATGGGCCACCTTTGAGGTACTCGCTTCAGAAGAGCAAGTCATTTCTAGTATCAGGGCTACTATGGACGAGTACTACGAGAAGAAAGAGAGAGAAAGACTAAAGGCTGAGGGGCTACCTTCAGATGGAGAAGTAAACTCTAAGAAGTGCGACTCCTTCATCTACATTACTATGCGAGGTAACGATAAAGGCTATGTATTTATACAGAACCTCCTAGAGTACAACGTATTAGCAGGCTTTAACGAAGACGGCACTGAACGAGTAGAGTGGATAGAAGATCCTGACTTTGTGAAGCCTGAACCTAAACCTAAGGTAGAGCAGAAGCCTATAGACTTCAGTCAACCCTTCAACTGGGCAGACTTTGACGACGAAGACGATGAAGATGAATGGTTCTACAGTAAGCCTCGTGAGATCAAGAAAGAGCTAGGTCCTCTAGTCAAGCTTAAACCGTATACTCTAACTGAAGAGCAAAGAAAGTATGTGACTGAAGGAGTCACTGAGGGCTACTTCACCTTAGAGACGGCTAGGGTCTTCGATACCGGTAACAAGAAGCTCAATGTAATCAATGTGAACATACACAAGAATGGAGCTAACAACTTCTCCTTGAAGTCTTTCACTTACCACATGAACCTCTTCTTGAGACGAAGAAGTATAGAGGAAGGTACTCCTGCAGTCATTAGACGTGACAAGAGAAACAAGTCTGGTCTCTCATTTACTGTAACCTACAGAGATCAAGGTGAGGGTCTGGTAACCTATCGAATGTTTAACAAGGTGTCTTTACCGGGTATCAACGGTGGTAAGTATACTGTGATGATGAAGTTAGCTTCTCTACGCCACTAAATATGTATGAGCTCATACATATCTCTTGACTTATTATACTGAGACTGCAGGTACTACTTGACAATTTATCTAAACTTCTACAGAAAGGAATATAAAGGACCCACTACGGTAGGCGTCCCTGTACTATAGTAATAACAAAACAAATGAATGGACCCACGACTCACTCTTATTTTAGTCATTAATATACTCTCTATTGTATATACACTCAGCAGTGTATATCAAAGTCTCGGTAGGTAAAGACTGTCCCCATGACTTTTAGACTCTCTGTCCCTATTTCTGTGTTCACACTTGACCTAGACCTATCCTCCTTAGCCTTTACCCTCAAGCTAAAGGATAGGGATATCCGGTGTACGCATGCAGTCTACACAGCTAGTGAGTACGTGGACTTGATTGACCGTGACTTCCCTGGTCGTGTATCCACTAACCCGTGGGCACTATACATGTCTCACCCAGACTTTCCAAGGGGAAGAGTAGTAGAAGTGACAGCGGAAGTGCCTTCAGACTACTTCACTGAGTCTATCGCTACAGACGAATCGGTCCTGAATGAAGCCGGTCTCTCCGACGTGTGCACTTTGAAAGAAGGTCCACTAACCTCTACTCTCGTAGGCTTACCTCCCAATGTCAGGGTGCTCCAGTCTACTCTCATGAAGTGGAGACCTCATGAAGTACCCCGATTCGATACTCTATCTCTCAGCTGCTCGGATGGTAGGATCTACAGCGAGATTTCTCAGTACAAGTGCAGGAGACTAGTCTCGGAAGACACGTTAGACGTACCCGTAAATGATACAGTAGAAGAAGTAGTAATACCTTGGAGTAAGAAGAGTTGGGACTACGTACAGAGTGTACCTTTACCTTTGTGCAGGAACTATCCCTCCTACCTCAAGAGAGTAGTCTTCCTGCATAGGTTCACTAGTGCTACAGGACCTACTACTGAGTACCTAGTCGCACCTATAGTAATGGACATTGGTAGGAATCGTTAGAGTAGACTGACTGAACTCATATATTAACGCGTTAATATATACTCACTGTAAGAGATACTAGAGATGCACAACTAGTACCTTACTACGCTAGACCTCTTAGCACTATACTCCCCAGTTAGACTCTATTAGTCCCTATGAATCCTATCTACCTTAAGTTTTATACTCCTTCTGACAACTCTTGTGTCTACGCTTCTAATAGTAGACAGGTGGACTACGAAGGTAATACCTTTCCTGAATCTGTGGTACTCACTGATCCTCATACTAGAAGTAAGTACTACAATACCATCACCACTATCAATAGCTATGTTCCTATAAGTGGAGCCTCCTGCTCTATAATGGGACATGACGACCTTAGTGCTGGTATATCTTGCTTTGTTCCTGGTTCTGGTATCTACCAGCTAGACTTGTCTAGGTCTATAGTTGACCAGGGAATAGACTCAGTACAGCTCAAGACCTTTGCTCCTGTTTGTACTGAGCTACACCACTTGAACTGTAGTAACGGGATAGTCCCAGACGAATTCATACGAAAGGTAAGGGCCCTCGACGTAGTGCGCGAGTGCGACTGTAAACTGAATACTAGACCTGCGCTGTCTACCAGTAGATACCCTTCTCTCGATCTTATAAACGTAAAGACCTCTAAGTCTCCTGGCTTCTTTCGTAGAGTAGTCGGGAACCTAGAGATCAAACAGCTCAACTGCTCCGTGCTTGACTTAGCTGCTATAGACTTCATGTATATAGCTAGAGTCGAGTCACTGTTGATGGGAGATATTGATCCCTTATTGATAGTGAACAGGAAGATACCTGTCTCTAACATACGTCTGAATAGACTCATGTCTGGTGCTCTGTTTGAACTCCTATTTAACGTGGGAAGAATAGAGAATCTCACTCTTAACTGTGAACTAACTGGTCCTTGCAGTGTAATAAACGACAAAGGTGTAGTAGTATCATTTAGGAAGACTACTGAGGTACTAAAGAGCGTACACAAGTGTATAAGACTTGTCTCTAGCTCTATTGAACGTTTGTTCCTCCATGACACCTTTAGTCTATTCTCCTTTAAGGACTTATACCTACCAGCTTTGCAGAAGCTTCGAGTACCTGAAGCTTGCCTCAGTTCAGTTAATACAAGAAGGATGCCTTCTCTATCTTCACTAATCTGCGATAGTATAAGAGGTCTGGACATGGCTACCTCCTTCTCGCTAGATGAGTTGGCAGTCGCTGGCGATCTTTCCTGCATGATGAAGAAATACAGGAAGGTAAAAATTGTCCGATTAGTAAGGGACGTAGGACCAAACCAGTACTTGATTCCACTACCGACTGTCTTACCAGAAGAACTAGTGGTCCATTTAGCCGCCTCTCTTGGGTCAGTACGTCAAATACTAGTTCTTACACTACGCTTCGGTAGACCTACTTAAACTCTTCTCCAATACACATCAGCTAGATGTATATAAAATGCAAAGTAACGGCGACAGAGATAGACTGATCTCTTCCGACGACAAGGGAGAGTTCCTACTTATTCCTACTATGACTGGTACGTCATCGGTAGTCCATGCTATCCTAGGTGCAGTCTCTACAAGGTACCAAGACTTCACCACCACTGACGATCAGAGAATAGTCATGGCTAGTGAGATAAGAGAGTACGTCGGGAACAATGTGCTCACTCCAGTAAAGAAAGGTCTCAGTGTATGGGAGCTAGTCTACCCCCTAGTCTATGATGCTAAAATAGACGAGAACGACATAGACGGAAGTATAGCTGAGTATTTTAGAACAAGGAGTAACTCACCACTCCTCTTGTCTTCTAGCCTACTGGATGAGACCGCAATAGTACCACCTAGAGCTATTTGGCTTTTCGCTGAGACTCTGAAGGTAAACATACACCTCTTTAGTCATATAGGAGCAGTGTCTCACGTCTGCGACAAGTCTTGGAACAATATACTGATCTATCAACAGAAAGATAACATGCTCTACAATACCATAGGGTACAAGAGCTACGACAGTAAGCGTATGACTACATTGTTCTGTCCCGACCAGGTGAAAGACCTCGAGGTTAGGAAGGGTACAGACAAGAAGTCTCTCAGACAGCAGAAGCTCTTCTCGAAGTATATAAGAGAGCGCTCGTAAAATATTTTCCAGAAAATATCTTCTTCCCTAATATTGACAGGATCCTACCTAAAGATGGAAGATTATCGGGATCTCTCGTTTTGTATCATATTCGAGGGTGGTAAGCTGCTCAAATCTCTGGGTAAGTACTCCAAGAACGTGGGTACGCACGTCTCTTTTGTATTAGAGACTGACAAGATCACATGTCTCGCTAAACGACAAGACGGTATGGTACATGGTATGTACATATGTGCAGACGAGCTCACTTCTTACTTCACCAGAGAACCTCATTCTACCATTACTATGTCTACTAAACCATTCAATGAATACCTATCTAACGCATGCGTCAATACCAGGTTCAAGATGTTCAAGAAGTTAGGAGAAGAAGAGGAAGTCATAATAGAGATAACGACTAATAATAGTTCACCGGTAATGCATTCGGAGACCCTCTATGCATCTATCGAGGATGATGTGGAATCGCACATGGAAGAGTTTTCAGAGAATATGAATAATCCAGCGCTAAAGACGTCTACTTCCTCTCTCAAACCAATTAAGACTGGGATAAGCAAGTCAGTAGAGAGTGTACAGTTAAACCTATCAATGATAGGTATCTTAGAGGTAATATTCAGAGGTGACGATGATAGTATCGAGGGCTGCTTCGAGATCAGAGATCAGCTTAGACCTTGTAACCATGCTTACAGGATAGATATCCTAGGAGAAGATTTGGATGAAATCAACTATCAGGAAGAGACATACTTGTCTGTATACCTGACCAAAAACACTTGTACTATATTTGAATTTATGAAGTCAGTCTCGGGCGATAGCGCTTTAGTGTCGTTTATCATGTCAAACAACTACTCCAAATTGCTCATTAGCTCTAGACTAGACTCTCTCGGTGAAGTATTTGTCATAATCGGTAATAAGCCTTCTAAGTAGATGTATATGATTCGTTCGAATCATATTAACTGAATGGAGGAGGACCTCCTGTCTTTAGTCCCTCTTTGAAATGGGCACCTTTGTCTACCCTAGCTTCAGGTACTGCTTCAGGTTTACTTAAGTCTGTACCCAGAGATAAGATATCGGAGACTGAGTCTACTGACTCTTTCAATATATTGTTAGAGTCTAGGGGTCCTCCATCTGCATCTTGCACGAACCAAGTCATGAAGTTCTTAGCTATAGGCTTTATCATATTGGCACCGGCTGAACCCCACTTCTGAGCTATGAGATTCAAGACTACTACTAGGAGCCCTATCTTCCAGGAGGAGTCTATGATCTTGTTCAAAGGAGACTCTTCTTCTACCTCCCCCTCCTCCATTTGATCTTCTGCTTCTACTAGTGATTCTGCGTACCTATACAAGTGCTTCTCATAGTCCTTCATGTAAGTCATCTGTATCTCGAGGTAGCTCACGCTCATCTCGCTTATATACATAGACATTACATAGTCAGCTATAGTCCATATAGCTCCAAGTATAAGTTTATAGGTGTGTACTTTATTCATGATACGTGCGTTACGTTCTATCTCGTTGTTGACGTCTATTACTCTTTGGTCAGACATCTCCCTAAAATCATACCTGGCGTGTACTATACCTTCGTCTTGTTTTATCAGTAGTCGTTCTCTCAGTACGCTAGGGTCTAACTCTTTCTTCTTACTAGTCTTAGTAGCATCCTTACCCTCGAGAAGTTGTCTGATTTCATTCAACTTACTAGAGGGCAGGAAGTTCTTCCTGTTCATATTAGTACCAGCTAAATCTAGTCCTCTACTAACCTCTAGGTGCTGTAGTTCAACGGACATTTTCTAGACTAGAAAAAATACATTAATAAAAGAGTAAACTAAAATCCCCCATGTCCGTACAAGCTTTACGTAAAACAACAGCACCTGCAAAGAGCAAGATGAGCCCAACCACTATTCCAATGGAAACTGAAACAGCTATAGTAGTAGTACAAAAGCCAGATCACAAGAGAGTCGTCATCGAATCTGTAGTAGTCTTTATCATTGCATTCATAGTAATCTGGGCTGCATTATACTTCTTATCACCTAAATATGTTACAAGATCAGAAAGCAGCGAATTGAGTGACTCAGAACATTGCTGGTACTGGAAACCTGTACTAGGTGTTGGATTCGTAGCATTAATCATTGCTATCATCTACGGAGCTTTCAGACATCACCAACAAAACAAATAGGCAGCCATACATTAGCTACCTATCAAATAGATCCCTAAACCTAGGCATCTAGATCACAGAGTCTGAGCTCTTCGAGCGAGCTTAGTGTTTATACATCGACTGATGTATAATTATAGTTTATAAGACTAGGTAGCTACTGTCTGCTCAGAAGAATTCTTTACGTTCTTTGAACTTGTCTTTCAACATCTTAGCGAGGTTTGCACCAAGCTCTTCAGCATTGTTAACCATTTGACTGAAGTCTTCTTGGTATGCAGCATCAACTGAAGAGATCTTAGTTGGTGGAGCGATAAGAGATTTGATAGCTGAAGCAGCGACCATACGGTTGACGTATTCTTCTTTGACACCCTTAGATCTGTTAGCACCCTTAGCAGCTTCAGCAAGTACTGTTGCTGCTGACACAGGGTCTTCAGGGATGATTTTGTGGGTATTTTGGTCTCCACTTCTGACGAGTGTAGTGTTACCTGCAAAGGCTTTACTAAACTTGGTCATGCTGTAGTAGATTTCAGGCTTGGAGCGTCCTTTAATTTCGTATCTACGTTCAGAACCGGTGTTGTAGAAAGCATTACCAAACAAAGCTGAAAGATATCTTTGTTGGATAGTATACATACCATCACCTGCAGGTACCATCTTGTTAACAGATTTGTCTGACAATATGGTTGCTGGAGATCTTTTCTTAGATCCTTCTTCTTTCTTAGGGATTTCCATACCATACTTGACAAGAGAAGCAAGATTGTCACGGGAGATAATGTGGAGTTGATATCCACCAGTTCTGTCGGTCTTGTGTTCTTTAGCAGTCTTAGAGTTGCGTGATCTGAATGAGAAGAGGTCTTGAGTAGCTCTGACAAGGAGTGCTTGATAGTAGTCAAACATAACTCTGAGATCTTTCTTGGTACAGAAGCAGTCATTAGTGATTAATGTTCTGAAACCTGCTTCATCAACAGCATAGTTGTTAGATGGAGGGCTTTTCTTCATACTGGAGTAATAGTTCTTAATAGCTAAGTGGTAAGAACCGTTAGGGTCAAGTCTACCAGAAACGTTGAAGAGTTTAGCTACTTCAGCTATTCTATCTTGAAGGAAGTCTACTACTTTCTTGAGATAGGTAGGTGTGACATGGTACTTATCATTGTTGTTCTTTGGTACAACAGGAACTCCAGTTGAGATCATTTGTTCCATAGCTTGAGCAAAGACTAACTCTTTTGCTCTTGATGCTTCGGAGATCTTAGTCTTAGCAGTTTCCTTTCTGAAAGAGTGTTGTAAGTATAAGCTGTTCATCTCGGCTTGTTGTGCTTTTGGGGATAGGTTTTATTTCTTAGGATAAAGTGGACAAAAATAATTCCTAATGCAAGACTTATGTTGGATAAACGGTACCACACACTATGTCCACTGAAAAAGGAACATACCACAGATCAGACTTTGCTATCGACCCTCACAATGTAGAGATTAGTGTAGAGACACTCACCCGTCCTTCTCAAGAGCACCAGATTTACACCTCTGAGCAGCTAGGGAGCCATTTCCTAGCTGAACTTGCTGTAGTCTTCTCCTTTCCACGTATGAGATGTAAGGATGAAGAGCACATGATCTCTTTCGTAGACGAGTACTACGACAAACTAGTGACAAAGGCAGTTTTCACTCACGTACCCAGTGGAGTATCATTCAGCTTAGACGCGGGCTCAATAGAACTATCTAACAACTTCTTAGGTAGACGTGGACCTCTACCTATGCCCGAAGAAGGTAACTTAATACCGTCACACAACGTCAAGGTCCCCCTACTCTTTCCATTCTGTAAGAATAACGATGGAAGCTTTCCTCTCATATACTCCAGAGAGGAAGTGACAGGCAAACCTTTCGAGGTGTCTATAGAGGTAGCTAACATGTCTAACATCATAGAAGTAACTGAGTATGATACAGAAGGTGAATACAGTATCCCATTTAGTCCAAACCTATTTAAGGGCTCTATAACTCCTAAGATAAAGGTCACTGCAGAGCTCAGGACTGAGACCGACAGGAATCAAGCCAACACTCACTTTGCTAAGCTACCTCGGGACATACACTATCCTGTCATGACTCTAAAGGGGACAGATTATGGAGTCGAGAAATCGTTCGAGTGCGTAGTCCAGAACAAGGGAGATATGTGCCTCGGTATCTTCTGGTTAGTACAAGCGGTAAACGAGAACGGCGACATAGTAGACGACGGATCTGAGCCTATGAAGATGTGCACCCTGAAGACTGGAGACCACAAGACCATAGTCAAGGAGGCATTTCCAGAAGAGACTAGGAACTATCCAGGGAAGCTTAGTATACCGTACAGAAAGAAAGGTATCCACGCTATACCACTCTCAGTCAAACCTATCAGACAACGCAACTGTCATCCTCTTAGAGGTACTAGTGAAAAGACTCTTACTTTGTCTATGAAGTTCAAGAAGCGCTCAGGCATCAAGTACAGAGTATTGGTCTATGTATTAGCTTCTACCACCCTCACCATACTAGGCAGTAAAGAAAAGGGGTGCACATTCAATTATAACGCGGGAAACACTACAGACTCCTAAATACATATCAATAAGAGTATTGATATTAAGAATGTATGAGATAGGCTTCTACCAGTGTAACTTCTGGTTTACCTAGTCTTCTGTTATTGTCATTGTGAAATTCTACTGTCCACCTGAAAGCATCGCAAGGAGCTTTAGGTAAACCTACTCTGTTAATGTACTCCTTAATGTGTCCACTGCACAGTTTACATTCGTAGGTAGATGCTACACATTTCATCATCTCGTTAAATTCAATTAAGTCATTGCGGTCGCGTACCTTTATTGCTCTACCGTGAATTCGTCTCCAATGTATCTGTCCGTACCTCTTACGAGTAAGATAGGTAGGATTAGTATTCATCTAGTGGTGTTTTAGTGTCAGAGTAAAACAGCTCCTGTATGGATAAGAGAACTACTAGATCTTTGTCTTTACTGAGGAAGTATGCTCCACGCGTTGAAGGTCAGGTTTTACCGGAGCCATCTTTTCACGGTACATACAAGACAGACTACAACATACTCATCATAGATTCTAAGATCAAGAAGTACCTCCTCTCACTCAAGAATAGAGTAGGTCCACTGAAGCTAGAGTTGGCTAGTTACAAGGAGAAGATCCCAGAAGCCAGCGTCTCTGAACAGTCTTTCTACAGAGGTATGATTTCCAATCTTAGGCTAGAGATTAAGAACTGTAGGAACTTGACTAAGTACAACGACTACGTCGAGAGTACGTCGGAGCTACTGAAGAGGTATTCTTCCACTGAGACCCCTAAGCATCCTATAATAGACGCTTACTTAGCGGAGGCCTCGAAGTACTCTCATGTTGAGGTAAGTAGAGTTCCGTCTAAAGTAGAGTACTGTGAATGTGGGGAAAGTCTGAACGATAGTAATGTGAGAGAAGAGTGCGTTGACTGTCACAACTGCGGTAGGGTAATAAGCTGTAATTACACCGATAGGTTAGTTAAAGATGCTAAGTACATAGACATGAACATGGGTTCCCAACCGTATGACGAGGTAATCAAGAAGATGCTCTCAGAGTACCAAGGTAAGATAGAAGCCCCAGACGAAACTATACTACGAGTAGACGAGTACCTACATAAGAACGGTATGTACCCTGACGATCCCTCCGAACTGCGCTATACTTCCAATGGTAAGTTAGAGGGTACTTCTGTAACTATGATGAAGAGAATACTAGAGAAGGTAGGTATGAAGTCTGAGAAAAAGTCCGTACACTACATATGTTCTATGTGCTGGGGATGGAAGTTACAGGACATATCTCATATAGAGATGCAGGTACTCGTTACTTATAAGCAAATCAGGGCAGTCTTTAACGAGAAGTATAAGAAGCAGAAGACTCCTAATAGCTTCTTCATCTACAAGATATTGCTAGAGTATGGAGTACAGTGTGATGACGATGACTTTGGACTTCCGAAGTCACCAGCCTGTAAGAGTGACTTAGAGGATAAATGGAGAACTTCTAGTAAAGGAATATCCTTCTGCTGAGTTATATCGTTGATATAATTCTATAAGAGATTAGTCTTATACTAGGTGGCTCAGTATCTCGCGGTCTGTGACTGGGTCAGGTGTTTCAGATATGAGGGGTATGTCATACTGTAGAGCTATGTCTACTAAATCTATAAGTGTATCATGAGACTCGTACCAGATGTGACCTTCCCTCAAGGACTCGTGTCTGTCTTTACCGCTACAATACTCTACCTTGGAATCATTCAAGTGTATAGCTCCAGGAACACCACATATGTTCGATACAGTATCGAACATAGTAGCCACTTCTTCAGAGGACTCGAACCTGCATAGTCCGGAAGCGTAAAGGTGCTGCGTATCTAGACATACTGATATTCTATAGGAGGAGTCTATCGCCTCATAGACCTTTCGTATAGACTCGATACTTGATCCCAAGTTCTTACCTGCTGAGTTCTCTAACAGTAGAGTAGTCTTGTGATTTATACTTAGCTCGGAAAGGTTAGTACCCAGTTTATTCTCGGTACCATACCCCATGTGCAGTATGCAGGCTTTATTCAATGAAGGTTCGGACTTGAGATAGTTCTGAAGTCCTCCTATAGCCTTATCGTTCTTGGAGATGTCTATAGTAAATGGACAGTGTATGTACAGAGGTACCTGACGTGTAGACTTCTTCATCTGCTTTACTATGCTAGAAGGAAGTCTGGTAGGAGACCAGCCAGTAGTTCCTCCAGTGAACACCTGCACACAGCCATCCTCCTTTATACTACGTAGGAGAGACTTATGTGAAGTAGACTTAGAACCACTACAGAAGATGTCAGATACGCTTACCATTCTAGGGTCTTTACCTCCCAAAGTCTTGTAGGTGAAAGTCCTTTCGTAAACAGGAGTACTGGAGGTAAGATCGTGTGAGTCGTCGTGACAGCAGTAACTCATGTAGCTTACTTTAGTTTAAGTCTGGAATATATAACAGGACTCTGTTATATGGTTGATAAGGGCTTCAGCGAAGAGCTACTTATGCGTCTGCATTACCTGCTGAGAAGCCTCCGAGATTTCTTCTTTTTCCTGAAAGAACTCTACCTCCTTTACCCTTAGGAGTAGTTACTCTTCCTCCTTTATCACCTTTAGGAGTAGCTACTCTTTCTTTCTTAGGTTGTTCTTCTACTACTTCGTTATCACTAGATGATTCATCTTCTCCTGCTGGTACATTTTCACTGTTGTCAGATGATGAGTCTTCTCCTGCTGGTTCGTCTTCATCATCGTAATCCATGACATTGTCTTCGATCTTTACGGAGTCGCTACCTTTAGCAGCTTTGCGAGCTCTCTTCTTAGTAGGTTTAGCTGCTCCTTTGTTAGCTACAGGCTTAGGTGCTTCACCTTCAATATCAGCTGCAGAGCGAGTAGCGATAGCTGAGTTACTCCAGCCTTTGATCTCTGAGTATTCAGCGATTTCGATGAACTTAACGTTTCTAGCTAAGTTTTGGATATCTGCAGCTAATTCGAGACGGTTTTGTTCGACTGGACCTTTAAATTCTACTGGAGGTCTACCTTCAGACTTATCTTCTTCTGGTAATCTACCTACTCTGTCAAGATCTGGATTGGATGCTGACCAGTAAGTACCTGCAGGATGTTGTCGTGTTACGAATTTAGCGACAGTGGTAGGGTTGCTGCCTATTGCAGCAGCAATATCTGCTAAGAAACCAGCGACATTGTAAATACCGCCAATAGGTGCATTAGTATCTTCGTCACCACCGATGTAGACAATTGAGTGTCTTTCAGGTTTAACACTGCTAAGTGTTCTGGTGATACTGTTACCAGTCTTCAATGGAGTTGAACCGATACCAAGTTTACCGTCTTTTCTAGCGATCTTGAAGTATCCAGGTTTACTGGATCCCTTTACTTTCTTAATGATAGCTGCTGCATTGAGATTTGATGCTTGGGATTGCTTGGCCTTTCTTCCACCTGTTTGCTTTACTACTCTGGACATGATGTTGGAGCTTTGAGTCTGTTTTGTTTTGTATTTAGAATAATATACAGAAAAAAGAAATCAGACAGGATGGACTCACTTTCTATCGCCACCATTATAGTATGCGTCATAGTAGGTATATACGCAGTCGCGACAGCCATATACCTACACAGTATGAGGAGCACAAATAGTTCCACCTCACTTACAGTTTTATTCTGGTCCTCTATTGCTGTAATAGCTGTGTTAGCCGCTTTGATCGTTTACAGTATCTATACTGGTTCGAAGAAAGAAAAGACTAGTAAAGTCAAAGTATACGGCCCTGACGATTCTACCAAAGTGTCTACTAGTGGGTCAAAGGTCTCTATCACTAATGGTACTGGAGACGACTTAGATAGCTTGTAAGTTATTACTACACATATGTATCAGACGATACATATTAGCCGCGTTTCTCTGACTCAATGAGTTCATTTAGTGCGTTGAGTAGGTCGTCGGGTAATTCAGACTCTGGATAGTAGACTCCCATCAATATCTTTTTGTACCCACCTGGGTAGTCGTTGATCTTCCCAGTATTACCATTGTAGATAGAGATGAACGCGATGATCTGGGCTCTTAAGTGAGAAGAATCTTCTGTAGTACGAGATACTGCGTTTATCTTCTTGATAATGTCTTTCCTTCTGTCGGGAGTCATTATCTTGTCACACTTTGAACACTTCTCGTATAGATCACTAATGCCAGTCATCTCTTAGTCTGAGCTTTCTGCTACTACAGAAATAATTACTAGACCTGTGTAGACAAGTGATATAGCCCTATGATCTACTTTGTCCACTACTTCTGCCATGTAGATAGTAGATAGAACTAGTATAGGTATTCTTATGTATATGCTAGGAGATATTACTATTAATAGGGGAGCCACGAGTAGAGGGAGATAGTACTTCAAGTTTTGCTCGTTCTCGACCATTGCAGAAGCCATGACCATAGCAAACCACACTACCCAAGAGACGAGTAGCACAGGTCTGTATGCTACGATACAACAACCTATGACCGCTACTATCAGACCTACACACGCCATGCTCAGCGATCTACAAGACATCGCTTATGTGTTTTTAGATACCTAAACTAGACTATGTCTACCAGAAGATTCCTAAAGTCATATCAGTGGTGTGAGGACGATTACAAGGGTAAGCTCCAAATTAGAGTATGGTGCATGGACCGTGACGACAATAAGTGTTTATTGGTCATACCAGACTTTCCTGTGTTCATCTATATCCAGCCTCCCAACTTGGCTAACCTAGAATGGAACGCTACTACTCTCTCCTCTGTACTTGCTCCTGAGATAAAGAAGCTAAACCGTAACATAATAGAGGTTACTCCAGTGAAGAAGAAGCTTACAGTATTCACGAACAATGAGTCCACCTACCTATTGAGAGTTACTCTACCGTCCAGGATGGATGGGTTCAGCTTCGCTAAAGCTGCGAAGTCCACTAAGTTCACCTGTCTCAGACGGAAGAAAGTACTGGTACTGGAGTCAGACATCAAGAACTACAATAAGCTAGCAGCTTGTAAGAAGATAGACTTCTCCAAGTGGTTTTCTGCTAACTGCAGGACCGCAAAGGATAGTGAGAAGATTTCGGACATGGATAGAGAGTACATAGCTTCATACAAGTCTCTCAAAACGGTTCCTCCCGAAGAATGTGCGAACTGGAAGACCCACATGAAGGTACTGTCTATGGATATCGAAACCTACTCTCACAATCACAACGCGTTTCCTGACTCTGGGAACCCCGAAGACTGTATATACATGATTTCTTGTGTTTACGAGGAGATGGGTAAGCCAGAGACCAGGAAGATCTACATTATCTTCTCGGGAGAGTGCAACAAGATAGACAGGTTCGAGAACTTGGAGATCATACAGGTATTCTCTGAAGAAGGAATCATAAGTGCCTACGCTGCTCTAGTGAAGAAGTTAGACCCTACTCACATTACTGGGTACAACATCAACAACTTCGACTTCCCCTACATAGTCACTCGTATGTCCTTCTCTGGTAAACCTATACCCTACATGGGACACATCAAGGGACGTACTACCATCGTCAAGCGTAAAGACTGGAACAGTAAAGCTTATGGAGACATCTCTATTACGTTCATTAACGTAGAAGGTATAGTAACGTTCGACCTCTACACTATGATCAAGAGAGACTACTCGCGTCTCAGGAGTATGAGGTTGGGTTACGTGGCGGAGAAGTTCTTGGGAGTAGGTAAGGAAGAAATGACTGCTAAGGAGATGTTTAGGATCTTTAAGCAGCAGCAGGACGGCTTCTACTTCACCGAGGTATTAGAAGACATCAAGTCTGGCAGAGAGCTAAACTATGAGGAAGTGGCTAAACGACTCTCCGAGACTACACTACTTGGTAGGAAGGCGAAGAAGCTACTTAAGTATATGAAGCAAGGTACGTTCTACGATAGGTATGTAAACAGGTCAGTAGAGTACGAAGACAAGGCCAGAGAGGAAATGACTAGACTAATCATCTACTGTATCGTCGATTCACTCCGTAATCTTGAGCTCTTCATAAAGTTCAACTGCGACAGTATACTAGAGAGTTTGTCCTCTGTATCATGCGTGAATCAGGAAGAAATCTACAACTCGGGTCAGCAGGCTAGTACTTACTCGCTCATACATCGCTACGCCTATGAGAACAGTATGGTCATCCGTAAGCCTGTATCTAAGGATACTGCGTACGAAGGAGGCTACGTTTGTGAACCTATACTGGGACTACACGACAATGTAGGTACATTAGACTTCAACTCGCTATACCCTTCTGTCATGATCGCTCACAACCTCTGCTACACTACTATCATTCCCAACTCCAAGATCAAGTTCTTCAAGAAGGATACCTACAACACCTATGAAGTCCAGGGAGAGAAGGTTTATGTAGTGAAGAGGGAAGTGTACGAGGGATTTATACCTATGCTCCTCAAGAAGCTTCTAGGTGAGAGAAAGGCGGTACGTAAACCTATCCCAGCGATCGAGGAGAGACTAGAGCAAGCTAAGCTAGTCGGAGACGAAGCAGTCATAGCTCAGTGTAAGTTCGAGCTAGTAGAGCGCAATAGTAGACAGCTAGCTTTAAAGGTCAAGTGTAATTCGGTCTACGGATTTATGGGAGTACCCTCTCAGACAGGGATCATGCCATACAAGATCTTGGCTAGTACTGTAACCTCTATAAGTAGAGAATCTATCAAGCTGACCGCTAAGATCCTCCAAGACAAGTACAATATCATCCTAGTCTATGGAGACACTGACTCTGTCATGGTACAGATACAGGGTGAGACCTACGAGGAAGTGTTTAGACTAGGTAAGATCATGGAAGAAGAGCTTAACGGGATCGAACCGGGCTTCAAGGACGTGAACGGGAAGGTATGGCCCGAAGGTAAGAAGGGTAAGTTCCCTGATGGAATGAGGATAGAGCTAGAGGAGGTCAAGGCAAAGATAGCTTGTATAGGTAAGAAGTACTACATCTACGTACCGTACAATAAGGATGGCTCTATAGACTACGAGACCGTGACAGACTGTCTAGGTACCAGAAAGAGGATTAAGCTGTGCTTTAAGGGGTGCCCTCCAGCTAAGTCAGGTACTCCCAAGATAGTCTCAGACCTGTATAAGGCTATCGGAGAAGTAGTAGTGAATAAAGGTAGCTACATAGACTGCATCAAGGTATACGAAGCTTTCTTCAGAGAGATATTGTCTGGGCAGGTACCGGACGCTGACTTCAGTAAGTCTGTAAAGATGGGACAGAACTACTCTAACGAGACATTCGAACTGAACCTACTAGCTCAAAGAATGATGGCTATGGGTAGACCTATAGAGTCTGGTGAGAAGGTAGAAACTGTAGTAGTAGACATAGAGGACAAGTACAAGGGCAACAAGATGATGGTACTAGACATGCTAGACAAGACAGAGTATAACATAGACTATGAGTACTACGTGTCAAAAGCTTTCAAGACCGTAGATACTGAAGTCAATGCTTGTTACAAGGACGTAATAGACGAGTATGGAAGTGAGATAATGAGAGTAGGACGTAAGAGACCTACACCTAAGAGTGGGATCTCTCAGTGTATCTTTAAGGCCTATGAACATGGAGACTATAACTTGACACAGTATAGGTACTGGATATCTGACTTAATGGGAATAGAACACAGTGACGACGAGGAAAGTGAGTACGACGACTACAGCGAAGAGGAGTAGACGGCTCTACTAGTAGTCTTGTAGCTATCATATAGATCGATTGATCTATATAATTACAATAGTAGTATATAGTCTTGGTTTATCCAGTACTGTTTCACTAGAAGTCATATAGTTCAATCGAACTATATCTATGCACAAAATATACTACAGGAGGAACTAGACTCTTACTACTAGGTCTGACTTATTCTCTAGAAGGATATTGATGAATACGTTAGTCCTTTCTTCCATGATGTCTAGCTGCTTGGAAAAGACAAACACACTAGAACTCTTAGTATTGAAAGTTACGTTGACTTCCCCAGTAGTATCTACACAGCTCAAGTCTGTATTAGAGGCTGGATCATACGTTACTCGATAGCCGGGTATCTCATCTAGGAGTCTAGCTAACGTGTCGGTATTGAAGTACCAACCAAAGTTTATCCACTTGTTAGCCGAGGATATGTTTACAGAGGCTACACTGACCTGTTCAGATATGCTGTCGTCTATGAGTCTTATGTCTCCAGCTAGCTTCTTAACTACTCTCATTAAGCACTTATAGCTGTCGAACTCTTGAGCTATCTGGTAAAGGTAGTCTAGTACTTCCTCATCGGACTCACTCGGGTACTCTACTTTTTCTCTAGACACGTCACGAACATAGACTTCACCTGTCTCGTCCGTCTCTACTACTCCATCACACTTTATGTGGTCGATAAACCATTTGACGGTAGAGCTATACATACTGATCCTTTGTATCACTGTGTCGTAATGGTTGACTAACGACACAAATCGTTTGATGGTGTCAGTATCTCTGTCTATGTCTTTAGCAGCTGTCACATGGACGATCTCCCTAAATATTTTGGTAGTCAGCACGTTACCTCTATGTGAGTACATCTTAGATTCTATGTTAGTGCTGGCCTTGAAACATTTTTCCTTATGCATCAAAGTACCTCTCTGTATCACGTGTGTACTGTTTATGTGGAACATAGATAGTACACTGGCTGCCGCTACCGATTCGTCTTTATAGAACTTTATCTTCTTATTGACTACGACAGGGTCTACCGACGGAAAGAAGACTGGAAAGTATCTGGCTATATTCTCGATGTCTAGGATCCCGTCTAGCTTACATATGAAGACTATTAAGCAGTAGTCGAAGTCTCTAAATGACATAGATTCCTTTCCCTTCATGGCTCGTAGTAATTGTTTAGAAAAACTATTTCATATACATTCGTGAATGTTTATTTTAGTCTTCCCTTTATCTCTTCGGAGAGTTTGACTATGTTGGAATCCGTTCCGTATTTACCAAGGTACTGTTTGAGTATGATGGTTTCTAGTGCAGCGTCATAGCTCTTAGGTCTAATAGGAAATCCCTTAGGTGTCTTATACTTCTTAGAAGCCCTCACTACTTGATTTTGGTAAGAGCATAGTTTATCGTACTCCTCGTTCAGTATAGTAGAACGTTCAGGACCTTCGTCAGTGTACTGAGGTTCTACGAAGGTCATGTTTCCCATACTAGCAGACCAGGCTAACCAATAGTATACACCCTTCAGACACTCAGTTTCGGAAAGAGGAGAGTCGTAGACGAGTTTGAATCTGAAGGTGCACTTGATCTCTCCGAACTTCTTGTAAAGAGTACTCAAGAGACTCATGTGAAGCTTGTTGACCTTAGTTATAGTGTCCGGATTCTTCTCTTCGCCTCTGTTTCCTGTGTAGTTACTGAATAGTACAAAGCCACCTTTTAGGGTAGCTAAGTGGGCTTTGACTGCTGTCCTGGAGAGTCTACCTTTGGAATTCTGAAGTACCTCTACTTTGTCGCTCTTCTCGTCTGAGTGAGTCCACACGATAAAGTTTAGTCCTGGAAAGTAGTAGTCCACTATCTCTAGGATCTTTATCGGTACGTTTATGCAGACTACGTTGGTCTCGGTCGTCACATTCTGAGATATGAACTGTATGATTCGTATCAAGATAGACCTACTGTAGCGACTCTCTAGTGCAGGTCTGTTCTTATCGTCATATGGCACCATACCTGAGCCAGATGTTATGGTATGTTCGAGTTCCGAAAGTTCCATCAGCCTTTTACTCCTCGTTAATTCTATTTAGTGCTGCCATTGGATAAACTTCATCTCGCTGATGTATTCGCGTAATTCAGCACGACTACATATAGGAGACGTGAGATCTGATTCTATAGGCATGTATCTAGAGTTCCTGGAGGGGAAGATCTTAGCTGGAACAGGAAGGAATATTGTTCCAGTCACGCTACTGTATGAGAATAGTTCACATATAGATTGAGGGGAGTATGTTAATCTGCAGTACGATAGACCGGATGGTTCATACCCGTAGTGCTCCAATTCGTCTAGCTGTAGGAGGAGCTCTTTGGAGATGTCTTCTGGAGCCTTCACTTTAAGTGCAGCCCTAAAGTCTTCACAGGAGTCTCTCACTATGTTACCCACTCCAGAAGACCCACAGCTCCAGTAGTCTAAAGTACGTGGATACCTCTTAAAGACTGCGCTCATTATAAAGCTAGAGTAAACTTCTGCTGTAAGAGGGTCTAGTCTCCCGTCTATAGTACGATAGGTCTCCCCACACCCCTGTCTAGAGACCAAGCTTATTCGTCCTACACCACTTATATTCCGAGTGAAGTACTCCTTGTAGTAGTTAAAGACCGAGCGCCACTTTTCGCACTTAGTACACATAGACGGAGTAAAGGCATAGAGCTCGGAGCCAGAACACCTACACGTCTTGTCCTTGTGTCTGACAAGCGGTACTCGTTGTTTAACTGCAGCAGGAATAGCCTCCTCCAACATTTCGCTATCTTTCTTTACTAGATCTAGTACCGACATTGCTTTTGTATTATACCTTCATACTAACTTAAAGCTTCCCAAAAGAGTCCCTTGACAAGTAGTAAACGATGGAAAGAGAAGGTCTCCCTAAAGTTTATGAGCTAAACAGGAATCACAAGATAATAGCACAGCGAGACAGACACGTGGAGGTATTAGACATTAGAGACCGATCATTACATCGCTACCCAGTCAACACTAAGTACAAGACACAAAAGTATAAGGTAGGCGATACCGTGATTGAGCGTCCCAACGTGCCGTACTATACTGTAAAATTTAACTAGATATGATCGGGATCATACCTTAAAATGGAAGGACTCTTCTCCAGAGAATCTAAGAGTAAAAGGACCGAGCTCTCGTACTTTGAGATGTTAGTGGAGGCTTCTATGACTACTAATAGTGTCTCTAAGAACCACAACGGTACAGTAGGTCTTCTATGCGACAAGGAGAACTCTGACCATACTTCTAAGTTCAAGACGCTCAAGAACGCTGTCATGAGAGACATGGAGTACTGCAGACTTAACTATGTCAGTCCACTGAAGACTAAGACTAGACGTAGAGTAGCTGGAGACCAACCAGCTCCTAAGCGGAAGAAGGGAGCCCTGTTTGATAGAGTAGCAGAGGCCACAAAGGTCTGGCTCAGTAGTAAGAAGCCTAAGTCTAGAGACATGCCTAGGTTCACTTTCTTCGTCAACACTAGATACGACACAGACATACTTAAGAGACTCACTACTCAAGGGTCAGATCTTAGACCTCTCGAGTACTTAGAAGACTATCTACCACCTGACACCTATCGTAAAGGAATGATCTTAAGTAGTACACCTTCCAACTACCCTAGACTGATCAAGAGATTTAGGGATGATGGAACCATAACCGACGAAAACTACAAGGACATAATCAGACGGTTCAAGAAGAAGTACAAGCCTCTCAGATGAAGCTATATGAGTAAAACGACTCATATATTATATGTATCTGACGCGACGTCTACTAATCAAGAGTGGATTAGCTCTAGGTGTAGAAGATACAGGAGTAACTACGGTCTTGTTACTTCCGCAGTTTCTGCACGGTTTAGTCTTTACGTAGAGAGCTCTGGCTTCTTTCTGTGAAAGCTGTCTCTTACCCAGTTTACGATTTACCTCATTGTGTATGGCTATAGTAAGTCCCAAGATGTCCCCTTCGTAGGCATGCTTCAAAGTATCGTAAAGCTGGATACTGTGAGTCTTACAATCGTTGCAAGGCAAAGAGTTAAACATTGACATGCACACGTCAGCATTGTCAGCTGCTTTAGTATGTATGTGGTGCCAGTACCCTGGACCTATCTTTTCCATCATGCTACTCATTTTGATGTGCACCCATCACTTTAAACCATAAAATACTCGGGAGATAAACCGTGAACAGCTAGACCAGAGTCCAACATGAGCAATACCGCATTAAGTATCCTTGACAAATTCAGAACTATGGGAACTCAGACAATAGACGTGAAGAAGTGTGTGGCTGAAGCTAAAGAGACTGTAATGGCCTACTGCCAAGTACCTGGAGAGTTCGAGGAATTTTACAGTCTTCAGAAGGCTAACGACTGGACTGTAGCAGAAATTTCCTGTGTACAAGACGCTGACGATTACGAGAAGAGACTTTCGCCTTCTGAACAGGTCATGGTTAAGTGCATCGTTATGTTCTTCTTATTGGGAGACATGGTAGTAGTGAGTAATATACGTAAGAACTTAATGAGAATATTCTCGCATAGAGAAGACATCATCAAGTTCCTCACTCTTCAAGAGTCTGTAGAATACATTCACATGGACACGTACATGAAGATAGCTAAGTCTATCTTTACTTCGAATATGTCTTTACTCATGTCTATGCTATCAGAAGCGGTAGACACCTACGTTTCTGTCTCTGCCAAGATATTCTATGGTCACTACTGGTTGTCCAAGGAAGACGCAGACCCTATAGACGTAGTACTCACCGCTATATGTAATGAAGGTATCTTCTTCTTTACACAATTCAAGATCATCTCAGCCATAAGAGGTGAAGGTACTAGAATGTCTGGTCTCGACGACGCTAACAGCTTTATCAGAGTAGACGAATCTATTCACAGAGACGCAGGAGTGAAGATGCTTATCACTCTCATCCAAGAGAAGGCGGCAGAAACTGGTACTCCGTTCATGGAAGAGTATGAGAAGTATGAGCCTCGCTTTATTGAGATAGTGAAGGACGCAGTAGAGATAGAGATCTTGTCTATCAAGGACATCTTTAAGGGAGCTACAGAGACAAACATCTCAGAAGAATCTATGATAGTAGAAGCTAAGTGCTGTGCTAACGACATAGCCGAGATCATGAGATACAAGAAGATCTATCCAGTAGAGAGACCTACTACTGACTTCACTACCCTAGAGCTTCTGGTAAAGTCTAAAGCAAACATCTGGGAACGTGATACCAAGAGCTACGTCAAGCCAAACGACAACAGTCAAGTAGACTGGGACAATGTCTTCTGAGTCCACGATTAACAAAATACTAGACGTCTAGTATTTTAAGTCTTAGAGTACCTCGCTATGTACCCATTAAATATAGAAAGAGTATAGTTGACCATACTCCCAGAGACTACTCCCTGGTTACCCCTATTCCTCTTAGATATCTTTACTGCAGTCTTAGCTATACACGAGTACAGCCTTTCTTTAGTTACTCCTAGCTCAGCTGGAGACCTACGACCTGTACACATTAGTACCGTAAGTACGTCCCCAGAGATACCTTGCTTCACGAAGAGCTTACTCTTACCTTCTTCGGAAATACGAGAGTAAGCTTGATCGTGCCACCTCTTTATCGCGGACTTAGACAAGGGAAGCTCGAACCCCGTGTCTCCAGAAATGTAGCCTTCTACTATTACTATAAACGAGGAAATGGCAGTCACTTCCCCAGTACTACTGTTCATCGAGCAGCACCAGCACGCGTCCTTACCAAGTTCCTCCATGTCCAGCTGGTGCTCATTATCTTTACCGTAAGGTACATACTGAACTAGCATAGTCATCATCATACATCCCAAGGACCTCAAGGGATTAGAGTCGTTTAGCTTTATGTCTGACTCCTGTATGTATACGTCTAAGCTAGCGTTGAACTGCTCTCTAAACTTGTCCTCGTCGACTATCATAGGAGTACTATATCTACTATAGAGTGGAGGTCTCACTTTAGTATCCTTTGACGATCTAGGAGGTCTAACCTTAGCGTCAGCGATAGTAAACCCGAGGGTAGTCTGGTCCTTGAAAGGGGAGAGGATAGTAGTAGACTTAGACATCTGCCTTTGCACTGTTCGTAGTGTACTTTTAATTTAAAAGGCTGAGTACAAATAGGATGGAAGGTCTCACTGCTATCAACTTCGAGGATGTACTCGGTATACCTCGCTTCTCCAATACTAAAGTGGTGGAGGCGATAGAAAACGCACTTAAGTCAAGAGAGCTAACTGAAAATTATAATCCAAACCACCTTATAGCTCTTGCCCAGTCACCTAAGCTACGCTATATTAATCCAGCGGTAGCAGCTCACGCTCTAGCCGTTACAAGCGAATACGACTCTGATCCCACTAGGTCGCTACAAGACCTGGACGAAGACGAGGAGACTCCTCGCGCTGTAAAAGTCTTTGCGGGTAAGATAAAGCTACAGACTACACTGTACTTCAGTCACCACAAGGGGGAAAAGACAGAGATTAAGTACAAGAGGATCTTCGACAACATAGCTAGAATATGTGCACTAATCTTTCAGCTCCTTGAAGGTAATCCAGAATACAACAAGGAGGTATACAGAGACTACGAAGACTACTCTGACTCCGAGTAAACAGATTAATCAAGCTATTAATCTAAGAAGGTAGTAGTGGACTTAGTCCTAGTCTGATGGGCGAGTTCTGCTCTATTTGTATCGTACTCCAGACTAACGCTTCAGAGTTGAAGGGCCTGGTAGCGCACTCTTCCTTCTTAGCTACACTATTGAGCTGAGCTGTCTGGTTTGCGAACCCACTCCAATATAAGGACTGAGCTCCTTGTTCCGCTAGCCAATCTATGAGACTAGGACCATCCTGAGGTGCGTCTGTAAAGTCTAAACCTTCAATGTATACCAGCTGTCTAGGGACTAGAGTATTGTCTATATTGAATGACGATAGCCAAGCCCAGTTAGGAGTGTCTCCACAGTCTCCCAGTACTATGTTGTTGCCTACAGTGTACCTAGTCTCTACCTCGAAGGATTGACAGTCTGGCACCGCTGCATAGCTAGGATTGATTCCTACAGAGACTATTCCGGGCTCCCTATAGAGACAAAGAGAGTCCTTCCTGAAGTAGAGACTGACTGGAGTCATTAGTTTGGGAAGAGGAGGGTCCAGTGAGCTTCCGTCTAACTCTTCGTATATCATCTGCATAGGGTCTGCGGCGCTACAAGGGAGCATCGTGAAGGCTCCTTGGTCAAACGCTAGACAGTAGGCTGTGTCCAGTCTGGGATAGTAGTTCACAGCTGTAGCTACGAGAGTACCTGGACAAGAGGTCTGTGCGCAGGGCCCGTCGTCATAGTACTGCACTACTGCACCCAGAGGGGCCTGAGTCCCGTCTTCGTTTATACAAAGGTTGAGAGGGTTGTCTCCTGGTACTACCGTTATACATTCTTTTGTAGTCAGAGCTAGGTTAAGCTCGTCCGAATAAATGCAAGACATGAGGTCGTACTTCTCTGCTATGTTCTCGACTACATAGCTGTCTCTAGACTGACTAGAAGGTACCATTAGTCCATTCACCTCTTGCGGAGGGTACCTATAGGTGTAGCAAGGACCAGCGGTCTTTATGTTACCCCAGCCTAATGCACCTCTCTCGCTAGACCCCACAGTTCCTGTAGTAGAAGACGTATACATCACCACGAATACTACCACTATAATGACCACTATTATACAGGCTGCAGTTAACAGCGATTTGGAGACCATTCAAATCGATGAAGCCTGATCTTTCTATTATACCAGAGGTCGATCCAGACGAAGACTCAGTTGAACTAGTAGAGGAAGAGTACAGCGTCTACGGCGACACTGTAAGTATACCCGTAATAGGTCGTACTAATACTAAGCTAAGTCCTCTCTCAGAACACCTACAGAGGATAAGTAAGAATAGACGAGGCTCTAGACTCATAAATCCAGAATCGGGAGGTACTCCCAGAGAGGATAGACGTACCTCCATCTTCAGACTTGGGGAAGAAAGGAGTCCTGCTTCCCTACGCGAGAGTAAGTACCTTAACTTCAGTGGAGAAGACCTCATCAATAGAGATGACATAGCGGCTACTAGAAGCTCAGCTAAGACTATGAAGATAAGGGGTAAAGAATACACCATACCTGTAATACCTGGTTCAGACACTATAGAAGTATGTAACGACGAACAAGCAGAGAACGAAGCCCTTAAACTAGTATCGGACGCTCACAATGACGCCTTAGCTCTAGAGAAGAGAGCTAGGTGCGGATACGTCTGCTGTATAGGATTCGAGTACATGGCTGGGATCATGGTGATACTCCTAGGAGTCCTCATAGGTATCTTTACTATACAGCAGAACAATACTAAGGATCCCCTCATCTATACGGCAAGCTGCTTAGGATTCATAGTCTCAGGGATACAAGGTCTTACTATGTTCTTCCAGTTTAAGGATAGGGGACTAGTACACAAGCAAGGTTCGAAGGACTGCGCTAAGCTAAGACGAAGGGCCATCTACCTAGAGTCTGCCAACATGAGTACCGAAAAGAGAATCTCTAAAGCGATGGAGATTCTGGACTCCTTAGACGAGATAGACCTCATGATTAGTAGAGTGAACCCACCTCCTGTAGGAACTAGTAAAGACCTGAATAGACGTGTAGAGATACCTAAGAGCGATTTAGACCCAGAGACGGTAGCTCACAATACTATCAACTCTCCACTACCAGTATAAGCGTTATAAGTCCGGCGACTTATAACGATGGAGTTCATCTTTATGTAATAGATTCATATCTTAGTCATAAGGTGGTAGTAATAGTCATAGGTAAATTGTAGTAAGTGATAGTTTAGCTAGTAAAGAGTATAAAGAGTTAGCACCAACGAGTACCGCCACAGCTATTCCAGTTGTAGCAACCGTTGTAACCGCTATAACAGTTATTGTAACCGTAACAGCCGTTGTAGCCCCAAGAGCTTCCATTGTTTACGATAACGATTCTACGATCTGATCTAGATCTGCATCTACATCTAGAGCTTCTACAGCTCCCACATCTGTTTGAACAGTGTCCCATTTAGTCTGTCTTTGAGTTGTTTTATTTGGGTAAAGTCCCCCTCGAAATAATTTAGCTAAATTATTTACTTATTCATCCTGGCGATCAGTTTCTTGTAGTATTCTTTCAGTACCATCTCGTACCGTTGCTTCTTAGTAGTCTCGCTAGTTATCTTTATCTTACCTACAGAGAGCTTATTCTCAGAGACTATCTTTCCATCCTTCACCACTACTGAAGTAATGAGATAGCCTGTAGACCCGTACTTACTAGTGTCAGCCTTCCACTTAGATGGGAAGGTTATGTTGATGTAGGATGCTCCTTTATTCCTTAGAGACCTGATGATGGTCTTATACTTAGTACTTTCGCTGCTGTCCACTAGGTCTGCTTCTATCTTCTTGAGAGCGTATATGTTAGACCAGTTCTCGTCTATTCCTACACTAGTCAGAGTCTTACGAGTCTCCTTGTATGCTTTCTTCTTGGCTTCGTCTGGAGACTTGTCCTTACCTATACCAAGGGAGGAGTCAATGGTCCTAGACTCCTGTGTACCGTACTTACCGAGGATCTTCTTACCTTCGCTGGTGAGTTGTACCTCGTACTTAGTCTTGTTCCCTTCTTCCGTCTTTATCTCCTTTATGGCTTTAGTGGTCCTCATGACTTGGTCTACAAAGGTGACGTCGTCCTTCTCTGCCGCCTCTACTATCGCGTCGAAGTCTTCTTTAACTAAGTTCTCCAGGAATCTAGCACAGACTATACTGCTTCTACCGCCTGTTACTCTCTCAGATCTGAGGAATAGGAGCCCTAGGAAAGCCTCGAACACGTCACTATAGATAGAGTTTCCTATGTCTATGTCGTCGTGGATGATGTGTTCGTCTAAACCTAGCTTTACCGCATAGACTCCGTTGTTCATGTTAGATACCATAGTAGACTTGATCCTAGTATAGTAAGAGAAGGGCACCTCGTTCTCCATTGAGACTAAGTACCTAGCTGCGAATAGAGCCAGTACGCTATCCCCCAAGAATTCAGCCTTCTCATAGTTCTCGACTAAGTCGACAGAGGAGTGTATGAACCCTAGGGTGAAGTCTGGCACCCCCTCTATTCTTTCGTTCGTAATGTCGTCGATGACCTGCGAGGTGATAAAGTCGTTATCATCTTCAATCATCACATACTTAGTGAGTATTCTCTCAATAGTCTTGTGTATCCCCTTTATTTGCTTCTTCGATACTTTGTCCATAGCCCAGTATTTTAAATACCTCCATAAAACGATTTTTGAAGGCACAGATGGTACTGGCCTGTGCGGTGTCCTGAGTAGAGTAGTACTTCTCTAGTAGTACTTCGAACCTATAACTCGCTAGTGGAATCTCGGACGCTCCTTCTAGTATAGCATCTGCAAACTTTCTTGCGTCTCTAAGGGTTATACCCCATTCGTCCTCTCCACTTCCCCACTTCCCTCTAAACTCTCTCTTGATGAGGTGTTTAGTCCGTTCTTCGTTTACTCTCGTACCCATAGAGATGACTGAGCCGTCCGTGTTCGAGACTAGACAGTACAGGTCTCCACAGGGAGTATAGGTGAGTTCACAAGCTAGTATACATTGCCTAACTCTGGCAGCTAGTCCTGGAGTGTATTCACATTCTGATAGAGGTGTGTACTTGTCCCAAGGGAAGGCTATCTTCTTAGGACCGCCGTTTATCTTGACCGTAAAGATCTCTAGCTCATGTCCACACAGTTCCGCTTTAGCTTGTAATACCCTAAGGTTCATAGTACTCCATTGTGTTAAGTAAAGGTCTAAGTCCCCCATCTCTAGGTAGTCTTCGTCCTTATCCAACTTAACCTCAGCGTCAGTAAACTTGACTAGTTTGGTCGTCTTACTTGTTTCCATCTCGGTACAACGTAGATCGTAGTTATCCACGTTCATCATAAAGCACTTTTTGATGTGTAAAGCGCTATTAACTTTTTGATTTCAAGGACCAGGCGCTTCTTCGAGCTGCTTCCAGCTTCAGGTATACCTAACTCTGACCCTATACTCTTTAGACGCCGTGAACTGTGTGAGTCGTCTTCACATTCTGTCCTCTTGAAGTCTAGGCTGTCAAGCTTACCTGCTAAACGTTTCAGCACCTCTATTCTCTTACTAGTCTTAGATTGAAGATCTGGGTAGAAGGTCCTTACTTCCTCTTTCAGGAGGATCCTCTGAGGAGGTTCGAGGTCGTCTACCCTTGTCTTCACTGTGATGTGTTTAAAGACACACTTCCCAGGATTAACGAGCTTCACTGGTCGGTCAGTTTGTTGGCCGACAGGAACGTCTTCCACGCTGTTTACATCAATTCGTGCGCACTGAAGGGCTTGTGAAGTGGCTATCTCATCTACGGCTACTTCGAAGACGTCTATGTCACTATTCTTGGGATCTTCTATTGTTTGGATGGGAGATAGCTTAGAGACTCGAGAAGCCTTTACGTCTCCTCTGTATATGTCTATGGCTGAAAGAAGGTTGTACCCACACCTTTCATTCCTTATCTCAGATATAAGAGACTCTACGTCCATACTCACGTCTTTTAGTGGGAGATAATAACCTTGCCACATCGTATAGCTAAAAACCTCTCTCACAACAAAAGGTAGGACTATGTCGTTTAGGAACAAGGAACAGGGACGTGCCTCACAAACTACGTACTCTAATGCTGTACTAGCTATGATCACTCCTGACCAACAAGAGAAACGTAAGATTAATAAGAAGAACCTCAAGGAGTTCATCAGTAGTGTACACTCGGCAGATGCTACCCGTGTACAAAAGATTACACTTACTAACGCTATAGGAGCTGCCTACCTTAACAGCGGTATGAAGCCTCCTTCCAAGAAGACCATTTCGAAGATAGGAGAGCTAGACAACCTTTCTCTTTCTAGAGGTAAAGGTACCAGAGGAGTCATTTCTGAGATCATATCTCTGTTGATGAGGGTAGGAAGCGAGGTCACTGACGAGGAGCTAATTGGAGAGCTTAGTACAGCTACTCCTGCAAGCCTTCCTCTCCTGTATAGTAAACGTGCAGCCGAAGCTGAGAAGGCCATCTATGATGAGTACGTCAAGACTAGACCTAAGCCTAGAGGTATAGGTGACCTCTACGTGTGTCCAGATTGTGGTGAGGAAGAGTTCACCATCTACGAGGTCAAGACTAGGGCTGCTGACGAAGGTATGACTGTCTATATTACTTGTGTGAACTGTGGGTATAGGATCGTAGAGTAAGACTACTCTGTATATGAATTAGCTAATTCATATTGTGAAGCCTCTTTACATTATGGCGACAGAGACTATGTAGTCAGAAGAGTCTTCGTCCTTGTAGGGACACATCCTTACCTTTCTAGTCACTTTATCTATGACTAGGACGTGGACGGGACAGAACATGTCTGCCTTTCCATCGGTCATGAGGTACACCTGGTTACAGGCTGCACCCAACTTAGGACCCATGAGTACCATACTCTCATAGTCATCTAGGTCCATGACTAGTACACGAGGAGCGTACTCTAGAGACTTGACAGGTACTCCTGGACAACTAAAGTACTCTAGAGAGTGATTCTTAGTAAGGTCCCCACACCCCTCTTTACATACTAAGGTAGTAATGTTAGAGTTGGCTGGGGAGCCCTTTAGTCTATAGCACCTAAGAGTGAGTAGGTTAGGGAAGTAAGCTAGCTGCTTGGAGCTTATGTAGAACTCGGTATCGTAGACGTCCAAGTACTCCACCACTGAGAGATCAAAGACTCTACTTAGTGTCCTTACTATGTCAGCATAGTTCCTGTTACGGTAAGTAATACAAGGTATTCTTAGCTTGAGGTCGGAAGAGAAGGATAGCTCTAGCTTAGCAATTAGCTCATCTAAGTCAGGAGAGGTAGGACCATAGGTTTTCCTGAGTAATGCCATGACGTGAGGTTCTATACCGCGGTCAGACCTGGTCATGTTCCCAGTAACGTTAGCGTGCAATACGTCAAGCTTAGCGATGATACGTAAGTTCCGAACACTAAAGTCAAAGGTGTGAAGGTAGAGAGTAATAGGTCCAGCGCCCTGAATGTTTACCTCGTCTCCTATGAAGGATCTATACACATAGATAGTCCTGAGGGACGGCATAGATACACCATTGAAGAGGACATGACTGTCACGTTCACACTTCTTATTTCCTATGACGGTGATAGTGTGGACAGAGCTGAAGTCTATTCCAGAAAGAGAGGCGTAGGTAAGGTGATCTACCTTTATACGCTTTATGCTCTTGCTTTCTACAGGAATAGTATAGTCGAAGCAGTCGCTGCTGGCTGAGAGAAAGCTATACTCCAAGTCAGGATTAACTGGTTCCTTAGAGTACAACTTACCCCATCTAACAGCGACAAGGTTAGCGGTATTAGTGAAGTCAGGTTCATACCTGTGGATAGATCTATTCGTGATAGTGTCGATCTTGTTAACAGGAGAGTAGACAGAAGAGAGATTCATAGGGGTAGACATAGGTAAACTAGGATAGTGTGGGAAGGCTGGTTACTAACCTCCCCTAGTGCCACTATTTTACTCGCTTCTCTCGTTACAGAAGGGGTAAAAGAGCGAGCCCAGGTTAAAGAATCTACTCCCACACCACATAAAAGATGAGCGCACAAGAGTGCCTAGGGAACGCTATCTGCTACGGTGGACAAGGTTCAATTAGGTCAGCAGCCTGTAGGGACTCTATATTTGTGTATTGCACTGGAGTTCAGGAAGAGGGAGACGACTGGATCCGGAGGTGGTGGGAGCCTCAAAACGAACTAGGTAGTACCTGCACCACCGCTATCTCTAGGCACCTTTCTACCTTTGACGACTACGACCAGTGCTATGTGACCCCTAGACGACCAGATGGTACGTGTAGACCTGTAGACAACGGTAAGCAGATAAACAGCGAGACTTGGGCTTGGGCTAAGCGTTTACTAGAGACTGCAGTGACTAGGTACAGAGAGAGCGGATACCTCCTGAATGCTAAGAGTGGAGAGCCTGGCTATACCCCGTTTAACGACGAATTCTCTAGGACTATATGCTGTATGAATCCGGGACTATGTCAGTCGATACTAGACGATTACTGTCGTCAGTTCAGTACGTCTAGGGTCTCTAATTCTACTTCCCTACGGAACCTGTGCGGCTGTCACATGAGTGCCCTGAACTACCAAGAGTACAGTCAGAAGTACAACATAGAGAGGCAGTGCTCCTCGCTTTGTAACGGTAGTGAAGTAGTTCCTCTAGTGGGAGTAGCTGGAGACGTGATAGAGTGCGAGCAGGACGTCTGCATCATAGACAATACTACCCTTACCCTCAGTAACGACACTGTGGGTGGAAACGTGTCGTTCGAGCAAGCCTGTGGGTTCAGTGACGGTCCAGTCTCTTGTACCATAGCTGACAGCATAGTAGAAGTAATAAATACAGAGATAGGAGGGAATCTAGTACCTGTACTGGAGCAGTGTGGAACGATGACCTGTACTAGCCAGAACGTAAGTCAGTACTGCACAGTAGACGACGTACTATCCTACCAGCAGAAAGCTAGACGAATCCAGAACGGACGTATAAGAGTGAATGGAATTATTACAGCAGGAATAGCCCTAGTAGTACTCACTGTAATCATACTAATATACGTCTATGTAAAAGATGGTAGGTCTGGGGGAAAAGCTACGAGACATAACTCTAGGTGAGGCTCTTGTCGCGATAGTAATAGGGTGGATCCTAGTAGCCATATGGCAAAGGTTCATCGACAACTTCATGTACAATAAGTTAGGACTGGAGAAGTCTGACTCCTTCGATACTCTCATCGTAGCCTTAGTAGTGACAGCCATATTCATCTCGTTCATAGCCATATTTGGGTTAGTAAGCTATACTGCAGGAAACGCAGACTTCGGTCCGATTTAATCAATATGACTTCAAGTAGTCATATCAGTATAGTAGCTGGACGTCCTCGTCTATCCAGGAGTTGTACCCGTCCCTAGTCTTTACTCTAGTCTTACCGGGCCTTCCGTATACCATAGAGGTCTGGACAGGATTGGTAGAGTAGACTGGAGTACCTCCATTGTTGTAGCAGGTATGGGCTACTGCATGGCAGTGCTCAAGTATTTCCTTCAGCTTAACGTGGGGTATGTCTCTGCAAGGACTGTCCGGGTGAACTCCAGCTAGGTAAAGGGCCTCACACTTGATGTAGTTACCTATGCCTAGTAAGTGAGACTGCTCTGTGAGTGCCTTACCTATGTTACGCTTAGATGTAGTCATCTTCTTCGCTTCTATGATAGAGTCTATGAAGCAAGAGATACTCTCGTACATCATGATGTCCAGACCATCAGGAGGAAGGTTGAACTCGTGGTACTCGAACCCTATTACGTGAGCAGTAGTGAAAGCTATGTCACAGTCTTCTGCTGCTCTAATCCTGACTCTACCGTTTTGCTCTCCGCCTCTAATCTTACCGGTATAGCCTAACGAGAATGAGACGCTAGTCTTAACTCCTTCTAACCTAAGACTCTTTCCTCTGGAAGACGAAACGCAAAGGGTCCCCAAAGCTTCAGCGTAGTCCTTTCCATCTATCTCCAAGACCTCTAACTGGTTACCGATGTATTCACCGAACGTCTCAGCGAGTACAGCATAGTCTGGACCCTCAGGCATAACTAGCGTTGTTTGCCTAAATCCAGATGTTAATTAGGGGGAATGTACTCAAGTTCAGCCAGTTTCCGGGCAGCACCAAGCTTACGCTCGTACTAGACCATGAACAGGGCTTTGACAAGGTTAAACGTGTCGTCACCGATCAGAGGCTGTTTGTAATGCCTAGAGACGTTGTGACCTTTCCGTGCGAAGGGAAAGTAGAGGACGGACTAGAGGTAAAGACTAAAGACCTCTTCATTTGTCCTAGTACCGACCCTTCCGATGTCTACGCTAACTGGGAGTCCATCATCTATCGCTTAGTCAAGAGTCTAGACGACAAGAAGCTTCCGACTAGTGAACTTCGTCACATTGCTCAGACTATCAAGGCTAAGAGTATGAAGGTGCACGAAAGGGAGCACAAGGACATGAGCTTCCTCAACTTCCTAAATGCTTGTGCTGCTACCTACAAGAAGTACGCTCTAAGGACGTTCGTTCCCACTAAAGAGTGCTCAGTATGGATCAACGAGAACGTGGGACTACTGGGAAGCTGGTGGAAACTTTACGTCGAGAGACCACTTATACTACTAGGGATCTACTCCAGTAAGGAGTACAATAGCTTCCTAATGGACCCTCTCACTCTTTATCACTATGCCATAACTGACCCATTCAGTATAGGGGAAATAGAGGTCTCTGAGATGATAAGAGTGTACAAGCTAGTCTACAGATGTTCTCCTATTAAGTCCATGACCGATAGAGGTCTCCTGTCTAGGCGTCTACACAAGGCTAACGTTAACGGCCACTCCTATGTCATGCTTAAGAAGGACGTCTTCTCTTCAGTAAAGGGTAGTACCATCAAGTCTCTGAGAATAGAGGACGAGGCTGGAGAGGTGTCGTACCAGGTGTATCAGACCTACTACAAGGAGCTCGAAGATAGAGTCTCTGAGCAGCTCCTAGACCTCACAGGTAAGTCTGTACAGGTAGACCTAAAGCTAATAGACAGCCTCTCAGAGTGTCTATCTCTTGAACAGAAGGTCGGAGTCACCAACTGTATGTCCAACTCTCTGAGTATACTGACTGGAGAGCCTGGCACAGGTAAGTGCGTTTCTCCCGATACTCGTATCATCATGAAGAACGGTACTATTAAGACAGCGAGAGAGATAAGGGAGGGAGATAAGGTCTCGTCCCCATTCGGTGAAGGCAAGGTGACCTCAGTCTGCGTAGGTGTAGACTCCATGTACAGAGTAAAGTCTGCTAGCGGCTCCATGTCTTTGACCTGCAATTCTGTCCACATCCTAACGCTCTACGACACAGAAGCTAGCTACATAGTGGACATTAATATAGCGCTCCTCTTAGCCGCTCCAGAAGAGGTAAGTAGGTACAGACTCGTCCTGCACACATGGGAAGGAGTAAGGATTGGAGAGCACATTACTATTACTGAAGTAGGTAGAGGTCAGTACTGCGGGTTCACGTTGGACGGGGACCCTCACTTCATCTTGGAGAACGGCATGGTCACTCACAATACTAAGTGCCTAGAGGTAATGTGCAAGTACCTAGTAGAGACTAACGAACCTTACGCAGTCTGCGCTACCACAGGAAAGGCTTCTGAAGTAATCATAGAAAGACTGAAGGTCACTGCTCAAACTGTGCACTCCTATGCTAGTAGGTGTAGGAACGCTAAGACGGTCATAGTAGACGAGTCCAGTATGCTCAATACTCACACCCTGAATATACTCTTGAGGTGTCTGCCCCGTTTGAGACGTCTGGTACTAGTGGGAGACGTCAACCAGCTACCTCCGATAGGTGCAGGCGACTTCTTCAAGGCGCTCAACTGGTGCCCTCGAGTACCCGTCTCTGAGCTAACTAAGAACTTCAGGATAGTGGAAGGCTCCTGTCTAGACGTGAAAGCTAGAGACCTTCTCACAGGTAAAGCCTTGACTGAAGGAGAGAACTTCTACATAGACGAAGGAGGAATGGCCGACGTAAAGGAGTCGCTTCAGTTCCTACTAGAGAGTGGGTTCCAGGCTTCCGAAATAACTCTGATCTGTGCGTACAAGAAGGACGTAGTCATGCTCAATAAGTACTGTAGCGCTAAGTACGGCAACAAGCTCATCAGGTCTGGCGATAGGTTCAGGGTGGGAGACAGGGTCATGTACTGTAAGAACCACAAGACTTCAGGAGTAGTAAACGGGAGTCAAGGTAAGGTAACACGCATAAGTAAGGGTACAGTAGAGGTCAAGTTCGGGAAGGTCAGGTGTCTACTTCCTAAGGACGAGATAAGTGAAAGGTACATAGGGAAGCTAGACGAGTACTTCATCCTCGACTTAGAGTACCTTAGTCTATCCTACGCCATTACAGCTACTAAGTCTCAGGGGTCAGAGTACACCAACTGCATCATCTACCTTGGAGACGTGAGCTCCGACTTTATCACTAAGAACCTGGTCTACACGGCTATGACTAGAGCTAAGAACTTAGTCTGGATCGTAGGACAAAACATAGAGGAACTAGACCACCTAAAATCTCCTACACCTAGGACAGACATAATAGAAAGGTTCAGAGACCTATAAATAGATACACGTCTAAACGACGTATATAGTGAAGTACATGAGGTAGAGACAGGTGGAAGTATAACGAGGTCTACCCCAAGTCACTACCGCTAACAATGTTCAAGCTTGCTAACTCTACCCCTTCTACCGTAACCGAAAAGTGCCCTAAGACCTTCTCTTCCAGAGACCTCCTTACAGGAATCATGGACGAAAACATGGGACCTACCGATTGGACCTTACTTCAGGACGGATTAGTAGCTCACAACTCCTATGCAGTCTTAGCTGACTTACCTAGCCGTGAGCTCCGTAAGTACGTACCTATCAATCACCAATCTCTAGGAAAGTACGCTACCTTGAAAGACTGTGAGAATAGCGACTCAGTCTGCTTAGACTCCTTTAACTTCGAGAACGTACAGCACCTCATCATTACTCCTACTTGGACTAAGGACCTTACAGGAGTCTCTATCCCTAACTTGGTAAGTATTACTCTTAGTGGAGACTTCACTACCTGTAAACCTCTAGACCTAGGGGACTTAAAGTGTAAGTACTTGCACCTTCACTTGTACAAGGACAACTCACACGGAGACGAACCTTACTTGAAGTCTCTCATTGGAGTAGGGATAAAGTCTATTCGCTTTACTCGCTGTATGATGGACGTGTACAGAGCTACTGACATCGTGAACATAACTCACGAGCTAGATGTGCTCATGTTCTGCTCCGTCAAGAAATTATCTGGACAAAAGGCAGACTCTGAGCTCACTACTAGGATCACAGAAGTCTTGGGTGACTTGGGCTGCTACGCTAGCGAGTCTAACGTAGGTAAGTTCGTCAACTCTGTGGCTAAGCTAATGGGAGTCATCAGGTGTCACACTCTAGTCTATACTGGATCAGCTACGGCTCCTGACATTTTCACGTACATAGACCGCACTAGCGTCCGTGTAGTAGCCCACAATAGCTACGACATGGCTAAGGATGTATCCTTCTATAAGCTCATCCCTAACCTAGAGACTGTAATCTCTGCCTACACCTCTGTGACTTCAGCGTCTAAACTACTCTTTATACCAGCAGACTGCCCTAGCAACGTACATTATACACAGGTAAACGGAATAAGAGTAGCTCGTACCTTTAGAAGTAGGACTAACATACCTACCTATACTCCTCTAATCTCTGATACCCTTGGTAAGCTAATCGTCTACTGCGGAGACGCTCACAGGTCAGCTACTGCCCTAAACAGACCCCTAGAAATAGGAAGCAGATCTATTTGGGATCAAATAGTCCTAGGTCCTGAACAAGGAAGCGAGCGCAAGGAAGAGCTTCCTGAGTCACAAGAGGACTCCTACTCTAGCAATAAGCGTCCAGCTCCTGAACCTTCAGACTGGGACGACATTCCTAGCCACATCCAGTACGGCTGGAGCGACGAATTGTGCGTGAGCGACGAAGGTTACCAATAACTTAACGACTATACAATATGAATCAGTGAATTCATATGACACCAAAGAACTAACAGAGGACAAAACTAGGGAGACACTACTACTCTCACGATGTTCACCAGTACTAACGAAAGACCTTTTAGGGTCATAACGAACTCTGGGTTTAGAGAGTGTACAGAGAATGCAGTTTACTCTACGGAACCATCAAAGATAGACTTAGCAGTACTAGAAATACTCTCTAACGAATCAGGGTACATTGAGGAAGGTTATGGTATATTCTGTTCTTCCTTCGCGGGAGAACAGAGTATACCGTAATCCCTACATCATGTTCTTCTTTGCTCTAGGCTGTCTACTAAAGATCAGGAACTACGAGAACATGACAAATACTTGGGAAGAAATAAACTCTACTGAGGGAGACCTGGTAGACTTGATAGTCACGGTTTACGAGGTAAAGGACAAGTACCCCTTTTATGCCGACGTTTACGACGGTACAGACACGCTAGAAGGGTACACTCTGGCACTCATGAAAGCTTGTATCCGGTTTACTGATTGTATCACTAAAGAGCTTTGCGACCAAAGGATAATGGATTCAATAGCAGAGAACGAAGAAGTGGACCGGTAAGCTCTTACACTCCATATGGATTAGCCGATCCATATAGCAAAGAGTACCATTTGGTGGACAAAGAAATAGGAGCTAGTACACTACAAGTATACCATGTCAGCTAACACTACTCAAGACACCCACGCCACTACTCCTGTAAAGAAGGATGAAACAGGAACCAAACCTACAGCTAGTAAGGAACAAGCAACTAAAGATAGAGACAGAGTGTTTACAGACTCCTACATGAGAGACACGTTTAGTCAGCCTTTTAGCGCTTTCTTCTTCTCTCTAGCTGCGTTAATCTCTGTGAGAAAAGAGAAGGCAAGGGGTATATGGGAGGCCATTAACTCTACAGACAACGAACTAGTAAAAGCTATAGACATAGTCTACTCTACGACTGGTACATATCCTCGCTTCGAAATCATACAGTCTGCCTATTCCTATGGTGAAGAAGAGTACACTCTAGCTCTCATGAAAGCCTGTCTCAATAGATTGGACGTGAGTGAGGAATTCTTCAATGGTGTATTGAATGAAGTACGTCGACGTCGTAACATAGACTGAGACTATTCCGGTGACTCTATAATATGAATCAGTGAATTCATATGATACTAAAGTAGATCATACGGGACTAAAAGTAAACAGACTGTGGACACTACCACCCTTACTATGTCCTCAAGTACCCTTCCTACTGACCCCGCTCCTACTCGCCAAACTACTCCTGGACAGTCCGTCCCTAGCTCACTTACTCTAGGTCAAGTCTACAGCAACCCAGTCTTCACCTTCGCTTTCAACTCTGGCTGCTTAGTTCACCTAAGAGGAAGTGCAGACCCCGAAGCTAACTGGAAGCTCATTCAAGAAGCTAAACCTGGACTAGTAAAGGAGATAGACACTATGTATACAGAGACAGGAACCTACCCTCTTTACGAGATGGTCAACATACTCCATCCCTGCACCAATCAGGAGTACACCTTAGCTCTCATGAAGGCCTGCTCACTCAAAGGAGATATCACCAAGGAGCTCTACTTAAAGATAGTCCCTACCACAGAGAGTGGCGAGGGATCTAGAGGCTAAAGTCCCAGACTCACCATGTGAATAAGCTTATTCACATGACGCACTGGACTACTTACTCCCGTCAGGTAAGTAGTAGTACTGTAGCTGTACCCTGATAGTTAAAGAACTCTCCTACTTCCACTACTACTTACCTATGGTCTCTCAACCTTCCAATCAACAAGCTAACTCAAGCTCACTTCCTATACCTGACATGGGACGCTTTAGTCTCTATATCGCGGCAGGAGCTCTCATTGCAGTACGCGGTGGAGACGCTTCCGGTAGTTGGGAAGACGCGAACAATGCTAGACGCGACCTAGTACTTTACATGGACGAATACAGAAACAGTAACCGTGAGTACCCATCCTACGGTACAGCAACAGACAGAATAGGCTGTACTAGAGCTGAGTACTTCCTAGCCATAATGAAGTGTTCAATGGGCGGTTCAGACATTACGCGTGAAGAGTATTACACAAACGTAAACGCTGCAGTCCAACGCTCCAACAACTAAACCACCTTTACTATATGAGTTGACTAACTCATATTACCTAAGGGAGAGCTTACCCGCACTCTTCTGGAGCTTACAGTACTTAGGGCACTTCACTATTTCCCCTGCTATACGATTGTACTCTAGTGGATCTGTACTATCCTCTATTTCTTTACTACGTCTAAACAACATGTCCCCAAACTTACGTACGGGTTCAGGTCTGGCGATCTTGTCCTTTTCCCATTCTTCCTTTAGCTGGTCGCTGTTGGCCATTTGGAGGAACCTAATGATGTAGGTTCTACAGTTCTTCTTGATAGCTATACCTCCCATGATAGCGTCTTGCCAGGCGTTAAAGATACAGTAAGCGATACTACGTTTCCATACGGCGTTCACTGGAGTATCTTCGTCCTTACCTTCTTTGCAGTTGTCAATGATGTACTGCTTGCACTTCTTACTCTCCAGTGGATTGATAGACGTGATGAAGATAGGAATGAACTTAGCTGCCTTCTTCATTTCGTTGTGAAGGTCCGTGACTATGTTCCGGTCTAGCTCCACCATCTCCTTGTGGTACTCTAAGTTGGACTGCCTATTGTGAATCTGGACTAGGTTGAAGTAGAGTATGACAGTGAGAAGAATAGCGCAGGTACCTAAAGCTGAGGCGAAGACGTGCATACGTGAACCTTGGTACTCCTGGTGGTTCTTATACCTATACGTAGCTATAGCCGCTATTATCACCGCTATAGTGAATACTACTATGACTACTAAAGGGGTCACTAGAATCATTTTAAAATGGCCTCACAATACCAAAACTATACACCGCCAGAGGATCTCTTTTTCGTGAGACCGCACGTCACGGAGGTTACCAATGAGTCCGTTCGTCTATTCATAGACGCTAAGCTTAAACAGAACCTTACCTTCGTCTGGGATACTAAATTTACTCCATACTCTATCGACACCCTCATTACCCGGAAGTGTAAACGAGGTCAGAACTACATAGTACTGGATCATCCTGAACCCTTCTTAGACGTGGAGAGGATTACTCTAATCTCTGACAGAGGGTACAGGCAAAAGTTCAGTGTAGTCAAGCCTTACTGCTTTAACTCTCTCAAGATTACTTCAGGTACTCCATCATCGAGACTATCTTCCATGTGCGAGTTTACCGACGTACTGGTACACCTTACTAGGTCTATTCCTAACGGTATAAGGAGCATGAGGAAGGCCTATTCCAAGTTCGGCGCAGGTCCTCCTTCCGCTGTACACTGCTTCTGTGTGAGAGAACAACTGAAGGGAGCGTCCAAGGCTTACTTTGAAGGTCTCTACACCGCCTCCAACAGTATAGTCATCGAAGGAAAGATGAGTGCGCACCTTTACGTGATAGGTGACGTCAGCGTGGTAGTCTGTCAAGACGTGGAGCTTCTAGAAAAGTTGATAAGAGCCTGTCGTAACATAGACACTCCTCGAGTACTAATTGTTACTACTAGAAGTCTACTGATTAGACCGCGACTCCAACACAGACTCCTATCCTGCAATTCTGTCGGAATCTCTACAGAAAGGGTGAGTAGGTTTTACAATCAGATAGTCAAGCTAGTAGCCAAGGGTAAGTCGGTAGAAGTAGTCTGCGGAGGTACGACCTTCTCGTGCTCGGTAGAGGTAAGACAGGACGAAGACAGCTTCTTCAGGATACACTCCTGCGGATCGATGAGTAAGGGATCGCTTCCTGGAGACAAGCTCTACGCAGAATGGTGCACCACTAATACCGTAGACGGCTTCCACATCTTTGAAGTGGATGGGATAGTGCACGACAAGTCTCTAGTATCGGTAGAATACGACTACGACACTAACTCTACTCTCATACAGAGGAACGTAGTACCTGACAAACCTTTACTACAAAGAGTAAACGACTACGTCTTCTCATAAGGAAATGTATATGGACTATATACATTATTGGCACTGGCTAGTCTCTACCAATTCCATGCAAGCTTTACCTATACATATAGATATAGGTATGAGGAGACTGAGTACTAGTGCGGCTGTGATCGCTATGTTCTCGAACGAAGGCGAGATTCCCCCAGCACTAGAGGTGCTCTGGATGAGCGCTATAAAGCATATGATACCTACTAGAGAAGAGAAGGCACAGACCCCGGTAAGGGTAGTAAGTCTACCTTTCAATACGAGAGCTACTCCCACGCATATCACTACGAGTACAGCGATTAAGACAGGTGCGGAATTCATTTTATTAATAGGCTACTACACAAGGGTCTAGGACTAAAATGGGCGAGTACGTTTACCAGACGCAGATAGAGGACCTAATAGGTGCAATAGACAAGATACACGATCCGTACGAGAGATTCGTCGTATACGCTTTCCATGTGAAGACGTGGGAACTTCCTATCGAGCTTAAAGCTGACGTGAGAGTGTCGACGTATGATCCAGACCAAGAAGTCTACCGAGGAAGAGCTTCAGGTACTTCTCGAGGCCTTAGTGAAGACAGCGGTGAAGTTTCTTGGGGTAAGCTGGAGGACATGAGGCTTTACCTATCCGAACTTTATACTGAGACGGATAAGGTACAGACCACGACGATAGTCTATCCTATTTTGACCCCTCCGACTTCAGACTACATAGCCAGTAAGATTAACCTAGTACGTCCCTATACAGACTGCTTCCTGTACAAGTATGGGTCTAGACCTGGTACTGTAAGGGAGGTAAAGGGACGTATAGATACCTTCGTACCTGGAGTCTATGACAGGACCGTTAGTGTCCACGAGTCTATAGCTGGTTACAAAGGAATCTATGGCATTTCTAGTACCTTTACAGCTGAAGACGTGCAGTCTACTCTATTCCAGATCATAGCTTCAGTATACATACTCTATATGAGAGAGGGTATAGTCTTGACGCAAAGACCCGTCTGCCTCGTCAAACACTTTCCCTCGAGACAGCCTGTACTACTCAAGGTGCCAAGTACGACGCTTGGACAGACTCAGGTATGGGAAGACTCAGCTATGTATACCGTAAAGATGGTACCGACTAGGGTAGCCTGGTATAAAGATGGGGTCTCACCTCTGACACACATAAGAAGAGTAATACTGGAAGACTACGAGAACATCCTTGTCACAGTCAATGCAGCCTCTCAGGTCTTAGTAGACGTATTGAAACTAATCCACGACTTCAATGAGGAGGTAACTCTGGGTCAACTTCCCTACTATTCTATCTCGACTAATCTAGGGAACTTAGTAAGTGAAGTAGCTGGTCTCCATAGATCTACCCAGGCTTTCGGAGCGTACACACCTAGGATACCAATGAAGCTGCCTATAGGAATACAGGACTTAAAGCCTCGTATAGCCACATTAATGTCTCAGAGTATGAGACGAGAGCTACCTCCTCAGTCCATACGTATACTGAAGGATGAGATAAAGAAGATGAAGTCGTCTTCCTATTCAGCCGAGCTCACACCTATCTATGTACCTTACGTACGAGCCATATTAGAATACGGGAACGTGGACAAAAAGACGTCTTCCTCTGTCCTTAAACTTCTGAAATAAGACTTACCAAGGTACTGAATATGTGTACGTACACATATTAAAACGATGAGTACAGTGAAGCTTCCCAGCAAAACTCTCAAGATAGAAATGGACGACGCTACCATTATAGCTCCTCGTCCAGACTTTAACCGGAAGCACGTACTATCCAAGTCTGTCTCAGAGAAGTATCCCCGTACCCTCACCGAAGCCTACGCCAACTCTCAAAGAGCGCTATGGGCTACTTTACTAGGTGACCGCCTGGGATCAGTAAGCGCTTGTAATCTTCCTAAAGACCAGATCCACAACTTGGAACACTCTGACCTGTCTCTTAACCACTCTTACCAAGATGAGGTGGTAAAGTCTTGTATGTTGAAGAGTATAGTAGAAAGGGGAGACGTTTCCTACCTACACATTAACTACCACCTTAGAGACCTCAAACGTATAGGAGACCAGAGCGTCTATGGTGACGCCTTCTTAGGTACCATGATAGAGACTAACGACGTAGTAATTAAGCGATCAAAGAGACCGAAGGAACGTACTCTTGAGTACGTACTCTACAATACTCACGCTGAAGTAGCCATAGGTCTCTTAGTAGTAAACAAGCTAAGGCTACTCTGCCCCAACTTCATCTTCACCTACGGTACCTACACATGCAAGCATAATCGAGTCTTGGGTAGACACGTCGGTCCGTGTGAAGGAGCTAACGGAGAGGTACCAGACATAGTCATAGAAGCAGTAGACAAGTCTCTTACCTTGGGTAACTTTAGCGTAGGCTGTACCCTGTTGGAGCTTCAGTCTATCTTTATTCAAGTACTACTAGCTATTACTACAGCTTACAGGTCATTCAACTTCTCACACAACGACCTCCACAGCGGAAACGTACTAGTCCAACGATTCGCGGGTCCCCACATCATGACCTACGGAGTGCAAGACGACAAGTGCGTCTTAGGAGTCTGTGCAGTCCAAAGTAATGTACTAGCCAAGATTATAGACTATGGAAGGTCTGAAGCCTTCGTGTCAGGACCTAATGGTCTAACTAGACTCTGTGCAGTAGAAGGCTACTCTAAGCCTAGTCCTACAGTCAGCGAAAACGTCAGAGCGATACCAGCTTCAGACATGATCTTCCTAATAGACACCGTCACTAAAGGTCTAGCGTTAAACAAGGCTATCGTGAACGAGCTAAACGATAAGGTAGCCTACCTAGTCAAGCTTAGAGAATGCATAGTAGGTACAGTACACCAAGTCAACAGTAACTTATTGGGAGGTGTAGACAAGAGAGACCTTGCGGTGGCTAGCTGCGTCTTTAAGTGCACGTCTATGTCAGACGACTCGCTCTTCGACATAGACTTCACCAACCCTATCTTCAGGACGATAGAGAGTACTAAGTTCAGTCCTGAGCTAAACGAGAATCCGCTTACTCTCATAGACATGTGGATGAAGATAGAGAAGCATGGGTTCGGGTCGTTAGCTGGGACTAAATACAACTTAGTCTGGCAGCAAGAGGCCTCAGAATTGAAGGACATAATAGCTAGACTAGAAGAAATAAAGAGCGGCTCTAGTACCATGTCACGTCACGACTACGAGGAGATGGTTTCCTACCTATCCGACAAGGTCAAGCTGTGGGAGTTAGTTCTCTCGAGGGCGGACATACCAGAAAGACTAAACGTCCAACAAGACCTAGTCAGAATAGCAGGTCTCTTGGTCGAAATAAACAGTCCTAAACAAACTACTGGACCTTAACTTGATGTATAAACGATACATCAATAACCATCTGACTAATACTGTTTCGCAAAGTAAAAGGCGATGCATAGAGTAAATCGTAAACTTGGATCTAGAGTAGGTAATAAGCCTTCCTCGTCTGGACTCAAGAACATGTACTCCAGGTCGGTGAAGGCTGACAAGACCTTCGTAGCTCAGGATCTTATGGTGAAGCAGAGAGCCATCAGAGACCAAGTACCTGAGGGTGACATAACGGCTGTAGGGGTTACTATGTGGAAGTACGAGCACCAGAAGGGAGTAGCTCCCTGTACCGTTAATGCAGACTTAGACTCCTCACTTAATAAGAGCGGAATGGGACCATCAGACTACTCCACGATCTGTAACGTCTGTAATCTGACTTCTGAGTGCTGTGGTCATTATGGTCTCTTCAACATCAATACTAACCACCTTTTCAAGTCTAAGTCCCCTGACCTGGCGGGAGTGGGAGGTCTCATAATTAACCCTCTATACCACTCTCACGTAGTAAAGATACTGATTTCGGTCTGTAATAGCTGCTCTACTCCTTTCATCTCCAAGCTTCAGATGAAGGAGTTCGGGTTCGACAAGATTGCTGAACCAGCCGCCCTCCTCACTAAGCTAGCGGACAAAGCTAACAAGTCAGACTTCCAGTGCAGACGTACGACTGACGAGAGCCCTTGCAAGCTCAATCCTATCTATGCTCTCAAGGATAAGTCTGACAAGGGACAGATCAGGACGTCAGAGAACCAGCTCATCTCGGTTCACTATGCGTTTATGGTCTTAGACGCTATTAGAGAAGAGGACAAGGAGCTCTTGGGATTCAAAGGAGAAGCTCATCCTCGTGATCTATTCATAAGAGCTGAACTCATTACCCCTCCTAAGTTCAGACCAGTCTCCATTACAGAAGGAGACGACGCTCACTTAGACCCTATGACTCTTCACTACAAGAAGATAGTAGGGTCTAAGGACTCTGACGAGCTCTGGACCAGTGTATCAGAGATGCACTTCCAGAAGGGAGGTACAGGAAGAGAGAAGAATGAGACTACACAGAGTCAGCTCAAAGCTAAGACTGGACTATTCAGCGCTGGACAAACAGCCAGACAGAATCAGGCAGGTAGATCAGTAGGAGGAGGTTCAGTAGAAGTGCCTCCTGACTACGTAGAGATCCCCTCCTCTCATGCCTCTAAGTTCACAGTACCAGAGAAGGTGACCTCCTTCAACTTCAAGAGACTCACAGACACAGTGAGGGAGGGTAGAAGTCTATACTTCGCAGATAATAAGGGGAACTTCATGAACAGTCGTAAGGACGCAGAGCTCAGGATAGGAATGACCGTCTATCGCTTCGTACAGGACGGCGACCCCTTACTCTTCAGTAGACAGCCAGTCTTGACTAAGCTGTCTCTAATCTGTCTTAAAGCTAGAGTCTCCAAGGATCCGAGGTCTAAGACTTATGTCATCCATCTTTCCGATACAGAAGGACCTAACGCTGACTTCGACGGTGATGAGTTCAATCTACAGGTACCTCAAGACCCTCGAGCTACAGCAGAAGCACTCTACCTTCTAGGACCTGAATACAACTCTACTAACCCAGCAGACGGTACTCCAGTCATACGTTACGTCATGAACCAAGTAACCTATGCTTACGACTCCACCGCAGAAGACGCTAGCTTAGGTCCATTAGCCTACATCTCTATGTTAGACTGTATCGAGAACTACGTCACAGAAGAAGACGTCGAAGACCTCAATACTAGACTCAGCTGCTACAACATGAGTAAGTACAGCGGAAGGGCCATCTTCTCTCTACTCTTTCCTCGCGACTTTAGCATGAAGTACAAGAGACGAGGAGGTGAAATGGTAATTATAGAGAACGGAGTCCTCATTCAAGGTCAGATAGATAAACCAGTACTGAACTCTCACAATGGAATAGCCAGTAACATCATTAAGCTTTACGGAGGCAAGACTCACATCCGAATGCTAGCTATGGCCTCACTAATGGCAGCCAAGTGGCTTAACGAGACTGGGTTTACAGTAGGACCTGCAGACTTACCGGAGATTCCTTCAGACATGGAGAAACGTATGGAAGTAGCCTATACTGAGCTACAACGTGAAATGAAAGACCTAGGGTGGACTAAGTCAGGAAGGCTAGAGCAGAACCGTGAACTAGACCTCATAAACGTGACTAGCGAGATAAAGGGTAAGGTACTAAGAGACGCCATGAAACTGATGAAAGATACTAACCTCTTCAAGATCTCAAGCGAGGGTGCAGGTACCAAGGGTAGCTCTACCAACATTACTCACCTGAGCGCTTCAGTCGGACAAATCTACAAGAACGGTAAGGTAGTAGGTACGCACTCTGGTAAAGGTACTAGAGCTATATGCTATAGTCAACCGTTCGATACAGATCCAGAGATGAGAGGGTACTCTATTAACTCTTACACTAAGGGACTCAAGATGGTACCATTCAGCGTCTCTCAAGGTGAGGGAGCCAGCAGAACTATAGACATGTCTAAGAATACTCCTCTAAACGGTACTCGTGCGAAGAATGGAGTAGCGGCGACTCAGAACATTATCACCACTAACAACAACGAGAAGATGACTCTGGACGGTAAGCTCATTACTACAGACTTCGCTTACGGATTCGACCCTAAGAACATGGTGGTGAGTGGAGGTAAGAGTCTACCGTTTAACGTTTCTTCCCTAGTCACTCAGCTAAACTCAGAGGCTGGCTGGAGAGACAACTCTATCGGGGAAGACGGTCAGTGCTCTGTACAACGCGACTACGTACGTAAAGAACCTACCAAGCCTATCACTAACTTCGTATCGGAGTATGAAAGACCTAGGGTAGTAGGGGAACGCGCAGCCCAGCTAGCTGAAAACGACGTACCTAGGATCCCAGCAGAAGAAATAGACTACTACGACAACTGCCTAACTATAGCCATGAAAGAATACGAGGCTGGTCTACTAGACGACTTCCTATCCGTCAGAAAGTACACCGATCGTAAAGTAAGTGTAGCTAAGATGAGTGAGTACGCTTGAACCCTCCTCACATAAATTGTATAACTCTATACAACTTAAGCTAACCTAAAAGTATTATGACATCAATACCTAGCGCTCTCGAGGTAGTGAACTACGCCAAGTTCACGGTGGGACAAGAACGAAGACTAGTCATTCCAATTAGCTTTAGCGCTTCCGTTCGCACTTCACTGACAGAGTACAACGACTATCTCTTGACAGACAAAGAGTCTCGCCTCATCTTCATGTACGACCCGACAGACTACCTAGAGGGGTACTGGAAGAACAACTTAAGGACTACAGAAGACAACCTGACCATCCTTAACAGAGGCTTTGAATACGTCAAGAACAACCCTCGCTCTAGCGCGAGGTATAATGAGCCGTTCGACATTATTCAGTACTCGTTAGACCACCCCGATGAAGTCTTGGCGTTTGAGGACATAGACTCTTTATTCGTGAACTTGAGAGAGCTAGACGAAGCTCACTCACTCTTGGAAGGTCTAGAGGAAAGCTATAAACTAGGCAACATAGGTCTCCCAGAGTACGCCAGGTACAAGGAGACTGGAGTAGACATCTTTAACGAGGTGACTGGACTAGTAGCCATGAGGGTAGTGAGCTATGCTTCTACTTTCAACACTGAAGTAGACGACTTGATACGTGTACAGGATTCAGAGGGAAGAGAATGCAAGGTAGTGTACGTCGAGCCTATAGCACTTAAAGACTATGAGAAGGATGGTACGTTTAAGCAGCTAGAGCAGTACGCCATACTCCATTCTAGTACCGGAGTACACTACTTCGTGGTCAAGTCAGAGAAGGTGGGAAGAGCTATCAGAGCACTACGTAAACTAGTCTCAGGAGGACACAATCAGGTAAACCGGAGCTACTTTGTCCGACCTTCCGAGGTTAGAGCTATGCTGATGAGAAGCGACAAGCCTTTAACTACCAGGGAAGAGGAGAGTACTAGGTGGTTTATGGGTCTACTACAGGTAGAGGGACACCTCTCTGTGGAACGTTTAGAGGACGAAGAAGACGAAAGTGAAGGCGAGGATCTATCTCACAGTGAATATAGCGACTCGGACACATCGGAAAAAACGCAAGAACCTGAACAAACACTCCAACCCAGCCCAAGTAAAACAGAGAGTAAATCAAGCACTATGTCCTCACTTTACGGTATCGCCAAACAAGAGAAGCCTCTTCTCGCACTAGTAGACGGGGAAGAAAGAGCTCTAGACCTCATCAGAGTCAACAAAGTCATAGCTAATCCTGCCATCTCAGACAGGTATATAGTCTCTAAGCAGACAAGCTACGTATTCATGACTAAGAAATACTACAAGAAGTCAATGTCAGCTACTCTTGACACCGTACTTACGTCTAGACCAGGTCAGTACAAGGGAGACCCAAAGGTCTACGACATGTTAGCTAACATGTACAGCGTAGATCAGCTCTTAGTAGAACCTGGAAACGCCATCTACAAGCCTGCCTTCGAGAAACTAGTCAATACGGCCTTCTCCTGCGACTCAAACATTACCTTAGAGGACTCAAAGGGTAACCTAGTTAGTCCAATCTCTATGCGTATTAACAACTTTGACACAGGAATACCTGAACTAGTAGCTAAAGGATACGTCTCAATGGATCCTACAGGTAGTAAGTACATCATGTTTGGAAAGGGAGTCTGTGAGCAAGGAGACGCTGGCTCGGTAGCTAAAGTAAGGGCTCGCGTCCTAGCTAAGGGTCACAAAGGACTCGAGGACGTACTAGTCAAGGTAGCCAAGGTAAGAGTAAACGGCGTCAACGATAACGACATCACTACAGCTCAAGCTGCAAGATACTACAAGCAGATCGTAGACGAATCTAGACTAGTAGAGGATCCTACCTTCGTCCCAGTAAGGGAAGAGGGTAAGAACCACGTCTACGGAATAAGGGTAGCACGAAAGTCCTTCTTCTCTAAGCTCACTAAGCTCTTTGGTAAGAACTTGCTGGACGAAGACGGACAGTACACACTCCTAGTCAAACCATACGGCTCTACTCCTGTTGAAACCGCTAGACTACTCAACGCTGCGGTAGCCAAGGGTAAGGTAGGTAAGAAGCTTCAAGCAGCTATACTTGACCCACTTGAATACGAGTCTGAGACTGAAGAAGAAAGCGAGATTGAAGATGAACCAGGAACAGTACTAGTAGACCTTGACTTCAAGGAATACAAAGGTATCAACTCCTTCCCTAGACTCCTCGCTACCTCTGAGGGTGACTACATAACTCTCATTGTAGTAGACTTAGTAGGTAGAGAAGGCTATGCCAAGCTAGTGGAAGAAGGTCTCTCTGTCATAAACAGGGAAGTCAAGGCTCAATACTTTGCAGTAAAGGAACCAGACACCGACATCACTAAGGACATGTTAGACGAGCTCTTTACTAAGGGTACACTCTCACAAGCAGTCTACGACAGGCTCACAGGTTCCCTCGTACAAGTAAGTCAACTCATGGTAGACCCTGAAACTACAGACAAGACTCGAGCTGAACGCTTCATGAACATCATCAACGCAGCTAAGCCTAAAGGCTCCTCAAAGCCTAAACCATCTGGTGCAGCTGATAAGTTCGACAAGAAGAAGCTCTACTACATAGACGGTGAACGTACAGGAAAGGACTATGTGCCTGGATTCTGGTGTAAGCCTTTCAAGGTACCTCTAGCGAAGATCGCAGCAGTAGACGAGAACCCACTCGATCCACAGGACGAAGTAACTCCTCTATCTAGTTACTATTGTATGTCTGGGGAGAGCTTAGTCATGTTCGCTATCACTCAGTATGAAGGTAGCGACGCTAACCTCTACTCTACCAATACAGCTAAGCTAACTGAACACATAGAGCTAGGAGGAAACGGCTTCTGCCCTGAAGACCACTTAGCTACCGTCTTCGACGTCTATGACTCTATGAGACAAAGAATGGAAGACGAACCTGGCTGGACAACACCTCTCTATGAAGAAATTCAGCTAGCAGTAATGCACAACACTGTAGCGCTCACAAATGACGTCATGGATATGGAAGATGGTAGCAGAGTGAGAGCTTATAAGATCATGAAGTCAGCCTTCCCAGGAGAATTCCTTAAGAGGCTCAAATGGGCTAGAGCACCAGGTTACTCCAACTACCACGTTGTCTTCTGTGAAGAAGGAAACGTGTCCGATACACTAGACAGGATCAACGAGGACTTACACAATCCAGACGCCATGGATCTCTCGTTCTATAAGTATGGGGAAGACACTATGCCACCTGAAGACTCACCTCTTTATGCAAAGTATGTAGTAGGTCCTCACTTCTTGGAACATGGGGACATCTTGGTATCACATGCAGGATCTAGCCAAATCATCATGACCTCTAACTACGGTAAGGTAGTACAGCCTGTGCAAGTCTCTGTTAAGTATCCTGGAGCTTTCAAGCACATCACCAACTTGACTGACTACTATGTACACCGCGATGGCCTCTACACCTTCTATCTCGTAGCAGAAGACGCTGGAAAAGACGTCCTAGCTAGATCTATAGAGACACTTGTCGGGTACCTCCAAGAAGACTACTTCCTAGAAGACCTCTTGAGCTGTCAATCCTGCTTGGTACCTATCGCTAATCTACAAGATCCAGACATAGACCCTCTCTCCATCTTCCTACACGATGACATAGCGTACAAGAACGCGATCAGAGGAGTAGTAAGTTTCCAGAACGCTGCAGACGGAATAGACATAGTACGTACATCTTATGAAGCTAGACGCACCAGGGTAATGGCTGACTACACTATGTCTAAGAACAACATAGAAAGTACCTACATCTATACAGCTGTCAAGCATGGGTCTGGACTCCTCATCCAGGACAACAGTATACCGTTCAACGACATCGTCATCAAAGATGAACCATGGTTAGCTGACCTAAAGGAAGACACAAGCTACGTCCCTATACCAAGCGTAGACGACATGACTTTAGTAGGAGCTACAGTCTTACCTCGAATGGTAGCCGTCGCTAAAGGTAAGAGAGTAATACCTGTAGCCTTCGTACCTCCAATCAGGGACGATGAGATCAAACTAGACGACAGTCTCCTTGCAGTAGTAAGAGGTAGCGAAGGTCAAATACTCAAGTACGTGATCTTTGTCACAGGAGGAAAGGCAGGCTCTCTAGGACCTACTATAGACTACATGTATTCAGTCGACAGCTTCATCAACGAGAAGATAGGTAAGGTACTAAACCAAATCTACCAAGGTGAGGAAGGCGCAGCTAAATCACTATCTAAAGTAGGAGACGTGAAGATGTATTTATACGGATATAATCCAAACAATAAAAACCTAGAAAACATCTACCCGAAAATGGCTAGCAGAGATGACAAGGCCGAGATCACTATAGTACTTAAGACCTTCCAAGGTAACCTTAACAGTACTGACACTGATCCTGACGTGAATAAAGGTGGTAAAAGCCGTCCTATTCCTCAACCTAAGACTGATAAACGACCTAAGAAGGAACATAAACAACCTAAACAACCTAAGAAGGAACCTGAACCGGAGCCAGAACCTGAATACTTTGAAGAGGAAGAAGAAGAATACTCTGAGCCAGAACCTGAATACTATGTAATTGATAACGATGGAGTACGCCACGAGTTCGACATCTACGACCTCAACGACCCTGATACTCCTGAAGAGATCGTGACTTTTATGCAGAAGACATATCAATGGGATGAAGAGCTTCCGGCTTATGCGGCTATAGAAGGTAACAATGTCTACATCATCTTCAAACTCAACGGCAAGTTCTTCGTGAGATTCAACAAACAGAACTTCTGGAGGATGATTCACCCTATGGAAGGTGCGTTAAAGGACGGTAAGTATAATCCGCCTAACTATCCATTCAAGGAATTCACCCTCTTCAACGGAGATGAGTCTATGTTGGTACCTCCTGGTATGCCAGAACTGGGAGGGGGTGAAGACCTCTACCTTAGCATGGTGGGTAAGAAAGCTAATCCTAATAGCTTCCCTCTAGTCGTCGTAGCAGTCCCTGCCAAGAAAATGTTGCTAAGTGGGTTCCTCTTTGGAGACCACACCTACATGACAGTAGGTCCTAAGACCAGCAAGATGACCGACTTGATCCCTGACGAAGAAGAGTACGAGGAAGAAGAGGAAGAAGAACCAGTAATCAAGAAGGCACCTAAGAAGTCTAAGAGCTCTAAGAGTTCAAAAAAAAGCAAGAGGAAGTAGAAGAGGATAGTGAAGGTAGCGACGGCACAGTAGTTATCTCTACTAATACTAAGATAAGACGTGGACGACTAGCTGCAGCCCGTAGAGCTAAGTAAGCTATAACTATTATATACCATAGTAAATGGTATATCGATGTAAGAGACCTATTAGGAAGACCTAAGAGCCAAGATCAGAGGTAAGATGTAAGGAGCACTGTACCTGTGGAGACAAGATGTTATGATTCCTATTATCGCGAAGACTACTGCCACTACTTTAGCTTTTATTAATCCCTTCAAGGCAAAGACAATAGCTAGGACAATCACGTTTAGTAGGATCATTACTCCAAAGTGCCTAATGTCTTTCAGCTTAGAGACCATTATGAGATTACAAATGAATAGTGAACTAGTCAACCAGAGGTCTCTGGAAACGTAATACACTATCCCTGGAAGCGCTGCTGCTATTCCATAAAGGTCCAAGTTCATCCCCTTGAGGTTATCGCTGAATTGTCTCAGGAGTTCATCATCGTGTCTGCCTTGGTATATCTTTATTACCTTTACTCCTGGTCTATCCTGATTGTAGTCTGTCTCGTCTATTACCTTAGTAGTCTTTTTCTCCTTTACCTCGTAGTCCTCGAGGTTGCGACCCATTTTTAATACCCAAGTACACTAGTAGTCCAACTAGAGCTATGACCACTGTTAACACGATTCCCCAGGTCACGGAATAAGACTGAGAGACTTGGACAGTAGGAGCATCAGACGGAACCCCATTGACTAGGTACACTGAGTCTGGACCGCAAAGTGAGAAGACGTTGGACTCTAGGTCCGAGGGAGTATTGACTACGCATAGGCACCCGTCTCCTTCTTGACAGCCTGTACAGACCGATGTAAAGTTCACTGGTATGTCAGAGTTTACACTAGCGTTAGACTCGTCTATTACGCAAATGTTCTGCGGGCACTGTATGAGAGACCCTATGGACTTATTAGCCTTTTGTACAGTAAGAGACCTGTGGCAGAGAGGGTCACAGGCTGGCTGACCGTAGCAGTCTTCTCCAGTACACACTTGACACCCAGGCAGCCCATCTAGACACTCTTCTGTACCTGTAGTATAGCTCAAGTAGGTTGGGTCTGGAGTCGCGTAGCATCCACACATAGCCGTCAGGAAGGAGTCATTGGAGATTTGGTCTCTAGTGTAGGCTGAGCAGTAAGAAGTTAAGAAAGTATCACAGACTCCAGGAAGACTAGGGTCTATACAAACGTTAAGGAGGTCATATTGGAACGAGTCATACCTAGCTGAAGTCTGGTCACTCGTAAATTCATAGACTGAACTATACCCCTCCATAATCTGGTTCATCGAGTCTTCTACGTACTGTTGACCTGATTCATCGTAAGCCAAGGTACCAGACGCAGTAGACAGCTCTTGGATCATAGCTCCATGGCACCCTAATCGCGACCACCTAATGAAGGATTCATTGCCAGGAGACTGCATTAGGGAAACACACTGCTGAATGATCAGCTCTGGTGGAGTACTCGACATGTCTCGAGTAGCTTCTTTTAGTGAGCTTCACGTCGTATATAGGTTCATGAACCTATATGGTTGTTTAGTGTGGGTTTACTCTTGCGATTATTCTGAATCATCAAGCTCCACAGATACACCGTAGTAGGTGTACCCATTGTCTACCGTGTAGTCTATTCTCTTGACTCCCATTTTCTTGAGAGGTTCATAGGGTGGAAGAGGCTGCTGCATTTCTATCACTCTACCTAGGCTGTACCTTTCGAATGGAGGGAAAGAGTTGTTCTCGAATAGAGAATCTAGTTCGTCAGCACTCCATACCCCTCCCATCTTCTCTGGCCGTCTAAACCTTACGGACTTTAGAGTGTCTATTTCGGACAAATCGACTCCCTTTACTCCAGAGTACATACCGAAGTTTATACTCTCGAGCTTTGGGAAGGACTCCTTAGTAAAGGTAATCCCTTTACGGACAGACCCTAGCCTTAAGTGTCTGAGCTGAGGGAACTTGACTCCCCACTCTAGAAGATCAGACACGATAGAGTCGTAGGTATTGAGGGTCTCTACTGATAGCTCGCTGGCATGTAGAAGATCACCTAGACTACCTGTCCAAGTCGCTAGCTCCAAGTCTTTCTCGAGAGGGAGGCAGAATGGACTGTGCAAGTCTGTGCTAGACTCGGACACCATAAACCTGTCAGGCTTTGCCATAGACTTTAGGTTTTCGATTATCTTAGGCCCTACTCTGTCTAGGTTGTCCAGTATCAGACATATGGCTAGACTGTCTTTACGGTTCTTTAACTCACACAGTAAGTCGAAGCAGGAGTCTGAATTAAGAGTGACGTGAGTGAGGACGCAGACAGGCTTACCTGCTATGTATCGGTCTCTTATGCACGAGGTTAAGAGAGAAGCAGTCTCGTCTCTGAGTCCCTCTCTCCATACTTTAGCGCGGTATAATCTAGAGGAGTCTACTGCTACTAAAGGGGCATGAGGTACCACTACAGTATAGCGGTCGTCTACTTTAAAGTCGTATCCCAGTTCTTCCTCTTTACCAGTACCAGGTATGTACTGGAAGAGTTTTGGAGTAGTCTTAGGTGGTAAGGTAAAGCTTAATCCTAACATAGTCTTCTGTCTGAGGGGTAGTTATTTATCCAGTATTGGCTATTTTTGAGGTGCGATATGCCTAATCTTAGGTATATCTCTGACTCCCTCTAGAGAGTCTTTGTGTCGTCTTCGTAGTCTAATGTAATAGTAGAGGTAGTGCAGGTGTATTGGTTATGCCAGACGTTGAGTACCATCTCGATTCTACTATACTTGCCTGACTTTGCAGCAGCGTAGAGGACAGAATCAAATCCAAGGAAGGAGGAAGAAAAGTTCGAACTCCTGACAGCGAGCTGCCTGTCTGGTAGTAGCCCCTTTGCTGTGTGGTAGTGACTTAAGACTACTAGCTCTAACTTGTCCAGCTCTCTCACGTCCAGTTTAGGTACATAAGAATTACATTGGAGCTCGAGGAGTAAGGGGAAAAGTGAATCCTTTATCACTACAGGAGAATGACTGTCTCCAGTCAGCTTTAGTGTAGTCAAAGAGGTAAAGGGACCACAGACTTTCTCGTCTAGCGCGTCAACTGATGTACTCAGATACTGTATCCTTCCACTGAAGTCTCGTAGAAAGTCTAGCTGAGCCTTGGTGTACGCACCTATGCAGAGTCTAGAACTACTAAACTTAGTCACTTCACTCAGGTCTAGTATAGTATCTAACATGTACAGGAAGTCTAGGTCTATTGACACGTGGTCAGGCTTTATGTCCTTAGCCAGACCTTTTAACGCTACTAGAGATTGTACGTCTGGTTGTGGAAAGACTATCTTTAGCTTACTCTCTGGATAGACTGCCTTGAGGGCTCTAGTCGCTTCCAGTATCCGTTTCATGACGTAGTTGTGTCCGACGACTAGAGTCTTTATGTGGAGTACGTCGTCTATCCACCTCAACTTCACATGTAGCTTAGCTGCTACGAAGAAGAGTGGACCCTCTCCTAAGTCTATAGCTATTTGTCTGAGTACGTCCCCTTCGTAGGTCGGTACCTCTGGCATAGGGTCGCTTACTCGCAGCTCATAGAGGAACTTATTCTTCCTGAAGCTAGAGACTTCAGTAAGCCCTACCTTGAAGTCTTGACCTCTGTAGTGTAGGGTTAGGTCTGGCTTCTTATAAAGAAAGAGGGCGTTAGGGTAGGCTTTAGCTGTACTCATCGTTTCGTACGTACCTATGGTTTATTTGAGGTGCTTGTACCTTATATGATTGCGTCTTAATCATATTGTCTAGTCTAGCTCTATAAAGATCTTTGAAGGTAGCTTACCTGTGAGTATTGTGGAGATCCTAAGGTCTTCTTCCTCATCTAAGTTACGCTTACCTACTCTGAGGTGGAGCTCTTTTACCATCCTTCCGGATTCATGGATAGTAATGCCGGAAGCCGAGTCTGAGCTCTTCTCTACGATACTGAGGACTGGGATGTGGTTGTCGGGGTACATGTCCCAGTTTGTCAGAAAGTAGTGGAGGTTCTTCTTCGGGAAGTCGAGAGGCCCTCCATGTACTATTACGTGATCATACTTAGGTCCTCCATTGTATTCACTTAGTAAAGTCATGATACCGAAGTCTATGTTACCATCGTTATGATCTAGGTTCTCGTTTACGTCCATTGCGCTGCTGACGTCGGCTACTCTACTCATGTTCTTAGCCCTGTAGGAAACGAACTCAGCTCTCTCGATGTGAGACTCCTTCTCGTAGGCTATGAAGTTAGCGAACTTACTGAAGTCGTCCATGACGGTTATGGTGCGGAGGTTCTCCCAGAGGTCCCCTTCTCCAGGGTAGTAGTCTCTCTCTATTTCGTCTATGTGAAGGTGTTCAGTGTCTTCTGTCTGGAACCAAGAGCAGAAGTCAAAGGCGTCCTTGACGTGTCCACAGGTGATAGACTTGGCCCTTATTCTATAGTCGAACCACTCTGAATGCTTCTTGTCTAACTTGAACTCTACCCTAGGATCTCCATAGGGAGTCTCCGTTCTTAGTAGCTTCCCGTTAAGAGGTAAGGCGAACTTGTCTATGTAGAGCTTTTTGAGGGGAGTGTTTCTACTGAAGAGCCCTATGTTGGCAGCCATAGCCACACTGTCTAATCTAGTGATGTGAAGCTCTTTAACCTTAGGAGTGAGTCTACGGTGGAGAGGAAAGAAGTAGACTCCCATGTCTATGCGCTTGACGTTAGGGAAGGTCTCGGTAGTTATTCCCATAGGCTTGTAAGGAAGAGATTCTATGTCGTCTTCGTCGAGGTCTGGGATCCTGACTTCAGCCCCTCCACTCTTAGTAGGTACTGGATAGACTACTGAGTCTCTTCCATACGCTCCCTTAGTGATTTCAGCGCTGACTCCTCTAGTGACGTCTAATCGTTTAGCTTTAGGTGCTTTTACCTTGCTGTAGTCTGTGACTGAAGGATCAAGTATCAGACAGCTGGCTTGGTCTAGGTTGTATTGCTTCTTGGGGTTAAGGTTTCTCAAGATGACGATGTCTGATTGGGAGTAGCTTGGACTCAAGGTGTCCCCAGTATCTGCTCGTTGGACTTCGTCTTCAGTGTCTACCTCTATGTAGACTTCTGAAGGCTTTGATACTCCGTCTAGATAGTTCTTGACGTATTCTGTCTCATCGTCATCGTATATGAACTCTTGATCCTCGTAGCCGAAGTCGTCTGTAGGCGTGTCTACAATTAACATTGCCACTGACTTACCTGATAAATCGAAGTCTGCTACTACTTTCATCTTTGAGTCTTTTAGATGCGTTCCGGTGACGCATTTATTTTTCGAATTCAATCACGGCTCTCATGTCTGAGTCCATACCCACCTCTAATGTGTTCAGCTTAGACGAGAGCCATCTAGAGTCCCTGAATACACGTTCCATTACTTCATCTGCCGGTTCAATCAAGGATAGGCTGGTCAAGTTCGGGAAGCATTGTAGCATTACAAAGTCTATGGACTGGACTCCAGTGAGTGTAAGCTTCTTTACATTACTGAGTCTGCACTGAGTCCTGAGTAGATAGTCTATGAATCCTTGAGAGGAGACGTCCAGCTTTAGGGAGCTACAGTCTAGGTCGCTAAAGTCTATGTTTACTCCTTCGTCTATGAATTCAGAGAGTTCGAGCGACATAACTCTTGACCAGGCCATGATCTCAGCTATTTGAGTAGTAGGCGATACTCCTAGCTTCAGGCTCTTGAACCTTACTCTCTTGTTGAGTTTAAGCTCTTCCATAGAGGTCACGACTAGACTGATGTCTTTGAACATAGAGATAAACTCCCAGGCGTTATTAGTGAGTAGTCCTATCTTGAGCTTCATTAGACTGGGAAGGTGCAAGTAGTTCATAGAGTTGTGAAAGACGTCTATTTCTAGGCACTTCAGGCTAGCTAGATTCTTGGTGAGTAGTCCCTTAAATTCTACCGCGCAGTCTGACTTAAGCTTGAGGCCAGAGACATTAGACAGGTCTAGCTTGAACTTCCTATAGTCTATACTGCACGGAATAGAGACGTACTTCGGCACTCTTAAAGAGGCAGGAAGAGGGTACTTACCTTTACCAAGTATGTCTAAGTTGGTACAGGGCTTTTCGGAGTGCTTAGTCAAGTTTTCTGTACTGTAGAAGTAAGTAGTATAGACTCTATTGAGAGGAGCAGACACTACTGGATCGTACCGTATCAGGCTTCTGAGGGTAGCTAGTAAGGCTAGGATAGACGTCTGCAAGGCCTCATACACTAAAGACCTCTTGATACGTATGGACTGTCTGCCCAACTTTACGTAGACTGCCGTGACTTCGTCCATCTTATTTTATCATGTATCTACTTCTTCTTACTTGTCTTTTATACGTGACGCCTGGACGTATAAAGTCATTCGCAAGTGACTGAACCTGTGATTGGGTTTAGGATGGTAGTAGTACCACACGGACAGGTACTAGAGTTGACGCAGGCGTACCTAGACGCTAGACCGTCGTCTACGTATGCTAGTACTCCGGCTCGACAAAGAGGTATCTGTCCACACTCTGGATAAAGCTGTAGACACTCTGTAGTAGCAGCCTGAATGTCGCCTCCTTCTGGTATGTAGCAGCCTAAAGCTTGGATTTCAGACTGAGCTACGTAGCATTGGTACCCTAGCGGTATAGAGTTAGTCTGGTCTAGCACTCTTTGGGTGTAGAGACCGTCGTCTAGCTTGAAGGCCGCCGAGATCCATGAAGGGCAAGCAGCAGTCGTAGAGCACCTACACTCTTCTGTAGCGCAGACTCCTCTATCGTCCGTACCTCCAGTAGGCAATACTGCATAGCTAGTAATAGGATTATCGCACCTGTCTGCGGAGTTACACACTTCAGTGGCTGGATCGTAGGAGAGACTCTGGGTACTGGAACAACGCTTTACTCCTGTCTGGATGTTCGTGGGACATTCTCCTATCGCACACCTGAACGTGGTATCCTGATAGTTAGTGAAGAAGATGACGGCTACGACCAGTACTACTAGAGAAACCACCGCCACTACTACATAGCTAAGGTGTCCTTTCGACATCTTTTTATATGAGTGTACTTACTCATATAGGTCTATAGAGGTTTACTACTTACCATAGCTCTTCGTGTAAAGAGAGTAGGCGAATGGTCTCGTCTTTGCTCAGTCTAGCTGTAGGGTTACTGGATGGGAACAAAGCGTAGTGCTTCTCGCACCCAATCCGGATAGGTATAGCCATGTCTGTGACGTCCCCGTACAGTTCATAGCAGTTCTGGAGATAGTCTATACTGCATACTAACAGGGAGCCGCTTGGAAACTTTTCCTTAGGGATCATCTCTCCTATCACCGAAAGCATCTTGTCTTCCATGACTAACCGTGGATACTCTGCGCAGTATGTGAAGTTCTTGTCTGATACCTCTACGTCTCGTTTAGACTCCACATACTGTCTAGACTCCTCTGAATCCATCTTCGGGATGTACACTCGCTCTAAGGCTGCTCCCACACTCAAGAGTAGACTCTCCAGTTCTTCTAGGCTCTTCCCTCTGTACACTAGTCTACACGCAGAGAGCCTATTCTCGGAGCTCGTAAAGGAATCGTAGAATGCTTCAGTAGCCTGAGGAGAGAGGGAATACATGTCCCTAGTCCTGCAGCAAGTTTCTATGACTGACTTAAGCTTCTCTAGCGATGATGGGTCGCACCTAGACGTGATACAGGCTCTGTCGCAGCAGACGTACCGGAACAAGAGGTGGGAGATAGACTTGATTATTCCAGACGTGAGGACCCCCTCTATCTCCAGGTGATTAATACTAGAATCTGCGGTCTTAGATAGAGTCTTGAGGTTCGAGGTGTATCTCAGCACTAAGTACTCTAAGCTAGGAAAGGTCACGTTGTCTAAGACGTGGGAGCCCTTGAAGTCCCCCACTAGAGTGAGATGAGTGATCCGTTCTAGGTCAAACAGGCTCAGATGGTAGTTCCAGGTAGGGTATAATACTATGTGGGTAGCCTTCCCTAAGTAGGTAGGTCTGGGAGTATCTATTAGGTGGCTCTTAGACAGTACTTTAGTCTTGCCTACCGTTTCTACACCACTGATGAGTAAAGAAGGAGCTCTGGACGGTCCTACGACTAGCTTGTCTCTTGAAGTCTTTCCGTTGGAGTCTATGACGTCTAGCTGGAAGTCGGAAGGTAGTCTAGTCATCGCGGTACAGTCATTGTATCTAGTCAGCATGATATGTGTGCCTTTACACTTATCTAAGATTGCTTTTGTTTTGTCTGTTCTAATTGAAGTAGGAACTCTCTATTCTTCTCAGCTGCTTCTGCCTTCTCTTCCTTGACTTCCTCTGTGTACTTCTTCTTTTTAGACTCTACGTACCATATGTAGCTGACTCCTGCCACTACTGTGAGCCCTACGGAGGTAAGACATATTACTGCAGCCTTTACAGCTTCGTCGTGAGCTTCTTTCAAGACTGAGTCGCTGTCGTAAGTACCTATCTTTCTGACGTCAACTGCGGTCATCGCTGAAAGGATACCGGTGGTAGTGGCTAATACTACTCCTACGACTAGTGCAGCGATAGCTAGCTTGGAGATGTGAGGTTTGACTGCACCAGTAGCGGTACGAATTCCGTCTTGTGCAGCCTTAGCTACCCCAGTAACCGCTACCTCTGTCTCTCCTATTCCTGTGGCGAAGAGAGCTCCTCCTATCAATAGTCCAGCGATCAGGAGAATAGTAAATATACCTACCAGAGTCCAGGTGGTAAACGCTGCCCAGAAGCTGTAGGTCCAAGCTGGGTGTGCGTAGGGGTCGTCCTCGTTCTTGTAGTCGTGCAGCTTCACGTTAGCCTGAGTAATAAAGACTCCAGCTACTATCCATATGACTACTAGGATTATGGAGACGATGGCTATCGTCACGCTCATTCCCGACATGACTAGCTCTTTTGTTGTGTATAAACCTAGACCTACTTCCACCTGAATAGGGAGATAAAACGCGACCTACACCTAGTGGTCTATTCGCTGGCCTCTCTAGTACTAAGGATGGTAAGAGTAAAGAAGAAGCGTACTAAGGAAGTACAGGCTAAGACTGAAGCTGTATCGATAGAGACTGTACAGGAGGTCCTAGACCAGTGGCTAGACGCGGACTCTAGTGAGACTAGACCTAAAGTCGCTAGTCTTAAGGAGCTGAAGGCGCGTCCAGTCCACACCTATACTATCACAGGTGAACAGGATAAGGTAGATCTATCTCACGAGACCGACCCTATCCACATTAGGCTGGCTAACCACGAGGTAGAGCCTGTCTCGATGGCTATTAAACAGGTCAAGGGTCCTAGAGTAAGTCTTACGATACCTGTCTGCTGCTTTGGGGAGGTAAAGTGGATAGAGTTCTGCGCGCAGACTAGAGTAGAGCACGTGAAGGTAGAGAGGTGTAGACTGTGTGAGTCGGGAGACCTCTACCTCCAGATGAAAGCTCCTTACATCGGTGACAAGCTAGTCTTACCTTACTGTAAGGGGATAGACTTGACTGGAGTCTACTACTCTATAGCTGCACTCCTTCTATCCCCTATCTTTAAGGACAGGATCGTAGAGTTTGGAGACCTGGAGTACATAGACGCTACAGGAATAAGAGCTCTCAGTAAAGACAGCCTAAAGAAGCTCAGTATAGACATGTGCGGTAAGGACTATACTCCTAAGTACACCTACCCTAAGCTGAGGAGACTAAGACTACTCAGGTGTGGGTCTATAAAGCTCAACCTAGGAGACTTTCCTGAGCTTACTCACCTGGAGGTAGAGCTGGTGAAGGGCGAGCTTTGGCTGTCCGACCTGCAGTATAGTAAGAAGTGTAGACTAAAGAAGCTAGTACTAATCAATAGGTACTCCGCGGTAATAGACCTACCAGGATTAGAGTGCTTGGAGCTCAGGACGGAGAGTACTGGACAAAGGGACTACTACACTGGAGGTCCAGACGGAAGACCTAGTCAGGAGGCACCTGCGCTCCCAGACGACTGTGAGGCTAGCCTAGAGCTAGTATGTAAGCCTAAGTACCTCCTCTACAATAACCACAAGATCACACTAGAAGAGACTGGATAGACTGTCCAGACTAGGACTACTAACACATATAGATACCTTATCTATATTAAAAGCATGGGAGACTGTGAGTTCAACTGTACGGAGGAAGACAGACAGCTTCTAATAGAGTGCACCTCTAAGGGAGTAAAGACCTTTAAGGTCCAATACATGTCTAGAGTAGCTAAGTGCGTAAAGGTCTACGATGGAGACACTGCCACCTTCGCAATGAGACTTTCACCAGGTCTACCTATCATGAAGTGGTCATGTAGGTTCGCCCACATCGATACTGCCGAGATAAGGAGTAAGGACGAAGAGATGAAACGGGAGGCTATGAAGACTAGAGACTACGTGGCCGGTCTCATATTAGACCAGATCGTGCGCCTCCGTTTCATCAAGCATGGTAAGTACAGACCAGTCGTGGAAGTCTATTTAGAGGATGGTACCTACCTAAACCAACTTCTCCTGGATGAAGGCTACGCTAAGCCTTACAGTGGAAGTGGACCTAAACCTTACTGATGTGAATTAGTCTATCCACATCTCCATCAAAACTACAGCATGAGCAACCCTAACCTTGAACTAGAAGAGCCTCAGGAGTGGGAACTACTGGACGTAAAGTGCATCTCTGCAGAGACTGAAGTCGTGAAGGAAGAAGCGGTAGAGGATACTGTAGCTGAACATACTATAACGATAGACGCCGAGACAGGTGCAGCTGAGATAGACAGGCTGGAGGCTGGTATATACAAGAGTGAACGTTCCCAGAGGTGGCAGGACATGATAGATGAACTACGAGGTCAAGGTAAGCCTAAATGGAAAGACCATAGACTACAGGAAGTCAGACCTCTCGACCTCATAGGATTTATAGGAGAGACTATAGTCTCTAAGATGATACGTAAACTGGAGGCTAGAGCTGCAGGACGTACTGAATACGACTTTAGTCACGTAGGAATAGTAGCGACTAAGGACATCCTGCCAGTAGTCTCACTAGACGGAGGTAAGAACGTCCACTTGGAGGAGGGAGTCCACTACCTACTGGAGTCTACTATCAGTAGTGGGACTCCAGACGTGTGCGATGAGTCTCACAGAATAGGAGTACAGCTCAGGAACCTGTCTGAAGTAATAGGAGACGGACACGGAGACGTCTTCCACTGTAGACTAAAAAAGAATCCACTAGACCACGAACCCTTGGAAGACGTGAGGACTAGGTTCTCCATCTTCTTCCACGAGTACTGGAAGCAAAGCTACAACCTAGACCCTCTCTCTGCGGCTGGCTTACTCTTTCCAGTCTTCAGAGGACTAAGGTCTCTGAGTAAACCTGTCTACACTAAGCTCAGACGTAAGGAGAGCCAGCTTTGTAGCGAGCTTGCAGCTAGATGCTACCAGAGGTTCGGTCTCATACCCTTAGAGTTCGACTGTGCAGACGTCACTCCTACCGACTTCTGCGGAAATGACTTAGACGGGATCCCTAGACTATTTGAAGAGCCTAGACTAGTCGCGTATGGTCTTTAATCCCTAGCAGTGAGTAGAAAGTATAGCTTGACTTAGCTATACTGAGGAGCTCTTATTAGCTACCGAGATGTAATGACGGGTCTCGTATTCGGTGAGTATAGAGAGGAGTCTCTACTACACTATACCCCCAGTAAGATGAAAGTAGATACCTCAATTCACTATGACGTTGACATGTTCGAAACAATGAACGTCGCTCTCACTAAGCCAGATGGAACAGTAGTACCACTTGACATGAAGAACATCAAGATGTACACAGGTGAGGGCAGACACACTTGCGAAAGCTTACTTAGAATGTTTAACCCTAGTAAGGACATGACCATAGAACGTATGTATACTCTCAAGGGCTCAGCAGAGGTGGAACCTCGTAAGGAAGTGAGTGCAGAAGTAGTTTGTATCGAGAGTATGCCCGACGGGACCCCAATCTCACTATACACCAGAACCACTACTACTCCTGACAAGACTATAGCTATGATCCGTAAGAATAAAGTAGTAATACAGTTGAAGGAGGGACTATTACCCCTTATCGCGTTCGGTAAGTACATGCCTATACGACCAGACCTACTCCGACTCGAAAAGAATCCCGTAGTACCTAAGCTCACCTGTTTAGACTTGACTCACTTACGCCAGGTGAAGCTAGTCAACGGAGTGAACTTTAGTAGCTTCTTGCTCCACAATCAGATAAGGAGTGTAGAGGAGATAAAGTGCCCTGACTTCTACGATAACAAGTTCAGACTGGAGCAAGTAAAGGGACTGAGACTGCTCACTATCTCTAGGTACCTATGCGAGGAGCTACTAGATCAAGTCAACTCCTATCCAGGTCTCACTCTCTACCTCGAGAACTCTGAGATCGTGAACCCAGACTACTTAGTCAGTGTCACCTGCGACCTGATGGTCGAATGGAAGCCCTTCATCCACACCTCGACTAAACCTCTTACCACTAAGTCGCTTACCATAGTAGATCCTGGTAGCTACTTGAACCTAAAGACCTGTATCGTAAACATGATAAACCTAAGGTCTAAGACTCTAGAGAAGGTATCGGTGCGTCTAGACGACTACACAATCACAGTAAGCTTCACCAGGAAGGTATAAACCTAATATAAATCGGACCGATTTATATGATTACAGGAGTAGCGCAGAGGACGCTAGGAGGCATCGCCAAGCTAACTGAGAGTCTAGCAATGAGCTCGTCTAGTCTTACCACTCCTGGGTAAAGACGAGGTTCACTAGGGAGTCTACGGATGAGTACTTCCCTCATAGGAAGCATGACGTCTATGTAAGAGCGACGTTCCTCAGCTGGCATGTTGTAGACGCCGTGTTCGTTTACTACTCTCCAAACAGCTTCTATATTCTCTAATACTAGGGTGTGGGTGTTCATTACTGTGCTATAGTGCGATAGGCGGAGAGCAGATAGATCCCTCCTTGCTGTGTGTCGACGTCTCAAGTATATAGATAGTATTTATCCATATGTAGTGAAGGGCCTATGATTCCTCAGCTGTGTTAAGCTCCTTGAGGTACTTCTCGTATACTAGCATCTTAGTCTTCTCTCGAATCGCGAAGACAGACGCTAGTGAGTCTAAACTCAAGGCTAGTCTACGTGCTTCAATCTTGTAAAGTCTCATCCTCTCAGGCCTCATTATGTCAGCTCCTCTGAAGTAGTGCTTTAAGACGAAGATGTACTTGTAGGCTCTTAAGACCTTATCCGCGATAAAGGTTCCGTCGTCTGCCTCTGCCACTAGTCTAGCGAAGGTGGCTATACCGTCCCCCACGTTCATATCAGCTACGTAAGCTGAGACGGGTGAGTGTACTATAGGTTGTTCCACAGGAAGTGTCTCGAGACTTTGTTTGTCGATTCCGAGCGCTTTTACAGCAGTAGGTAAGCCGAAGAAGTTCATGGTGTAGTCTAAGAGTAGTACCTTAGACTATCCTCCTTACCCAGCCAGGTGTAATGCGCTCTCGAATAGCTTGTGTAGTCTTTCCTGTTACACGAAGTAACTATTTCACCAGTCCTTCAGATAGAGACTACTAGTAGAGTATGCATTCGACAGGCATACTACACACTCCACCACAAAGTACCTATGTCTCAACCTAACGCCTTAACTTCCTACTACTTCTACTTCAGACTTGACAACCACATAGCCAAGGATGAAATACCAGAGTACCTGAAGCTAGTCTTTGGTAAAGACGTAGTAAGTACAGCCTGGACTATTAACTACAAGTACTACCAAAATGGAACTAAGTACAAGACTACCAATACCCTAGTGATGCTTGGGTTCAGTAAGCCTACTCCTTTGAACGCTTATGGTATGGACCCTAAGTACACCGGTATTAACGTCATTTGTCCGCTCACCTTTACTAAGAGGGAGACCTTTCTCAAGATGATTACAGGTAGTAACCGGATCTACTTGGACGACGACTCAACTTCTGACTGGACCCCAGATGAGCTAAAGAGCCTCTCTACTCTAGACTTAGAGGACCACCAAGACCGCTCAGACGAAGAGTCAGCATACGAAGTACACAGACCTCTACCACGTCTAGCTGTAAGTACAGACCTTCCTCAATGGTGTGCAAAGGTAGACCAGTCCCTAGCTACTCCAGAAGACTGGTACGTGAACTGGCTCTACGATGAGTTCCCACGTGGCTCTAAGTCTATCCAGTACATCAGATCTTGTAGCTCTGCAGAGAGAGCCTACGTAGTCATACAGCCTTCCTCTAAGTGTACTTTGACTACTACCCTAGTTACTGCACTGAACGAAGGGTGGAACGGTAGAGCGTGTGTCGTCACGTTAGACGAGTCTTCTACTACCGAAGAGATCTACACCGAGATAGAGCTAGTAAAGAACGGGATCTTTACATCCCCAAAGAACAAGGGTCGTACTGTCTGCTTACCCTACATGCCTGTAGTCTGGGTAATAGCTGACTTTATGCCTCCAGTAGACTCTCCTCTCCGTCCACGTATTAACGTGTGGAAGATAAAGGATGGAGACTTAGTCTAAGCCTTCCCTATACTAATATGAATTAGCTAATTCATATACTGTTCAAAGTCTCTATACTGAGCATCTCGGGCTCGCTGTGTAACTTGCAGACTCGTTTAGTCTCGAAGAGGTCAGTGTACTCCGCTATGTCTCCACACCCATAAACTTGGCACATGGAAGCGTTGAATGTATACAGGTGAGAGTGAAGGCTACACGACGGGAACATAGTATTGGTAAGGTTTCCCTGGAGATTGCACCCTGGCTTACTGCAGGTCAAGCGTCTGTGGTTCACCATTCCTTCCTTAGAGTGCTCCTTGCAGTACCTAGGGTAGTTGTCGGTTAGGTATCCATAAGACGTAGGCTTGTCACAAAGTTCTACCTCACACTCTGTAGGTCTAGTCTGTAACATACCATCTACCTTGTGACGGTTACACCTAGATGGTATTTCTTCTTCGAAGGACCAGCAGGCTATCTTTCTACAGGTACCCCACTGACACCTTAGCGAAGCTACGTTTACCATTCCTCTCTTAGCGTGGGTCTTACAATAGACCCTCTCAGCTAGCTCATAGTAGTTGTAGGAAGCTCTCTTCTCGCAGTCCGGATGGATGCACTTCTTGGAGTGTAGGTTCGTCATTCCGTGGTACTTGTGAGCCTTACAGTAGAGTGGGTAACCGCCCTTCTCTCCAAACGAGGCCCACTTATCACAGCCTATCCCTACGCACTTCATACGACTTTTTCAGTACTCTTACCACCTTTTATACTTCTTGTTACTTTGCTGCTCCGTAGATAGACTCGTGCAGTACTCCCAGCCTATTTATCATTACTACCATGTCAGCCAGGTCATCGAGCTCAGGGTCTGGTACCATTAGAGAGTGGAGTCTAGCCATCATACTCTCTACCGTCTTGAAGGTACTCTTTCGTTCCTCTAAGGGTAGTCCGTGCCCAAACTCTTCCAGTACAATAATGGACGCCAAGATCTGGCACTTAATCGTCTTGACTAGTCCTAGACCGTCTCCTACTTCAGTCATACTTTAAGGTGGATCAGTTTAGCTTTAATATGAATAAGCTCATTCATATATTACGTTACTGCACTAGTTACTAGAGCGTAGTTCTTGTTCCCTTTCTCGTAGGCATTCCAACATGTTGAAGAGTTTGAAGTGAGCTTCTTGCTCTCCGGAGGTGTCTAGACCTTTCATAGAGTTTATCAAGGTGCTAATGCTCTGCTGGTGTAAGATTATAGACTCGCGAGCCTTGTCTACAGTCTGTAAGAAGACAGTTCTTTCACACTTCATTAAGTTAGGCCAAATCTCATTGAGGAGTCTATCGCTGATGATAGAGATGTTTCTTGAGCGTTTAGCTATATTAAGAGTCATAGTAGGATAGGTGGGTAGGGTAACTAGGATAGTACTACTAGAGCCAGTACGTTAAGAGACCTCTTGCACCTATTCGTGGCGCTGTTTATATAGATTGTACTTATCTATATACGAGAGTTAGTCTTACTTTAGTTCTTTGGAGACTGGAGTAGAGAGTGTAGACCTGGCTGACTTAACCATGATAGGTCTGTGCTTCTCTAGTCTGTAGACGTAGGCGTCCACGTCTCTTATAGTAATAGAGATGGGCTGTACTGAGACGTGAATTGGCTCGTCCATGATGTAGAATGAACTGTCTTCTGCTATCTTCGGATTGTCTATCATTAGAGAGACTAGCCGGTTGTTGACTACTATCTCTAAGTCTGAATTCAGCTTCTGTAGCATGAGGTTCTTTAAGTTGGAGTCTGCGGTGTCCAGCTTCCCGATACAGTTACGTAGTACCATACGTTTGATCTGGCTATTAAGCTTTAGGAACGAGACGTCTAAATTCTCTAAGTGTACCCCCTCGAGCTCTGAGTTCTGTGACTTTTTGATGAGGTAGTTTATACTTTTCATAGTCCTGAGGTGGTGCTCTTTACCGTACGTTTCGTCTAGCTCGAACCAGACTTCCTCTAAGTACCTCATCTCGAGTAAAGCTGTAACGAACGTATTGATGGTGAGAGGACGTACTTTCATCATTAGTGTCTTAGTCGACCTTCCTACCAACCAGAGGAGCTTAGGGTCGTCTATTATTATTACCGTTCCAAATCGAGTAGTTCTCTCTCTAGGGTCCATACGGTAGAAGTCTAGTAGTTCCATGAAGGGTCCCTCTATCTTTATGCCTTGAAAGTAATCTGAGAAGAGTAAGTCGCGGAGTAAGTTCCGAGTCTCGTTCGATCTCCATTCAAGACGTGTAGTGCTGTCTTCGCTTCCTCTCTCGCTCATTATTGTGACTGTTATGTCGGCTATAATGAATCTAATCTTAGTCAGTCCTACTGCAGAAACTATCTCAGTATCAGTACCGTCTGACACCGCTTCACATTGTCCAGGCTTAAGCTTGGTACAGTAGTCTATCTTGAACCCGAAGGTGTCTTCTATTACTTGTCCATAGAGGTCTGCTTGAGTAGTCTCTTCCGTCATTTCTTCTAGTCTTGTTCGGTAAGGACCGTCCCTAAAGAGGCTCCTTGTTCATATAGATTATCTTATCTATATAGTGGACGCAGTAGTTTGCTCCTACACCTAGTCTAGGTACTTGTCTATCTCATGCTGGGAGAGTATGCAGTCTACTTCTTCCATGCTGGGGATCCTAGTTTGATTGGTGATTGGAGATCGTCCCCATCTCGCGAAGCCGTCTCTCCTTATACTGCGAAGGAACTCTCTATCCCTTCGTCTGTAGTCAGGAGAAGGTTCTTTCCAGTCAGAGAGACCAGGGTGTAAATAGTTCCTTATAGATTCCCTAGTGAACGCTTCTAGTTCAGGCACGCTCATCTTAAGTGGAGGCATCTCTATTTCAGGTATGTCCTTTAGCTCTACGATCTTAGGTTCGTCGTCTATTTCCATTTGCTCTAGTCTAGTTTCTATTGAGTTCATTAGGGTCAGTTAGTAGGTTCAGCTGTAGTATAGTGCGGTAGACAGCTCTCTCTTTTGTGTGCGGTTACCAGAGCCTTTGGAGGGCTCTGTACCCTCTACTAGGTTCTATACTAAAATGTACAGCCCAAAGAAAGTCAAGAGAGAGTCTCCGGAGTCTTCAAGTGTTTCTCTGAATAGGCTTTGCTATGTACCTCCTGTGAGTGAGTCTTGTCCAGATGTAGTACTAGGACGGTCGAGCTCCAGCGAGCTCATCCCCGTGACTCGGACTGAATCCTCAACCCCTCAGAACTCGCCACGTGGGGGAGCACGTAAACTTCCCATAAATAAAGACTTACTACGAGTTTCTACTGAGAGTCTATGCGATACCAGGTGTAAGATGTGTAAGGGGACAGGGGTCCGCCGTAAGTACAGGTACACTAGCAGTGACGGAAGCACTACCGACGTGACTGAGTCTGACACCAGCGATAGTGGAGTAGGCTCTCTTACTCCATTTAAGTACCTTTGCACGTCTCTGTCTAACTCAGAGAAGTCGATTTATTCAGGTATACGCCCCCTCGACGTAATCTCGTTTACTCACAGAAAGAAGCAAGGAGCCCACACTACTCCTTACCACGTAGGAATAGTCGTCACCAAAGACATACTACCCGAGGTAAAGGGACTGAACATCTCTCTCAAAGACGACTACTACTACATCTTTGAGACAGGAGTACCTAGGACTGTACCGGACGTCTTCGACTCTTCTCACATAGCTGGGTGCCAGCTGCGCTCCTTACAGGAGGTAATCGAGAGTAGTGAGGACACCATATTTAAACACTACCTGGCTAGGTCTCCTGTTGACTCTATGACTAGGGACGAGCTAGTATGGAGGTTCTCAGACTTCTTTCACGAGTACTGGACCCCACCTGGCATCTATAAAAGAGAACCTCCTAAGAGTAAAAAGTTCAGCGGAATCAGGAGACTCAGTAAACCCATGCTGTCTATCTTGTCTAAGTCTAAGGGGACAGACTGCTTTAACCTAGTACTCAAATGCTACCAGTCTATGGGTTTAGTCTCTGAAGAGGTGGAGTCGAGTGAAGTATTGAGTACTGGTCTTTTCGAGTCCACGTCTCCACTCTCCTACCTATTCAAGAGTCCAGTCCTGATGAAATAAGCATATAGTTCAGCTGAACTATATACAAGTGTAGAACTTAGAGGCACGTCCTAGCGCTCTTACCAGACTTGAGTGCTGATACTATCTCTATCTTCTGTCCGAAGTCGTCTAGGATCGTAACGTCTACTACCTTAGGTCCTAGACGATTCATGTCCAAGTATAAAGTCGAGGAGGGGTGGAAGAGGTTCGACTCCATCGTATACCTATAGGAGCGAAAGCCTTCGTATCCCTCCACTTCTTTACAGCCTGATATAGACAGGGTTTCTGTACCAGTCTTAAGTATCTTATCCTTGTCACGCGTGGTAGATGGTAACTCTATCTCGCAGTAGGAGTAAGGAGTTAACTGGCCTATTACCTCTTTGGTGAGAGACATAGACCTTCCCAAGCTTAGCTTGACTAGATTAGGGAGGTCTAGACTACGTAAAGCGATTAAAGCGTCGAAAGACTCTACCTTTACATGGCGTATACTCTCTGAGTAGTCTATTTCTACTGCACTTTCTCCAGTCAATACTAGGTCAGGTACCTCTTCCGTAGTCTCCTGGCACGGCCAAAAGATCTGTTCGAGCTTATAGGCGTAGTATTTGGAGGTACCAGACCTAGACTGTAGTGAATCGTAGACGTGTCTCCATACTTCATCAGGGACTAGGGTAATATCGTTTGGTTCATGCACCCTACTTCCCTCTTCACTGTCGCTAGTCTCTGAGTCGTCGCTAAAGTAGCAAGGGTTCCTAGGTCGTCTGAGGTTGCTTGCTCTCCTGCAAGGCTTACGGTGTAGACACCTTCCACCAGGGGCGTGTGCTCGTCTATAGACGTCTCCTAGGAAGTAGCTACCTAGAAAAGTAACGTTAGAATCTCTACCTCCAGTGAAGGTCACAGAGAGTCTTTCATCTTTAGTCTCCTTAAACGCTACTACTACGTACTTAGTTCTTACGTCTCTTCTCATCTTCAGTATTGTACTCTTACTTGGTCTCAGTATAGGGTAAGACTGCGACTCACTACTTCTTCATTCATATAGCTTAAGAGAGCTATATAGGTAAGAGCACTCGTGGATCACTCATTCCGACAAACATATACTACCTGTCTAGCGTTGGCAGTTCTGTCTCTGTCAGCACAAGTACTACCGTAGGTCACTATGTTCGGAGCTAGGTCACACACGTAACGGTTAGAGGGACTACCTTGAGGTTCCTCCAAGTACACGTCTAGTCTGTTTAAGTGGGAGTCGAGGTAGACCGTTCCGCCGGCAGCCTCCCCACTCGATTCACCTATAGATAGTCTTTCTACTCCTGGCAGCTCAGAGGTCTTGATGTCGCACTTAAGTGAGTCTATGTAAAGCCACTTAAGAGTAGACCTTGAAAGCTGGTCCGTAGTAAACGGCAGGTACCCTAGTCCTACTAGTCTTAGACTAACTAAAGAAGGGAGCTTCGAGAGTAGGTCCAGAGAGACTAGAGTGTCAGCCAGCTCCTTCAACTTCCCAGCCATTACTATGGGACTCAAGTCGTCTAACGGGGTCAGGTCTATAGTCAGAGAAGACAGGTTCTTGAAGAATTTGGCTGCAGTCTGAATGAAGTCAGGTAGAGAAGTCTTCCCTGTAACTACTATAATAAGTTCAGTAAGAGCTGAAGGGCGCAATGCTTCTAGTATCTGAATGTCGTTAGTCCTCAAAGACTTCACTCTTATACCTCTCTTGAAGTAAGTAGGGTATCGAACTCTGAGTGGAAGACACCAGGGTACATAGCCATGACTACTTCCACCACTTCCTCCTAAGTAGGAGACGAAGCTGACGCAGTCATACTTTCTTGCTACGTACTCTAGAGTAGTCATGACGTCTCCAGGCACTATTCCGAGATAGCTTAACGTGGTCAATTCGTCTGGAGGTATAAACGTGCAAGACTGAGAAGGGTCGTGTAGACCTATACTGTAGGTGTCACAGGTAGTATTGACGTATTCTCTTTCTAGGGTAGCGTCTACAGTACCCGCTCCAGGTATGTCTAAGGTGGTGCTGTTACCATAGACCCTGTGCTTACTGATCCAGTCACACTGCAGCTCATTAGTCACAAAGGTTTCACTACTGTCGGTATAGAAGAAGTCTGCGACCGTGTCTTTGATCGGCTTCCAAACTCGTGATAACATAGTACGCTAGTATCCTAGTTTAAGTAGGTACTGGGTACACCTTTACGTGTATGAATTAGTCAATTCATACTAGGATACTAGCGTACTAGGATACTAGCGTACTAGGATACTAGCGTACTAGGATACTAGCGTACTAGGATACTAGCGTACTAGGATACTAGCGTACTCTTCCTCCTCTCTTTCTAGGTTGAACTTGAACTTCAGGTTCTCCAGACAGTTGCAGATGAACCCTTCTCTCTGCATGTATACTATCTTAGTGGCGCTAGTAGAATCGTGAAGGTTAATAGTGACTGTGGCTTCCTTCTGTAGAGGGTCTGACCGGTTCCTTAGTTCAGAGACTAGGACTAGAGTCTGACATACGCTGGCTAACCTCTCAAAGGGTAGGCAGTAGCTATAGTACTCGTCCATTATGACAGTCTCTATACGCCTAGTACACTTGTCTTCAGAGTATATAGGACCAAAGTGCAGTACCTTCAGGTGAGTGACAGAAGGGGGAAGCTTGTCTAGTACGCTAAGCTTAGTCAGGCGGTCTATCTCTACCCTGAATAGTTTAGTGAGCTCAAAGGTAGAAAGGAGGAGCTCGAGTCCTTGGTAGCTACCTACTCTTAGAGCTTCGAGGTGAGGGAAGGCTTGAGAACCTTGTCTCCCCTTAATCATTCCCAGTACAACCTCCAGGTCATCATTCATGAACCCTGTGAAGTCTAAGCTATCGATGCAGCGGAAAGACCTCGTAGAAATCCTAGAATACTCCATCTTAGTTAGAGGACTATAGGAATCGCCTAATAGTTGTATAAGGCTGCACCAGCCAAAGGACCTACACGTGGTGTGCAGACGAAAGAACCTGTCGATAGAGCTCTCGTTGTCTCCGTCTCGCTTGATTATCCAGTACTTGAAGGTTGTACTAGCCTGAGACTCGTCGTCTACACTACGTATTCCTGGAGAAGAATACATACGTACAGCTTTACAGCTCGCAGGTAAAGGTTCGGAGGTTAGTCTGTAGGTACTATGGTGTTTGAATACGATCGACAGTATAGGATGTTCTTCGTCATAGGCCAGGTGAAGAAATGGGAGCTTAGACGCCATCTTCCTGTCGCGATCCTAGCTTTGTAATTGTGCAATCAGATAGTATATGGGATGGTCCTGGTACAACTAAAGACCTGCACTATGCAAACCGACCAACTAGCTATCGTATTTAATAAAGACTCAGGCATAATAGTCGAGGACACAGAATTCGACGACGTGGAAGGACTTTACGTGAGACACACTCACGATGTGGGCTGCTTATTCAGACCAGTCTTCGTTTACAAGCTAAACTTCTTACCCCTATTCGGGCGGGCCTTGAAAGGCGCGAGCCCTGAACTCTTCATGAACTATCTCAAGCCAGATAGGTATTACGTAAAGACGCTAAAGACCGATCCTTTACCTCCGCTAGAGAAGATGACCAAGAATGGGATCCTGGAGTTGAGACACGTCTTTGGTTTCGGCACTGAGGTAGAGACCTTCATCAAAGAGGTGACTAAGGTGTACGGAAAGAGAGCCTTCGACTCAATCACCACCCTGTCTATACTATTTTCAGCAGACCTAGCCCAGATACTGGAGGCGTTCGGCTTCCCTAACCTTAGACGCGTAGAAGTAGGAACGGTAAAGAGCTTTGACCACCTAAGGGGCATACCTCCTACAGTCTCTGAACTTTACGTGGGAGACGTCTGGGAAGTACCCCGTCTCTCTACCATTGACTTAGACCTAGAGGTGCTGGAAATGCCAGCAGAGCAGACTGGTAGAGGTGGGGCAGGTAGGGAGCTAGTGAACTGCTGCAGGACTCTAGTAGCTATAGTCTATCCCGACCACGATCGTGAACAGATAAGAAGGTTCGTTACTCCAGACGAGCCAGAACAACAAACAGTAAAGTCTAGGACCGTGGACGTAGCCCTACACTATGACTCCTGCACTAAACTAAACAGAGTCATAGTAGCTCAGAGGTCACGTGAGAACCTACCACCTAAGCATGACTTAGTGTACTCGTTCAACGTGTTCCGCTCCAGGGTACTAAAATAGACTAGCGCGTCAGTATACTCATATAGCTTAGCTAAGCTATATACGTAGTATCGCTATACGTAGTATCGCTATACGTAGTATCGCTATACGTAGTATTGTCACGTACGCAGTATCTCTGTTCACACAGTTCCTCTCTGACAAACAGGCAAGTCAGCAGACTAGTTCTGGTACCTTCAATCTAGCCACTAGTCCTTCTAACTTGTCGACGTCTAGTTGGTCTACGTGAATTAGTCTCACATACACACTGTCTTTTACGATAGAGACTACCTCTACTCTTTCGTAGTAGCTGTCTGCACTTACTATACATACTACTCTAGGCTTACTCATCTTGATGATAGAGTCCAGGTCTACTACTGCTACCTGAGTCTCTGTTACACAGGCTACGTAGGCTCCTGTGTCGGAGGGAACGAGGTGAGAGTAAATGAAGGTTCTTTCTCCTACCCTTAGAGGCTCTTCACGAAAGGTTAGTCCCGTAGCCAGGTCTGTGATCCTTAGTTTGTGAGTCAGAGTGTTAATGAGGTAGTCCTGGTCTTGGTACCTTAAGTATGAGCTCTTACCGGGTACTGGTTCACTAGACGTGTACTCGGTAGCTAAGGTACCATCCATACGCCTTACTTTAATAGAGTAATAGCCTGGCCTACCCGCCCTGTACACGAACGAGGTAGTCGCATAGTACCCTCTAGAGACTCCCAGTGGTATAAAGGATTCAAGCACCCCTGGAAATACAGTAAGTCCGCACGGGTCTACCCTGGTAATAGACTTCCTGTTAAACAAGTAAAGCTTCCCGTCCGTGGTGTAGTAGGATAGGCACTCCTTACTGTCTATACAAGCTAGAACTTCACGATCTGAAGTATTACCCTCCTTAATTTCATAGACCGAGATTGAGCACTCTTCTAATGTGTCTACCATCTCGTAGAGGGTTTCTCTACCTACTAAAGGTTTGAACATACTGAAGACTGACTCTAAGTGAGTAGAGTGAAAAATACGGGAGTCGTCCTCACAAAGATGAAGCTGTAACATGTCCTATTTACGTTACTATGGTGCCCGATTTATACAGATACTGAACACGTATATAGATTAGTCAATCTATATTAGAAGAGAGTCTACTTGTTCTTCTCTACAGTGAAGTTGAAGTCATAGCAGTCTTCAGGGTCCGCGCCGGAAGCTTTACATACTCTATAAGTCACTACTTTTGCCGTGACGTGGTCAGCGCTAAGTATGGTAATATTAAAGCCTGACCTGTCGTGAAAGGTTCCATCGTAGTTTATTTTGGACCTGTCACACTCTATTACTAGACGTCTACAGCAGCCGAGCAAGTTTGTAGTTGAGCGAGCATCGATACAGCTTCCGACTATGATAGTGTCTACGAAGAAGTCTCCCAACAAGTCAGATGATAAAGCTGATAAAAATACGTCTCTCACGTGTAGAGTCTTTATTGTATTAGGTATCTTACTCTTTACTCCTTCCTTCAACAATTCTATCTTCAGGTACTCTACCTTCGGAGCTCCGTACTCCAGTATTCTGTTCCAGACAGTCTGGTCATGAACCGTCAGATGCTTTACTTGTTGGAAGACGTCATCACCGTGGATCTTAGCTATCGCATCGACCATGACGGTCTGGTCCCACGTCTCGTCAGGTAAGTCGAACCCCTCCGCTACCAGGTTCATCCTGTCTACTCGCTTAAAGGGCAAGGAATAAAGAGAACTGTACTCATTTCGAATGATGACGTCCCTGGTCTCCTCATAAGTGAGAGATTCACCTACGATCACACAGAACCGAGGAGGAACCGCGGTGATAGTCCTGGGGTTAAACTTTTCAGCCCCATGATCCCAGAACGTTCTCTGGTTCCCTGTATCTCTGTACTTACCACTGACTGTGTAAGATAGTTTCTCTACGTTAACGTTGTATAAGTAAGTAGTCGTACTATCTTCGATGATAGGAAGGGGTATACCATATTCTGTAGTGAACTTACTACACTTGAACTGCTTGCCGTCTGCAGAGTTCAACCAAACAGGAACAAAGGACAAGTTCCCATTACTGTTGTGTACTCGGATTTCAGTGGTCTTAGAGTTTCTCTTGAGTGATTTGCATCCTCTTCCCATAGAGAATAACGCTCGATGGTAGAGGTCTATTAGGTCACGTTCGGAATCGATGAATGTGGACATAGCGCTGGTTATTGTGACAGTAGGGATCGTGTCTTTGTTCGTTAGGTGTGATATAGATTGACTAATCTATATTGGAGTAGTAACCTACTAATTCTTCTCTACACTAAAGTTGAAGTCGTAGCAGTCTTCAGGGTCTGCTCCACGTGCTTTACATACTCTATAGGTTATTACTTCTGTGGTGACGTCGTCTACTTTGGGCACTTCGATTCGTAGTCTTGACCTATCGTGGAAGGTCTCGTCTAAGTTCACCCTGTACCTATCGCACTTTATTACTAGACGTCTACAGTGTTTAAGTACGTCCTCCATTAACCTGTACCAAGAGCCGCTGGGAATTACTATAGTGTCCACGAAGAAGTCTCCAAATACGGAGGAAGGTTGCGCGCAGCAAGCCGAACGCTCTATGTGGAGAGTCTTCACGCTGCCCGGTATCTTACTCTTTACTTTGCTCTTTAGGTGTTCTATCTTCAGGTACTCTACCTTTGGAGCTTCGTACTCTAGCACCCTATTCCAAGTAGTCTGGTAGTGTACGGTCAGGTGCTTCACGTGCTGAAAGATGTCGTTACCGTGGATCTTAGCTATAGAGTCTACCATGAGATGTTGGTTCCACTTGTCGACGGTCAGGTCTAACCTGTCTACCCACTTGAAGGGTAGGGAGTAAAGAGAGTCGCAGTTATCGCGATCGATTATGTCCTTTACTTCCCTAGGCGTGAGTACTTCGTCCATGATTAAAGACTCGTAGGGAGTAAGAGCAGTGACACTTCTGACCCCGAAGTCCTCACTCATGAGATCCCAGTAGGTGTCTAAGTCAGAGTCTATCCTGTGCTTACCACTAATAGTGTAAGGTAGGTGCTTTTCTACGTCTACTTCGTATACGTGTGTAGTCACTGTGGTTCCAATGAGGGCGAGAAGAGACTCCTTGTGAGAAATGGACTTCTCACACTTGAACTGTCTCCCCTCTGTATACTCTAACCAGGTAGGAGTAAGTACTATCTTGCTGTGCACTCCGCTATGCACATGAATCTCGGTAGTACCAGGTTTTCTGGCGAGGGGTCTTCTATTGCCAGATTTTACACTGAATAGCTGGCCGATGGCGTCGATTAGCTCGCGTTCGGAGTTGGTGGTAGTAGTGGACATGGCGTTAGGTATTGTGCTAGTAGTCACCTAGTCTTTGCGGGGTATTTGCGATATACATTCGGCTGATGTATATTAGAGTAGTGAGACCCTGTCTAGAGTACCTTCTCAATAGTGTAACCTAGGCAGTGACAGTCTTCGTCTCTAGCTCCTGCCGCAGTCACCACCTTGTAGGTAATGAAGCGAGCCTTACAGTCAGTAGGTAGCTGTAGGTCTAAAGCATGGCAGCGTCTGTTCATAGGAAGTCCAGTAAGCTCGCTGACGAGGTAGTTGTTCCTGGCTACTACTAGGTGGTCGCAGTTGTGACAGATGTCGTAGAGGTCCCACACGCCAAGTCCTATGTCTATCTCTACTTCTATAGTGTTGACGTGTAGTTCCTGTAGTATTTCTGCCACGTCTTCTGGGAAAGAATAGAGGTAGAGCTTCCTTATTCTAATTGACTCACCTATCTCAAGCTCGTTCCCAGACTCTAAGATGTTTATACTTAGCTCAGTCAAGCTCAATAGACTGCACTCTCGAATTACGTCCCAAGATGACTGGTCCTTTACTGAGAGGTACTTTAGGTCATTGAAGAAGAAGGTCGAGAACTTCATGAGCTGGGTGACTACGTCGTCTACTCCGTCTGAGTCTAGCTCAGCAAGGTCTAGCCTCTCGATCCTGTCTACTGCAGTCCTCCACCCATCGATGAAGCTTGAAAGACTAATGTCTTCGTCAGAGTCTGGTAACCTTACTGCGTAGTAAAGACCCACAGGAAAGATAGTAAAGAGCTTTGAGTCCACTGCTACCCTAGAGGTATAAGACCTACCTTGAGGCATGTGGATGTACTTCTCCTTTACTCCTTCTCCTGGACTTGTGAGGTCGTCTAGGTCTACGTCGGTACGAAATACTTGCTTACGTCTGTCTCCCTCTATAATGTCAGAGGGAGAAATAGAGCTAGCGTGATAGTTGCCCGCACCTATTGGTATCGCAGGGTTCAAACGATATTCAGAGTTAACGTCTACTATAAGGGTGGTGTTGGTTGGATTCATAGATAGGTACTAATCTAAGAGGGATAGTGCTACCAGAAGGCCTCCTTATCTTTCTAGGGTGTGCTATTCGTCCCACTCCTTCGTGTTAATGACTACGCACTTCACTTAGTGTAGTCTGAATATAGATTACTCGATCTATATTGTGGGTAGGTTTAATGACGGAAGGTAGGGCTATCTCCTCCTGTGAGTACCTTGAATAGTCTACTTCTATCATATACCTTGAAGCTGAAGTTGTAGGTTTGTGAGCTAGGTGCACCTTTAGCCCTTACTACCCTGTAGGTAATCAGCTCTACTCTACTAAACGCCACGTCTTTAATAGGTAGTGCACACATAGATCGGTTTACAGATCGCCAAGTACCGTCAATTGTATAGCGATTGTCTACGCATACTAGGTGCTTACACTTAGTCATGAGGTAGTCTCTATCCACATGAAAGATGCTCTCGTTGACTACTATCCGTTTAAGGAAGATGTCGTCAAGTGCACCCTTGACAGATAAGATACTTGAGAATCTAATCTCCAGAGTAGTCATGCTTGGTACTGCGTGAAGTCTCTTGTGATCTTTCACCGTGCCTATGACGAGGTACTTCAAGTTCGGAGTCCCGTACTGTCTGATCTTGTTCCAGTCTTCTACGGTGTGTACCCTTAACTCTACTACGTTCCTGAAGACGTTAGGACCGTGCTCTTCTACTACCATGTCCACCAGAGCAGAGGTGAATTCGTAGCACTCTTCGAAGTCCACTCGTCTAGGAGGCTCGGAAAAGAGACTTGTTAGGGGCTCCTTTGGGCTCTCTCCCCTTATTATTCGGTTCAACCTGTTGCGTAAAAGAAGAGCAGGGCAGGCCACTTCAGGATCTCGAGCAGCGTAGTTTATGTGACTCTGAGGAAAGAACATAGAGACCTTTCCAAGGAGGTACTTAGGATTTACTCCATGAGGTTCTCCAGGAGTAAACGGAAGCTCACTCACGTTTACTGTCAGGTCATATACTTCCATGTTGTCACCGTAGAGGTCGTGGTTTATAGTCTCTCCAGTCTTTACACACATGAACTGTTCACCGTCCACCATAGAGGATAGAGTCGGTTCTAGTTCGAGGTAGTTGTCGTCGTAAGAAAGGCACATCTTAGTAGGGCTGGAGTCAGTCATGAGATAGTCTGTAGTAGTGGTGGTACCTTTACTACTACTTTATCTATTCAGCTGTATATAGATCGAGCTAATCTATATTGATGGATTGGTAGTTTCTACCCTTCTCCTCTTCCTATGTACTCTGAAGCTGTAGCTGTAGGTGTCGTGAACAGGTGCACCTCTCGCCTTGTATATACGGTAGGTGATGTAACGAGTGGTCACCTCTTCCATGTCGGGTATAGTAATGCTGAAGCTAGACCTGTCACGGAACTTACCTCTCTCTGTAATGGTCCACCTTGCGCACTCTAAGATTAGGTGTCTGCACTTCTGCAGTAGTAGAGTAGCGAGAGAGTCGTTCATGAATGGATACGAAACTATAGTCTTTACTGATACCCCATCCAGTACCTCTGCAACGTTCCTGCCGTAGGGAGACGGGCCTATGTTCAGAGTCTCTATGCTCTCGTTTAGTACTACCCTCTCTTCTTCATCTAATGTGATGAGAGTAAGGTGCTTGAGTTTAGGGAAGCTGTAGACTTTGATCCTAGACCAGAAGCATTGGTCGGCTACTATCAAGTGAGTGGCGTCTCGGAAGGCGTTGTTACCGTGTACCTTCACTATTTCATCTAAGACAGAGACGTCTTTGTACAGTACCGAGAGGTCTAAGGTAGTGCGTCCTCTGAACCGTATGTTTCGGAGCGGGCTCCAGTCTCCTGTCGCGATCATCCTTTGTATGTCATAGGGCCCTAACTCTTTGTGCAATACAAGAGTAGTAGAGGAAGACGTCTTGGCTTCTACGGTGTAGTAAGGCTCTTTGAAGAAAGACTTGAACGGTGAACCGAGGGGAGGGACAAAGAACGTCTCATGTAGGGTGTAGTCTGGACTGGACATGTAAGGTAGTAGCTCCACGTCTTGATCGTAGACGTAGGTAGTCTTGGTACCTTTACTTGACTTCTTGGAAGGTTTAGAGGTATACTCTTTACACTCGAACTGTCTTCCCTCTACCCAGTCCAAGGTAGTAGGAACGAGGGTGTACTTACTTCCCTTATCTCTGACGTGAAGTTTAGTGACTCCTAAAACAGTTTCAACAGGTTCTTGGCTGGTGTAGTCCTCAGTGTACGACATCTGAATACCTGGGGTAAGTTCCCATCCGTCTGTACCTATTGTAGACTAGTGCGAGTGGTTCATACTCTTCAGGTATCCTCCACTCATCTACGACAAAGTGTAATGAGCTCAGGCTTTCTACTCACAGTATATAGGTCGCGCGACCTATATGGATGTCTTACCCACCGTCAGAAGGGTTCCTTACTCTTGTTCATCTACTTCTTGCACCTTGAAGCTGAAGTTAAGGGAGTACCTGTCGGGTAGCTCAGGACTTAGGCGTTCCCTGTAGACTATTTCCTCTGCCTCGTCTTCGTCCCACAAGATCACTACTCCCCTCTGAGACGTCTGGCCAGGCTCTCGCTCACCAGCTGTCAATACTAGTGTATGACTCCGAGTGGCTATAGGAGCTTCGCTTCCATGACGCTTAGAGAGTATGGGTACCTCTATGGTGTCCAGTCTGCTAGTTGGTCTGTGGACACGTGCCCTGAAAGGGTCTTTGCAGTGGGTTATCGCGACAGAGACTGTATCCTCTACCTTTACACACTTCACTCCCTCCGGTAGTCCTTCTACCTCGTCGTACACTACTCTAAATTCTAGTCTCTCCAGGCTCTCGAGCTTAGCTACTGTCAGAAGAGCCTTAAGCTCGAACTCGTCGTACAGTCTAAGAGTAGTTACGTCACTGAGTATCCAGCCAAGTCTCTCGTCTAGTAGTACCTTTACTTTTTCTGTAAGGTCTAGTTTCTGTGGGTATCTCGTGAGAGAAGTCGGAGTCTGACCTATGTAAGAGTCTATTGTCTCGAAGGATGTGTCTAGGAAGTCCGTTTGTTCGTCCAGTTTAGCTGACTCTATAACTCTGTTCGTGGCTTTCTCTCTGTTGTATACGATACTAAACCGAGTAAGGTCGCTAGTAGCGTCCTCTGGTTCGCACGTCTTTACAGCCTTACCTACCACCTGTACACCAGCTACGTTACTCTTAGGTACCAGCTCTATCTGGTGGTGTTTACGATGGTATACGTCGAGGGTGAGAGTTTCCATTCTTCAGCTTTGCATTACCCTACAAGATATACATCCTCCTGATGTGTATTAGTTGTATTCTCACTGCACCCTAAACGTGATGTTTATACGAGTGGTAGCGTTAGCTCGTTTAGGTACGTGGTGCTCGTACCTCTCCTGGCACCCTGGTTTCATAATGAGTAGTGTGCTGTCCTCTAGCTCGTAGGTCCTCACTACCTCTTTAGACCTAGTACGTCTGAACTTGAAGGCTCTAGTGCACCCGAAGGTCACAGAGTATACTGCAGTGGAGACTAGCTGTTTAGCTGTGAGACCCTCTTTATCTGCGTGCCAAGAGATGTAGTCCTTACCGTCTCGGTACACGTTTATCGCTGCATAGTTGAAGGTAGTACTGTACCTAGACTGGAGCTCGTCCCTAATTCCTCTCACTAGCGGCACGTCTTTCCACTCTGCGTGAGGCATGGTGCTATAGTTGAAGCCGCTTCCACTCGGTAGGTTAGTCCTGTAGTCTATGTCGTCTGAGACGGTGAGAGTGTCCCTAGGTACGTCTACAGTCCTATTCCATATGGTTATTTTACCTCTACCTACTAGCTCGTCCACCTCCTCATAGACCTCGTCAAAGGTAGGAAGCCCACTCATTCTATAGACAGCCCAGTACTTGCAGTCCTCTATCAGCTCTAAGCTAGTCTCGGAGTCTTCTACCGGAGGCTCTTCCCCAGTCCTAGTAGCTCCTCGTACTCGTCTCTGTGCACCACGTCTTCCTAGTCGTACCATCCTTAATTTGGTGAGACTACTTTATATAGTGTACAAGGTGTATAGAGGAGACAGGCTTCCTGTGTGGAGTAGATGTATAAACGTATACATCTTAGGTCTGGATCCCTCTACTGGGAGGTAGAGTAGCTCTTGTTAGACTTAGGTCCTAGCCTCTTTAACTCCACGACTATACGGGAGAAGTCCGCAGCGAATCCAGCCTCTTCCAGCTCACCTACAGCGGCACCGGAGCCTGGAAACAAGGTATAGCTCTCTAGGAAGCTACCTGGCTCAGACAGGTTTATTAGGTCTATTATTCTCTTGTCACCCTCCACGTAATCGTGTGGATACAGGGTGTTGTCTATCCCAAGGTGAGGGACTCTAGAGACTAGCTCTCTGACTATAAAGTCCGCTTCCTCCTCCCTATCCAGGTATACGTGTAGGTGTCCAGAGTCTGGTATGAGTACAGTATCCTCCATGGTCTCCAAGGAAAGCTTCAGGACCTCTAGTGACAAGTTGTCTATGTAGTTTTTAGCCTTTTCTGTCATTTTCCAGTGCTGAGAGAAGCTTACACTCTTCAAGTTGGGAAGCTGAAGACAAGACCGTACCGCTATTAGGTCTTCATATGTACCCACGAATAGGTCAACCACACTAGTGAAGGCTTCCTTTCCTTGGTCCTTTGCTATTAGCTCTGCTGTATCCTTGATGTGTTCACTATCTCCAGTAAAGACTACCATCTTCAGTTCACTGAGGTCTAGGTAGGTAAAGCCTGCAGTATACCTTATTCCCATCAAGATAAGGCTAGCGACCTTCACCGAATGAGGCTCCGGTCTCTGCACGAAGTCAGGTTCCGTTCCGAAAAAGCTCAGACTCATCGAAGTCCTGTTTAGCGTCACTACTATCTGTGGGTTGAACTGTCCAGGATGGTCTTCTGCTCTACGCTCGGTCTGGAAGAAAGGAGTCAAGCTATACTCTGCCGAAGAGGTGTAGAGTGAAGTGGTCTTCCTTTCCTCTTTCCTGAGAGGAGTGAACATGAAAACTGCTACCTTTAGGTCTTCATGTTCTCCAGGGGGTATGTAGGGAAGAGTGAACCCGTTCTTACTCAGGTAGCCTATAAAGTCGGCTAAGGTGAGTACCTTTACCTTGTGAGGTCCTAGCTCAGTGTCGTCCGAGTAAAGGACCTTACAGCCAAGGTCTACTTTGTTAAGGGTAGAGAAGAGTACAGGTACTAATAGAGTATCGCTAGGTACGATCATAGGTGTAGTGAGGAATCGAGTAGAAGCTTGTCCACCGAGTGTATGTTGTTGCGAATAAACGTGAACATACACTCGGTGCCTATAGTGTACGGCCCCTTACTAACAAGTACCCCTTACCTCAGTAAAGCCTCCTCAAACGATGCAAGTAGAAAGACCTAGAGATGATGAAGCAGAGCTCCTAGTCCTGGATGACCAACCATGCACCTACGCATTAGTCAAGACCAAGGACTATGTATCCCCTAGTTCCCTAGAGGTGTACTTTACGGTACCAGCCAGAGAGGAAGTTTTCACAGCTGAACTGGACAAGACCTACGACTCTACCAACAAATCAGGGCTCTTGGAGTGGTTGAGAGAGTTTGACTTCGACGAAGCAGGACGCATGGTGGGGCTTGGGAAAGCCTTTGGAGAGTCTTGGAAAGACGACGAAAGCTACCACGTATTCGTAGCTACTGCAGAGGCGGTGTACGATCGTGAGCGTGAAGTGCAGGAGGCCTTTATATGGTATGGATCTAGTGGCGACGAAAAAGACATACAACATGATGAAGGCACTGCACCTTACTATGGCTATACTCCTGGAGACTTGACTGTGACAATAGACAACGACGGATTAACAGCTCGAAGTTCAGACTGGTCTACGGTGAAGTCTACCACTATATTCAAACCTAGTCATCTCAAGATGGAGAGTACCATGGAATCGGAATGGTTAGACGTCTCGAAGGTCAGGAGACTAATGCTAAGTTCTAATGTGATAGTAGATGGAACAGTACTCGTATGGGAAGACTACGACCTCAATGCCTTTAAGTCCCTCAAGAAGGCTACCTTTTACGGACTAGAGGCCTTCTTAGCTTTCTCTGGGCAGTTTAACATGAACTCGGTGGAGACCGTGAAGATATACTTGGAGGACGATGAGGTATTGACAGGAGAAGCGGCTATCCGATTGAACGAGATGGCTATGCTTACTGGACTTAAGATCGCAGGAGGTAAAGGCTTTGCTTTGTGCGACCTAGAGACTGAGTACATAAAGACAGAGTACTCACGCCTTGACTTGAACCCAGTCTCTACTACCTTTCCTAACGTAGAAACCCTGATCCTGCAGACTGCGAGGAACGACGTGTACATTGGACTCTTTGGTACCAACCAGGAAATGACCGTAGTAGGTATCGTGGACTTAACTAGGATAGAAGAGTTCTCTTGTCTTAGCCACGTAGTCTGCAGTAGGTTCTCTGGTCACCTAGGAATCCATCCCATGACAGACCTTAACGTCAAGATCAACAAGTATAGCGCTAAGAACGCAAGAAGGGCTCACGTCGAACCTTAGACTAGACGAGCCAACCTACATATGAGTGAACTCACTCATATAATGCACCTACCAGCTTAACCAGTAGTCATTAGGGTCACAGACTCTACTATGGTACCTATTTCAGTCAACTACTCTTACGACTCTTCTGTTTCCGTCTCCTGCACGGCTAAAGCTCAGGGGATCTTTCCTATGTCCAAGACGTTGGTAGACCTTCACGTATGTAACTACATGACCACAGAGCAGTCTATCTTCACGCTAGACCAAGGCCGCAGGTTCAACGAGGAGAACAAACTTACTTTAGAGACTAGGACTCTCAGCTTCCTTCCTACTGGTACTCCAGCGATGACCTTTAACCTAGACGACACGAACGCGGACAAGATGTTAAAGACTGGACTAGGCTCTGTACATGTCGTGGGAAAGATAGACTTGACCTTTGTACCTTCACGCATTAAAGTACCCTACCTTTACGTACCTAGACGAGGAGAACCTTACTACGCTAGTCTTAGAGCCATCTGATGAACCAGATACTAATGTATTGGAGGCCTACCACATCCTCCACAATCGAGACCTAGCCAGAGTACTGAGACGTATAGAGGTACTCGACTGCGACTCTCGCACCATAGAGCTCCTCATACAGTGCGAAGTAGACCTGTCTAGTCTCAGAGTCTTGCTCATTAGAGGGAACCTCGAGACTAGACTACTAAACCGCCTTCACAAGCTAGACTACTAAACCGCCTTCACAAGCTAGACTACCTTTCTATACGCGGAGACTGGAACCTAGGCTCTATTCCTCCGGTAAAGGAGGTAGCAGTCAGACTCGACTCATTACAGGATCAGCACAAGCTTTACGTACTGGAAGCAGAGACGATACACACTACTATTCCGTACATCTCTTTACACTCCTATTTCTACATGTCACTCTTCCAACGGTGCACCAAACAGATAGAGCTTAATATGATGGAACCAGACCACTCTCACATTGCCTACTCACTTACTCTGTTGTTGGAGCGATAGCCTACCAGGAGCTAACAGGCCGATGCTCACGACTCACATATAGATTGAGTCAATCTATATTTCTCACGACGTTTACCGACACTCTCTCCTAAATATGGGAGGAAGCTATCCAAAGTCCGCGTACCTCAAGATGAACCCATCCTTCTACTTTCCCGAAGCCTCCTACACGTTCAGTGATATAGAGAAAACCCCCTGGTATTCTGGCGAGACAGACGAAAAGGGTCCAGTCTGTATCGAAGCTAGCTCCTCTCTCCTCGTCTCTCTATCCAGAGTAGACCTGACTAGAGAAGGCCAAGTTGAGACTCCGATCGAACTCGTCGAGGGAACTAATCCCAAGCTCGGAAATATTAGGAACCGCTGCACTATCATACCTTGCGACTCCGATAGGACTACTTACTATACCCTAGAGGAAAGCTTCGACACAGACCCTGGCCTCAAGTCTGAAGTCTATACACGTGTGAACATCTCTGGAGACTTGACCCAGTCTTCAGTAGACTTAAAGAAGACAGACGCTACACGTCCTATCTGCGCAGTCTTCACCGAAGCAACGGTTGAGAAGACAGACTTACCTTATTCTACTACTAAAGAAGACGTGGTAGAGTTCCTTAGACACGTCACTTGGGTAGTCGTTTACGGCTTCAAACCTGAGCTAAGCTACGACGACCTAGGTACTGACTTAGACTTCTTGGAGTTGCGGGGCTCTCTCAACGGTAGGTCCTCCGCTCACATAAAGCGTCTGAGTTGTACAGAGGACTCCTTCACCAAGATGAAGAGTAGGAGTATAGACATAAACAAGATAACTCAGCTCGAGCTACTAGGACCTGAACGCAAGATGAACCGTTTAGGGATTAATAAGGGCAAGCCTACCCTATTCTCGTCTCGTATACCGGAGCTAGACGTGCTAGTAGCATCCTGTCAGAAAGACTTCTCCCACCTTCACGAAGTAGTGAAGAAAGGTAGGGTACCAGGAGTACTAGTAATAGACAGTGATTACGAGCGCAAGGGAGGACTGACACGTATACCTGTAGACACTCTCCCTATTACCGTAGGGGGAAACTATCCAATAACTGCACTGGACGTGATAGCCCTATGTAAGAGCTACGGCACCTATGTAATATGTAAGTCACCTCGTGGTCGCATAAACTTTGAGTCTGTACTAGCCAGTTACGTAGACGAAATCCAGTTCACCGACTACATTCGTACCATTTCTCTCCTGAACATTCACCTCTCAAACGTCACTACTATAACCTTCCCATTCAACGACCCTCGTCAGACTTACCAGATTATACTCAGGATCAGAGTAAGAGAAAGGGGCTCCCGAATGAAGTCTGGATGCAAGTGAACTTACTACTAGTTTGTTCACCTAGACTGCTGAGTTAATATATGAATCGAGCGATTCATATTGAATAATACGTTCACTAAACTACTGCGTCCACTAGACTACTGAGTTAATATATGAATCGAGCGATTCATATTGAGTACTACGTTTACGGGGTGTTAGTGTACTAGACTACTGATCGAGCCGACTTAGGGGGTTTAAAGCGTCTAATGGTGACGCTCTTACCTTCCGACCCTACCACCGTGAGGTGATTAATAGAGTAGCCTACATTTATACTCATTTTTGTGAACCTGTGGATGGCTACGTACTTAGGCTGAAACATACATAGTTGGGACCACTGATAGTCTGCGCAGACTACAGTGGCCTCGCATGCATTAATCACAGTCTTATCGTTCTGTCCCAGTAATAAGTTATTAACAATACGTATCTCTTCGAGGAAGTGAGTATCCTTGCAAGGGAAGAATTGAGTGTCTCCGTATACATTAGAGACGACTAAAGTCCTCAAGGAAGGTAAGTAGACTTCGTTCACGATAGAGTGGCACCTGAGGTACTGGAGGTTGTCCAGGTAAGCTACGTCTTCCTGACTCACCCTCGACCTGTGCGCGTGGATACGAGTTAAGGTTTCTGAGTCCATGAGAGGAAGCAGTCTACCGATCCCGCCACGGTTGTACTCCAGACGTTCAACTGTTAGTCTACCCTTAAACTCCTCTATCTTCTCAGGGGAGAAAATGTATTCAGTGGCTTCCATCTCCCGAAGTATCACCAGTGTAACTACTTCCATCTTCGCTAGCCTGTCTAAGTTAGACCTGGAGCACACGTCCACATTGACTAGTACGAGAGTCTCTACGTACCGGAATACTTTGTCTATTCCGTCCCTGACCTTGCCTCTTAGGATTAGTACCTTTATACGTCTGCAGTCGTTCTTAAGGTCGAGTTCGGAAGCCGCAGTCAGAGGTGGACTATCGTCGGAGCTTTCTACAGTAAGAGTACTGATCTTGCTTCTTCTGATGAACTCAGGTACTTCAGGATAGTAAGGTCCTATGTAGAGTTCAGTGAGTCGAGCAGTGTCGATATCAAGCATGAGAGTACCAGGGTACTTCCTGCCCAGGTAAAGCTTGCCGTCATCGTCGTAGTGGTCATGGTGGTATCCTTTAGTGTAGAAGTCGTGATAGAGGTCGAGTTCACATGCCGAACCTATACCTCCCGTGAGGTACTTCTCATGTGCCTCCGAAGTCTCTTCCGGGAATAGTGCGTTGCGGAGGAAGAAAGGTATGTTCATCTTAGCTTCGAGAAAGCCTTCCCCATTCTCTATGACGGCCTGAGTATCAGGATCTTCACTGTCGATGCTATACGACCAGCCTGAGTCGTTAATTATACGTATTCTAGTAGTGATCTCGTGAGCGGACATGTAGGCTGGAGTAGTGGTGTTGTGACGTCTTACCTTTCTTACCCCTCGTAATGTAGTCTCTTGCTACTTTGCTCATGGGAGGCGAATCAAGACGCAATGTCGTCTCTGGCCCCCACCTTTTCTGGGAGACTATTCTTCAACTCCATTCTCGTGGGAGTAATTCAATCTGAAGAATTCTGAGTTCGTAGGGGTCGCGAAAAATGAAGTCTCGTCCCTGAGCGAACCAGCAGCCTAGACTTAGTGCACGATCTAGACTCTTATACAGCTGACACAGCAAAGTGCTACTGTCTCTCCTCTTTAACCACCTACTTGAGGACTCGGAGTAGAGTTCAAACTGAACTATCTGGAGACTTAACGGAGCGGTACAAAGTGTCTGTGCAGTCAGGGAGCAAACCTCGTCTTCTGTAGGCACTAAGTCACACTTCATGTACGTCCTTCCAATCGTCTTTAATCCCAAGAAGGTATCCAGCTTCAAGGTATCCATAAACTGTGGAGGCTGCACTAGGACTCCTGAGACTGAGTACGAAGAGACCAGTAATCCAGAGCTCAAGAAGCTCCTAGTCACGATAGCAGACGGTCACTTCACCTCTCGTAGACTTTGTTACCAACGAGGAGTCAGCTTACCCATCCCATTCAAGAGAAACAAGAAGAACATAAGACTAGTGGAGGAAGAAAGATCTTACCACTATGAGGCTGTTTCTATGGGCGGTAGACTTTGGCTCTACATACCTTATGGAGCAAAGGAGCCTGCGGACGTCAAGGCTACTCTAGCCACTTCCTGTAAGCGCGTGTCGTACATCAAGTACTTTGGGGCTCCAGTCTTTGACTTTGTACCTCCATCTAACGTGGAGAGACTAAACATAAGCGGCATAAACCTGTTCATGGACTCTCGTACGTGGATCAAGGTAGACGACAACGAGTTTGACGAGGAGATAGCGGGAGAAGACGTAGCTCGTCTAATGCGCAAGCTAAGTATAGAAGGAGTAGCGTCCATACGAGAAGGAGTGAAGCTTCATGACTACCTCCTTTCAGTCTGCCATGAGCATGGAAGGAACGCCTTCAGCTCACTAACTCACTTGACTATCCTCAATGGTGCTGACTTAAACATCTTCCTGAAATACTTCGACATCAATCACCTCAAGGAGCTCACTATACTCAATACAGAGGCTGACAGCTATTCTAGGTGCACGGCTCCCAGACTAGAAGTAGAGCACCTAGTAATGTCTGTACATGAGCCTCACGTCTTCAATGGAGTGAGTAGAGTAACCTTCAACTCTATCCTCATGAGAGACCAACCCAGCGTAGAGTACACAGACGACGACACGATTAAGGGCATCACTTACCTGAGCCACGAGAGCTTCATGACTGAGGGTCGCAACGCCTTACGGATGAACATCATGGACCTCAGATATCTCGTAGAGCGTCCTATTACTAGGTTCAAGCTCACGCTAAACAGGAACGACGACTACATCGTACAGAGAGAGTCTGGCGCAGAAGACGTCCAGCTATCCAGGGAGGTAGAAGTCATCCTAAGAGCCACCTACAAGGACTGAACCCCTTAACCATATGACTTAGCTAAGTCATATAAGAACTGTACTTGACGAACTCGCACCTCCCCACTATACACCCTTCTACTTCACTAACAATACTACGCGCCTATGGAAGCTAAGATACCTATAGTTTACAATTCCTCCACCATTTTAGACCTCGAGGTAGAGCTGGTAGACGACATGAGGAAGTACGTCGGAGACTTCGAGTACACCGACTACACCTACGCTGAGTACTACAAGCTGGACGCTGTGACTGAAGAACAGGCTGAGCTGGCTGTACGAGTCTATACCATGCATACTAATAAACTCAAGTACAAGCCCGTCGAGACTGGACAGAACCTCATCTACTCTGAGCAGCAAAAGAGGGTCTATGGACCAAGAGAGATCTCCAAGGAGCTGGACTCTATACCTACGCTCATGGCGTTGCACGACCGTGTAGGATTCGATAATCTACCCATCCTCTCGGAGACGTGGTCTGACGACTCGCTTACGGAACTAATCCCTCACGTCAAGAGACTATCCATAGAACAGAATACTACGTACTCTCCGTTTAAGTGGTGCGACCCTAGCAAGATAGAAGAGCTGTTCATGTGTGGGTCGAGACTCAAGCTTTGCAAGTTGGAGTACTACTTCAAGAAGCTATCGAAGGATAAGGGTAGGAAGGTATTTGAATCACTTACTACCGTGTGCCTTGAGTACGACGTCTTCTTCGACACGCTCTTGAAGTACTTTGACCTACCTCACCTCTCTCTTCTAGTCGTCTGGCACTGTGAAGACGACTACAAGGCGAAGCTAGAGAGTCGAGGTGGGAACACTCCGCGTATAGACAAATTCTGCCTAGGGGAAGACAAGTCTAAACTGAATGACTTCCTGAAGGAGACTCACTCCCTATACAGACAGGAAGACGGTACGTATAGCGATCCAGAGCCCCTACTAATAGAAGCTGGGACTAGAAGTAAGACTACCAGAGTAGACTACTTCATCTGTGTGTCTAGACCGTCTCCTTGGGAAATTACGAAGCCATCAGGGCCCGCAGACTTCTACCTGGCCATCACTAGAACAGAAAAGACTCCAGGCAAGAGTGCACGTAGCATAGCACGCTAGTACGCTAGTAAACATAGTACGCTAGTGAGGCAGACTGCACCAATATAAGAGACTCCTCTTATATTACATCCTAACTCTATTCCGCCAATGAGTAAATTACTACTAGCCATCATGTCACGCCTTAGAGAAGAAGCCCAGCTTGGATGGTATCCCCACGTCGAGTACACTATCCCAGTACTATACACTCTGGGAGACGTCTCCCACCTTGAATTCGAGGTAAGAGTAGAGAAAGGGGTCTACGTCGGAGAGCTCCAAGAAATAGAGTACCTGTCCTACGCTGAGTACAGGGGACTCGAGGAAGTAGACGAGGAGTACCGAGACAAGATGGTAGCGTTAATCAAAGTAGACTCAAGTCACTTCGAGATTTCCCCAGAATCCGAAAGAATCTACTCGTGTAGACAGAACAGCGACAACAGTCTAGAGCTAGTGGACCTTGTCCAGGAGTGGCCACCTAGTGCACTATACCTGCAGTGTACTACTGGTAGTCAGGCCTTTCACAACTTACCCATACCAGAAGGTGAAGAGGAGAAACCAATTGAGCCTTTCTACAGGGATGACGTTACTGAACTTGTCATAGACTCTACTGGTATCTACCCCTTCAGCTTCTGCGACCCTACTAAGATAGAAATACTCACTATAAACATGAGAGATGGTACTGACGCCTATTCTCACGTAGTGAAGAGAATGTTTAAGAAGCTGGGGAAAGCTCATGGTAGGAAGGCTCTCTCATCCCTGATAGACCTGAAGCTTAACCGAGTAGGCTGGCTAAAGATTATAAACCAGTACGTAGACATTGAGAGTATAGACACACTCTACGTAGCGACAAGTCCTCTCACCTCCGATAAAAGCATTCGAGACTTACTGAAGACTCACGACCTTGGCCACATAAGAATAACCAAGATAGTCTGTGGACACAACTTGTTAGGCTACAATACGTCTTTCCTGTATACTAAGTACCAACGTCTACCCAGACTGGGACTGACAGAAAGGGTAACGGTGAACGAAGTGGAGATAGAGCCTGGTCAAAAGAGGAGTTACTTCGAGATAGTACCACAACGAGAGAGTATAGACTACGCTCACGATGCCACTCCGATCTTAGACCGAGCTATCTTCTCGGTAAAGCTCACTGTAGTAAGAGCGTCGCGCGGTAAGAGTGCACGTAAGGTAGTAAGGTAAGGACCTTCTCAAACTAGTACAATAGATACTTCACTATATAGGTAAGTTAACCTATATTGCAATGCTACAGTCAACAGTCTTCTAGTTAAGAACAGTAAGAACGCCGCAGCTAGCTGAGTAAGGAGTATACTCCAGGCTAACAAGACGTAGTACACCAATACGATGAGCCTCTATTTACCCTTGGTACACGACCCTGACTTTCAAGCCACCTTTACTCACGAAGTCTACTGTAATGGACAAAAGGTGGACAAACTGACCGTCTACCAACACACTCAGGAGGACGATAAGGACTTCTGTCTCAACACCTTCTACCGTATACCCTTGATTAGTGTACTAGACAAGTTAGAAGAGTACCACCGTCTTCATAGTTCTCACGTACTTTACCTACCAAGCGGACCAGTGTCTTCTGACTTTTCGTATACACCTGGTAAGCTTCCGACACTGTCCTTGGCTACCATGAACCTTGTCTTCAGTCATGTGCTAGACAGGAGTGAGAATCATACCCCGAAGTCTTTCAAGAAACTGGGGAAGGACACGTGTAGACACCTTGTACTATACACCGGTCACGTAGACCCCTTTGAATGGGTAGACCCTGCTAAGCTAGAGTGCATAACTTGTGATATCGAGATGGGAGAAATGGACTCTCTATCTTGCTACTTCAAGGGAAAGGAAGGCCAGTTCACTTCCCTGAATACCATAGTCGCTAACAACTTCAGTCAAGCCAGTCAGATACTGGAGCTTTGCGGTGAGACCTCTATTTCTACTCTCTGCTCTAAGCAGAAGCAACACAATACTAGCTACACGTTAGAGGGACTAGACATAGACACTCTACAGGTACCTACAGCTATAGACGTGGACGCTTTGAAGGCTACGAGAATAGGTCAAGTGAGAGAGTCTGATAGTATATCGCTCATGGAAAATACGAACCACATCATAAAGTGCGGCAAGCAGCACAAGGAGGGTGACGACTTCTTCATGGACAAGATAGACCTACGCCCTTATGAGAACCGCAAGGTCATAAACATTAACTACCGACTGACTATACAGACGAGTCCCACAGAAAGTGTGGATATTGACTTCACTTTAGTACTCAGGCCTTCCAAGAAAGAGAGAAAGAGCGGTAGGTCAGCACCTAAGCGGTGAGTACGCTAGTATCCTAGTACGCTAGTATCCTAGTACGCTAGTATCCTAGTACGCTAGTATCCTAGTACGCTAGTATCCTAGTACGCTAGTATCCTAG